GCTGACAGATCAGAAGCAATGAAAGCTGAAATGGCTCTTAAAAAGAAAAGAGGGAAAGCTAGACTCCATTGGACACCAGAAGAATCAAAGTGGTGTCGAGGTCGAAAACCTAGATTTTAACAACCCTCAAAGATTTCCATAACAGAGCCTATGTACTATCTCCAAATACTAGGAACATACCTTAAAGATATTCTCTTACTCTTTGCTAAGGCAAGGAACTCCTCTAAAGTATAATCTTCTATGTCATGACCCATGCTGCTCACCAGATACCATAGATTCCTAGCACTTGCTCTTGTCTTTGTAGTGTAGAAAGTACTCATTCCCTCATAAGGGTCTTTATAACTGCCATCTGCTTCTATCTTAGAGTAATCCCATCTTACTTCTATAGAGAAGTCTTTACCTCTAGCCTCTATGTCTTCATAGTGATAAGGCTCTACCTCAATAGCTTTCTTAACTTCTTCATGTGCTTTGGTATTTTTTTCCAAAACCTTAAAGAGCTTGGATGGGTATGGGTTTCCTCCAAGATTTTTTAAATCTTTCTTCAGATGCCTAACTCGATTGTTGTAAGTCTCTTTTTTGACTTCATCAATCTTAGATTGAATAATCTTCTTAGCTCGATCATAGTCAGCATATCTAATTTTTCGCCTTAGATCATTGTCAAAGAGGTTTTGTGATTTCAACTCTGGAAAATTATCAAGCCTCCACAGATAAGTAAGACGATTCCACTCAGTTACCCTGAGAGTCATACCTCTTTTTATTTTTGGAAACTGCTCTACTAGTTTGATGTTACCACCTTTGCTAAGGCTTACATAACAACCCTTACCTAGTATCTTGTTTTTGTTTTCCATAGTCATTGCAGATTGTTTCTCTAGTCTGGCAATTCTCATTTCAAGTTGTTTTATTTTAGACATTCATATCTCCTTCGCTTTTCTATAGAGTGACCTATAAATAAACTACCACCAAGATGTGTAGATCACCTCATACCCCTTTTCAAGGGCTTCAAGAGCTTGGATAATGAATAAGGTTGTGTTTATCTTATCTTCTTCATCAGAAACACCCCAAAAGAAGCCACAGGCTTCATCTAAGCCTTCGTTGTTCTCTTCCATGAGTCGGGTTAAGTCTTCTTTTGTTAAAGATACTTCTTCTTGATTAAAAACACCCTCGTTACCTTTGTCTCGATACAACTCATGCATCCAGCCCTCAAGGTTAGCGTGTTTCCTCCAAGTCATTATAGTAGTGTCTTTTTCGCCTTCTTTACGAATGAAAGCTGTTTGATCTAATCCCATTTGAAATAATCCTATTTGGCTTCAAGACCATTGATTGTTGTTCCAGCAGGAAGCTTATAGCTTCTCCACTTACCTGAAACGAGTCCAAACTCTTTCTGGATAGCTCTAACAATCTTACGCTCTTTAGAGTATGTACTCTTTCTTGCATCACCATTAGGATCTTCTTCAACAATCTCTTCATTGATTAAAATCCCCATAAGATAGATGCCTCCTGTTTCTTTGTGGACTAGGACACCACGAACACCACAAGGATGTGGGTCATAAACATCAAAATGCTTATTGTAAGTGTTTTCGCCTCTTGAGCTTTCGTACAACCCTTCATAAAGACTTCTGCTGTGCCAAGCACAACTAAATGCCCATTTGTCCATGTCTTCAACAATGCCCATAGAATTAAACTTGTCGTAGTAGTCATCAGGATTTTTCTCATAGAGCTTCATAAAGTCAATACCAGCGACAGTTTTATAGTCTGTTCCAACAAGCATAGTTACTTTAACATGGTGTCTACCTCGATGTACCCCACCATCTTTTTTTAAGTCTTTCTTCCCAACTCTTTGTGTATGGAAAGTAATAATTGTGCCATTTTCAATGTCAAGATTCATAATCTTTTCTCCTATTAAAGTATTTGGCTCACTGTGAGTCCACCCTAACTTATAAAAGCTAGGCTTCCACAAGCCAAAAAAAAAGCCCTTCCTAAGAATAGGAAAGGCTTTAATGAACCATACGGGATTTGAACCCGTGTTGCCAGCGTGAAAGGCTGGAGTCCTAGACCCCTAGACGAATGGTCCTTAGTCACCCCAATTCAGATCACAACAACAAAAGACCTGAACCTAGCTAACATGGAAAACCATGTGGGGTGTAAGCTAGTAATATAAGTGGCAGGGTTAAAACCTGCAAGTAAGTGAGTATTCCTAACTTGTCTTATTCCTCACTGGGTCGTATATACGAAAATAGTTAGTAGAACCCTGTATGCTATCACCGCACTTATATAATTAACTTTGACTCACAAAAGAGTCTAGCTTATTAGCAATCTTGATAACCTCATCAACATCATAACCTTCAACAGGCTGACGATTGCCTTCTGGCTTCAAGTACTCATTCTCACGCAGTCTCGAATCTCGATCTGATAAAATGCCAATAGCCATACCAAGAAGAGACTCTCTGATCTCGTAAGCGTTCCTTTTATTATCTCCCATAGGATATATCCTTTCATGTGTGTGTGTGTGTTTGGAGATTGAGCAACATGCTCAACTTAATTATACCGACACACGAAAGGAAAAATAAAAAAAAAGCTCTCCTCTACTTTTGCCTAATTTTCTCTAATGATTAAAAAATAAAGTAGGGGAGAGCCAGAACACTTGACAGGACTCGAACCTGCAAAAACCTAACAAGTGTATAAGTTAGGTTCTCTAAACAACTCTAGCAAAGTTATTCTTTCTCGCTTCTTGTAAACTACAAAAAAATATAGAGAACCTAGTACACCCAGCAGGGCTTGAACCTGCGACCCCCACTTTAGGAAAGTGGTGCTCTTCCAACTGAGCTATGAGTGCAAGTACGACAAAGCCCCAATGCTGTTCAACATGTCTAACAGGACTTAAATCCAACCTTAAATACTGGGAGAGAGCTTTGTCGAGTACATCAGGTAGGATTTGAACCTACGACCAATGGCTTAGAAGGCCACTGCTCTTCCACTGAGCTACTGATGCTTAAAGAGTTGCCTTTAATATTAAGCTATAAGGCAAGCTCATGTATGTATTATACAATAAAGGACTAGAAGCCAACAATTATTTTGACTTTATTTTTATCCTTGCTTCTAAATCACTCTGGTGAGTATGATTACTAAACCATAAAGCTATAAAAGCTATTTGAGAAACAGGAAGAACAATAAAAAAGAGTATGGGAAACAAAAGATCAATATCTAAAATATGACTTATGATTAAAATCAAGTGAAACCCAACAGGAAAACAGATAGCACTCAAAAAGCCATATTTTATTCTCTTTAGGTTTGCTTCCTTGTATCTTTCAATCAAGTCTTCTCTCTCACCCATAACCATTATCCTTTAGGTTTATCATCTTCTTCATCCTCTTCTGGATGTAAAAGTTCATCAAATTCAATGTTGGTTAGTTCAACCTTGAAAGGCATCTGATTAACCCCACCCTTACACCATTCATCAGATACAAGATGTTCACCTTCGATCTCACAAATATCCTCACAAACATAGTCCCATGTATTCATGTCGGTTTGTAAGTCCTCGATAGATTCAAAGTTGTCTTTGATCTTCTCTAAAAGCTCTGGGTGTTCATCAACATCAATCTCTTTATACCCTTCGTAGTGAGCCCAGATGGTCCACTCGTATTTAACCTTGATCTTCCGACTCATCTTCTTCTCCTGTAAGATCCTCAATGTAGAAATCAATCTCAGTCTCTAGGGGAATTTGGTCAACACCACCCTTACACCAAGAGTCTGTGACCAACTCCTCCTCATCCATATCAACCCAATCAAAGGCTTTATCTAACCATTCATCGTCATCAAGCAAGTCAGGATTAGCACGAACCTCTGCGATTTGTTCCTCAGTTAGCTCAATCTCTTTCCAACCAACATGGTATGAGTAAACATCCCAACCATATTTTCTTCTTATCGTATATGTTTTTTTCTCGCTCATTATTATTATCCTTGAACCAGCGTGATGACTTTAGCAAAAATTCAAAGTGGGTCGTCTGGGACTCGAACCCAGAACCTAACGATTAAAAGTCGTGTGCTCTACCATTGAGCTAACAACCCAAAAAAGCTGGTGAAGGGACTTGAACCCATAACCTACTGATTACAAATCAGTTGCTCTGCCAATTGAGCTACACCAGCAAAAATTAGACCCTCGAAAGTTAGATACACACCGTTCAAAATGAGCTAAATTTAAGAGGGCCTAGCACATCTGTGGGAATCGAACCCTAAATCTCACCAAATAGAGATCAGATATGATAAGCGTTCCGTTTTGCCCCACTCCACGGAACAACAGAGCAGGAGACACCTCCTAACCAAAGAGGTGAAAGGGCATACCACACAACCCAACAGCTTTACCTGTAGGAAGCCTCCCTAAGGAGTTGTTCTAAATGTCAAAGAACAAAGGTCTAACATGACCGACATAGTTATTATACAAAGCCGAGACTAAAACAAGGAGTTTTTTCAGATTTCTTTGAAGCTCAAGAAACCAGCTTCAACACAACGCTTGTATTTAACAGCAGACCCAAACAAAAGCATAGGGTCTTTAGCTACTTGCATTGCTGTAGTTTTCTTCTGTACCTCTAAAGAGATGACTTTCTGTCTCCTCTCTTCTTTACTCAGTTCCTTGTAGAACTCAGCACCATTCTTTTTAATAAATAAAGTCCTTTTCATACTTCTCCCCAACCTTTCTCCAGAACCATAACATCTAACCCAGCTTTACGTTTACTAGCAAACACATGGGAGAAGTGTTCAAACAATAACCTCTTGAAAGCCTTAGCCCTAGAAGAATCAGTACCCTCAAGGTCTTCATAAACATAGGTAATCTCCACACCTTCACAATCAAGTGTTTTGACCACCCACCCATTTGTGGTTTCTTCTATAACAAGTTTAGTACTTCCCATGTGACATCCCTCAAGATAAAAAAAAGGAAGCCCTCATAAAGATGCTTCCTTTGTAGTGGGCCCTCTGGGGCTTGAACCCAGGACCGCCCGATTATGAGTCGGGTGCTCTAACCAACTGAGCTAAAGGCCCACATATCTATATTATACAATAATAGAGGGTGAGATATAACTTTTTCACACACTTTTAAAAAATCGTGGGTTTCTGGCTACAGTGCCTTCTACAAAAGTAAAGTACAGGTGCTTGTATCTCAAGTAAAAAACACCCTTTCTTTCAACAATGTGGAATTGAGTACCTGCTTTTACAAGGTATGTCTTACCATCATTAAAACACTTTAAAGGCACATCTTTAATAACTTCTATCATAGCTTCTCCATAAGACTGTTAGTAATCCTATTATCAAAATCTTTTTTGTAGATCATTTATAAAACTACTTTGCTGTACATTTACTGAAAAGGGTAAACCAATGAGAAGAAGATCATATTACGAAGCTCGTATGAGAATGAAAAGAAAAGCATATATGGAGAGAATGTATGCTGCTGAACCAGCTCTTCAAGGCAAAGAGCTAAAAGAATTCCGAGAAAAAGATGAAGCTTATCAAAAAGCTCTCGAAGGCGGTAAAGTCAAAGAATACTTAAACAGCTATCCTGACGACATTAAATCTGTGGCTGGAGTACTGAAGAATAAAGATCTTTCTGAAATAAACTTCAACCAGACAGACTTTACTAGCCTTGGTATTCCGAAAAATGATCTGAGCCACACAAATTTCCAAGAATCCGAGATTGAGCTATCAAACTTTGCTGGGTTTAAACTACTCAGAGCTGATTTTGAAGGTGCAAATCTAAAAGGTAGTGACTTTAAAGGTGCTAACCTAACAGGTGCTAACTTACAACTAAGTTGCTTAACTGGAACAGATTTTACAAAAGCTACTTTAATCGGTGCTGATTTTACAAACGCAGATGGTATAACTGCCACAGACTTTACAAGTGCTAATCTCTTAGGTGTAGAGTTCCAAGACAACATTTTAACAGGAGTTAAATTTACAGGAGTAGATGAAATAGCTTCTTTTAAAGACTCTACTCTAATTTCAACCCACTTAAAAGGCATCACCATTACTGACGAAGATGGTCTAGAAGGAACAACCTTTACAAGATGCAATCTTGCAGGCATTAAGTATGTGGGAGGGAAATTTGCTGATGCTTCTGATGTAAAGAACACCAAGTTCAATGGTGCTGATTTTTCTGGTTGCAAAGCTATTGGTGTAGACTTTACAGGGTCAGACTTTAGTGCTGCTGTTCTTGACAGAGCTAATCTCTCTAATTGTGACTTTACAGAAGTTGTATTCTCAGGAACATCTTTAAAAGGAGCTGACCTTTCTGGTGCTGACTTTGAAAGATCTGATCTTTCTGGTGCTGACCTTTCTGGTGCTAGCCTAGAGTATGCTGACCTTTCAAAGGCAAAATCTTTAAAAGGTGCTACTCTAAAAGATGCTGATCTGACAGGAACTGATCTTAGAAATGTAGACCTTTCTGGTGCTGACCTTACAGGTGCTACTCTACATGGTGCTGACCTTACAGGTGTTGACCTCACAAAGGTTAACCTAAGAGGAATAAAGACCGACAGAGCCACAAAGATGGATATGAGTCTTGGTCGATCTGTGAAGAAGCTCCTGCTTCGCAAAGCATCTCAAGAAGAAATGCTAGCAGAAAGAGTAGCTGCACGTTTTGAGCGTAACCTCTACTAAAAGTCAAATAGAGAAACTTGCCCTGTGAAGACCTGTTGGTCTTCTTCTTCGACAGGGTTCTCTGAAATAATCTTTGTGTCCACAGGTTTCCAATACTTCATCCTCGCCTCACATATTTTAGCATATTCAGGATTAAGCTCTATCCCTACAAAGTCATGGTGTAGTTTAGACATAGCGATACCTGTTGTTCCAGACCCCATAAAAGGGTCTACAACAGTAGAGCTAGGTTCTATATCTCTAGCACACCATTCCATTATCTCTATTGGCTTAACAGTAGGATGGATATTCTTACGCTTGTTGTCCCTAACATTACCAGAACCTGTTAGCATAGCTTGATCTCTAGTTGCCCTAAATGTACCATGACCCTCTTTCTCATCGAAGTTAGAAAGACCTGCTTCTCGCTCACCTCTACTTGCTTTAGAAGTATAGCAGAACTCTGAGTTCTCGTCTGCTACAAAAATGGCATCTCTAACTTCTAAACCACCCTTGTCTTCAAGGGAGATAACACCCTTATATCCAATATCTTCTGGGATAAGAATAACATGAGCACCTGGAAGTAGAATCTCATTGATTAAACTCGATTCTTCCTCTGTGGGTTCTCCAAGTAAAATGATCCCATGTACAGATGGGTTATATATGGGAACGATGGAAGCCCCCTCTAAAGCCATGAAGCTGGTATAATCAATCTCAGAGGGCTTACCTACTAAGATAATAGGCTCTTCTACAGGTGGGGTTATCATTACTTTAAAATACTCAATCATATCTTCCATTTTTCATTACCTTTCTTAAATTGCTTGAAGAACCGAGAAGCCCCTCCATCATCGTTATACCCCTCTTTATATCCTTGTCTTTGGGTTGACGAGTTGTGGAACGAGTTTCCTTGATATGGATTAAAAGTATTATGGTTTTGACTCGACCAACCTTTGACTTGACCACTTTGCAGGTCTAGTTTCCTAATAGGACAATCCTTTACACAAGCCCAATCTTCTATCTCTTCTTCTCCTTGAAAATGGTCTACAGCTCTAGTCTTCAACCCATCTTCATAAAGACCCACTTCTCTAAATGAGCCACCCTTATCTTTATTAGCTTTGCCCTCTTTAATTTTTTTAGAGCCTTTTAACTCACAACCCTCTTTATGCATGAGGATAAAGTTAGCAGGCCACCTGCCTGTGGCTTCTTTAGCTTCAATAGGTTTAGATTCCCAATTATCATCGTGCATAACCCCTAGACTACCCATAGACCTAGAAACCATAGTCTCTAAACCAATCCTAGTGGCATCTATGTTCAAAGCACCACATCCATGTTTCAGCACATTATCTGCTACGCTCCCTTCTAGGGGCTTTCTTAATATTGTAATAATCATTTCTTAACTCCAACACAGACAGGCTCCCATGAAGGTTTAAGAGCCGTACCCCAACCATTCCAAACTTTAGCTTCTTCTGTTTCTTCTGAGACAGGAATGAGTTGGTTGTGACAAGCATTCCAGTTCTCTTTATCTGAGTTCATAAACCCTACACCAGAAGCAGGTATTGCCTTATATTGACGACCACCTAACTTATCTATCGCTTTGCTCACATTGTGAGACTTAGGAAAACCTGAACCATAACTCCAAGACTCCACTTTTAAGTCTTCAAACCCTATCTCTTCCATCATTGCTATCAGATGGTGGAAAGTTCTCGACCCAGAGAAAGCTTTAATAACTCCATTAGGCTTAAGAACTCTGTATGCCTCTGTAAGCCACTTTCTGTGCCATTCTCTTTGCTGGCTGCCATCACCTATATCATCCCAGCCCTTAGACATAAATTTAAGCCCATAAGGAGGGTCTGATATAACAGCATCAACTGAGTTGTCCTCTAAATCTTTTAGTCTTTCGGTGCAATCACCTATTTTAATCTCTATCATTTTTCATTTCCTTTCTTGAATTGCTTGAAGAACCTAGAAGCACCTCCGCTATCCCCATAATTCGACTTTGCCGAATAGTAGTTATCTGTTTGACCAAAAAAGCCACTAACTTTTGAAGTTGTTGGATTTACATCTTTGCCACTACGCAAGATGCCTGTTTGGGCATCTAAACTCTGAACAGGACAACCCTCTACACAAGCCCAATCTGCTACAGCCTCTTTCCCATCTTCATCAGACATCTTGTTCCCCTCATCTATTTCTTGATGATTCCAACCCCCCTCATAGAACTTCCCAATATTTGCTTTTTGAGTCCAATGACCATTCGACTTTACTTTCTTAGTTCCTTTTAACTCACAACCCTCTTTATGCATGAGGATAAAGTTAGCAGGCCACCTGCCTTTCGGTTGCTCATACTCTCCTGCTTTACCTCGTTCATACCTCCAGTTCTCTTTTCCGTCATGTCTCTCACTCGCAGACTCAGCATAAGCTCCGCCATTGAGGTTGTCAGAGGTACTAATCCTAGAAGCATCTATATTCAATGCACCACAACCATGTTTTAAAACATTATCTGCCACACTCCCCTCTAAAGGCTTTCTTAATATTGTAATAATCACTTATCCAACTCCCATTCTAAAGGTTTATTTGTCAACTTATAGTTTTCATCACAGATCGAAGCATTTAAAAAGACAGTATCTCCAATTTTATATTCACCATACCCCTCATGTATATGACCAAAGATGTGAAGTGAGGGTTTAACTTCTCTTATCCTATAAAGAAGATCCTCACACCCAACACAGTCACCAATCTCTAACCTATCTCCTATATCTTTAGGTGGTCCATGAGTAATAAGAACATCTGTATCTTCTGGTATCTTAGACCAAGTAGACTTTGTTTCAAATCCTCTATTAGCACCAAAAGCCCAGCCACCAAAAGCAGGTTGATAAGGACTCCCATAAAATTTAACACCCTCTATCACAACTTCACTATTTTCTAAGTAGAAAATATCTTCTTCTCTCAAGACATAATCTTTAATATCTTGATAAGGAAGCTGTTCCTTATGAAAAGAAGGCCATGCTTGCTTATAGAAATCAGTGTCCATAGTTACTTCATGGTTTCCTGCAATAAGTATCTTATGCTTATGAGGTTGACTAGCAAACCAGCGAATAAAGCTTATAACTTGTCTCTGAGTTCCTGTACCTGTCCAATCACCAGCATGGATTAAAACATCCCCATCTGGAAGATCTATTTTATCATGCTGATTATGAGTATCTGAAATACAAACTACCCTCATGGCTTACCCTCTAAGTATTTAGAATAAGGAACACAAGACAAATCAGGTCTTGCAGAACATTTCCAGCCATATTTTAAGTCTTTGCCACATCTTTTGCAAATAACTACTTTACTCATAAATCTTCTACCTCAATACTGTTTTCAAGAAGATATTTTAGACCTTCTTTATGATTCCCAGAGAACTCTTTAGGACAGTAAACTCTCACTATCCCACTGTGGTGAATTGCTTTTGCACACATGAGACAAGGGTCACAGTTTACAATTAACCATTTACCTAGAGTAGACTGCCCTACCCTAGTTGCATTTAGTATTGCATTCATTTCAGCGTGGTGACATCCAACATCATTCCTAGTACCACTCTTTATATTATCCTCTGTCCTTCTACAGACAGAGCCACCACAATACTGCTTATCAGAACTTCTAGGAGTACCATTATACCCCTCACTAATAACAACATTGTTATCTGGGTCTATGATAAGAGCACCTACTTTTCTTCTTGGACAGGGAGAGTTTGAAGCTATGAGGTCACATTGCTTCACTCTTACAGAAAGATGCTTAGGGTTCATTTGATTCTTCTTTCTTAAACTGTTTAAAGAACCTAGAAGCACCACCACTTGAGGGCTGTATTTCTTTCGCCACTCCAGAGAACCCTCCATAGACAAGCCGATCAGAATCGCTGTCTGCGTAGTTTTTGGCAGAGCGACCACCACTCTTTATCGAACCACTTTGTCGATCTATCTCTTTAACAGGACAACCCTCTACACAAGCCCAATCTGCTACTGTCTCTTTCCCATCTTCATCTACATGACAAATCATAACAGTACCTTCTTTTCTTGACTCTTTAGAGTAAGAATATCCTTGATTACCCAACTTTTCAGCAGAGGACTCTTTTTTCACAGCACCTCTTCCAGAAGAACTTTTAATTTTCTTAGTGCCTTTTAACTCACAGCCCTCTCGGTGAGTCAGAATAAAGTTAGCAGGAAACCTACCAATCTCTTGACCCTTTGTCTGATGTGTCTCTTGTTCTTTTGAGTCTCCATAAATGCCTTTTGGTTTAGAAGCCTCTGGCTTGCGACTGTGGTTTTTTGTTTTGTCGTGAGAGGAAACTCTTGACGCATCTATGTTTAAAGCACCACAACCATGTTTAAGTACATTATCAGCTACGCTTCCCTCTAAAGGCTTTCTTAATATTGTAATAATCATTTGCCTGAAACCTTTGAAAAAGGGTATTCGAGATTTGGGTACTTCTTTTTAAACTCCAACTCAACAGATGCATAAACTGTCTTATCATCACCAAATGTCCTCGCACCCTCTTTTACATATTCTCTTGCAATCAAATACTCACAGAGAATGCCAGATAGGTCTCGAACCCTCTCGTCTACATAATCATATTCCCCATGCTTCTCCACCCACTCCCCATAAAAATTTAGCATTCTCTGGTATGACTCTATGTTCATCATAATTTCGTTTACATCATCTAAAGGGATTTCATATCTTTTTAGAATCTTCATCTTTTTTCCTTTTCTACAATGTGACTTACTGAACCAATAGTGGTAGCCACTGAAACTGCTTTTGTTATCAAATTTGAAAGTCGAGAAGCTGGAAAAAGCTCATACAACAAGGGAGACTCCCAGACTGTTTTATCATTAACAGCCTTACCTAAATTGTGACAAACAACATTGAAAGGTGACTTTAATGCTCTCTCTAGTATTGGATTGTTTGTTTCTATATTATACAAACAGGGAATAGAACCTTTAACATAGCCAGAGCGATTTACATCAGACATTGAGATAAGAGCTTTTTCAATAAGAACCCTTCTCCACCTAGATTCTGACTCTGTTACACCACCAACTTTTAATCTAACTAAAGTACCATTCAGAGCATTGGCTCTTTTCCTCAAAGTATCCTGAGTATGAGGGAAAGGAGAAAGTTCAGCTTCTTTTAAAAGAAAGTCTGCTCTCTCTGATGTTCTTTCAACATGTTCATCATAAGGAGTGACGACCATTTCATTGTAGTTTAAAACTACCTCTAAAGCAGAACCAAAAAACACAGGCTTAAACTCTGAATCAAATGAAGTATTATAGACTGTTGCACCTGTAAAGGAAGCCATATCTTCAAGCCAGCCTTCTGACCAAGTTACTCTTGGTGCATCACAAGCATAAGCTTCCAAAACTCCTTTGTTCCTATTAAGATTTATCGTTTTGAGAGCTCCACCACCAACCATCGGGGCTATTACAACTAAAGGCCTACCTTCAAAAGAAGACATGAATTCCATAACTGGAACTATCTCTTTTACCTCAAAGAGTGGTTTCTGAAATAAGACGAACATAGCACCCTTGAGATAGACTTCTTTATCTGAATGTATCTTCAAATTAGCAAGGAAAGAGTCTGTCTGTATGACCTCACAGCCTACACCCTCCCATTTCTCTAAAGAGATGTGTGAAGAAGAAGCACCAGATAGCGAGATAGATTGAGCTACACTTTTAACATCCTCTATATCCAGACCACTCTGAAGACCCACTTTTATTAAAATATCTTCACTAGAGGGAAAAGCTTTTATTTGCCCTAGAATACCAGACAAGGATTCTTTAACATTCTTCTCTTGATAATCTTCTGAGACACTTAACCGATAGAAGCTTTTTATCAGTGAGCAGGCGATGAACACAGACATTTTGCCACCATCACCACCATCACAAAGCTCTAAAAAAGAATTCTGAAGTAGTTTCCCTGCGATGTCTTTTGGATGCCAAGCATTAAGTATAGACTTAGTAGAGGGGTTATTCCAAACCTTGCCTGCCCTTGATAACAAAACAGTGCCTCCAGAAGAAGCATGACTTTTTATTAAAAGAGCTAAGATTTCATTTATAGAGGGTATAAATAAATGTAGAGACATGTGTAAAACTCACAGAAAGGAAAATAGATATGTCATCTGTAATAATACAAACAAGATCATCAGCTTGTGCATATAATAAGAAAGCTTCTTCATCTGTTGGCTGGGAAGGTATTATCCCTGAAAGTGCTATTAATTGTTATCCTGGTCTAGGCTCTTGCCATGAGAGTGAAGACTTCGCACTTGCAGTAGAAGCATTTCAAGAAGATACCTTTGGAGCAGGTGCAAGTGTTGATGGGAAACTAGGCAGAGGAACATGGTCTGCTCTTTTAAAGAAGTTTGACTTTGTTGAAGCCCATGAACCTTTCTGGACTTATAATGACAGAAGAATCAAAGTAGACAGCCATGAAGAAGTTGTCTTTAAGAACTTTGATCAAAGAGGCGGTCTTGATCTCCATAGATTTGGTCACTTCTCATCTCGAAATGGAAGAAAGCCTACCTTTATTGTTGTGCATTGGGGTGGCCTTGACCCTCACCACTGTTATAGAGTATTTTCAAGCCCAGACAGAAAAGTAAGCTCACATGCAGGAATCGGTGTTTCACCAGAGGGTATTGCAACTGTTTATCAATACATGGACTTAAACCATAAGTCTTGGCATGCTGGGTGGGCTAATAGTTATTCTGTCGGTATTGACATTTGTCAGCAGCCTTCTTTGAAGTGGAAAGATCACTACACAAAGAAAGGCTATCGAATTGATACAATGGATAATAATACAGGTAGAGGTGACAAGAAAGTACTAACACTTGAACCAAGAGTTAAACTTGCTGTACAAGAAGCAGTTAAGTCTCTTTGTGACGTATTAGAGATACCTTATCAGTTCCCTTGTGGCTCTGATGGACAGTCTTATGATGGTGATTTCTATCATGGTGTTGTCGATAAGAATTATTTGATTAATGACTTTACAGGTGTAATTGGACACCACCATATCACACAAAAGAAATGGGATTGTGCCTGCTGGTGGGAAGACTTGTTTGGCAACTAAGGAATCAAAATGAAACCAATCCTCTATATAGAACCTTCTCTAGCTAATGCCTTGAAGATAAAAATTGAAAAAGGATGTCCACACATACATCTTTCTGTGGAAGAAGAGTGTGATGCATTTACAGCATCTCTCTTATGGCTTGAAGTTTTAGATAGAGGATTGAAAACAAGCCTAGAATACGGCCTGTGTGTTGTTTCTTTTGAACAGAGGTCAAACCTTTACTCTTTATCTAAAGAAGACAGAAAGCTTATTTCAAGCATGGAAAAGAGAATGTCTTCCTTAGCTGAAAAAGTAGAAGTAGTGAAAGATGCAAAAATCTGAACAAGCATATCAAATGTATATGCAAGGAATGACACATAAAGAAATAGGTAGCTCTTTAGGGTTTAGGGAAGAAGATTCCAAACACATAGTAAGAAACTATGCACTAAGACATCAACTCTCTTTCCCTAGACCAAGTGTCAATCACAAAAAGTGTTATGACCTATATGTGAATGGCATGTCTCTAAAAGATATTGCATTGTATCTCAATATAGGAGAAACAACTGCTCAAACCAGAATAGCCATATTCTGTAATAATAAAAATATAGAGCTTCCTTATAGGAAACAAAGTATGGCCAAAGCTGCTTACACTTTAAGAACAGAAAAAAATATGACATACCAAGAAATAGCGGATGCATTAGGGTATGAAAACAAATCAAACTGCTATAGGGCAATTAAAAATTACAAGGATTCAATATGTTAGCTATTACAATTATCTCGATCTTCACAATAGCAGGGTTCTTCATAGAAGATGACCCAAGACCATTAAAGTATAAAGATCAAACAGATCCTTGGTTTAAAGACGAAGTGGAAGCTGGGAAATGAGAACAACCGAAGTGACAGGTACTTCCCAAAATCTTCTAACAGTCACACCTCTCTCCGAAATAAGAACATAGTCTTTCTCAGCAGAAACATCTAAATAGTAGCCTGTAATGCTTAGTTCTGCACCTTGCTCTAAATATGAAAAGCTAACTAGGTCACCTCTACGGAAAACTTCTTCTCGTTGTTGGTCTGCTTCTAATGCATCTTCACGCTCTATCTTAAAAGTACCAGGCAAATCTACTGTCTCTGGTTCAAAGACATCATTCAAAATCAGATCTTCAACTTTATCCACTGTAATAAAGTTGAAGACTTGAGAGCCTATGCCAATAACACCTAAAAAAAAAGTAGGGTTTCTTTCTATGCACAAGACCAAGTAATCCTGATATTCCTTCCCTTTTTCATGGAGGATAACAATATTACCTACTCTTATAGACATCTTAGTACCAAGGTTTTCTCTGGCGGTAGCCTCTGTCATAACCTCTATCATAACCTCTGTCATAAAAAGGTCTTTGAGGTTTCATTACCTTATCTCTGTAGACATCCTTATCCCATCTCTTTCTCTGTCGTTGAATGAGACCTGGGTTTATGTTGTGGTCACTTTGCTCTGAAAGCTCATAGTCGTTCATACCTCTATCATAGAGGTTTATAATATGAACTCGGTAGCCATTATCCTTTGCAATACCGAGATATGGATCAACTTCCCACTTCCTAGTAAAGATATTGTGAACAACAACAACCTCAAGACCTTCTTTCATGTGTTCTTCACACCCTCTCAAGCACCATTCATGAGCTGTCTTTAATTTCTCTGGCACAAATTTGAAATTGCCTTCGTCATCATAAAAGTAATCATCCATTGCGATTGATGCTCTTTCATCATTATCCCCTACAATTAGATCTGCAAGGTCTGTTTTTCCAGACCCACTTAAACCTCGAACCAAAATTAATGTCTTGTTTCCCATTTTATTTCCTCATATCGAACAAATTAACACCTTAACTATACCAAAAGAGCCTTTTTTTCACACCCCCTATTTAGGTTTCGATAAGTAGTAATAAGTAAACATTTATTTTTAAAAGGAGTTTTGCATGTACAAGATTTTTGCAAACGGGATTAAATCATTCCTCACTCAACTAGGAATTTCACTTCTTCTGTTAATCTGGGTTGCTCTAGCTACCTTGGGATATTGCATTGCAATGACACCCGTAGGGTTTGGGGGCTAATATGAGATTCCAAGATAACACAAATACAATTTTAGAGTCCTCTTCAAATGAGGATTTAACAGGCTCTGACTTTACACTTTCTTCTGGAATTGATGTCGGAATCTATGAATGCAATCTAACAGATTGCCAGTTCGTAAACTCAAACATTTCAGGGCTGGTCATTAAAGACTCTGTTATGAAAAATTGCGAACTAACAAACGCTACCTTTAGCGAAGCTGAACTCTCTAAGGTCAACTTAAATGAGTCTTATGGAGTAAGCTTAGATTTAGAGTTTGCAAAGCTAGAAAAGGTGAGCTTCGCTCAAGCAACCCTTATCGGAGCTAATTTTGCAGGGACAGAAGCAGAGAAAGCCAGCTTTTATAGATCAGACCTCAGAGGGGCTGATTTCTCGGATAGTGTTCTCAAAGAGGTATCTTTTGTAAACGCTGATTTACGAGGGGCTGATTTCACAGGAGCTGATGTTTCTAGCTGTGATTTCACAGGTGCAATCATTGAGGGTGCTGACTTTAGATTTGCTAATATCCCTCAAAGCCTTAGAAAACAAGGTCAGGCTAAGTTTCCAATCATTGGTTTTATTTCTTTGAAAACTCAAGGACTCTAACATCAACTTCGCCCTGACCATGAGAAGCCTCTCGAAAAGAGACCTTACTCAACCTAGTGCCCACCCAATGATAGATTATTTCATGGGTGGGCTTTTTCATTTGATAGCCTATCTCAAAGTTATATGTCTTAACACTAATGAGTCTTTTGGAATCATCATATTTACAAGTATGTATCTTCGTATAGGGAATGACATGCCTTAGCTCTACTTTGGTCTCCTTTATCTCGTTTATTGGGTAAATACAACCTTTAGACTCTGGCACAGCATATAGAACAAACCTCTCTTGGGGTTCTCTAGCAATGAAACCAAATAACATCAGATAAGATAAAGATAAGCAAATAACTACTATAGTACGAACAGGCATTTTTAACCCCCCCTTAAACAATTTTGATAAGAGTTTATAACACTTACACAAAAAAGGAATCTATTATGAAAAAAGAATTTTTACAAGCTATAAAGAAAGACTATTTACTATTGCCATTCTTTGAAAAATCTTTAACGGAGAAGTTCGGTGATGGTGAAGCTGCCAAAAAAGGATACCACCATACCGACCCTATGCGTAAGCTCACAAGATACTTCAGGCTGACAGTTATTGCTACAGATGAACATGGAGTTTATTTTGAGGGCTGGTCTTCCGAAGCTTCTAATACAAGACTCAATTCTTATCATGGAATTACATATGTGAATCTAAAGAATCTTACTTCTGTAATAGAAGCTCAAATGATTGCAGCACACCAATTAGCAGACAAAATCAACCCAAGTGATTACAAAAAAGGACTAAAATAATGATTAAAGCAAAATACCCACTATTCACCACAAAAGACAATGAAGCACCACAAGCAGTACAAATGGCTGTTTGGAAATACCTAAACAGAAACAGTTTCAACCTAGTGCCTGTCGAAAGCTGGAAAGTTGTTAAAAGCACAAGCCACTTCACAGACCACCTGATTTATAAGGTAGAAGCAAAAGGAAATTGGTTTGTATTCTTGACAGACAAGCAGAACCGAATCCTGAGCCAATCTGCTCAATGGACAGAAAAACAAAACCAAAAGGTTTATCTCTCTCTGGCAGAGAAGATTGAAAAAGAGCTAATTGCAAAAGGTCGGCTCTAAAGTCTCGCTAAAGAATTGACTTTAATACCATAACTCTCAAGAGCTTCTCTACCACCATAACCAACTCTTTCTATTACAACTAAAACTTCACTGACATAGATACCAGAGGCTCTAGCATTTAAAACAGCCTTTATAAGACTACTACCAGTTGTTAAAACATCATCTACAACTGTTGCTTCTCCCTCTGAGATACCCTCAACAACCCTTGATGTACCATGTGACTTTGCAGTCTTTCTAACAAAACCAAAAGGTTTATCTAGAAGACAAGCAAGAGAAGAAGCTAGAGATATGCTTCCACTCTCGACACCTAGTATATCAGGGGTTTTTATTTGCCTAGACAAAAGCAAACATACCTCTTGGTAGAAGTCTATGTCAGAAGAAAGACACCTTAAGTCAATATAGTAGTTAGAAGAAAGACCACTTGAAAGTGTAAACTGACCTTCTTTAATGAAACCCCTAGACCTCAAACTCTCTAAGAGAATAGCTTCAACACCACCTTTGATTTCAAGATAAGTCTCACGGGGGTCAGGTGAATTTATTATAGTCCTACTTACTGTATAAAGAATATTCAACTCATCTACTGCAGCAGAGCCACCTTGTGAGCCCACTCCAGGTGCAAGTATCAAAAAGTTGCCTTCTGATACTGCTCTCAAACCCTCAGAATCTAGTGACGAGTAGACAATACCTACATTGCTTCTCTCGGAAGCTAAAGAAATTATGTCTGTATACATAGCAGACTGAGCTTTTTTATCTCCAGAGTTGGTAGTTTTACAAAGAACAAAAGAGTATCTATCTTCATATTGAAAGAAAGGCTCAAGTGCCTCCAGACCAACAAAAGGATTTAAGGTGACTGCATTTGCACCTAGCTGATTGAATACATAATCTGCATATCTCTCATTTGTATGAGGAACATCACCCAGCTTACCATCATATATCCAAAAGAAGCCCCTTATATTGAGTTCAGAAGCAAGCAATGGCATTATATGGGGCGATACAAAGGCAGGGTTGACTTTGTAGCTTGTAGAGCCAACCTCGTTAATAATTTTTATATAGTCTTCTAAAGAACTATTAATAGGAAGATCTAAACCAACACATACTTTTTTAATCATACGAAAGGACACCTAGATGTTAGACAGTCTAAAAGAAGATAGAGTGTATACTCTAATAAGAATACTTGGAAAGCCCTCAGCTAAAAGAGTATATGAAGCAACTCCTTACTCTGAACACAAAGAAGAGTACAACTGGCCTGTAATAGTCAAAAGTCAGAACAGAGGAAACAGAGGTCAGAATGTCAGGGCTTCGATCTTATACAACACTGAATATGAAAAGCCAATAGTTGAAGTTCTCGAAAGAGGAACTCAAGAAGCATACTTCTTAAGCTTCAGTCAGCTAAGAAGGTATGTAATCCTTTAATTAGGAAATATGTCCGAAAAGGTCTAAGCAAACTTGTAGACAAAGAAATGTAGTCTGCACCTGCTTCTATATACTGTTTAGCTGATTCTAAGTTGTATATACCACCACCTCCAACCACTTTAACATGAGGATAATGCTTCTTCACTGTTTTAATGGTTTGGAGGTTTTTTTGTATCAACTCCACACCAGAGAGAGAACCAACCTCTGTCTTCTTCGTATTAGAAATATGAATAACCTTTGCACCACACTCTATCAAGCTAAAAAGGTGACGCTCTGGGTAGTTATGAGGAACTTTAACAAATACATTATTAAAAGTATCATTGAAGCTACGCAGAAGATCTTCTCCCACCCCTTTAACCTGAGCATTAGGGCAAGAGATATTAAGCTCTACCCCCAGAATATTATCCAAAGTAGATAAATGATTCAGCATCTGTAACCAATCACCTGACTCAAGCTCTGCAATAGAGACTATGAAAGGTTTGTTTGGGACTGTCGTAATACCACCATTCCTTAAGCCTACATTATTTACCCAGCCCCTGTTTGTTTTCTTAAGGGTAGTAAGAACTCTCCACAAACCCCTTCTCTTATTTAGAGTGTATGTGCCAATGATTCTTGTGGTGTTAGGATAAAGGTTTGTTAAAGCCAAATTACTGAAGGGTGGAGATAAGATTATTTTCATAAAAAGACCTAAAAAGAACAGACCCCCTTAGGGGGATTGATAATATAAAGTAGATATATACGACAATGAAAGGAATCTAATATGCAAAACTTACTAATCGGAATCTTACTACTTATCTCTACCAATGTGTTTGCTACAAAGCCAGAGGGTTGTGATGAGACTCTAGAGTCTAATCTGATTCTATGTAAATACAACAACTATAAAAAAGAGCTTATGGTCTTAGAGGTAGTTCTCCAGAAAAACACAACTTACAGTATTGTGGGTGACACAGTACATTTGAAGAATGCTTCAATGGGAACATTAAATCTCACAACACTAGAAGATACAGTCCAGCTACTTCAGTTCGGAGATAGCGTACTTATCAGCAAACTAGAACCTAGCATTTCTCTGAAAAAGGTTAAAAAAGAACTCGGTAAGCTACTCATTGTTTACTCAAACAAATAATTTCAAGCTCATAGGTTTCTAAAGCCCTGCTTTCCATTTGGGAAGTGGGGCTTTTTTTTGTTTATTTATAATCTCTTTCTAAAAAAAGAAAGGGTTAAGAACCATGAGTAAAGACTATACAAAAGAAGACCTCGAAAGAGCTGTAATGCCACAAACAAAAGCTCCCAGAGGTGTTTTTAAAAATATGGATCTCAGAGAAATAGACCTTAGAGAGTCTGATCTGAGAGGTGCTACGTTTCATGGGTCTTCTCTCGAAAATTCTAAGTTAATGGAAGCAGACTTCACAGGTGCTGACTTAGCAAGAGCAATACTAACCAAAGCTGATCTAAGTGATGCTACTTTGAAATCAGCAGATCTCAGACAAGCCAAATTAGATTATGCAGATTTAACAAAAGCAAACCTACAAGATGCTGACCTCAGAAGTGCTGAACTCAGTGGTTCTACCTTGAATGGAACAGACTTTAGAAAAAGCATCCTAAGAGGCAGTCAATTCTACATCGCTAAAGGAACAAAACCTGACTTCTCTGGTGCTGATCTTACAAGTGCTGACTTCACTAATGTTCAACTAAGAAGTGCTGACTTCAAAGGCAGTAATCTTACAGAAGCAAGTTTTAGCAAAGCTGTCTTACTAAACCCAGATTTCACAGGTGCTAATCTAAGCATGGTGGAGGGTCTTAGTGTAGAGATCACTATGAACTTCCCCCATAAGGGATTCACTATATTAGAGCAAGAGATGCAGGACACCATTAAGGATCTAGGCAGAGCTATTAAGAGCTCAAGAAAAGATAGAGACTTAGAAGAACTTGCTGTTGAGGTAGGTGCTTTAGAGGCAGACCCTCTATACTCCAAAGTCTATGAAAATGTTCTGAAAGAAATGCACGAAACTATTGAGAAGAAGTACTCACTTGTAGGTAAAGGCATCAAGTATCTCAAGAATATGTTCAGCAAAGGGAAAAGAGCTTCTCAGATTCGTACTGCATCGAAGATGCTTAACGAAATTAACCAAGAGATTAGAGATCTCAAGAACCAAGGAAAATAAAAAGGATAAGATATGCAGACCTTACTTGAAAGAGAAGAAGCTATAAAAGACATCAGCAAGCGTGTATCTAGAGATAAAATAAATGACAAAGACCTAGATGACCTAGAAAAAGAGGTTGTTGGCTTACAGGCTCAACCAGAGTATGTTGAAGAATATGGTTCGGTACTTGATGGCTTTTTAGCGACCATTAAGCAAAAAAAATTAGATAACTACCGACTAAGAAAGTTCATTGAAGGAGTTAAAAGAGAAAAAGAAGACAAGGCAGCTCGAAAAATTGAGCGTAAGTTCAGGATAAAAGAAATGAAAAGAGACATTTCTAAGGCAGAAAAAGACAAAGAGTTAGAAAAACTTGCTTTTGAATTAGGTGAGCTAATGGGTCAGCCTGAGTACCTCAAAGAGTATGGAACAGTTCTTGAAGACCTAAAAGAAAAAATCGAGGAGAAGTACTCCCTTGTAGGCAAGGGGGTCAGATTCTTAAAGAGACTCTTCAGCAGAGGTAAAAGAGCTTCTCAGATTCGTACTGCATCGAAGATGCTTAACGAACTCAACCAAGAGATTAAAACCCTTAGCAGAGAAAAAAAAGCCTTTGGTTCTTTTTCAACTAGTTACATATTAGAGGAAACTATTGAGGAGGATGGGAACAAAACGAGGAAAGAGATCAAGGATTTGAGTAAAACGCTCCAGAGAGAAATCCAAGATTTAAAGAAAACTCTGAAAAAGGCTGATCTAGTCCCCCCTTTAGGAAAACCAGGTGGGATAGAACATACCAGAGACAGGATTATTAAAAATGTCGCTGATCACAACCTTGAACTAAGACTCATCAAAAAGCTTGAACAAGGTCAGAACATACCTAACAGTGAAGCCAGAGAGGTTTATACCTATGTAGATTGCAATAAAAGTGGTCTAAATAAGATTAAACAATTCTGCATCAGTTCACATGCTCAATACAGAATGGATCAGAGAGGTATTTCAGTACACAAACTGAAATCTTTCTTCTTTAATCTTGAGAAGTATTACGAGAGGAATGAATACAACCTAAGAGCTAAAGACTTAATCTCAGCTATAGATTATGGAATGCAAGCTGAGTGGACAGACCCTATGACCAAAAACTTAACTGTAGCCTTTGAGTTTGATAAGGATACAGGCACTGCTAAAATCATAACTGCTTATTACAAGAATAAGCGAGACCCTGTTAAGGTTTAAACAGTCTTGCTTTCATACACAGGGTTGTACTGCTGAGAAACACGAATAAAAGTCGTGCATTTACTCAGCTCACGAAGCTCACTCGCACCAATATAAGTACAAGTTGAACGAACTCCACCAAGTATGTCTTGAATGGTGTCTTTTATATTGCCTCTTTGGTCAAGAGATACTGTCCTACCCTCTGATGAGCGATACTCGTTAACACCACCATGATACTTGTCCATAGCTGTATCTGATGACATACCATAAAATAAAGCATTTCCTTGGTCATCTAGCTTAAGGTTCTCAACATGACCTGCAAGCATACCACCCAGCATTACAAAGTCAGCCCCACCACCAAATGCCTTAGCTACATCTCCAGGACAAGTACAACCACCATCAGACATAATCCGACCATTCAAACCATGTGCTGCATCTGCACACTCAATAACTGCACTCAACTGAGGATAGCCTACACCAGCTTGAATACGAGTCGTACAAACGCTCCCTGACCCTATCCCAACTTTTACTATGTCTGCACCTGCTAGGATAAGCTGCTCTGTTATTTCAGCAGTCACGACATTACCTGCAATAATAATCGCTTCTGGATATCTGTTTCTAACCTTAGAAACAAAGTTAATGAACCTCTCAGTATATCCATTAGCGACATCAATACAGATTGTAGTAATCTTACCAGAAGTTTTCTTCTGGACTGATTCTAATCTAGCAAACTCCTCATCTGAAATACCCATAGAGTAAGCCCAATAGGAAGCATAAGTAGAGCCTTGGTTCGCATATACCCAATTATAGAGGTCTACATACTCATCTTCAGTGTAATGTTTATGGAGACAAGTTAGCATATTGTTCTGAGAAAGAACCTTACCTGCTTCAATAGTTCCAACAGTGTCCATGTTGGCTGCTACAATAGGAACACCACTCCAGACACGATTACTATGAGGGAACTTGAAATCCCTATTTAGATCTACTTCTTTTCGAGAGGTCAGAGTTGATCTCTTTGGCTTAAACAATACATCTTTGAAGTCCAGCTTCGACTCTGTTTCAATTCTCATATTAAAGCTCCATGCTAGGTGTGGTTTCAAGTTTTGGCATAGTTAAAAAAGGGTGCATTATTGTGTCCTTGCGATCTGGACCATTAGAAATCATGGTAACTGAAACACCTGTTTTCTCTTGAATGTAATCAATAAACTTCATAAGATTCTCTGGTAGCTCAAGCCAAGTTTTGGCATCTCCTGAACCTGCCCAACCATCTAGAGTTTGCAAATCACCCTTATACATTACTTTAACTTTAGAGAATCCATCTAAGACATCCACTTTTGTTAAAACAATTGAAGTGAAGCCATTAAGCTGGTTCGCATAAATCATATCATCAAGGTTAAGCCAGCCACATCTTCTAACTCTCTTTGTGACAACACCTACCTCTTTACCGATTCTCTGTAAAGCATCTCCATCTTCTGTAAAATCTTCTGATGGGAAGCCCCCTTTGCCAACTCTAGTGCAGTATGCTTTAAAAACACCAATGCAGTTATAGTCTCTTGGTAAAGAAGCACCTACTCCTGCTGCAATGCTTGGGGCTATTGTATGAGAAGATGTAACGAAAGGATATGTTCCATGTGAAACATCCAAGAGAGTCCCCTGTGCCCCTTCAATAACAACTTCCTTATCTTCTATATGCATTGCTCTATATAGAACATCTGTGAGGTCTGTACGAATGTATTTAGACCAAGTGTCTTTCCACTCATTCAAAACTTTCACCAGACCTAACTTAACACGAGGGCTGTTATCATAAAACTTAAGAAAGGCATCTACCTTAGAATCAAAGTCTGTTAGTAGATCTCCTGCACGAAGACCTGTTCTTCTTGCTTTATCTTCATAACAAAGGCCAATACCATTTCTTGTAGTGCCAATTCTGTTTCCAGATTCTTTCTCTCGAAGAACATCATTGGAAATATGCTCTGGAGTGACAAGATGTGCTCTATGATCAATAAAGAACTTTGGCTCTATCCCTCTTTCTTGTAGATAAGAGACTTCAGATTGAAGCACATCAAGGTTTATAACCATACCAGCACCAAGAACACCCGTTGAACCTCTAAGGACTCCTGAGGGCAATAATCTGAGCTTATACACTTGATCGTTTACTGTGATAGTATGACCTGCATTACTGCCACCTTGAAAGCGAACACAATAGTCTGCACCTTCTGAAAGAAAGTCAACAATCTTACCTTTACCCTCATCACCCCATTGACCACCTATAACTGCCGTTGTACTCATTTAGAATCTCCAAATACATTCCTAAAAATATGATCTATGTTTGACACACATTCATTAAATAATACCACTTGTCCTACCTTATGCTCGGGATAGGAAGTCTCTAATTCTTTAAATAAGTCCTTGTTTCCCTGAGTGACCTTTTGAATGAAGCGATATGCCTCATGTCTGTCTACACCTTTTTTCATAAGATGGCAAAGAACAGAGTGAGAATAAATGTGATTGCCTTCTCTTTCAATGTTTTTATCCAAAGACTCTTTATGAACAGAAAGCCTATCAATGACAAAAGTCATTCTTTTGACTGCAAAGCATGATAAGTGAAACGCATCTTCTATTGTCACCCTCTCAACAGAAGAATGACTCATATCCCTTTCAAACCAGAGGGAAACATTATCTAAAGAGGGAGAGACATAACTTTTTAACAGTCTGGCAAGTCCTGTCACATTTTCTGATAAGATAGGGTTCTTCTTATGTGGCATAGCCGAACTCCCTGTTTGGGAAACGGAAAAGGATTCAGAAATTTCTTCAATGCCAGACTGACTCAAGTTTCTAATGTGTGTGGATAATCTTTCGAGAGATGCTCCAATGATGCCTAGTACACACATAAGATAGGAATGTCTATCTCTTGGAATAACTTGAGTTGAAACAGGCTCTGGTTTGATCCCTAATCTAGAGCAAATAAAGTCTTCTTTCTCTCTATTAATGTTTGAAAAGTTACCCATAGGACCAGAAACCATCCCATAAGAGACTTCTTCTCTAGCATGAGTGAGTCTATCTAAGTTCCTCTCCCATTCTTTATAGTAAGAAAGAAAAGAAAACCCTAAGCTGATCAATTCACCTGCTTTACCATGAGATCTACCTACCATAAGAGTATTCTTATTCTTTAAGCAGAAAGTCTTAAGGCTAGTGAGAAGAATCTTTATCTCATCTTCCAAAACACTAGATGCTTCTTTGATTTGTAAAGAAAGACAGGTATCTAAAACATCAGAGCTTGTCATACCAAAGTGAAGATTTGAAATATCATCTAACTGATAAGAAAGAGCTTGTAAGAAAGCAACTGTCTCATGCTTCGTGATCTTTTCACATTCATCCATACTACAAAGCAGGGAATCTATGTTTATATCTGGTATTTCAACTCCATGATAAAGAGATGCGTATCTTTCGATGTCTACAAAATAAGAAAGCCTCTGTTCAGGAGAGAAGATCTTTTTAATCTTAGGGTGTTCATATCTTTTAATCATTAAAACCTCTTTTATTTGAAGCTATTTTAGAAATCAGTTCCAAGTCATAGCATCTTATTGCTTCCATCATCAGCCTACACTCAAACCATAGGTCTCCATCAACCAAAGGCATGAATAGGTCATGTATGTTATCCACACCTAACATTACATCTACACCAGCTTCAAGCATTTCTAAGACAGGAGCTATGGAATTATGGATAGGGGCGGAAACATTAGATTGTTGCTTCATACTTATTGCAGCAGAGGGGCACACAATCACACCTGTATTGGTATCTTTAATCTTTTGTATAACCTCTTTCCTCTTGCTTTTGGTTTGGCAAGATAAAGAGATTGCATGAACCAAGTTCACTCTACCCTCCATGTTATGCTCTTTAACTTTATCAACAACCATCTCGGATTCTTGTTCAGAGGGTATGTTGTTTTGACCAACATGAACATCAAGGTCTTTGCCTAAATCTTTTGCTAGGCTTAAAATAAAGTCCATATGAGATAGTGGCTCTTTGTCTCTATCTGGAAGACCTCCAACAACGTCAGCCATTCCACAGGCTTTAACAAAAATCTCTCTAGCAAAAGGATTTAGAACTCCCTCAAGAGGCTGAACTGCCAGAAGCAGATCAAAGCCTTTAGCTGAGTACTCTTTCTTTAGCTCAACAGCAACTTCCATAGGAGTCAAACCTACAATCTGGTCTGCATCTATGAAGGTTTTACATTTGTTAACACCTTGAGATCGCATTTTTTCAATACATCGAACCATACGAAGTCTTAGATCTTCCCTAGTGTAAGATTCTTTCAAGTCTCTGTATATGTACCACTTTTCTTGAAGGCTAGATTGACTTTTTCTCAGAATCTCTGGGGTTATTAAATGAGATTTATCAAAGTGTGCGTGATGGCACACAAAACCGCCTTTTTCCTCTACCAGGTTTAGAAAAGAAGCTCTTACCTTATTCATTATAATCTCCTTAAATCAGCTAATGAGTTATACTGTGTTCTAATAGTCTTTTAATAAGATTAATAAAATAGAGACATCATAAGAGAGGCAATAATTATGGCAGATGCAATTAGTAAGAACTATGAAGTAGTCACTTCTTTTGGGGTTTACACTTTCACAGTAACTTCTGATGAAAATGGTTTTACCTCTGTTGGAAATATCCGAAGAAATGGAGTTGTTTGGACAAACGATTATCCAGCAGAAGTCCATGCTGCAATTCAAGACGCAATAATCGAGATTGAAACCTTGAATGGAAGCAACCCTCAAAACTTCCTTGTGGCCGATAACGTACTCTCTGAGATTGCAGATCTCGGAGTACAAGCTCAAGCTGATGCAAGAACAAATCTGGGCATACTCAATGCAACTTCTATAGGTGAACTCACAGATGTAGATTTGGGCGATGGGATTGTAAATGGAAAAATACTACAAGCAGTAGGTGGAGTATTCCAACAAGTAGACCCTGCTAATGGTGGTGGTGGGTTCACCCAAGAAAATATTGAAGACTTTGTTGGGGCAATGTTTACCGATGGTGGGGGCATAACTTGGACTTATGATGACGACAACTCTCAAATATCTGGAAGTGTTACTATAGACCATCTCTCTATTGATAACCTACTTGATGTTGTAGTTGCAGGTGCTTTAGATGGAGAAGTTTTAAGACACAATGGTGTTAGCTTTGTAAACCAAGCACTCTCTTACAATGATCTAGCAGACACCCCAGCATTAGGAACTGCTTCAACAAAAGACTTTGGTACAAACGCTGGCAATGTCTTAGAAATCACTGTTCAAAACACACTGCCTGCTTTAGATGGTTCAAACCTCACAGCATTGCCTAGCATCGGACTTCTCTCTGATGTGAGTATTCAGAATATCCAAAATGGAGAAACTATTGTTTATAACAATGGTTCTTTTGCACCTGGATTAGTAAGCTCTGTATCTGAACTCAATGATCTAAATGATGTCACCATAGCTGGTGCTGCTAATAATCATTTCATTGTCCATAATGGAGCTAACTTTGAGAATAGGATCATATCAACCCTAGATTTATCAGATGGAGCAAATCTTTTAACAAATGCTTCTTCAGCAGGAGATCTTTCTGACATTGACTTTGGTGCAGGTCTAGTTAATGGAAAGATATTACAAGTTGTTGGTGGTGTCCTTGTGCAACAAGACCCACCCAACACAGGATTTACCCAAGAAGAAGTTGAAGATATTGTAGGTGCTCAGTTTAGTCATCTAAACCATAGTACAGGAATTACTTTTGCTTATGATGACCCAAGCTCTGAGGTAAGAGCCACACTTTCTAATTCTCTTCAAGATATTGTTAATGTAGGACATGCTGTAAATAATATCTTGATAAGTGATGGTCTCAACTTCGGACTCAATACACCAGCACAAGCTAGAACAGCTTTGGGTCTTGAGATTGGAACAGATGTACAAACCCAATCTGCACAACTAGACATCCTTGCTGGACTTAACAATGGAAATAACAACTTCATTGTAGGTAATGGGAATCAGTTTACAATCCTCTCTGGTCAAGATGCAAGAAATGCTCTTGGTTTAGGAACTGCATCTACTTCTGCCACAGGTGATTTCTTAGCAAGTGGATCAGGGTTAAATGATTTAAGTGATGTGAGCCTTAACGGTAATGCACCCAGTCAATTTCTTGTGAATAATGGATTTGGTAATTACTTAAATAGAACCATATCAACCACAGATCTGTCGAATGGCTCAAAAGTACCTCTTCTAAACAATAATGACGAGCTAGTTTTAACAAACGTCTTAAAACCAAATGGTGGAATCAATGTAAGCAACCTATTTACTGTGGATGGGTTGACAGGAAACACAGCAGTTCTTGGTACTTTAGATGTAGATGGACTCTCTTCTATGGATGGTGGTTTGAATGTAATCAACCCATTAACAGATGCTGTCTCGCTTTCCATTACACCTAATGGAAACAATGCAACAATAAACAGTGCAGGTGGAGATGTTTCTTTCAGTGCTATAAATATAAGTACAACAGGAACTCTAAATGCAGGGGCTACGACAGTAAATTCACTATCCACTTCTTCCATATCTATCCCAGACAATAATGGAGCAGCTCTTGTTGTAGCTGAAGGAGCTAATGCTTACCTAACCTTCAATACAACAGACAACACAGAAAGTATAATATTTGGAAAAGTATTTACTGCACAATCTGGGTCTTCTATTGGAAATCTTGTTCTTGCAGATAACTCAATCACAACCTCTAACAATGGAGGTATTGATTTCGGAGTTAATCAAATAAACATAGGTGGAGATCTTATTGTAGGTAACAATGCCTTTGTTGTTAATGCTCTAAATGGAAATACAGGTGTAACAGGAAACTTCTCTGTAAATGGAATCTCAACTTTATCTTCTGGAGCAAACCTCAATAACCAAAATATTGGAAATGTTGATGACATTGAGCTTAATACAATCTCTGCAAAGGGTAACTTAGTACAGCTCAACATTACAGACAACCAGCCGATAGCCCTTAAAGTTGAAGAGTCTACCAATAATGTTTCTTACATTGAGGTAGACACCACAGATGGTGCTGAAGAAATTAGATTATTAAAGCCCGTTGAAATAGATGGCACAATGGATATTAGTTCTGGTTCTATTGTAGATAGTACAGGAACTATTGACTTTGGAAACACAAGTCTAACTACAGGTGGTGACATCACTGTTCAAAACTTAACTGTTAATGGTGTTCAAAATATCAATAACCAAAATAACTTGGCAGTAGCAGATAGTGTAATTGAACTTAATAATGGTTTTGTAGGAAACAATGCTAATGATCTAGGTTTTCTTTTAACAAGAGGGGACTTAGATGATGCAGTTATCTTCTGGGATGAAGGAGATGATACCTTCAGACTAGCATTACACAGTGGTGCTGTTGATGTAAACACAACAGACTTTAGTGCTGTGGCAGGTATCTCAGATGCAAACCTAAGACTAGGAAATGTTTCTTCTCAAGGAAATATCTCAGCAACAGGAAGTCTGTCTATCACAAGTACAGGTACTATCCTAGCACCTGCTGCTAATGCAAATGATAATCATATTGTTACTTCTGCTTGGGTTAGAGCTTTAACAGTCTCTGATTTCACAGGATCTACAGAATCTATCCAAGACGTTGTAGGTGCTCAGTTTGCTCATGCAAACCACAGTGCAGGCATTACTTTCGCCTATACTGATGATGGTGGAGTAAATGATGGAAATGTTACTGCAACTCTACAAGCATCTCTTGTATCTATTGCTGGGTTAAATCCTCAAGCAGCCAATAAAATAATCTACACAACAGGTGCTAATACCTATGCTACTGCTGACATAACTCAACAAGGTAGGGATTTAATCGCCTCTGCTGACCCAGTTGCACACCTAAATCTTGAGATTGGGACTGATGTCCAAGCTCAAAATGCTAGGCTGGAAGAAATATCTGCTATTGCACAACCCACAGCAGACAACTTCTTAGCTGGTGATGGGAATGACCTTGTTCTAAAAACACCAGCACAAGCAAGGACTTCATTAGCATTAGATCAAGTAAATGCAAGAGTCACTCTTGGATTTGGAACTGCTGTTACAAATGATACAGGTGACTTCTTAGCAACAGGATCTGCTATTAATAGCTTGAGTGATGTGACAATCACAAATGATCCTCAAGCAGGAACTCCTTTAACTAATCAAGTTTTGGTTTATACAGGAAACAATGTATTCGAGAATGCACAGCTTTCTTCAAGCCAACTTAGTGATGGAACAAGTTTAATAAAAACTACTTCATCCATTAATGACTTGAATGATGTCAGTACAGCCAATAAAGCTCAAGATAAAATTCTTGTCTTTAACGCTCAAGGCAGCCTCATTGTTGGGGACAATACAATAGTTGAAGAAGTACAAGATGCTATCGGTAGCATGATTAATGCAGGTCAACAGACTGATATTACTGTTACTTATGATGACATTAATAATAGAATAGACTACTCTGTAGATGCAACTGTTGCAAGACTGAACAACCCTGCTCTAACAGGTGTTCCCACAGCACCTACTGCTGCTGTTAATTCAAATACAACTCAATTAGCAACAACAGCTTTTGTTGTCGCTGAAATAGCTGACTTTGAATCAGGACTTGGAACTGCTTCTACCTCTAATGTAGGAGATTTCTTAGCATCCTCACTAGTCACACTAGCAAACCCACAAGCTGGTGAGGCTTTAATATATGATGCTGTTAATGCCACCTTTGATAATGTTGCTTTATCTACAACAAACTTGTCAGACTCGAACAACATTGCTTTCTTAAATGCCAACCAAACTATTACAGGAGATCTGACTGTATCAGGAGATATAGATTTAACAGGTGCTGTAATCACTGCAAACAACCCTGCCAATAACTCTGTTGGTAGAGAGGTTGCAACTGCCAGCTTTGTTAGAGCAGTAGTTGCCCAAGTAGGGGGGAACATAACACAGCTCTCTCACTTGTCTGATGTAGACGCTAACTTAGCTCCAAATAATGGAGAAGCACTAATCTACACGACAGCGAATGGTGCTAATGTTTTTGAGAGTGTTGCATTAAGTTCAGCAAATATCTCAGACATAGACGCTTCAAACGCTCAAGCTGGACATACTCTAGTTTGGGATGGAGTAAGTACGTTTGTAGCTCAAGCACCTACAGAATCAGCACAAGACGCTGTAAATGAACTGTTCATAACAAATGGGTCTGCCCACACCGATATAACATTCACTTATAATGATGCTGCCAACACAATGACAGCTTCTGTGGATAATACTGTAGCCAGACTTGCAGGACCGACATTTACAGGCGTTCCAGAAGCACCTACTGCTGTTGTTAATACAAATACAACCCAGATAGCAACAACAGCTTTTGTAGTTGCTGAAATTGGAGACTTGGGGCTAGGAACTGCTTCTACCTCTAATGTAGGAGACTTTCTCGCTGCTGGATCAAACCTTGATGATCTCGGTGATGTTAGTATTGCAAACCCTGCTCTCAATCACTTTATTGTAAGTGACGCTCTGGGTGCTTTCAGTAATAGAACTATCTCTAGTAGTGATTTATCTGATACAGCGAACATATCTCTCTTAAATGCAAATCAAACTTTCACAGGCACAGTGCAAGTAACAACACAGGCTGCAAGTGATAACAGCACTAAAATAGCAAGTACCGCATATACAGACAGACAGGTGAGCGATTCTATCACCGCATTAGCTCTGGGTACAGCTTCCCAGAATAACACAGGAGATTTTCTTTCTGCTGGATCAAACCTTGATGATCTAGGAGATGTTAGTATTGCAAATCCTGCCCTTAACCACTTTATTGTAAGTGATGCACTAGGTGCTTTCAGTAACAGAACTATTTCTACCACAGACCTTTCCAACTCAGCGAACATACCTTTATTAAACAATGGCAACTTAACTCTTGGTGGTTCTTTGTCTGTAGCAGAGATTTCTCTTGCAGACAATCAGCCATCTGCCCTTAATATTACAGAGGGTGGCAATGGATACCTTACTTTCGTCACAACTAATACAGCAGAAGAAATTATTCTTGGTGAGAATGTCTCTTTAGATAAAAACATAACTGTAACAGGCACAGGTACAATCACTGCACCTGCTCAAAATGCAAATGCAACCCAGATTGTAACAGCAGCTTGGGTTCGTGGTCTTACTGTCAATGACCTAACAGACACAACAGAACTTGTTCAAGACATTGCAGGTGGATTGTTAGTTAACAACAACCACGATACAGGTATTTCAACTACTTATGACGATGCAAATGGTGAATTAACTATCCAACTAACAGGGAATCTTTCTGACATCTCTGGATTAGCCAATACAGATGGAAACTTCATTGTAGGCGATGGGAATAACTTTGTTGCACAAACCAAGGCACAAGTAAAAGCAACTTTAGACCTTGAGATTGGAACTGATGTCCAAGCTCAAGATACGCTACTTCAAGAGTTTGCTGACCTAAACCCTGCTGGAAATAACAAACTCTTCCATACAACAGGGGCTGGAGCTTTAACAACTGCCACAATAACAGCAGCAGGTCTTGCATTACTAGATGATGCTGATAATACTGCACAGAGAACTACTCTTGGTTTAGCAATAGGAACAGATGTCCAAGCTCAAGACACCCTGCTTCAAGAAATAGCAGACCTTAATCCTTTAGGGAATAATCAGCTACTCCATACAACAGGGGCTGGGGCTTTAACAAATTCAACAATAACAGCAGCAGGTCTAGCGTTACTGGATGATGCTGATAACACTGCACAAAGAACCACACTTGGACTAGGTAATGTATCTACCCTAGACACAACTATTACAGGTGGTGTAGCAGATGCAGGTAAAGTAGTTATTACAGATGGGAATGGTAAGCTAGGTGCTATAAGTGGTGAGAATCTAACTAATCTCGGATCTATTTCCACACATTCTGATGTTAATATCAACACAGGTGCATTTACAGGAGATGAAGTTCTTGTTTGGGATTCTAATGCAGGAGAATTTGTTGCTGAGAATTTCGATGAGAAAGCAAGAGATGTAGTTGCGACTGCACTTGCTGGAGGAACTGCAACAGGTGTAGATTCTTTAACATTTGCAAATAACGATGCAGGTGATGTCATTGATGTAAGCGTGGAAGTAAGCTCAAACAACTTAACTGATGTTAATGCAGCACCTGATACCGATAAGCAAGTTTTAAGATACACCACTGCTAATGGTCTTAATAAATACGTTCCTACTGTTTTAGGCACTTCAACAGACTACGATGTAGGAACAAGCCCTGGAGAGCTTATTCTCCTTAGCACACCAACACAGTCAAATGTCAATGCTGTTGCTGATTTGATCGTTTTAGGTAGAGTCATTGAAACCATAGATTATGGTTCTGTAGCAGATGCTTTCGTATTAAACACTGACTTTAGTACTGATTGGAATGGATCTGGACTTAACGATGCAGTTGTTTATGCAAAAGAAGACTATGGGGTATTAGTCTCTTAATAGTGTTTATATAGAACACGTTTATTAAATTAGAGTCATTTTTTAAGGAGTAATCTATGTCAGTCCGTAGAGTCCAACTAAGAAGAGGAACTACTGCCGAGAACAATTCGTTCACAGGAGCAGTCGGTGAGATAACAGTTGATACAACACTAAATACCATTCGAGTTCATGATGGAAGCACACAAGGTGGTACTGCTACTGCACACCCTACGCTTTCAAACATCTCACCTAATGCAGATGTCGACTTCAATGGTCAAAAATTGATAAATGTTGCAGATCCTGTAAACAATCAGGATGTCGCAACCAAAGCATACGTTGACTCTGGTGGTGGAATCACTGTCGGAGGGTTATCAGATGTGACATTAACAAATCTTGGAGAAGCCCAATTCCTAATCTATGACAACGATAATGATGGTAGATGGGAAAATATTACTTTCAGTGGTGATATAGAAGTGGACGCATTGGGTGTAGCTACACTCACTACAGATGCGATCCAAACAGTAAACATCCAAGAGGGTCAAGTCACGAATGCTAAATTGGCTAACAGTACCATCACAATTTCTGATGGCACTAATACTGACAACCTACCTCTCGGTCAGACTTTAACATTAACTGCTACTCCAAATGAGACAACAATAGCTGTCACCAATGATGGAAACAACACCAATGGCACTGTTGTCACTGTTGGCTTACCTAATGATGTCACCATTGCAAACGACTTGACTGTCTCTAACGATCTTAATGTATCTGGAAACTTAACTGTCAGTGGTACTTTAACAACCATTAACACCGACCAGCTCACAGTAGAAGACCCTGTGATGATCTTAAATAATGGTGATGTGGCAAGTGATGTCGGATTGTTCTTCACTAACCCAGGTGCTCAAGGTGATCAGGTATTTATCTTTGATAATACAGATCAGATTTTTAAGCTAGCACAAGCCCCGAATGGTAGTACAGGTGGGGATACTGACTTCAACCCGACAGACTACTCTGACCTCAAGCTAAAATCCCTAGAAACTACAGGTGCTATTAGCGTTACGACAACTCTTGGTGTCACAGGGGTCACAACACTTTCAGGCTTGTTAAATGCTAATGAAGGTATTGCAGTAGACACTGATAAGTTCACTGTTGCAGGAGATGGCACAGGCAACACTTCTATTGATGGCACTCTTTCTGTCACAGGTCAAAGCACACTAGCTTCTGGCTCTACTGTTGGTGACATTGAAATAACAGATGGGCAAATCCAGACCACAAATGTTAATAACAACCTATCTTTCAATGATAACAACTTGTCTACAACAGGTACTTTAACCATTGGAAGCACATCTACTTTGACAGGTGATATAACTGCTCAAGGTTCTGTACTCGTTGAAAAAGATGCTGACCACAGCATTATCCTGAACTCTGATGTAGTAACAGATAATACTCCAGCAAATGCTTCAATTGCTGTCGCCCTCTCAAATGGACCAACCTATGCAACCATGCAATGGAATAATGGAACTAGCACATGGGCTTTGAGTCACAATGCTTCTACAGCAACAGATCTTACTGTGGGACAAGATTTGATTGTCACTAGGAACATTAACATTAGTAATTCTTCAGCTAATGGCATTACCTTTAGACATGATGAGGCTAATGCTGAAGATGAAACACTTATCCGTGTAGATAGAGGTATCACTTATGCAACCCTCTCTTGGGATGAGTCTTCAGCATACTTCTCTGTAAGTGATGGACTTAACATTGTAGGTGCTATCTCTCAAGGTGCTGTAGATGGGGCTTCAAACTTCACTGTCTCTAATGCTGGTGTTATCACAACAGACAGCAATGGTCACCAACTTGCAGGTCTTACTTTTACAGGCACTACTATTGAAGCTTTTACGGATGGTGCTGGTATTGACTTCGGTAATGAAAATGTGTCTACAACAGGCAACTGGACTTCATTAAACATTACCTCAACAGGAGATGCTTCCTTAAATACAGCAACTGTCTCTGGCTTACTTACCCTAACAGGTGGTCTCACAGCAGAAAACTTCTCTGTTGCTGATGGAACAGGAAATACCTCTATAGGTGGCACTCTTACTGTGACCAGCACTATTACAGCAACTGCTGTTGGTTCTCAGATTGCTGACTTTACTTTTAATAATGGTTCTTTGACTTCTGATACAGGTACTATCGACTTTGGAAATGAGGATCTTACTACAACAGGAACTCTGGGTGCAGGTGCTACCACTGTTACCTCTTTAAATGCTAGTAGTGGAAACATTACTAGCGTGGGAGAGATTTCTCTCGGCACTATTTCAAGTGCAGGAACTACAGTTGTCGTTGCTATGGATGACAATATTGCTGGGGCTTTTGAGATTAAAGAGGGAGCTACCAGCTATATTAAAGTAGATACTACAAACACTGCCGAGTTAATCACTGTAGCTCAAGAAACAACTTTCTCAAACATAGCTAACTTCTCAAACACATTAAATGCTGACGCTGCTCTCACTGTGGATGGTAGTTTTACAGCTAATGGTGGTATTACTGCCGATAACTTTACTGTTGCCGATACAACAGGCAACACTTCTATAGGTGGTACTCTTATAGTAGACAGCACATTAACAGCTAATGGTGGTATTGTAGTAGACACTGATAAGTTCGTTGTTGCTGATGGAACAGGAAATACTTCTATTGATGGTACTCTTTCTGTCACAGGTCAAAGTACCTTAGCCTCTGGATCTACTGTTGGAGATATTGAAATAACAAATGGTCAAATCCAGACCACAAATGTTAATAACAACCTATCTTTCAACGACAATAACCTGTCTACAACAGGTACTCTAGGAGCTGGTGATGCGACTGTTACCTCTTTAAATGCTAGTAATGGCAACATTACTAATGTAGGAGAGATTTCTCTAGGAACTATTTCAAGTGTTGGAAATACAGTTGTCGTTGTTATGGATGACAATGTTGCTGGTTCTTTTGAGATTAAAGAGGGAGCTACCAGCTATCTTAAAGTAGATACCACAGATGGTTCTGAGTTAATCACTGTAAGCAAGAATATTACTTTTTCAGGAACAGCAAGTTTCACAAATGGTGCTATCGGGCTTAATGGTGGAAACATTGTTGTTAATGAAGATGGTAATGCTTTCGACTTTAGAGTTGAGGGTGACAATCAAACCCACCTATTGTTTACAAATGGAACAACTGACAGGGTAGGTATCAATGAGAGTGCTCCAGCTACTCAGTTCCATGTTAATGGTGTAACTACTCTTGCAGGTGCTTTGAATGTTAGATCTGATGATCTAGCTCAGAACGCTGACGCTCAGAACGCTATTATACTTCTAAACTCTGACGCTACAGGAAATGGTGCAGAAAGAGATGCTAAAATTGAAGTAGAAAGAGGTGCTTTAACAAACTCTTATATCCAATGGGATGAGAGTGAAGATGAATGGTTGATCTCTAATGCTCTAAACTCTGCTGGCAACCTAACCATCGGTGCTGACCAATTTACAGTAGATGCTTCTAATGGGAACACCTCTGTAGGTGGTACTCTTGGAGTTACAGGTGCTATCACAGCAACTGCTGTTGGTTCTCAGATTGCTGACTTTACCTTTAACAATGGGTCTTTGACTTCTGCTACAGGTACTATCAACTTCAATGACGAGAATCTTACAACAACAGGGTCTATTACCTGCACTAACATGACTGTCAATGGAACTTTAACAACCATTAACTCGACAGACCTTGATGTGACAGATTCTGTAATCCGACTTAACCAAGGTATTGCTAATGCTCAAAACAGTAGAGACATTGGTCTTTTCTTTGAGCGTGGTGTTGATGGTCTGGGAGATGCTGTAGAAGATGGTATCTTCTTCTTCGATGAGGGTGATGACACATTTAAGATGGGTACAACTACTGTTGCTTCTACAGAAACAGACTTTGGTGATCCTGATACTTGGGGTGACTTGAAGATTGGTACTCTAACCACAACTAGCACAATTACTTCAGCAGGGATTGTTAACGCTAATGGTGGAATTGCAGTTGATACTGACAAGTTCACTGTTGATGGTGCTAACTATAACTTAGCTACAACAGGCGAGGTTCTGGTAACAAAGACTTCTGCAACAGCTTTCAAAGTTGAAACAGGAGCTAATGCAGAAATCTTTAACATTGACACCAACACTCCAAAGGTCACTATTACAAGTGCCTTGTTCGAGCCAGATGCAGGTATCAATGTAGGTGCTGATGTATTTAGTGTAAGTAATGCAGGTGCTACCTCTATCCTCAACACTTTAAATGTTACAACAGGTTCTGCTTCTGCTTTTGTGGTAGAGAAAGCTAATGGTACTGATGTTCTTAATGTAGACACCACAAGTAGTATTACTACTGTTACAGGTCAACTTAAGACAGACGACTTAAGAGCTTCTTCTGCTGCAACAGGTAGCTTCAAGATTAATCTTGTAGATAACATTGAAAATGCTCTTGAGATTAAAGATTTGAGTACTGATGGAAACGCAGACTCTTACATGACCTTTGATACAAGAGAGGGGTCTGAGTTAATCACTCTTGTACAACCTACTTCTCTTTCTTCTACTCTTAGTGTGAATGGCATCTCAACATTAAAAGCAGACCTTAAGATAGAGTCTACAAATACAAATGGTATACTCTTCAACTCAGACCTAACGGGTGCTGCAGAAGAAGACGATGCTGTTCTTATTACTATTGAAAGAGGAACTTTAACAAATGCAATCATCTCTTGGGATGAGACAAATAACGAGTTCAATGTAAACGCACAATCTGGATTGCACCTACAAGGTAAAGCAGGTGGTAATGCACTTACTGTTGGAGACACAACTTCAGCAGGAACTACAACGGCTGTTCTTACAACAGCAGGTGCTTTGACTCTTTCTTCTTCACTCACTGTTGCAGGCATTGATATGGGAGAGAGTGCAATCTCAAATGTTACTGACATTGCAATCAATACTCTTTCTGACAATGATGGTGATGGGGTTGTAGTACAACTTGCTGATACTCAAGCCTCTGCTTTGGTTATCAAGCAAGGTAATGCAGGTGAGTCTTACCTCACTATCGACACTACAGCTCTAACAACAACATTGAACCAAAGCACCTCTACAACTGCTGATTTAACTGTGGGAACTACTCTTGATGTAGGAACTACCCTTTCTGTTACAGGACAGTCTACTCTTGATGATACTTTAAACATCAAGACAGCACCTACAAACAATGTTGCGATTCTTGTTAACTCGGACACAGCAGACGCTGATGTTTCAATCTTCAAGGTCAATGACACTACTGCAAATGTCCAACTTGATTGGGATGACTCAGAAGATTCATTTGTTGTTAAGGGTGGAAAGCTACATTCAGAGACTCAGGTCACTGTTGGTGGAACAATTACAGCAGCCCCTAACTTCACAGTTGCTACGACAGGTGCTGTAAGCACATTGTCTACTGTCACAGCAACAGGGAACATTAAAACCTCGACAGGTGTTATTGAGATTGACACCCCAAGTCAAGGTGCAATCCTGTTCAACTCTGATAATACAGCAGAGCTTGACGCACATGACTTTGGAATCACTGTTTCAAGACCAACTGCTGGCACAGACGCTATCTTCTATTGGGATGAGGGTTCTAATGTTTGGCAGTTCAATGGTGCTGGAAATGTCCAAGCTGAAGGAAGTATTATTGCAGACAGTGACCAAGCAGCGAAGGTGGTTCTTGCAGCAGGTTCTATCACAACAGGAGATAACTCTGGAATTGACTTTGGAAGCGATGCTCTCACTACAACAGGAAATATTTCTACAACAGGTGGTGGCACATTAACAGCTAATGGTGCAACTACTCTTGAGAGTACTTTACAAGTAGATGGTGTTGCAACCTTTAATGAAAATGTCACTATCGCAACGACAAAAACTTTAACATTAAATGAGGGTGTGGCAAATGCAGCAGCAGATGTAGACGCTTTCATTTATGTTGACAGAGGAACAGACTCAAATACATTTATTCAGTGGGATGAGGGTGTTAATCGCTGGTTGCTATCTAATGATGGTGGTGCTGGTAAAGTCATTATCCATGAAGATGATACATTATTCAGTCTAACAACGGATTCTGGTGGAGGGAGTACATACGACTTCAATCAGAAGACAAACAATGCACTTACAATTGAAGGTACTTCAAACCAGATTTCTGTTACAAACAGTAATGGTACTGTGACAGTAGGGTTGCCTAATACAGTCACAATCACAGGTGACTTGAATGTAAACTCAATCACCTCTTTAGGTGCTACTGTTAGAATGACAGACCCATTGATTTTCTTAGGTAGCGGTCAAGCTAGCCAAGCAGATACAGGTCACTACTTCCAATATCGTAATGATAGTTTGGCAATCAGATTCGGTGGTTTAGTTTTCCAACCAGACGAAGCTGAAAGATTTGTACTATTCTCTGACAACACAACCCTTAACTCTAATGGTTCTGACTCATCTGTTCCAGGAACAGATGCAGAGCTTGCATTACTTGACTTAAGTAAAGTAAGAGGTGGTAGGGCAACAGGTGCTGATAGTGCAGGTTCAAGTCTTACTGTCTCTGGAGGTGCGAGCACAGGTAATGAAAATGGTGGCTCGATTGTATTTGAAACTACTTCAGCAGGAGCTTCTGGAAGCACATTAAACTCTGGAACAACTGCTCTTACTATCGACTCTGCTCAAAAGGCAACTTTTGAGGGAGAGGTTGAGGTAGACAGAGCTGGTAGTAAGTATTCTGTTGTAACTGTTAAGGCTTCTGAAGGTTCTCGTTACGAGTGTGCTAGTCCTGCTTTTGCAACTAATGCTGTAAGCATCTCTGCTCCAGACGCAGTTGAAAATAAACATGCTTACTTCCTGAGCAATGGGGGTACAGCAGGCACTGTCAATCTCTTTGACCTCACAGCAGGGTATGATGGTTATGTGCTTCAGATTTTCAACACAGGCACTAATACCTTGACTGTTGATGGTAGTGGTGGTCAAGAAGTAGATGGTGCTGCTACTAAAGACGTTGTTCAAGGTGCTTCTCTGACTCTTATGGCTTTTGGAACAGCTTGGTATGTAGTCTAAGAAAGGGATTTTGAATGAGCTACTTAGTTGAAAAAGAGAGAGTCCACATAGTCAGCGTAACTGACAACCACACCCTTGCCATTTCTGATGGTGGTGGTTTGGTTGAAATGAACAGTGCTACTGCCAAAAGTGTTTTAGTTGATACAAATGCCAATATTCCTTTCCCTATCGGAACACAGATTATTGTAGTCCGTAAAGGCACAGGTACACTTAACATTGGCAATGCAGTTGGTGTTACCATTAATTCTGTAAGTGGTAATCGTTATATATCTACACAATATGGGGCAGCAACCCTAGTAAAGATAGCAAGTGACGAGTGGTATTTATTTGGAGATTTGACAGGAGTCTAATGCCAATAAGCTAAAGCCACTAAGGAGAATGAATATGATGAAAACATTTCATGGAGTAGTGGTTTCAGCTAGAGGCAGTTTTAGGGGGATAGTGACAGACAACTTGGTCATTCACTATAACACCTTTAAAACATCTTCTTATCAAGATGGTGATGGTGCTGTTATTACAGACATCTCTGGTAATGGCCTAGATGGAAGTATTACAGGCTCACCAGCTTTTAGTGGTAGCTATTTCACTTTTGTAAATGACTATATCACTACAGCAAATTTAAACTCTTCTTTAACAGAAATCCATTCAACAGAGTTATGGATATACCCTACAAATAATGGTGTTGTTATGCAGGCCAATGCCCAAGCAACACCAGATATAAGCTACCATCACACTTCAATAGAAATAGTCAATGGGAGTCTTGAGTTTGGCTTATGGAATGGGGCAGGGATTACTTCTACGGGTGCTACAGACAACATCTCATTTAATGAATGGCATCAAGTGGTCTTGACCTATAATGGAACAACTGTGAAAGGCTACCTAGATGGCGAGTTCTCTGGTTCTGTTAATGTTGCTTGGGATTCACCAGAAGAGTCTACAGGTGACTTTTATTACAACTTTGGGTATCAAGACGCAACCAACCAAGGAGATGGAACAAACTTTGATGGTAGATTTGGAATAATGAGGGTTTATGATGTTGAGCTAAGTGCTTCACAGATTGCTCAAAATTATAGCTCACCCACTGATAATGTTGTTCTAGTTTAAGGAGAAGAAAGATGATGAAATCATTACATGGAGTTGTGGCAGTAAGGACTCCTTTAACAAACAATGTGACCAATGTTCGTATCTTCAGCACACATGCTGGAAATGGCAGCACATCTCAGTATGCTGACCACCCTGAAAACACCACAGAGTTTGATAAGCTATTTGATGTAAATAATTCAAACACAAACTTGAGTTGGTCTGGGAGCTTAAGTGGAAGTGTATCTCTTAATTGGAATGTGTATACTACACTAACAGGTGCAGGTGCTACTGTACCTAATAGTGGCAACTACTTTTCTGTTGAAGTGACTTTCCTTTTCGTACCTAAAGAAACAGGTACTTACACATTCTCTGTCGATTCAGATGATGGTGGGGATATACACATAGAGGGAACTAGCATTACAACTTATTATGGTGGTCATGGAACAGGTCAAGGTTCAGGCACAGGTACTTATGATGTTGTTGCAGGAGAGAGATATACTTTGGTTGCAAGATCACAGGAATATAGTGGTGGAGAAGGGATGATTATAAAGTGGCAAAGGCCTTCACAGGGTTCGGTTTCTTTACAAACCAGTGAGATTTTCCAACCTAATTGAGTTTTCTACTCATAATCTCTCTATTATGTCGGTATAAATAAAAGGTAATACTTAGATACCGACATTATGGAGGAAATATGAGCGAGTTCTCATTCAAAAGAGGTACATTTACTAAACTTCGTGCAAACACAATCATCCACCTTGGAAGACTTGAAAGAAATATCTATGAGGGTGAGGTTGTTGAATATGATGGTCTCCAACTTAAGTTTAGTGGACAAACCACTGAAATGCCTGAACTAAAAGCTGGTGTTAAACGTGGTTGGCTTTCTATTGTACAAGAAGAATCAGCAGTAAGCGAACCTGTCACACCAGCACCAGCACCAGCACCTAAAAAAGAAATGCCTGTCCAAAGCGTGTATGATGAGGAAAGGTCTGTTGCAGAAGTAAACCCTAAGAAAGAGGGAGAAAAAACAAAGAGATTCCCATTAGTGGTTGAAAGCCAAGACGATGATATTATTGCTGTTGCAAAGGTAGAGAATAAGTCTGGTGCAGAGGTCACAAATGGTGTTGCAGAAATGCAAGATGCTGACACTGTTTCTACGATCAAGCTTTCTACATCTTCTAAGCAAAAGACTGTCATCTCTGATGGAAGTCAAGCAAGTGCCGAGATCTCAAAACTAGACAATCTTGAAGCTCCTGTGACTGAAATGAGCAAAACTGCTTCTCAACCTGTTGTTGAACTTCAAGATGATGTTTCTGCAAAGCTTAATGTGGCTCAAGAAGAACCAGAGATGACTCCTACTGAAGAACAAGACCTTGAGAACAAGCAAATCCTCCAAGTCATTGATGGTGGAGTAGAGTCTGCACAAGGTGCGATTGCTCTTGGTAAAGATAACTCTAAGATCAAAGTACTTCCAGGTGGTGTTGAATGGGACACCTCAAAGCATTGGTCAAAGAGAGCTAAGATTGCTCTCGAAATGTATGGAGATCAACCAGAAGTGATTCAAGAGATCATCAAAGTTGAAAGCAAGGGTGTTGTTGCTGCTATCGAGAAGGGTCTGGACAATTAAAAGTCATCCAGAGACTTCTTATCTTTAACAAATAGTAAGGCATGAAGATTCCAATAACTTCTTCATAGCTAAACTTTTTTAAAGACCTATCTTCTCGAAAAGAGCAACTGTCCTTAGTTAGCTTGAGAGATATTACGTCTGTATTAAGATCTAAGAATAGATCTACGTCTATCCCATGAATAGACCAAGAACGACCACACATATCATGAAAACCTTGATAGTGAGACATCTCAAAGAACTCTCCATCTATCTCTTTGTTTAAGTTAAAGAAAACATAAGCAAGTGACCTAAAAGGGTACTTCTTAGTATGATAGAGAACTTGATTATATAGTCTAATGGAATTCTCAATGTGAACTTCTCTTAGACCACCTTTAATAAAGCTAAGGTTCTTTGATGACACAGATTCCTCTTTTCACATTGTGTAAAACAGGGAAAAGTCGGTTGTCCATAATGATCAAAGAACCTAAAACTGAGGGGTCTTTTGGAAAAACCAAACCCTCTTTAACTATAACATCTTCAATGCCGACACCTGACATTCGTCCTAAGGCACTTTTCTCGTCAACTTGATGCACACCCCAATTTTCTTCCAAACCTCTCTCTAAGGTCATTTTAACCATTTCTGTGAGGACTTCTTCGATAGAGGATTCCTGCCCCCAAGTTAAGATGGTGTTTCTATTAGAAGGACTTTCAGCCCATCTTAAAAGGCCATCTTTACTACTGCCAACCAACAAAGGCTTACACATAGGGGGAACATCAACTTCCATAAACAAAGGAGTTTTCCCTTTTGACTTAAGTCTCACTATCTCTATCATCACTACTATCCTCTTGTTCTTCTGAAAGAACCCACAATAAAGCTGCTACATCTGGGTACTTAGATGCAATCTTGCCAATATCATTCTCTGATATTAGCTTTTCAAAATTAGTGTTAAACTCTATCTCTATTTCTTCCTTAGTTCTAGTAGGCTTGAAAAAAGGACAAGTGTTAGGAACAGAAGGGTCACATACAGTGCCTTCCCATTCCTTTGGCTTATCAGAGTCTAACAAGCATACATGAAATAAAGGTTCTGATGCAGAGCCTCTAACTAAACCAGAGTGCGTACAGTTGCAAGGCTTCTTACTTAGGTTGTTTCGAACAGCTTTTTGTAATAGGCGATGTTTAACTTGCTTAAGCTTATGCTTAACCGCACCTTTGGTTCTCATGTTATTCTCTTTAGCTTTGCACCTGATTTACTAGGGTATATTTTATATCCTATATCTGCACCCTCTGCAATTGTTGAGTCATGCGTAATACATAGTATATCCATGCCTAATCTCTCACAAAGAACCTTTAAAAAACTTACTAGAATCTCAGACCTAGAAGAATCCACAGCAGGGAAAGTTTCATCGAGAATTAGGAAAGGTCTCAAACCTCTCTTGAGGATAAGAGATATTCTTAGCAAAAGGCTTTGAATGGTTGCAACAGCACCACCAAACGCATCTAAGCCCTCTCCCTCTACCTCAATACCATCTTGACCCTTAAATGTCGTCTTGAGCTTAACAGAGACTTTACCTCTAACTTTGGTCACCTCTGCACTTAACCCAACATCTTGTTCTGGGAAGATGGCTTTCAGACCTTCTTCTAATAAGCTAACATAAGCCGAGACTCCTTGCTTCACTTCTTCCTCTGCTATCTTGTCTAAAATAGCTTTGGCCTCTGTTGTCTTCATTATCTGAAGCTCAAGCATTGAAGTTTCTGCTTCCAAAGAAGCAATTCTTTCAAGACAAGAACTTTGTAATGTTTTAAGACGATTGAAGCGAGAGTCGATATCCATATTAAACCATCCAGCCTACTACAGATACAGTTTCAAGACCACTAGGTTGAATGGCCTTAAATACCATATAACCCTTGTTGTTCTCTTGATTACAGCCAATGAAGATGTTCTCTGATAAAGACTCCATAGCACGAACCATATAAAGATAGTTGAAAGAGAAAGAATCAATACTTACATCTGAAGCTTCACTCTGTCTATCTTGATACATTTTCTCACCAGGATCTACAATCTCAACACCTTCCTCTGGAGTAGGAAGACTAGCTAAGTCTAAACTATAGCTTAGGCTACCTTTTCCACTTGAGGGTCTCATAGAAAGAGAAGGTGCTAGAATGTCACCCTCATCATTAAATGAAACTTTACAATCAGAGGTATCAGCACCTGCTCGTAAGAACTTGATTGCGGTGTTTAGGCTTGATTTAGTCACAGCCCACACCTTGTGAGGTGTCCAATCAAATGCTTCTGCATAGTTGATAACAACTTGAGGGAAAGTGTGAGGAAGATCTGTCAATCCAAACACAGCACCATTCTGAGCTTTAAAGAAGTAGCATTGTTCTCCAGAAAGAACCTCAATAAGACCTCCATCATTTGCTTTTAGGAACTTAGAAAGAGGTGCTAAGTCTTTTGTGTGAATCTTGAGATCAATACCATTAAGATCATCATGTCGAGCTACTGACATACCAAAACCATCACACCCATATGCTTTGCCATCACTGACATAAAGCATAGCAAGCTCTGGTCTTCGGTTTTCTTCTACTGACACATAACTCTTCAAAGAGTTAATTGCATCATAAAGAATGGAAGCCGAGATAGACTTCATAGAAGTCGCTTCCTCTAGCTTTGTAATCCAAGGTGGGAAACTGTCACTGTCTAGTGATGGAAGTGCAATCTCTCCTTTTTCAAGAGAAATAGAGACACCCCCCTCATCATCAGACTTGATCTCAAGGACACCAGATACAGCAGAGATGGCTTGCATGATACGCTTGCCCTCGACAGTAAAAGGGTCATCACCTGTGACAGTAGCTCCTACCAAAGGTACTTTGGTAAAAGTTCGAGGTAAAGTACAAGAAAGAACACTTGCATTAGTGCCTTCTTTAACAAAAACAAAGTGAGAAGTAATATCTGAGTTTGTACCAAGAGTGTTCTGTGACAAGCTCAGTGCTTCTTTAAGGTCTGGAGTAGAAATATTAATCTGCATTTCTGTTCCCTTTCTATATTCTATTTTCAATTCGAGTTAAGACTTCTTCTGCTTTCTTCAAAAGCTCACCAATAGTCTTAATGTGTTTTTCATGTTCTGATTTAAGTCTAGCGATCTCGTCATCTAAGGTAGAGGGGTCAATCCCTCTTTCCTTGAGCCTGGAATCAATTTTTGCAAGATTTTCTTTTGAGGTTTCTAGCTTACCAATAAGCCTTTCTTTTCTCCTCTCAAGATCATTCTTCTTTTCAAGGTAGTCTTTTACATCCATTAAAATTTACCTTTCCCTAAAGTAAAAGTGTTATTGCCATTATAGAATTTCTCCTCATCTTTAGGCTTTCTTTTTGCTGCGTTTCGCTTTCTTTGCTCTATGCGTGGCTCACACATATGCTGAAACGTACACATATTGCAATGCTTTGGTATAGGATTAGCTTCAAAAACTCCTCTATCAATGGCTCTATTCGTTTCAATAGCTTCTCTACCAAGTCTTTCAATGTCTTCTTCTGAAAGCGAAATTTCCACTAAACCTGTCCATGTTTCAGGATCTTGGTCTTTAGGTGGGTTAGACTTGGGGTATCTGAAATAGAAAAAGCCAAGTTTGTCTGGAACAAAGCCATACTCTAAACGAAAACAAAGTGCATACCACCTTAACTGATCTTCATCTTCATACTTCATAGGAGTAGAAGCATTTTTACCATCTAAGATATAGGTATTCCCTTCTTTGTCCTTGAATACAAGGTCTGCAATCCCACAAACTTTAAAAGACTTGTTGATCTGTGGTGTCATTCTTAGCTCTGACTCTGAGTAAGGACCTAAAAGCTTGTTAGTTTTAACAATCTCTAAAAAGTTCTTAACACCATTAGTACAGGTGTTTATCGCTTCATCCCTTGTTAAGTATGTCCAAAGAATGTATTGCTTCTTCTCTAACTCCTCAAACTCTTTTAGTGCAATATCTTCTAAGTCTGAAAGGAGTGTCTTAGGCTTTAAGTACATTTGATTGTTGTACATCAACTCCACTACCTTAGATAAGACTGAACCCATGAGCTGATGGTGTTCTGAAGCTCTGTTCTCATCTGGAATAGGCTTAGGCTTTCCAACCCCTGCACCTAAATCATGGTCAGGGTGACCTTTGTACCAAAGGTACTTTTGAGGACACTCTCGCATCATCTTTAAATGCGACCAATAAATATATCTCATACACGAAACTCCATTTTATAAATTACTTTACCAAGTTATATGAACTAACATACCCCACATTAAAAAAAGGAAGACCATGAAAAAATATACTTGCCAGCTATTTGAAATAATAAAAGGTAACCCTGACGAGAACTATGAATCAACCAAAGAAGAGTCTCAGGTTGAATCTGTGGAAACAGACGACTTTGCTGATGTTCTCTTGTTTATCAGAAAACACACCCAAGACAAGTGGTTTGCTAGAGGATGTGACCTCATAAGAGACAACAAACTTTGCTATACCTCTGGAGAAGAACTACAAGATGACCTCTATGGTACAGAGCTTTCCTACGAAATCAGAATAACAGAAAGCAACAGACCTCTGAGGGAGAGCCTTAAGTTCTTTACAAATAATGCTTTGTTCCTTATTTGATAATTTATTTATCTCTGACTACTCTTAAACAAAGAGAAAGAGAGATAACTATGTGGGACAATAATGATATATCATTTACTTCAAACTCAAAGACCTCTGGGATAGATGCTATCCTATCTACAAATATGATAGATCTTGTAGGTAGGAAAAATAAGAAAGAAGCTGCAACTTTTAAAGAGGGTTCTAGAGTAGTTGCTTTCACTAACAATGGCATTGTAATACCTGGTCAACTCCCATCTTCGGGTACTAAAGGAACAGTCGTCACTGTTGAAACTGTTAATGGACCTACTACTCATCTAGGAAATGAAATCTTTGTTAGATTTGATGGCAGAAACAAAATAGATAATGTACCTGCTGACTTCTTGAAGCTGGCAAGTATGAAAGTTTCCAACCTAGATGAACACTTCATCATATTAAGTGGTCCATCTCTTATGAGCCACATTGCATCTGGAGAGAACGCTTTAGTACACAAGTCTACTAAAGACCTTTGGAGTGTTAAGGTTTCTGAAGATGGGACTTATGATGTAGAAAGGCTCTTTGATGATGATGGCAACCCATTAAAGGTATGAGTGAATATAGCACAACTCAACCTGTGATACTTATTGGAGTCGAAAAAAAAGATCTTAAAGGTTTTAAAGAGATTCAGATAGTAGTTAAAGGTAAAACCTATACCTTTAGAGGTGATTTTACTATACAAATGATAAATGAATCTCTTAGATTCCAACTCCAGATTTCCCAAGAAGAGGATAAGTCTTAATCCAGAAATTTATTTCGAGGGCTAAGTTATCCCCATCTTTTCTGTAATCTACAACTTCAAAGTTATACTCTGTCTCGTCAAAGGGTTCATGTAACTCAAAACCATTCGGGATAACTATATCTTCCTCAGTGAACCCAAAGAAACGAGCTATATCTACATCCCTTTTATTCTCTAAAGTTTGTGAAAAGATTTCAGAAAGGGCTTCCAGAATCTTGGGCTTTGCCCTCCCTAAAAAGAAAGGCTCATCAATCTTGTAATAGTCTATCTCTGTTTTAAAAAAAAGATGAAGACTAAGACCTACAACAGGCAACTTGATAAAGTCATTGTAGTATGCAATCCCTTTTTCCGTGCCTGAATAAACAGACGCATAACCTTGAATAACCTTCTTTAACTTTACAGAAACCCTGTGGTGTCTTAGGGAGAAGTTTTTGTAGAGGTTAACGTATTCTTTCCCGATAAAGTTCTTTAGTATCTTTTCTTGCTTTGATGAAAGAGACATAATACTCCTTTTGATTCAGCCATTCACCAAAGAAAAGTATAAAAACACTACAAAAGATCTGCTGCAATGTCTGATAAAGTAGATCTTTCTGACTTGTGTAGACTAACACAACCAAATATAGACTGACCTTTCATCTTCTCTATTACATAAACAAGGCCATTAGAGTTCGTGTCTAAGTAAGGGTGGTCTACTTGGTAAGGGTCGCCTAATAATACAACCTTAGTACCCTCTGCTGCTCTGGTGATAATAGACTTAATCTCATGTTTTGTTAAGTTCTGAGCCTCATCTATAATCATGTAAGCTTGCTTTAAAGAGCGACCTCTTATTGAGTGTATCGGTTGAATCTCAATTTGATTCTTTTCAAGGAAAATCTCTTTTGATCCAGCTTCCATTCCCATAGGTGCAGTGTCCCACAAAGGATTAATCTGGTCTAAGTTATCAAAGAAGCTTTGCATCCAAGGCTCCATCTTCTCTGAGAGAGAACCAGGCAAGAAGCCGATACCCTTGCCAACATCAACAACAGGCTTAGATAACAAGATTCTATTATATAGGCTTGTTTGATCAAGAGCGGCTGCCAAAGCTAAAAAGGTCTTGCCTGTTCCTGCTTTACCCAAAAGGGATACAAGTTGAACCTCTGGATCAAGAAGCATATCTAAAGCAACTCTTTGCTCAAGGTTTCTTGGTTTAGCTTTAGAAGTGCTAACTTTATCTACAGGAAAGAGAGTCCAATCCTTATATTGAAAAGTGTGCTTCTTACCATTGAAGTCTGTAAACCACAAATACTCATTCTGAAATGCCTCGAAGTCTGAATCAAAAGGAATATTAACAGGACCTTCCCAATACGACTTAATCAAAGAAGTTGCAAATTCAGCATTTGGCATAAACTCCCTTAGACCTAAGGAATCATAGATGTTTGAAGAAATTGAGTCTGAAACATAGTCAGAGGTCTTAATATCATAAGACTCTGCGATAATCCTTAAGTTCACATCTTTAGAAACCAAAGTCAGGTTGTAGTGTTCGTTCTGGTAAATAGAGGTCTGTAAAATGAGTAAGTCCACATATCTTATTTGAGAAGCTCTGTCCAAAGACTTGATGTCAACAGCATCTTGATGTGTGACAATAATAACAGACTGGTCTTTTATGGCTTCGAGAATCAGATTTGAAGCTTGTCTAGCCAATGCACCAACATGAGCCTTCTCTCTTTTACTCATGTCCTTGAGAACATCCAATTCCATGACTACAAAAATAGGTATTAGAACTTGAACACCTTCTCCATAGCTTTTTATTGAAAGAGGGTCATGAATTAAAACACTCGTATCTAAAAGTACTGCTTCCTGCATAAATATACTCCTCAGAGAATTGTGGGGGTTGAGCTTCAACCTAAGCTCTCTTATTTAGAGCTCACAATCTAAGGAGTATTGCTCTCTTTATTTTATTTGTAGGCTTTATATTTATATAATACACATAGGAAATAAAAAAAAATATGAAAGGATTAAGCCATGACTAAAATATCTTCAGCAAGCTCGCTCACAAACGACCCAGCAGCATTTGCAGCTTGGGCTAGAACAGCTTTCCCAAAAGGAATGACTCCAGATGCCACTATCTCATATCTTTCAGGAGAAGGCGTATACATCAAACCTAAGGGAGAAAAGCGTTCCATTAGGAAAGGCCCTTTAGAGGTAGGTGAAGTTGTTAAAGTAAATGGAGATAAATGCACTCATCCTCTAAATAAGAAGAACTGTGGTGCACTCACACACTCACCAGAAAACCCTATTTATTGTGTGATCACTAAGATCCACAAACCAGAAGATTTAAAAGAGTCTTGTACTATTGAAGTTGCTCCAATTTCTTTACAAAATGGAAAGCCTGGAAACAAGTTCAGCTTTATCGCAGTAGATCCCGTTAAAATCAGTGGACTTACAAAAAAGCTAGAGAGTGCCCAGAGAAAGCTTAAAAGGTTCGAAGATAAGAACGATCAAGCTAAAGCTAACATTGAAAAAGCAAAGATCGAAGTACTCTTAAAGACTATTCGAGAGAAGAGCCTTAGCCCACATGATGGTGTTGGTCTATACAGAGCTTTTAAAAACATTGGAGCTTATTTGAGTTCAAATGCACCAAAACCTCTATATGCTATTGTCTATGACAAAGGTGGAAAAACTAAAGCACCTGCTGCAAGGAAAGATTTAACTTCAAGAATGTTAATGGAAAGAGAAAAGAAGACTTCTCTACATGGAAACTTCTCTGACTTAATGGAAGGAACTATTGGAGACTATTCAATTCTCTACTATGAGGGTAATATCATCTCAGCAGGATACAACAGCGACAATCAGTTCTATTTCTTAATTGAAGAAAGAGATGGTCGTGGGTTTACAACCATCAATCCTAGCGTAGGTAAGCTTTACTTCGTTTCTTCTTCTGCTGACATGCCTAGTGAAAAAGCATGGCATGAAGAGTTTAGAGCTAGACTAACTGACATTGTTGAAACAAGTGTAGATTCTTAATAAGTTATTTATAAATCCTCTTTGCAGTAAACACAGGCAGAGGGGATTTATAATGAGTTCAGCCGACCCTAAAAAAGTAGCTCAAAGATACCAAACCAGCAAAAGAGTAAAAACTGCTGGTGAAGTTCGCTTTATTAAAGATCATGGTGATGATTCTAATGCATGGGCTTGGGGACAACACCCTCCAAGTGGAAGGCTAATGGACCCAGAGCATAAGTTTAATAAAAAGTGCAGTAAAGATATGGCAAAAGTTTTGAGAGCAACACTCTCTTCTTTAGGCCACGCTATGAGTGCTTATTCTACTTTTGCAAAGATTAAGTCTAGAGACATATCTCCAGATGGGAATCTTGGGGGTAGAGGCTACATCATGGAAATAAAAGCCATGCGTAGACAATATATGAATATTGTAGAAGCCCTATCTGCTTTATCGGACACATTATATGATGAAGTCACAGCAGACCATTGGCAAATTGCTCAAGCAAAAGTCTTAGAGCAAGTAATGGAAGATATTGAAGATATCAAAGAAGACCCAGAAGCTTGGGCTTTGCAAGAGCAGGAAGAAAATGACACCCCTGTAGATGAAGATGGAAAACCTGTTCCTTCAAGAGACTATTTAAGTGATAGGAGTAAAAGATGAGTGAGAGTAAGCTACCAAATGGAGGATACTCCATGACCAATGGGTCTAACTATATGCTAGATGGCTTCCACTTTGACACAGACTACAATGATGGTGTCTTAGATGGTGCAAGGCTACCAGAAGCAAAGGGACTTTCTGGCCTACCTGAAGGAATGATTCCCAATGACAGCCCCTCTTTCTCTGATATTCCTTTAGGTATAAACACAAATACTGATTTGAACATTGAAGAAATCACAAGAGAAGCTGGTCAAAATATCAACTTAGTTGACCACTCTTGGTTAGCCAGTCAACCAGAACCCGATTTAGATGGACTTAGATCTCTCGAAGAAGTTCTTAAAGATATGGAAGAGGGCAAGTCAGGAAACCCTGAAGCTAACCAACTGATGACTCTACAAGACGCTTGGGGCTCTGCTTCTACTGATGGGATAAACATAATCCCTAATAGCAATAGAAAAAACATCCCTTACCAAAACTCTTACAGAAAAGACCAAAGCTCTTTACCTGGAGATGACTATAGACAAAAGCAAGAGAAGCTACACAGAAAGCTTGCTTATGGTCACTCTATGAAGAACCTACTCTCAGAAGTAGAGGGCAAAGATGTCTTAAGAACTAAGTCTAAGCTTGCTTCTGAATATGGGCTACATGGTCGTGTTTATATTAAAGAAGAACACTTCCCAGGTTTGTTCAATGGCAGATGGAACGAAGTCATCAATAAACGTTGTGCTACCTCTATGTACATCATTCCTAAAAACAAAGACTGTGCCTTTGACAGATTCTTAGGCATGGAAGTTGTTAAAGAAGTACCTTGGAATAAAGCTGCTAAAAGCTTGCTTCCTAAGCTCGAATCTTATGGGGTAAAGGTAGCATCTGGAAATTCAAAAGAGAGGCTTCAGAGTGCATTTATTGACTTAATTGAGGGTCGTGTAGCTAGAGAAGAAAAGTCTGCAACATGGTTTCCTCAGCAAATAGACCAAGCGAGCCTTATTTCTTTAGATCAAGCACAAGAAGAACTAAAGAATGCCAGAGAAGAAAACATATTTGTCGCATCTTATGAAGAAGTTGAACAAACAAAAATCGAGAAGAAGCTAGAAAGAATTGCACATGAACTTGTTGCACAGAACTTCTTAGACGAAGAACAAGTTTCAGCCATTGTAGATTCTGACAGAACAGCATCTCAAAAAATCGAAAGACTCTATATTGTAGCAAGTCAGCCTACAAAAATTTCTGAATATGAGGGTCAAGGTAAATCTGCTTCTTACCACAACATGAAGAAGAGACAGGTTCAAAGCAATGTCCTCATACCAAAGAAAGAAGACAGAGAACTTCAAAATAGGGAGTTACAAGCTGCCTTGAAAGTTTCAAAGCTCGTGAAAGCAGGGCTTGTCTCTTTTGAAGAAGTTGAGAAAGTTGTTAAGGGCAAGAATACTCCAGAAGAAAAGCTTGCTTCAGTAGTTAAGTACATTAAGAAGCCAAGTAAAACTGCATCTTATGGTGAGTACAACTTAACAGAACACCGAATGGTTAAAGATAGAAGCAAAGCTTTGGACTCTGTGCCAGACAGAGAGAAAAGAGCAAGTGCTAACCTTTGGAAAGAGGCACACTCTAAAGTTGAAAAGCTTCTTTCAACAGGTTTGCTAAGTCAAGATAACTATAAGAAGATTGAATCTATCAAAGACCCTAATGACTTTGTTAGAAAAGCTTTTGACCTTGCTTCAAGACCCTCAACCGCTACTCAATATGTTGGTGAGGAAACAGCACATGTGTTAGGCCAAAAGAAGTCTAACAAGATGTCAGCTTCTGAAATGAAAGTTGCTACATGGGTTAGGCAAAAGATCAGTGAAGGTGCTGCAGGTGAAGAGCTTGATATACTTCTTGCAACCAGATTTGACCAGAATGTACTTAATGAATATAGCTCAAGGATTGCCTCTATTAGAGAAGCACACGAAGGACTCTCTGGCCATGCCTATGTAGATGCAGATGCTTATATGTCAAAAGGAACAGAGGGCTGTGATAAAGGATCTTTGGTTCATAGAGCAAACCAGATACCTACTTTATTAAAAACAGCTAAGTGTGGGTCTTGTGTGTTTAATACAGGGGGTTCTTGTCAAAAGTACAACAAACAAATCATTGCATCTGTGACAGAGATAGTAGAAAGCCCTGCAACCTACCAAAAAGAGATGATCAGGTTAGCTAATGCAAGCGACAGTGAGAAGACAGCTTCTCTGTTTGTTAATAACTATGATGAGGGTGAGTTCAACCTAACCGCATCAGAAAATATTGAATTACAAGAAGATATGCCAAGCTCTGAAAAACTCGGTGGCATCCTTTTTGGTGGCTTTGAGATTTAAGGAGTAGAGATGTATTCTGGATATGGAAGAAGAATCAGCGTATCACCTAGATTTAAAATGCTAGTCGCTCACAGTCAAAAGTCTTCGGACCCTTCTAAAGGGGAAGCTGGAAACCCAGTTCCTACAAGACAGGTGTTTGAGTCTCAAGTTATAACAACACAACTTGGAACAGGTGTTCTTGCTAATGTTAAAGAAGCAGAAACCCTCTTAGTTCTCAAAGTAGAAACAACAGACTTTGGAAATGAGAACTTAGGAAATGCACCACCTTATTATCTTCAAGATCAAATCCAAATCTTTGGGAAGTCTTATATGCTTGAAGATAGGCTTACAGCTTTAAAAGCAGGTGAGTATTTCGGTAGGGCAGAGGGTGAAGGTGCTGGTAGCAAATTTGATGTAGCTGCAGATCTTAATGATGTCATAAACGATATGAAGATTGGACTAATATCAACTCTAGACCCTAATAACTTAAACCACCTGCACATTAAAAGTTCTGGAGTACTAGATGAAGTCTTTATCAAGATATATTCATTGTCTTACCTACTCTTGGCTGGCGACCCACCTTTCATATTAGAAGACAAGGATGGTAATGTATTATATGACCCAACTCTTACGGAGGGAGGCTCTTATATTAACCTGCTCCAGAATAAGAACTTCTCTCCTATGGAGATTTTATGAAAGATAAGTTGCCATGTCGATACCTATCCCTAAAGGTGCTACTAGAGTACAAGTAAGAAATGAATACGGAAAGTCAGTCTGGAAAAAGCCATCAGAGGTTTTGCCCACAGATAGCATCCAGATCAACCCAAAAACAGGTGAAGCATACGTTATGTTTGGTACGCCTGGATCTCCTAGCTCTTCACCTAGTGCCAACACTCAAAAGACAAACCCTTCTGTGAGCTTAAATAATCTTCAAGCTCGTAAAAAGAGCAAAGTCAGCTCTGACAAGGTTTTAGAGGAAACGAAAAAAGCACCAGAGTCAGAAAATGTCTTAACTCAAGTGCTTGTAGGTCTTGCTGAAGAGTCTGCCTCTCTTGCTTTTGAAAGAGAAGAAGCAGAGAGAAGGGGAGAAGCGACTTCACAAATCTCTCTCAGAAGAGTTAATGCCTTGAGAGCAGTTGGTGATACATGGCTCAAGAAAAAAGAGATCATGTCCTCTAAGTCGATAGATTTAGAATCAAAAGCTTTTAAAAAGCTATTTGGACACATTGCAGAGACTTTCAGAAAAGCATGTGACGAAGCTGGGGTTAGACCAGAGCTAGCTGAAAGTGTGTTTGCAACTTTTGGGGCTTTGGTAGATGACCCTGAATGGATTATTGATGCAAAGAAAGCAATGGAAAAGGATAAATAATGAGCTTATCCTCAGTAGCTATAAGTGCTAGTGCTAGGGCTGGGAAAAAATCAGAAAAAGATGCAGACATTATAGAGTTTGTAGAGTCTTCTTGGGGTCTAAAAATGACCCTATTTCCTGTACAGAGAGTTATACTCAAAGCACACTATGGCTTAGAGTTAGATGATGTCGAAACTTTCCAGATTTCTGATTGGACTAGAACCAAAGTTGAAACCCACACTGAAAAGTCTTACCTCAAAAAACTTTTTGATGAGGGAAGATGCAATATAGGAGAGGTCATACCTGGAAAACAAAGAAGGGAAATGATTCTCTCGATAGGTCGAAGATCTGGTAAATGCGTTACAGGAGATACTCTGATACCTACAGATAAAGGTTTGGTTCGTATAGATTCATTAGGAGACTCTTCCCTTGATGCACCTGAATACCAAAAAATATCAGTTAAGGTTGTACAAGAAGGTGGCAAAACTGCAAGAGCAGCTTACTTCTACAATGGTGGTATAAAACCTACTTTCAAATTGGAAACAGAATCAGGGTACACTTTAGAAGGAACTGGAAACCATAGAATCAAAGTCCTCGATAAGAACTTAAACATCTCTTGGAAATATCTTGAAAACCTAAAAGAGGGAGACATTACCTGCCTGAACCACAAAAGAAGTATATTCACTGACCAATATGTAAAGCTAAATGAATACACTAAAGACCTGAACCCAAATAAAAGATTTCCAGAGTATCTCACAAAAGATTGGGGTGAGATGTTAGGTATCTTGGCTGGAGATGGATCTTGGTCTGAAGAAAACTGTATTGTTGTGACAGTAGGAGATAACTCTTTTAAAGAAAACCTCATCTTAACCATGTTTTCCCTTTTTGGAAAGGTCGCTGAGATACCTCAAAAAAATAAGAACTGTAGTAAGATTGTCGTTTATGACAAGAACTTCAGAAAATTCCTGCACAATCTTGGCTGGAAGATTAAAGCAAAGTATAAAGATAAATGCATACCAGACATTATACTAAGATCACCAAGAGATGTTCAATGTGCTTTTATTAGAGGTCTTTTTGAAACAGATGGGTCTGTATCAAGAGACAGACGAGATGTCTCTTTCACAACAAAAAGCGAACTACTAGGTAAACAGGTTCAAACCTTGCTCTTGAGCTTAGGAGTGTTCTCATCTCGAAAAGAAACAATAAGAGATGGAAAGCCCTACTACAGAATCAGACTAAAGAAATGGGCTTCATACAGAATCTTCCACAAGGACATAGGCTTCATCTCAAAAGAGAAAAGAGAAAAGCTAGACTCCCTAGCTAAAAGGATGACCTCAACCCCAAAGAGTGGCGAAATAGGACTACCTCCTAGAATCAGCTCTTACTTAAATAGCCATGAAGACTTGGGTTTAAGACAGAAAAGCACAAGCTTTGAAAAGGTAAGAAGTATCATAAAAGAAGCGAAGATTTCAGAATCTTCTATCCTTAAGCTAAATGAGATCCTAGATAAAGATTACATATTTGAACCAGTTAGAAAAGTTGAAGAATCTGAGAGCCATGTCTTTGACTTGAATGTTCCAGATGGATCTATGTTTGTAGGTAATGGCTTTACGAACCACAACACAACAATCTCTGCTTGTATTGCTGCCTATGAGACATATAAACTTATTAAAAAAGAAAACCCTCAAAAGTTCTATGGCCTACCTGCTTCAAATAACATCCAGATTATATCAGTAGCGACCGATAAAGACCAAGCTGGACTTCTCTATCAAGAGGTGTCAGGACACTATCGAAACTGTGCATTTTTTGGCCCTTACACTGCAAATAACACTCTCTCATATGCAAGGTTTCAGACACCAGCAGATGTAGAGAAATATGGTAGGTATATCGAAGACCCCTCTGCAAAAGCAACGCTGAAAGTTACCTTTAGGTCTTGTGTCGCTAAAGGTCTTCGTGGTGCTGGTAATATATGCGTTATTCTTGACGAGGTTGCTCACTTTACAGAGACAGGTCAATCTGGTGCAGAAGAAGTTTATAACGCTGTCGTACCTTCGACATCTGCATATTCTGCTAAAGACCCAGAAGACCCCACAAAGCCAATTGGAGAGGTAGAGGGTAGGGTTATCCTTATTTCATCTCCTTTAGGCCGACAAGGGCTATTTTATAACTTATTTCAAATAGGTATGAGAGGTGGTGCGGCTGCTGATAATATCCTAGCTGTACAAGCACCGACTTGGGAAGTAAACCCCACAGTCCCTGCTCAAGAGTTTGAAAAGCATTACCTCAAAAACGCTGCTGTGTTCTTTACAGAGTATGGTGGTGAGTTTACAGATAGAACCAGAGGCTGGATTGAGAAAGAAGAAGACCTTTTAGCTTGTGTAGACCCAAGCCTATCTCCCAAGAGATCAGCACCAGCTAGAAAGCCACACTTTGTTGGAATCGACTTAGCTTTGGTTGGCGATGGTACTGCAATAGCAATAGGACACCTTGAAGACGATATGATAGTTCTTGACTTGGTAGATCAAATAAAAGCTGGTGAAGGCATCTACCATGATAAAGAGAGACTAGAGTTTGATGATGTTGCGGATTGGGTTCTTGAGTATTCTAAGAAGTTCTTCTTCACTGAAGGGATCTTTGACCAATGGGCTGGGATTCCTTTTCAACAAGCTCTCGAAAAGAGAGGGCTGAAACAACTGACTTCTGTCAACATGACTAAACAAATCACATCGAATATGTTCCAAAACTTTAAGGACATGATGTGGGATAAGAAGCTAAAGCTCTACAACAAGAAAGACCCTTATGTAGATGGTCACGAACCTTATATTGCAGAGCTTTTAGAGCTACAGCAAACAGTGCATTCAAAACACCTTATTACTGTGGAAGCACCGCAAACTGCTGGGAAACATGACGATATGTCTGATGCACTTGTTAGAATGATCTGGTTAGCTTCAAACAGTATGGGTAAAACCAGATACTTCGCACAAGGCTCAAGAGGTGGATCTCACCCTCTTGCTGGTGGGAAAAGCTTTGCTACAGGTGGTAGATACACAGGCAGAGGCGGATCTGATTCAAAGAGAATAGCACCTAAAAGATCTAGGTATGATCTCAGAGGGTCTATAAACGGAAGGTACGGAAAAAAATAGGCAAAAAAAAGGCAAAAGAATATCTCTGGACTAAGCAACTTACCTAGAGTAAATCTGCTTTAGTCTCTCTTTGAGATAGTCTTTTGCTTTCTTGTGTTCGTCTTCAAGGTTCTGTCGGCTCACTTCTCTTTCAATGAACTCTAAGACCTCTTGACTTTCCATGTTCTCCCTGAATCTCCTACGAGCTTCTTCAGCTTCTTCTGGAGTTCTATTTCGCAAGTTCTTAATCTTAATGTTTGCGATTGCTTGGGGAGATAGCTTTTTCTTTTCCATATTTCTTCCCCTAAAAAGAAAAGCCCCTACTATTAGTAGAGGCTGGACTATAACTGAAACCTATTAGGTCAAAGTATAGTTACTAATATACTAGCATAGATCAGTGATAATACTAATGACTAGAATGACAATAATTGTGTGAATAATCATTTAATTCTGAACCTCAAGAGCACTCATTAGTAGAACTGTATAGCTGGCTGTTAAAATAATGCTGTATAGTACAATCATAATATCCTCGTTTCTGTTTTGTGTTGTTATTTACTATTATTATCAATAGTAATGAGGGGGGGGTATATTTCTATAACCCCCAAGCATCTAAATAATGGGCGATCACCATCAAAATAATTATAGGTGAAGAAAACCACAGTGAGATGCAAAAAATATAGCCAAACATGAATAGGGAGCTAATAGGAAGCATCACCCAAGCATTGTCTAGGTTTTTAGAAATAAACCTGTCAAAAAAATTCATAAACCGCCTTGCCTTTTCTTATTTAGGTGAGTATATGGCGAAAAAACTAAAAGCTTTGAAAGGTTTCAGTTATGAGCTACATATACATCACAATGATATTTGTCTTTTATTCCCCATTCTTCTTTGGTGCAATAAAAGACCTACTGAAGTAAATTACTTCTTAGGTTGAGCAGGCTTACTAATGTTTGCCTTGCCTCGACAAATAGGCCCAAAGAAAAACTCGATAGAGTTGGGGTTCGTTAGCTTTCTAGCACACCTAGCACACCGAGACTGAGCGTAAATCTTGAGGTGTGGAGAGTTATCCATGTCCTCTTGAGTTGATTGCAATAACCAGCTTAGTGTCTCTTGTGCTAGGACTAACCGAGAGGTATTTACTGCTGAGGGTCGGAAGACACCAAAAGCGACAGTACCGATTCTCTCATAAACATCATTACCATCCATAACATATAGAGTTGTGGGATCAGTAAGGTAGTCACCTTTTGAACGAACAGACTTGAAAGTCATGTGTGTATTCAACCGACTATTACTTAGGGTGAATGTCCAAGACTTCTCTCTCTTGCTTGGAAGAGCGTTCCCATTCTCATCAACATTCTTGCCATAGAAAGGGGCTGAAATGTGGGCTGGGAGATTCTCAATTTTAACTTCAACTGTTTGAATTGCCATAATAAATAATCCTTTTCTAATTTAATCTGTATTTACTCTTATTATCAAATACAGACATGGGGGGATTATTTTTTTAACAATAGAATCTAGTCGATAAGCTCGAGTTTACCCCTGTTTATCCAAGCATCATTTACAACCTTAGGTACTCTGTGCTTATTTAAGTACTCAACAGTATCTGTAAGACCATTTTTGTATAGGACTCTATATAACTGCAAGATAAGCTCTGTGGGGTTGTATTTGTTAAAGGCTTTACGGGACATAGGTCTACTATCACATCTCTGTCTCAAAAGATAAAGATTGGTTTCGTGAGCACTTGCAATAGACATGAGGAAATCATCCATACCTAGAGTCAAGGCATCTCTTTCCTTAAGGATGTTATAAGAATGCTTGAATATGAACTGCAAAGCCTCCTCTACAAACAAAGCCCTTTTTATAGGGTCTTTTTCTCCCTTTATTTCAACAATAGGAAGCAACTTGTTTGCCATAAGTTGAGCTTGAGGAACAGGATCTAATGCTTCTGACCCAGCAGAAGCTGCAATCTTCTCTGCAAGAAGATCAATCTCTTCTACTAAAGAACTATAAATCCTATCCATCATTTCATGGTCTCCATAAAAATGACCACCTCTGACTTGCCAATGGCTAGTCCAATGAGACCAGTGAGCAGCTCTAAGGGTGCAGAGTACAAACTGTAATACTGCTAAATTACTTGCTTCTATAATCATTTATCTTTCTCTTTCTGTTTTTTCTGTTGGATTTTAGTTCGAGGGCCACCAAATTCCTTACGACTATAAGGCTTTGGCCTCTTTCTCCTGTTTTGTTGATACTTTATAGCCCTATTGGGGTTTCTATTATATCTTCTTTTAGCCCTGAGAGACTCTTTGTGCTTTTCACCTTTGGACATCCGTCTTCTTTTCTTATCATATTCAATACGGACTTGACCCTTCATCTTCTTCTGTCTATTTTTTTGAGGCATCAAAGACCTTACAGCAACTTTTATTAATTCACCATTGTCATCAACATCCCAGATCTCATCTATTTGAGCAGGCATCTGTTTAATCATCTTACTTTTCTTTAGCCCTTGAGTCTCAAAAGGAAGAACTTCACCTTCTGAGCTTTTTTTGTGCTTCTTGTAATACTGCTTACGATAGTCTTTTCTGTTCTTTCTAAAATTAGAGTCTGTCTTGATTCGTTTTCTATATAGCTTCCGTTGCCTATTTCTTTGTTGTACATTGGTTCTTCTCTTGCGAAGAGACTTTGTACTAGGTCGCATCCTAAGTCTGCGTTTGATTCTATAGTTGGTCTTACGCTTAGACTGACCAGCCACAACCTCACCATCTTCAACATCCCAGAATTCAGTATTTCCCACAATTCTGCGTTTAAGACCCGTAGAAGTAGACTGATCTATATAAGGATGTCCATAGTTCTCTCCTGGAACAGCACTAGATCGAGGTCTTTCGTGTAGTGCTTTACCCTCTGGTTGGTCTTTTAATGCACTTGGATCTTTCGGTGGTCTATTCTGTCCACCCTGACCACTAGAATCGGGCACAGTATTAAATCCTTTCGGTGCTGCCCTGTCTTCCGTTCTCCCCTCTGGGTGTCCACTAGGTAAAGGTAGAACTCTGTCTCTCTGAGGCTTACCGTCTTCATAATCTGCTCTTGTCTTTTCGGGGTTAGTGTCATTATTTATTTGATCTTGTCTGGTCTTAGTCACCCATGTCTTCACACCAGCTAAATCTTGTGCAGGTTGAGAACCAGCTTGTTTTAAAGACTGAGGTATGACCCTCGCTGAACCACTACCACTGTTATTCACATACCCTCTGTCTATAACATTTGTAGGTCTAGGTTGATTGTGAAGATCTTTATACTTCAGATTAGGAGAATCTGGAGAAGGTCTGCCTATATTCCTTGCTGAATCCCCATTAGGCAAAGAACTGTGGTCATTTACACCATCGGGGTTCTCATCCTTACCATGACTTCCTTGATTTAAACTTGTTAAAGAATCTGGTGGAGATACTTCTCTAAAGAAGTCTGCTTTCTTTCCTAGCTTCTTATTCTCATAAAGAACAGTAGCGAGTAGTTTACCTGCCTTGTTGTCTGAAGGGTAATGGACACCTCTATCTACTCTCGATTGTTCAACCATCCTGGCTATATTTAATAAACCCTCTCTCAGGAGAGGGTATTTATCAGCAAGTAAGAGAGCAGCATAGTAAGCCTGAGCTGTGTGTCCACTAGGGTAGCTAGGTGTCTGTGCAGACTCTAAGTAGTCATACTTAAATGGAATACCATGTTTGCTAGCTAGAACATTAGGCCTTGAGACATTGAAGAAGCTTTTATGAATAACTATACTTCCCAGAATCCCATCCATCATAGATTTGATGTTAACAGGTGACTCAACATGACCATGTTCTAGTAAGAGATTTGAAAAAAGATGTTCTGAACTTGAATCTAAAGCGTCCTGCAACTCTGGAGCATTATATCTATTTTCATACTGATACGATACTTCAGAAAGCTCTCGGAGGTGTTCTTCTTCAGAGGGTGGGGGTGGGATTAAGATAGAACTACTTGCCACCTTTTTTATGGAGTACAGAGCTACACCCATTCTCTTTCTCAAAGGAACATTGCTATTAAATCTAGAGTATTGGTTTGAATACCCTATGTTCAGGTCTACCCTATAACTCCCCCCATTTATCGCATAGTAAAGGGAAATGTTAGTTGCAGAAGGGTCATACCTATTTATTGAAGCAGATTCTAAAGAAAACCTTCTGATATTGAACTGATTTTGAAGCCTAGACTCGACTTTATCCAAAACAAGGCTCAAGAACTCTGTAATCTTCTTGTCTTGATCTTCTGCATAGAAAGCTAAAAGGTGTAAGATAGCTTTTTTCAGCTTCGATACAGCCCTAGAGTTTCTAGTAATCCCTAGAGCAGACTTCTTGTCTAAAACTTCTTTAGCTTCCTCAGAAAAGGTAGGAGTGTTAGTAGGCTTCTTTCCACCACTCTCTTGTTTTTTCTTGTTCTTAGCGAGTTCTGCTCTGTCTTTTTTTGCCATATCATGAGCTTTTTCTCTTGGCATACATTTGAGGGGCTTTTTTCCATTCTCTGTAATGGATGACCACTCTGGGTCACTAGATATCCCACATGGGCCAACAATGTCACCTGGTTCATATGTCTTCTTAGATCCATCTTCTTTAGTTATTGTTTTCTTAACAGGAGTTATAGAAACCCAATCACCCCATGTTGCTCTTTCATCAGGTTTACCACCACCATGCCCTGCAAACCATGTATCAAGACCACCTTCACCTGTGTTCTTTTTTTTAGGGTCATCTCTTTTGACAGCTTTTTTGGACATAACTACCTCCTGTGTTTTAAGGCAGACCATTAAAAAACTACAAAACAGAAACTAGTCTTTCCTAAAGACAACGATGAAGCTAGAGTTTTGGTTTGTGTAAAACTTACTAGGGTATCCCTGTAGAAAAAGACTTCTCTGATTACTCTGATCCCAAACAATAAGGTCATGGTATTTAAAACCTGCTGCCTCTCCAACCTTAGCTAAGTCAGAATGGAAGTCTACATAAGGAATGCCATTCTTCGTGTCTCTATAATCTTTAACAACCCAAGCACCATAACCTCCACTCTTTGTCTTCTTGAGGATAAGACTTAGGAGACCCTGTGCCTCTTTTAAGAACTCATCATAAGGTAAGTTCCCAAAGTCTTCTTTCGATGTAGAATACTGACGAACCGATGAGTTATTCTTGTTCTTTATAATAGAGTCCTTGTGTACCTTAGCCCTGTCCTCTAAAGACTTCTGGATAAAGTCAGCGTAAGGTGGGGAAGTCACTGTAAGTTGAACAGACTCATCTTTTAAGTAGTTGTCCAAGTTCATACAGTTATCGTTATATAGCTTTACATCACATGTGCTGAACATTGAATACTCTGAGTTAACTCTCTTTTGAGCAAACTCAAAGAACTCTGGGTTAAGTTCAATACCAACAGCATCTCTGTTCTTAAATATGGCAGACATTAAGGAAGTACCTGTACCCAAAAAAGGATCGAAAACTAAATCGCCTTCTTTTGAATACATGGAGATAAGCCTATCAGTTAGGCTTTTAGGGTAAGTTGCTCCATGTTCTGCTTCTTCTTTTGTTCTTGGTGGTTGAAAGACATCAGACCAGACATTCCTGCTATTGAGAACCCACTCTTTAGCAGACATACCATTGAATGTGCTAGACCTCTGTCTATCGTCTTTCTCTAAGTCCCCTGAATCTGTGTCCGCTTCCGAAACTTTATTCTGGACTAAGTTATTCAAAGAAGAAAGAGCCATTGTAATCTTTTGGACTCTGGAATTATCCAAGCTAAGATTTTGAATATCCCATTCTAAACTTTTGATCTTAAAAACGATCTCTTCGACTGTCATATATTTTCTCCATGTATCTGTTTACAACATTATACAATAGAGATTCTTCAGTACTCGATTTCTTGTAGCAGTTCTTATAAGGTCTACAAGATGCCTTTTCTGAAAAGCCCATCTCATCACAGGTCTTAGATTCACAGTGTTCTTTGTCCCACTTGCGAGGCTCTTTGAACTCTGAGCTTTCTTTCTTCCACTTGCCACCTAGTCTTTTGTACTGAGCCAAAGCCCAGCCATTGGCATAAGCAGATGGGAATACTTTAAACCCTGAACCATTGTTGACAGGGTTCACAGTTTCTTTGCCCCTAGAAACAGGTGTCTTTCTCTCACCTTTTGCTAGGGATTGAATTTCAGACCAGAGCTTTTTGTCTACAGGAACATTCTTACTCATAACTTATAACCACCTTAAAAATAATCATATTTGAAGTAGAACTTCTTATAAACTTTCTATAAAGATCTTTAAGCCCACCATAGCTGAAAGTGATTTTTAAGATGTACATAGTTAAATTTGAAAACAAGAGCCTTACCTTCCAATCTTACTTGGAAGCTATCCTTTTTTCCAGAAACCTAAGAAAGGCATTCAGTATTGAAAAGATCTGAGCGTATAAAAGAAAAAATATCAATCATGTCTGTGCTTAGTGGATATGGTTATGATGTTATCAACGTTGAGAAAGAACAACAGTTCCGTTGTGACTTGCATGGTGATGGTTCAGACAACGCACCTAGTGCCAGAGCATACCCAGAGTCTAACTCATGGTATTGCTTTGCCTGTGGTAAAACGAGAGACTCTATATCTACTGTTATGGAGATAGAGGGAGTTGAGTTTAATAAAGCCTGTTATCTATTAGAGTCCAAGTACAACTTGACTCCTTGGGTATATAAAAAGAAAGAAGACATCTTTGAAGAAACAAGCCAAGATGCAGTTTCTGACATTGATATATTGAAGAAAAGAACTGAAATGACCATCAGTTATAAAATGAAAGATATACCTTTAGAAGATTCCCTTAAGCTCTGGGAAGCTTTTAATATGCTTTCCTCTCACCCCGAACCAAAAATGGGTCAGTGGAAAAAATTGTACTTAAAAGTTGTAGAGTCTTGATATAGTTTTTATCTCCTCTAGTATAATAAAGGAGGAGATATGACTAAAAAAAGATATGAATTCAGAGAGCAAGAAAGAGCAGATCTTAGGATTATAAAAAAGATCTTCACTATCTATGGCTTTTCTAAGCCTTCACAAGATGTTCTGGAGAAGGTATCTCTGGTATATCAAAAAAAAGGTGGGTCTTGGGCTGCCTTTTTTGAAGGAAACCCAGATCATATTGTTTTACTTAAAAAAATAATTAAGAGCTATCTGAAAGCAATTAAGAAAAGGAAGAGCAAATGAGTGAGGAAGATATTATTGGGAAAGTTCAATCAAGATCAAAAGCAACCACTAGAAAGTTTGATCTCAAAGATATGAAGTCCAGAGTCAAAGTTGCTATGACTACAAATGGAACTATGATGGGCTCTGGGGGAAACTTCTACAGTCCTGAATTGTCTACCGACTTTTTAGAACTACCCCAAAGCCAAGATGAGCAAAGAAACTATTTTAGATTCTTCTATAGAACAGACCCCTTTGTTGGTCAAGCTGTTGACCTGCACACTGAATTGCCTCTTAGTAAAATCAGACTTGGATTACCAAAAGCTAGAAACCATGAAATGGCCAATGAAGCACTCAGATTCTGTGAGAAGTGGGCTAAAAGAACAGGTCTCTTGCACAGACTCATAGAAATCCTCCATGAATACAATCTCTTAGGTGAAGTTTTTGTGTTCTGTGAAGATAATAACCCTGATATGCCTAAGTCTGTTACACATAAAGAACGAAATGTACTTAGGGAAGATGGCAGTGCTGCAACAGAGTGGGAAGAATACTCGGATTCAAATGTTAGAGCTTACAGATGGCTCAAGAAGAACTACAAAGGCTGGACAGGTCTAAGAGTCCTACCTCCAGAGCAAGTTCATATGGAAAGCTTTCCTTTCACAAGTGAAAAAATTATAGAGCTTATACCTGACAGTAAGACTAAAGACATTGTAGAAAGAGCAACTTTACAAGACCCCTCTGCATTAAGGGTTGTAGAGTCAATGCCTGAAGATGTTGTAGAAGCAATTAGAGAAGGTAGAAACATCAGACTAAACACAGATCCAGATCAAGGGTCTTTTGTTTACTACATGGCTCGTAAGAAATCTCAATATGAACCCAGAGGACACTCAATGCTTGAGCGTTGTTTAAGGATCTTGGTTTACAGAGACAAACTCAGACAGGCACAAACCTCTATCGCTTCAAGACACATGACACCTATTCGACTTGTCTATGCAGAGGATATGGATGCTGCTGATGTTGAAGCATTGAGAGAACAAGTAGACATTGCTCTCCAAGACCCAGACTACTCAATCATTGCCAACTTCCAAGTTTCTTGGGAAGAGATGGGTGCTGATTCTCGTCTGCTTGAACTCTCTGGTGAGTATGATATGACAGACCGACAAATGTATGCTGGTCTTGGTGTCACAGAGTCTCTTCTATCTGGAGAGTCAAGCTATTCTGGAGATAGAATCAATCTTGAAGTCATCAATACACGTTATATGCTTATGAGAGAAGTCCTCCAAGAAATGGTAGAGGAAAATATCCTAAAGCCTATGTGTAAGCGTATGGGCTTCATCGAAGAAGATGAAGATGGGGAAGAGATAGTTCTACACCCAACCCTTAGCTTTACTCGCCTTGGGCTTCGAGACAACCAAGATACATTTGATGCTCTGTTCAACCTTTACCAAAAAGGTTCTTTGGACATTGATGTTATCTTAGAGCTTCTTAATGTAGACCCCATCTCTACCAAAGCTAAGTTGGAAAGAGACATGTGGACTCTTAACGATTCTCAGTTTAACGAGGTACTTAGAGGTATCTATGGTGAAGCTGGTCGTATGCTTGCTGAGAACACTGAAGTTATTGAAACAATAGCTAAGAATCTATCTCTCAAATACAGCAAGCCTGCTGAAGAGGGTGGCAGGTTCTAAAGTAAGCCCTTAAGTGCTCTGATCTTGTTGCTTAAGGTTCTTGCTCCTGTGTGGAACAAGAAATCCTTTGCATTTATGATTATCGAACTTCGGAAAAAGGTTTCACCACCATTTTCTAGTGAATAAACATAGATGTCTACCCAGATTCTTGGGGGGTATGCTGCATTAGGTTTATCCTCAAAGTTCATCTTATGTAGTACTTTAGCTACTTTGAAGTTTGAGTAGTTAGCTGAATCTCTCCTCTCATAAAGAGGGTCTTTTGATTCAAGCTGTTCTGCTAGCTCATCTGCTCTATTTGAGTATTCATTGATCAACTTAATAAGTTGAGCCTTACTCATCTTTTTAGACTTGCTAGGTGGTTGAGGAATGCTAGCATATTGGTCATGTTGGTATTCTACTTCTATCATTTTTCAGTCCTTTATCTTTTCTATGTGTTATAGAATTTTAGATAAAGAAACTAATAAAATACTAACCCTGACAGCTCATACATTCATCAATGTCATAATCCTTCAATGCCTTACGCTCAATCTTCTCACTAACCTTGTCAGCAACTACACCTGCATTGGTTCGGAGATAATACAGACCCTTGAGCTTCTTCTTCCATGCTGAAAGGTGAACAGCGTTCACATAGTTCTTGTCTGAACCAGCAGGGAAGAACAAGTTTACAGATTGACCCTGACAGACCCACTCCTGTCTTACAGAAGCGTGTTCCACTATCCACATCTGGTCAATCTCAAATGCTGTCTTAAAAGTATTTTTCTCAAAGTCACTTAAATACTCTAAATGTTGCACAGAACCTTGAGCTAAAATAATAGACTGAACCTGTGAGTCAATCCACTCTTGCTTATCTTCTTCTGGACTATGCTTTTCAAGCACAGCCATTAGATGCTTATTAAACTGAAGAAAAGAACCTGCTCTGGTTCTATGTGTGAAAGCATTTGACTTCCAAGGTTCAATGCTTGGGCTTGTATCAAGAATAATAGCTGAGTTAGCATTTGGAGCAATAGCAAGCAGGTGGCTATTTCTCATGCCAGATCCAATACCATCAAGATACTCACCTTTGATTTCTGCTAGACGCTTTGAAGAAGCAACTGCCCTTTCCTTAATGGTTGAGTAAATCTTACGATTAGCTGAAACAGCAAAGACAGACTCAAAGGGAAGACCCTTCTTTTGGAGGTAAGCATGGAAACCCATAGTACCCAGACCCAAAGACCTTTCTCTCTTGGCACTGTAGATAGCTTTCCCTAACTGAGGGGGAGCATTCTCAATGAAGTACTGTAAAACATCATCAAGAAACTCAATCAAGTCTTCAACAATAGTTGTGTCTTTCCACTCATCAAACATCTCCACATTAAGGCTTGAAAGGCAACAAACAGCAGACCTACCTTTACCTGTTGGGAGATGAATTTCATTACAGTTGCCTGTAAGAACACCATTAAACACCCCCATGTGTCTCTTCGGTTCGTTGAAACAATAAGTGTCTGCATCCTGTGACTTAGAGACACTAAGGACACGAACAAACCTTGAAGCTGACCTTTGTGGCTTGTGCTCCTTCAAGACTAGACGATGAGTTTCCAAGCCCAATCCAAGTAGCTTTTGAGTATCGTTAGAGTTGATTAAGATCCTCCATGCTTCCTTACAACGATACTCACCACCCCTCTCCGAGCCAAAGTTTACCGTTCTCTCAGGCATGAAGTCTGACACTCTGGGCTGAACTCCAAGTGTATTTAACATGAGACACAGATCGGTGAGAAAGTCTCGATTTGTAGACGCAAGCTGTAAGCTTTGATTTAGCCCATTCCTAGCCACGCAACCATCTGCATCTAAGAGTCCCGAGAGCCACTTTAAGCGAGTGCTTAAGGACATACCAAGAGGCACTTCGTACTTTGCTTTGATTTCGGACTTGTCATGGAGAACTGAAAACCGATCCGATTTAGAACCTGTGTGGACTCGACAAAGAGGTGTGGCGACCCTGTCAAGTAATGCCTTCTTCTTACCGTAAAGATAAGATATTGGTTGATGGAGGTGGTTGTATGTCCCGTCTCCTGTGAAGAACCCACAAGAATAAGCGTTCTCCCAATCGCCCCTACCCTCAACCACAGGCATCTCAAACTTCAAGAGCTTTGTGGAAGTGGTTAAATCTTTGGCCTCTGCCACATGACCCTTATGGTCATAAAACTTGTGATAAGGTGTTGTGTAAAGAGTAGTCCCATTGTCAAGAACAACCTCAAGGATCTCTTGATCTTCTCCTGTTTGGACAACGGTGGTCATAGACCATTCTTTTCCGTTCCAAACCTCAACATCTTGATTATCCAAAGATGAGATCTGGAAATAACCATCACGAGTAAGTACTTGTGTGTCACCTCGAACACAAAGGTTTGAACCATGAATCTTCAAGCCCTTATCTTTGAGAGGTTGAGGTAGGTGTCGGTTCGCCTCGTCAATGAAGTTAAGATAAGGTTCTCCTGTCCTAAAGCGAACCTCAAGGATTCTTTGCCAAAGCTCACGAGCATCTACTGTATTACGAACAGTCTTGTCCTTAGGGTCTACAAGATCCCACTTATCACCAGCCATAACTGCACTCATGAACTCATCAGTCAGATTTACTGCATTGTTAAGATTAAAACATTTCCTAGCTGGGTCTCCACCTGTTGGCAATCTCAAGTTCAAGAACTCAATAATGTCTGGGTGACTCACATCCATATATGCTGCATAAGAACCCTTTCGAGTTAATCCTTGTCTGTATGCAACCATATCTGAATCAACAGTCTTTAAGAAAGGAATAGGACCAGGAGATTTCTTGCTCACTGAACGAACATGATCCCAATGGCCTCCTACTCCACCACCCATCACAGACATCCATCTTAATTCTTCCGTGTGTTCAATCAACCCTTCTACTGTGTCTTCTACATACGAGAGAAAGCAAGAAATAGGCATACCTGAACTTTCAGCATTAGATAGAATTGGAGAGCTAAACATAAACCAGCCCTTACAAGCATACTCATATATTCTTTGAGCCAACTCCTTGTTCGGTGTGTATGCAAAAGAGGCTCTTTTAAAAGCATCTTCAACAGAAGCATCACTATCTTTCATGTAATAAGATTTCAACAAAGAATTTGCGTGGTCTGAGAATTGAACCTTCATTTCATATCCTTCGCCCACTATAACCTTGTGGGCTTCATTTAAATGTTTCTTAAGATTTCTGACTTGAATTTGCTCCAAGGGTTTCGTGAACCTTTCAGAACAGAATTCTCTGAGTTATATAGAGACTCTATTAAAAGAATAATTCTTTCAAGACCCAATGACTCAACTTGAGGCTTTAATATATTTTGTACCAACCAAGGGTTCTTTCCTAAATCATTTGCAATCTGATCGGGTGTATATTTTTCTGCAAGCAAAACACCTACGTCAAATAACTGTCTTAAAGTGTAGAACAAAAGACCATTACAAACAGCCATCGTTTGATCTGTTGAACTACTCTTTTCTATCTTGGCACATACCTTAAGAAATCTTCTCGAGTCTCTGCTTATGATAGAGTCAATCAAATCAGAAGACTCTGGCCCTGTCAAATCCCCCAAGTTCCCTGCAATGGTTCGTGGAGTAATATCTTCCCCCTCGCTTGACATGACATATTTCAAGACCTCAAATCGAAGGACACCAAGATCTGTACCTACTTTTGAAACAACAGCCTTTGAAAGATCTTTCGAAATCTTCTTCCCGTGCCTTTCTACATAGTCTGATACAAACTTAGCACACCAATCTAATTTCTGATTGTCGTATTTAGGCTCTGTAAAACATTGAGACATATAGCCTGTTAACATCTTCGGCAATTTATCCTTGTCATAACATACAAGAACCTCACAACCCCTTGTATCTTTCAAGTAAGCACTAAGACCTTTAACTTTCATAGGGTTCTTAACAAAAACTAAAATAGGGCTTGTGTCAAACAAACCAGAGCTGAAACACTCTTCCAGAGAGAGTTCACTCTTTGGGGAAAGATCTCTGACTTCATAACCATTCGCTCTGTATTCTTCAAGAATCTCTTGAGATCTAATCTGGATATAACTCTTTGAGTTCCCATGTAAAACCATTACTGACATTTCAGACCCCCTAAAAAGAATCCATACAAGGCTATTTGACTTACTCTAGGTCTTCTTAAAACCATCTTCAGATCTTCTGTATACAAATCTACTTCTTTCTTATCTAAAACAACTTCCACATAAGCTTCAAGAAAAGCTCTGTATTGACCTGTATCGACTTTTCTTAGTGAATCCGATACAACCACTAGGTTTTTCTCTAAAAGTCCTTTTAAGAGCGTTTCTGCTAACTGATATAGTTCATGTTGACCTACAAACTGATAATGAAACTGTTCACCACAGCGTGATCTAATAGTTGGAGGAACAGAACCATAATCTCTAGCCCACAGAATTAACTCTGGAGAACCCTCAAGAGGTTCTTCTATTCTTTTCAACAGAATATCTAAAGTTGAGGGATTAGCTTCATCAAGAGGACCAGCAACTATTACAGGATTCCTAATAGGCCATACTTGTGAATAAGTAGCTACAAGATCTCTCACAGCATCTGCTTTTAAATCCTTATAAGGTGGCTTAACAAGATTCTTATCTTCTAGCAGCTCTCCTAAAGCTGTTTCTACTCCACTCCCATGATGTATAACAATCATCAATCTCTCTCCTTTTATTTTTCTTTGTTCAACCCCTCTTATAAATTTTCTTGCACTCAGCATGAATTATTGTATAAAGAGAACCAGCCCTCTCAACTCTTACAGGTAGAGAGGTAGGTAATACCTACTAGGTGGGATAAGCTACTTGTTAGTACGCACCTAGCTATCAAATAACTGTTCATACGCTATGAAGGCTTATAGGTATCCTCTAAAAATAAACTTTAGAGGATATGCTTTCTGGGAGAAGGTTAGTCTCATTACTCCGTTGAGATATCTGATAGGCAACTATCTCTAACTAGTCTCTTCTAGTATCTACAAAGATAACATTACTTAAGTATATATCTATTAGAGGATGTAAGACTCTAATAGTTTGAGTAAAGGTTAGTAAGATACTTGTATCGTCTAAGGTTTACGAAAAAAAAGAAAACATAATCTAGTTCTTCTTCTACAACTAATCATATAACACATACCAATACTAATATAGCTTCAGCTAATAGTAGTAGTTCTAATACAACTCATACAACAAATGGTTTTACAAATATGATAACAACAACTATTCCTAAAGATAGTCTTCTAAAACGTATAGAATCTGATTCTATGACTAAAGATTTCTTTAACTCCCTTAAGAATGAATTAAGAAAAGTAAGTCTTCCTGTGTATAGGAAAGACTTACATGAGAGATTGATTCAAGTAGTTACTCAATCTCTGAATGATAGAGCATATGGTTTGATTGCTCATCAAAAAGATGAAATAGATCTGGAAGAAAATAAAGATACTGCATGGCAAGATGTAAAAGTTTATGTAGGAGAAATAGAAACAGATGTTGTTGAGTTAGCTCTCAACTACCTGTTGATGATTCCTCAAGAAATAAACTACTTGCTAAACTACTACGTTAAAGGTGCTGATGAGTATTCTATCAAAGATGAGTTAATAGAATCACTGAAAGCTATCCCTGTAGATAAAACTCCTTATGAAGATCTGGTTGATCTACCTGCTATTAGTTGGGTGAGTACAAGCAACTCTTCTCTGTATGTTAAATCTGCAATTGCTTTCTCTGATAGTAATGAGTCTTTTCAAACCAAAAGTGGATACAAGTTTTCTGCGAACGAATCAAAAGTAGGTGGTGTCCTGATTGTTAACTTTGAAAAGATGAATGGTCAGGAATGGGAAGTTTCAAAAGATCACTTTGAAAGGTATTTAGGAACTAGAAATCCTATTGCTGTTCATCTAGTATCTGAACCAAATCATGAAAGTACCTTTTCTCTTGCTAGACTGTATGCAAAAGATATGTCAGATCTGAAAGAGAAGATAGAGTTTATTCAACTCGGACTCGGAGAGAGTCTTGGTTTCGAGTTTGATATTAGTGTTGATAGAAACTACTCTTTCAAAGCAGAGACTTCTGATAGCTTCAATCTGGAACTCTCCAGAATGGGAGAAGCTATGGATATAGGGATTAAGACTCTTCTGTATGCAAGATCAAAAGAAGTCACTACTAAGAAAACTAGAGTGGCCTCAAGAAAGAAAAACGCTCAAACACCTTTCTATGGAAAAGTGAAGAAATCAAATGGTGAATACTATAAGATCACATATATCTCTGGAGGTGAGCCAGAATGGGCTTCTTCTGTTAAGAGAAATAGAAAAGAAGTAGACCCCAGATATTATTCTTCACACTATAGGAGAGTGTGGGTACTTAAAGAGTACTTAGATACCCATGAAATTCCTGATTGCCAAGTCTTAGATCATGATTCAGCAAAAGGCAGAAGAAACAAATATGGGGATTTGGTTTATAAGGAACGATTTAGAATAGCGATTAAAGTAGAGGGGTCAGACCCTGTTTTGACTGTAAAGAGGCTTAAGTGAATTTTATGACATATGCGATTCTTGTATTGCTTGTTATCTTAATCTTATTGGTAACAAGTGCTGTTGTTTTTTGCTTCATGGTTTTACACCAGCATCACAAGTATATAAACGGCAAATATTACAGCAGAGAAGAAGATTAAATTAAGAGGAGTCCAAGTCAATCCTATAATACACATAGAATAATGAGAAAGGATATTGATTTGGATAACTTAAAAACAAAAATTGAAACGATTCGAGAAAAAGGTAAGATTACGCAGATCACTGCAAGTCGTATAGTGAAAGTACCCCGTAATGGTGGTGATGTTTTCTTATCTATGGTGTCAAACTATGACGAGGGTCTCTCAACAGATGAAGCAAGGATTGCTTCAAACCTGTTGTCTTTAGAAGTTAATGTGCTAGCTTTTAGACAAGCCTGTGCATCAGGTATTATTTCTGTTAATGAAATGAACGAAGCGGTTGCAGGAACTAAAGCCAACTACAAACAACTCTTGCTTGCAGGAGAAAAGTAATGATGATGGAGAGAGCTATGATTACACAAGAGTACATTGATCGCATATATACAAAACTATCTGAAATGGATGTACAGCTAGATGCTGACCCTATTGAGTTTGGTCCAAGTAGACTAAACTATAAAGTTAGTGAAGTTAGAGGATTTCTCTCTGCCACAGAGAAGATCTTTATGGAAGTAAGTCATAACCAGCAAAAGCTAAAGAGATCTCTGCTTGTAAAGCAAACTGAATATACTCTCGAGCAGACTCAGCTTATTGCAAATGACCCTCATGTTAGGTCTGGTAGAAGTCAAAAAGAACGTGAAGCTCTAGCAGCTACTCGACTAGTACATATTCAAAGTAAGATTAATGACTTTAGTCTCTCTGTACACGACCTTGAAGACCTGCTTGTTGTTATCAAAGCAAAAAGGTCAGACTTAAAAGACATTCAAGGCCGACTCAGAGATCAGCTTAAGCTTTGCCAAGAGCAAATTGCTTTAGGTCAACGATGGGGGTCTAAGTCGTTTAATATTAACCGAGAATCAAGCACTGGCTTAAATGATATTATAGATAACTTTGTTTCTCAGGGAGTTGAAAAAGAAGAAAATACCTCTGGAGAGGAGATTGTCAATCTTCTATCTTCTACCAAGAGAAAAGAACTACCTACAAATAACACCGCATCTATTGCTGTGATTGAAAAGATTTCATTAGATAAGGTCAACACAAATGTTGATGATGTAAACCTAGATGAATTATTTGATGAATGGACATAATTTATGCTTGCCATCACCCTATAATGAGTGTAGATTACTTCTTGTTGTAGTAGGAAGAGTTAGAAAAGGTAGAGAGGCTTCACAGCCCTCTGCCTTTTTTTATGTCTAAAAAAAACTCAAAATTTAAATCTGGCTTTAGGGATTTAATTTCATTGAGGAATAATGTAAGGATAATGATCTAGCTTCTGCTAGACCTTATATTGATTTTGCTAGTATTGTTACCAACTCTAAAGTGCAAGAATATTGTTTCAAAGATTTAGAGTTATTAGCACACAGGTAAGATGCCTTTAAAGGCAGTATTAAGCAGCTTTGTTTTGAGCTGTGTTCATCAAAAGGAAAAGATATATGTCAGGATTAACAAGTTTCAGTAAAGCATTTAAACCATTCCAATACCCTTGGGCTATGCAGATCAGTGAAGAACATGAAAAAATCCATTGGGGTACTTGGGAAGCAAAGCTTCAAGATGATGTAAACCAATGGAAAGGTCAAGGTCTTACAGACCAAGAAAGAGATTTCATTACTCAAATCCTAAGAATCTTCACCCAGAGTGATGTTGCAGTCGGTGGCAACTACTGTGATGTTTTTATTAAAGAGTTTAAGAACAATGAGATTAGGAATATGCTTCTCTCTTTCGCAAATAGAGAGGGTACTCACCAGAGAGCATATGCTTTACTTAATGATACTCTGGGTCTTGCAGAAAAAGAATACTCCGCATTTCTCAAGTTTGATGAGATGCGTGAGAAGATTGAATTCATGACAGAAGCTCCTGAGGGTCTGGGGAAGGCCACTCACCTTGCATTTGAACTTGCACGTTCTGTCTGCAATGAGGGCATGAGTCTCTTCTCTGCTTTTGTTATGCTGCTCAACTTCCAACGCTTTGGGAAGATGAAAGGCATGTGTGAGATTGTTGAATGGAGCATTAGAGATGAAAGCACTCATGTAGAAGGTATGACTAAGCTCTTTCAGGAATACTGCAAGGAACACCCCAGAGTTGTGACAGATAAGCTCAAGAGCTACATCTACACAAACTATGAAAAAGCCGTTGAGCTTGAGGATGCTCTTGTAGATCTTGTTTTCCAAGGTGTAGAACTTCAAGGTCTCACCTCTCAAGAGGTTAAGACTTATGTTCGATACCTTGCAGATAGAAGACTCCTACAACTCGGACTCAAACCTGTCTTCGGTCAGAAAAATAATCCCCTAAAATGGCTCGATTGGGTCGTAAGTGGTGATAGCTTTAAGAACTTCTTTGAGGGGGTTGTCTCAGATTATTCAAATAATGGTCTTTCGGGCGAGTGGGATTGGGATAAAATCACAGCATAGTGGGCATTTTAGGATTGACTAAATCTTAGCACTCAAGTACACTTTTCAATAAATACTTTGAAAGGGCATTTGAGATGGCTAAAGGTTATTATGTTTATCGTCAGTTTAACAAGAGGACAGGCGAGTATTACATCGGCAAGGGTACTTACTCTGATCGAGATCCAGATGGAAGTAAGTATCAAGGCTCTGGCATCTTGCTTTTGCGTAAGATGAAAGCTCACCCTAATGAGTTTGAGAAAGAAATCTTAAAGGAGTTTGATGAGGAGAGTGAAGCTTACGCTTATGAGGCAGATATTGTGGGCGAGAAGTATATCGGTGGTGATGACCACGACCCACTTTGTTTGAACATGAACAGTGGGGGTATGGGTTCTTCATCTAACGCTTTGAAGCATTATTGCTCGGACTCTATCGTTAGGATGGAGATGAGTGAGAGGACGAAATCCTTATGGGAGGATGAGGGCTATCGTGAGAAGGTTCTTGCTTCAAGAGAGGGAGAAGCACGACAGAGGTGGCATGAGTCTTATACTAAGACTATAAAGGACCCCTCGTTTAAGAAGAAGCAAAGAGATGTTATGTATGACAATATCGAGTGGAAAGGTAAATGTAGGGACGGAAATATGAAACCGATCAAGGTAGAGAAAGACGGAGTTGAGATCGAGATACCAAGAGAGCAGTTAGCGGAGTACTTTAGGCTGGGTTGGTCGCTTTGCTCTAAGGGTGTTGTGAACATTCACCATATGGACATTGGGATATATAGTTGTGGTCAGCATGATGTGGTGAAGCATCTTGTTTTGGAGCATGGGTTCAAGTTTGGAACTCACTATGACTTAGAGAGGGTCAACTATGATGTGATCTCTAAGTTAGAGGGTGTTCGGGAGGCCAAGTCTAAGGGTCAGATGGGGAATTGGTCTTTGAAGCCTGTGAAGTTGATTAACTTAGAGGGTGAGGTAGAGCTTGTGCCTCGTGAGGTTTACTTGGACAAGTTAGAGGAGGGCTATACCTTTAAGAGTGCGAACTTACAGGTGAGAAACCACACTCTCAAGCAGACTTGCATCTTAGGCAAGGGTAAGGCTAAGAGTTTGTTGCTGAAGAGGGGAGATTGGGAGCTTGGCAGCAAGCGAGGTTATGAAGCTGTGAGTACCAAGTCCCTATAAGAAAATTCTTATTTCCCTTTCTTCCCACCCTTTGAGCCACCACTCTTAGAGCTTCCACCACCCTTTGAGCCACCACTCTTAGAGCTTCCACTGCTCTTTGAGCCACCACTGCTCTTTGAGCTTCCACTGCTCTTTGAGCTTCCACCCTGATGACCACTTCCTGCGAGTCCGTTCCAACGAGCCATAGGGCTTTGGGCGACAGCAACTGACGAGATGAACATAAAAAGAGTTGCGATAAGAATAGTTTTCTTCATGTCTGATTCCTTTGAGGAAAGTTTTACATATTTCAAATCTAAGTACTCAACAAGTTAGTGTCAAGTGTTTCGGTATTCGTAAGTGGTAGATTGTTTATTCAATCTTAAATGTAAGTTCTTACAGAAGATTCCCCATTAATCGCTCAGTTCTTTGATTGCATGACTCAGTGCAACCTTGGGATTGGTCAAATATCTCGGCATAGTGGGCATTTATTTTTCCTACTTTGTAGTCTATTTATATAAAAATAGTATATAAGAAACAATAGAATAGGAGAAACTATTATGGGTGCACAATCATTTATCGAAGTTGGCTATGGGTCAGATGCTCGAAAAGTATTTAATTCCCTTGTGGAGGATGCAAGGTATGAGTATGGAAGCAGAGGCTATACTGGAACTATTGCTGAAAAAGACAGTTTTGTCATGGCTACTAGTCAAGTTATGACTGAAGAACAAGCTCATCAGTATGCTGAGGATAATAATTTTAAAATTACAAAGTGGGATCCCGCTAGTTGTGTAGCTTTCGCTGAAAAAAAAGTGCTTGTTGAAAAGGACTTTGAAGTGAAAGTTAAAGCTAAAGATGGGAATGAAGCACGAAGGATTGTCGAAGAGAAGATGAAACTCAAAAGAAAAAGAGCAGGAGCTATCCTTGAGGTTGAGATTTCTTGGAGGGATGGTGTTGTTCTGACAACACCAGCAGGGAAAAGGAAGATTGTAACACATAAACCAACAGGTGATGTTTACTTTGTGAGGTCTAGTAACACCTCTGAGAAGTTTTCTACAAAGAAAGAAGCTGTTGCTCGTTTGAAAGAGCTTATGCAAGTTACAAACAGAATAGACCCAGACGAAGTTATTCGTATTTTAAAGGTTCAAGACCAAGGAGGTATGTCTTATCAAGATTCCTCTAAACTTGCTACCTACACTGTAAGAGGTAAATTGGTTCAAAGTAAGTTAAGCAACAAGACCAAAGGCTTTGTTTTCTTTGGCTGGGCTTCTAGTTAATAACCTCTTTATGGCATCTCCTTATTGAATAAAAGAAGAGGAGAGATCATGGACAGCATCGCAAACCTTGAAAGTCGTATTGCCAGATTAGAGAAGCAAGCTTTTTTCTTTGGTGGGAATAAAAACAAAGCGTACTTCAGGTACAAGCACATTAGAACATTCCTTAGAAAAAATATGGGGGATGGGGTTTATTTCCCAAATACAACAAACTTGCTTCTAAGACCATTAGGAGGCACGGGTGTACCTACTAGGGTCACTAAGAATGAGAAGCTCTATGTCAAGAAAAATGAGTTTGCTAGAGCTATTAAAAACAAAGAGCCTATAAAAATATATTCAGATAGGCTTGACGAAAGCTGGCTTCTGGAATGGAAAGTTAAAGGGATGTTCCATAGCCCATTCTTTAATTTTGAATGGAATGGCTAGCATAAGATTTTTAACAATTTCTTCATTTTTTAGATAATAGCCTTATTACCAGCAAGCGGAGGTTAAGTTTTTTCACCCCCCCTCTCTGGACAGATAACTTTAAGTAGATTAAATTATTAAGAAAGGTTTTTAAAATGAAAGATGGTCAGACAATTATTTTTTGTGTGTTCTTCCTAATGTCTCTTGCGACCTTTATGTATGGTCTTTTAAGAGATGATATTAGACTCCTCATTGGCTTCTTCATGATGTACTTGTGTGTTGCTTCTGTATCAGAGATGCAAGAGCACAAAACATACATTTGTGAAGGCATTGATGGAGTCCAGACAGCAAAAAACACTTCAAAGAAGAGATGGACACTATCTAATGGAGAGTCATACCACAGCATTGACTTCCATAAAAAGTGTAAGAGAACAAGTCCTCCAACAAACTAATTAAAAGTTCTATGTTGGTATCTTTTTAAGCCCTGCTTCCCTTAACTGGGAAGTGGGGCTTTTTTGTCTGGGGGGTTTAGGTATAATATATAAGTGTAGCATGTTATTATAGGAGAAATTAATGTGGATAGTACCAAAGAACTTAAACACCTATCACTCTGTGCAGGTTATGGGGGAATCGACATCGGACTTAAAAAAGCTCTCGGAGATGTCAGAACAATCACTTATGTGGAGATCGAAAGCTTCCCAATCTGCAACTTGGTTGCAAAGATGGAAAAAGGGTTTATTGAGCCAGCACCTATCTGGTCGAATCTTAAAACCCTCGACTGGGAAATCTTTCGTGGAAAAGTGGATATCTTGTCAGGAGGCTTCCCTTGTCAGCCCTTTAGTTCAGCAGGAAAAAGAAAAGCAGACTCAGACCCAAGACACCTCTTCCCACATATCATCAGAGGAGTTAAAGTATCTCAACCTTCCGTTATTTTCCTTGAGAATGTCGAAGGAATCCTCTCAGCAGAACTCAAATCAGATGATTGGTCAGATCCAAAAGGAACATCGGTTTTGCTCCATGTTCTTAGAGAATTGGAGAGGGTGGGTTACGAAGCAACGGCAGGTATATTCTCAGCGAGAGAAGTCGGTGCTCCACATAGAAGGAAGCGAGTCTTCATTCTTGGTATTAAAAGAGGTACCGAAAGAGAAAGCTTGGAATGGGTCAATGGACTCCTTGACCGAAACCGAGACACAAGTGGCTCTATATACCCATCCTCAAGAGGAAGAGACCAATACTCATGGGAGCCTCCAAGAGTCACTCTGGGGGACTCCCAATACTCTCGATCATCTAGACCAGAGGAGCGACGAGGCATTGAGAAGACTAGCAAGAGCAGGGGGGAGGAAAAGACGCTCCCATCCAGGCAATCTACGGGAGCAGGTGAACCCTCACGCAATAGAGATATATCAGGATCTCCTGAAGGAGACTCAAGAGAAGGAAGCGAGCATCCCTTTATATGGGTGGCCAACTCCAACAACGCAGGAAATACACCACAAAGAGATAACTCTGACAATGACGGGTCGAAGGAAAGCGAAAGGGGTGGGGGAGTCACACTCTCTGAACTTCGCAGATCGTGTGAGCATGGGCAAGGACGCTGCAATGAAGTTGAACCCGAGGTGGGTAGAGACCTTGATGGGGCTTCCAATAGGGTGGGTGCAACCAAGCTGTACGAGTCCTTTGATAATAGAACGGATGAGCTCAGAATGCTTGGAAATGGAGTTGTTCCAGATACTGCAAGAAGAGCCTTCGTTGATTTATGGAGAGAATTGGTCAACTCCTCCAGCTTCACAGAGGGGTGAGAACCTACGTCATTATATCTCAAGAATGAAGAGTCGCTTAGAGCAGGGCAAAGAGACCTTCGCACCTACTCTACAGGTTCAAGTTGAAGCTGAGGAGAGGGGTGTAGATATAGAGGAATCTATATGGGCAACCCCTAACACTATGGATTCCTTACCTTTAAGGTCTGATGAAGCACTAAGAAGACAAGCGAATACAACGAGGAAAGGCAGATCAGCACCTTCAAACTTAAGGGAACAAGTAAACGAAAATAGCTGCGAAATATATAAAGAAGAAAGACTAAAGCTAGATGAGAAAGGTCAAGTATCCTTATTTTAAATCTATATTTGAAATATATCTAGATATTTCATCTAGGCTCATGTCTTCCCAATCAATTTTAACATACTTAATGTCAGAGGGTAAGAAAGAGGGGAGTGAGTCTATTTCTTTCTTGAGCCTAACCAAGTAATCTTCTGAAATAGAAGTCTCAAAACCTCTCCCCCTTTTACTAATCCTGTCCATTGCTTTATAGACAGGTACATCAAGGTGTATACACAAGTCTACTTTAGGGACATGGTTTGTTAAAACTTTTGAATGGCTCAAATAAGACTCATACTCTTCTTCTGTCAGAGTACCATCTTCTCTTAGTATGTTTGCAAAGCAAAGGTCACCCCAGATAGACCTGTCTAAGATGATGTTCTCTGGAAGGTGCTTTGAGTATCTGTCGTAGAGGAAATGCATTTGAAGAGTGTAAGCCCATCTCTCTGGGTCTGAATAGAACTTTGAGAGAAAAGGATTATCATCAACAGACTCATACATTGGGTTTAGCTTATGTATTCTTGCAAACTCCGTTGTGAATGTGCTTTTGCCTACTCCAATCAACCCCTCTACAATAACTCTCATGCAGCCTCCTGTTTAAAATATATTACGTTTATAGTCTATTTATACCTACGCTGTCCTTTATAATCTTTAACAAAAGGAAAAAGCAATGAGACATTTAACGGCATCAGAGAAAATTGCAATTCTTGAGAACAGAGTTGCTCAACTTGAAAAGCAAGCCATTCTTGATGAAATGAGACAACAGGTTTCAGAAGGCCTTCAAGCTTTCAAAGGTGTTCAAAGTAAAGTAGGTCAAGTTTTCAAGAAAGCAGGCGGTCCAAAAAGAGTTGCAAAAGAGTATGGTCGTGTTTCAAAGACACCTGAGTTTAAAAAAGCTTTAGCTGCACTTCGTAAGGAAGTAGGTTCTAATCCTGTAAAGCAAGTTAAGTTTATTCTTGAAGAGAGAAATAACGCTCAGAGAAGAATGGCTTCAATGAATCGTGTAAGCTTTGACTTGATGGAGTTTATTTTAAACCCAGAGATTCTTATTGTTGCTTGCCTTCTTGTAGGTTCTATTGTTGTATGGGTGCTTAATGTGACAGGTATTAAGAAGCTAGGTTCTCAAAACAAAGAAGCTTTCTTTGATGTCTCAATTGGAACTGCTTTCTGGATGAGTTTAGTGACATTTATTGTTGGCTGGTTCATGGGCAAGTCTGGAAGCTAACATGAAGATCTTAACAGCATCAGAGAAAATCGCTATCCTTGAGGACAAGGTGGCAATGCTTGAGATAGATTTAATCACTTCAAAACACTTTAAAAAGTTTGTGAGGATTAAAGAAAGAGTCTCAGATGTATTTCATAGTGCAGGAAAGAAGAATATCCTTAAGCACTTCCCATCAGTCACTCGATCTTCTGGTTTTAAAAAGTATCTTAAAATGGTTAAAGCCAAAGCTGGTTCAAACCCTGTAAATCAGATTGAATATATTTTAGATAGCCATAAAACCAAAGTAGCAGCTCCACTCTCTGACTTTGACTTAGTTGCAATAGGATACTACTTGCCTGAGATTACTATGTTAGCTATTGCTACTTTAGCTGTTGTAGTTATTTTCTTGCAGACTATTTTTAAGTCTATCTTTGGTGGCTTCTTGAAATTAAAGCAACTCATCCTCAAGGTATTTGATTATTTCTCTTAGAGGTGAAAAATAATTTCACTCCTTATTCATATATTGTATAAGACCTATGAGCAAAGGGAAAGCAGATAGTTCTGAAAACCCAAAGCTCTTTTTTTAAACATATAACGTAAGGAGACAATGATGTCATTTTCATCATTCACACTAGGAGGGTCTACTCCCTCTGAGCTTTCAACTGAAGGTACTGAACTTAAGCCCAAGAAGGGTGACAACTATCGAGTTTCTTTTGTGGCATTGCCAGGTCTAAAAGAAGGTAATCTACAATTTGTAGATGCTGATGGTAATGAGACTAACCCAGAGCTTATCCCTATTACTTCAATGTGGGGTGGTAAAGGTGTTGGTAAGTTCCTTGTAAGTGAACCACGATTCGCTAAGATTCCTGGGATCCCTGCAAATCGAGATGGCTCTCCTGCAAAGGCAAGTACAAAAGCGTATACAACTCTTGTCCTTTGGCCTTTAGACCATAAGGGTCAAGTTGATATGAACCGAGTTCAGAATGGCGAGTTTGAAGTAAAGTCTTACGGCTTTACTAAGACTAAATTTGCACAACTTGGTGCACTTGTTCGAGATTATCCTTTCTCACAGCATGATCTAAGTATTTCTGTTACTAATGATATGCACCAAATGACTTTTACACCTCGTAAAGAGAGCTTGTTGAAAACTCTTTCAGAGAAGAAGCCAGAACTCTTTAACAGCATTGTAAAACGAGCACAGTTTGTGCATAGCACTATCCAAGACTCTGTAAATGTTTACACTTATGAGGAGCTTGTTGAGAAGTTCTCTTCAAATAACAGCTCTGTTGGTAGCCCAGCTACTAATAACAGTGGTTTCCAAGCATCTTTTGATGCAGATGACATCCTAGAGGATATGCTCTAAGCTATAAACTCTGGTTTCGTCAAGTAGGTGTTTCGCCTACGCTCTAAGGGCTGGCTTCCATTTGTTTGGGGTCAGCCCTTTTTTTTATTATTTATATACACACACTCTATGTAGACAAAACCAACTTAAAGAAAGAGATAGAAATGTCAAAAAATAAATATCCACTCCCATATAATCTCAATGAATATAAATACAGGAAGCCATCAAAGGACGAAATGGAACTAAGAAAGATAATCAGGAAACAGTACAATAAGAAGATCCCAAAGGAGCAGACCTTCTATGATTTGACTAGGGAAGATGATTACTATTTGGATTCTACGAAATATTATTCTCATGACTATCTTGAGAATATGGATGACTCTATCGGTGGTGTGACAGGGAAGCATGACATCAAAAATTATGAATTTGAAGGTGGCAAGTTTACAAATAATCTGTTTGAGGGATCAGATCTTGAAAAGGTCACATTTAGAAGAATGCGACTTAAGAATACTCATTTCTTAAACTGTATTTTGTCTGAATGTAATTTTTATCAAACATCCGATTCTAAAGGGTCTTTCGTAGATTCTTTTATTTTAGCTTGTGTTTTTAAAGACTACACAGCTTACATGACAGACTTTAAGGGTGCTAGACTTCAATCAGTCAGATTTGAGAGATGCGACCTTAGAAAAGCAAGGAATTTAAAACTATTAAATAAAGACGTATTATCTAATAAACAGATAAGTAATTTGCTTGACCAGGAACTTAGTAGAGGAGACAGACTCCACTTTGAGAAGCTTCTTCTTACAAAGATCTAAGACCCTATATTTTTTTGTATTCTAAACTTAGAAAGAAACAAGATGAAAGATAAAATACAATCCCTTGAGATCAGAATCGCCAGACTTGAAAAAGCATCTTCAATCCCATTCAACCAATTGGAAAAAGAAATGGATAAGGTTTTTTATAGAGAGTATAAATTTCTAAATAAAATCTACATGGGAGGTAAGATTACTAAAGAAGAATTCGATGCAGCCTTGTCTAAATTAGAAAAGAAACAAGAAATAGCTCTTACTGATTCATTCTCAAATAAAGAATATGAAGCAGAAGAAAATATAGGACTGAAAATTGATGGCAAGAGCTTTGAAAAAGTAAAGTTCATAAGCCAGCGTTTTAAAGACAACTATTTCATTAACTGTGACTTTCTCCAATGTCAGTTCATAGGTGTTCATTACTCTAAAGGCTCTCTAAAGAACAGTATCTTTGCAAGTTGTGTTTTCAGGAACACTACATTCTGGATGACAGACTTCACAGGTGTTAGGCTTATCTCTGGTCGATTCGACAACTGCGACTTCTCTAAAGCAAAGAATTTAAGAAAGATAGAGAATCAAGAAGCTCTGACTGAGAAGCAGATAAAGAACCTGCTTGAGCAGAAACTAAACAGAGGAGACAGACTCCACTTTGAGAGGCTTCTTCTTACAAAGATCTAAGGTCTTTGTAGTCTATTTATACTCCACCTAAAATAGTCTTATTGGTTTTTTCGCCAGATGAGTCTAATAGAGCTGATTATTGCATTTCCAACATCTACCCTACTCATATAGGGATTGTTGTGGTTAATAGATGGATTCTTGAGGACTGTGTTAATATCTACCTCAACAGCACCATCTGTTGGTATGGCTGTGTTCCTAACGATGATCAATCCTCCATCTTGAGACCTCTTTCTTTCAAGAGTGATTTCAATTGAGCCTATTTCTTTATGTTCAAAATTAAGAACTCTGCTCCATGCCTTGCCTTTACCAAACTTCATAATGTCTGAATCTTGTAAGGATTCAAATCCAAGCTCTATCATTAAATCATCAGTGAATTTAGCCCACCTTTCAAACCATCTTTCTGGGGTACTTTTATTACAGGAGTACCAACGAGGCAGTTTCTTTATAGACCTTTTACCATTAACTATTTCCGTTATATTCATTGCTTTTTTGACTTTTCTATCCAAAATTTTCTGATTGTCTCAATCATTGAACTTCCCACATCTATCCTGCTCATGTATGGGGAAGAATTAGGGTTTAGTTTACAATTAGCGACTGTGTTAATTTCTACCTCAATGGTAAAATCATCTCCTGCATTAATAACGTCTTTAATGGTGATAATCCCACCTTCTTGAACTCTTTTCCTTTCAAAATAGAAAGAGAGTTCTCCTATATCTTTGTGTTCAAAAATAACGTATTGACTATATCCAATACCTTTTAACTTTACAGTTCCTGTATCTTTTTGAACTTTAAACCCAAGCTCTACCATTAAATGGCAGGTGAAAGTAATCCACCTTTCAAACCAGCTTTCTGGAGTGCTTTTTTGAAGACAATACCAATGAGGTAGTTTCTTTATAGACCTTTTACCATTAACTATTTTCGTTAGATTCATTGCTCTTACTTTCTAAAAATCTTTTAAACTCTTCCCTGTGTTCCTCATACTCTTTGAACAAGGCATATTCTTCCTGACCCATTGCGTCTTTTGACCAATAGATACCTTTTTTGTCTCTGGATATAACTCTCTCGCTCTGGGCATTCTTTGCAGAGTCTTTATCTTCAAATACATCATTTGAGGTAAGGTAGCTCCAATGACCATCTTTTTTGTTCATAGGTACTACATGAAGCCCAAAGCTGACCTCTTGGATTTCAACATGGACTAATTTTCCATCTGGATAGATAGCCCACATAAGATCACCCTCTCTGGGTGCGTAATCTGCTCTGTGGCTGTTTTCTTTGATAGATTTAGGTCTAGTGGCAGAAGTCTTGAGAATATTCCCTGAAAGATAATCTGAGGGCTTATATCCCTTAGAATCTCTTTTCTCATTAGCAGGTGGTTTAGGTTCTTCTACAATAGGCTTCTCAGAAGATAAGAAGTCCAGAATAGGAGCTTTATCAGCAAGAGAGAGAATCTCTTTATCTCCATACATATCTTTTTTGAAGTATTGGTTCTTATAGCCATACTCCAAGATCGCTGTCCATCTTGCATTGCCCATCTTCTTGATTTCTAAAGAAGCACAAGCAGCCTTTTTCCAATGGTCTACTTTTTTCCTCTTCGACCCTTTACGAGCATTGTCTTTCTTAATTGCCTCTACAATGGCTTCACAAGCAATTTTCTGTTCCATTTAGTTTATCCTTTGTCTCTGTATATATCATTTCTTATATGATTCAGAGAGTAGAAAAGGACAAATAAAGTATTAGAGGAATCTTCTGTTATATGCTTGAGCTAATCTGGTCATGCCAATACCACCACCAAAACGCTCAAAGAAATCGTTTGATAGATACTCATTAAGTTCTGCTTCTACACGCTCTTTGCCAAACTTCTCAAATAGAAGCTCTGCATATTCACCATCAGAAATTGTGTAGAAGTCCTCTTTCATTTCTTCAACACTTACTGCTCTCTCTGCTGAACCTATGGTTTCAATACCATCAATAAGAACATCTACTTTCTTGTAGTGTTCTTTTGTCCCATCATGTCTTCTCATATTCCAGAAAGGGCTGGTTCTTCTAGGGAAATCTTTTAGGATAGTAGAAGCAGAATGGTCTTTGCAGATTTGCTCCTCATGCTCATTCTCTAAAATAGAAACACCATACTTTGCACTCATGTCCTCATAGTCTACTTCAATAGACTTCTCACCAAGTAAAAACTCAACAAAGTCGATTTCAAACTGAATAAGGTCTTCCTGATTACCCTTCATTTCAAACTCAAGCATTGGGAAGATCTTTTCATGACGACCTGGTATAGGGTTTGGCTCATTTCTGTATGATGTGGAGACACAAAAAAACCCAACTTGTGTCGGGTTTTTTAACAATTCATGCTCAAGCCACATTTGACCAGTCTGGGGAAGAGGCCAAATAATGTTATCATATTCAAAAGTTCTGACTGTTTTTGGATCTTCGCAAGCAGCGAGAATAGAAAGTCTTGATTGAACAGGTACTTCGATAAGTCCTTTTGATAGGAAGAACTCTCGAGCTTTTAATAAAGTGTGGTGGTATCCGAATGTATCTAACATACAATTCCTTTCTTTGTGGGGATTATATGGTCAATGACCATATAGGTGATTTTATATATAGTCTATAAAAAGCTAATACCTTATTTATAAAACCCTCAAAAAAAAAGGAGTATCGGACTATGAGAAAAAATTCACATAAGCATTTCAATTTCAGCAATCCCTCACATGATAAATCTATAGTGTATTATGTACCTGTCATAACCTATCAAATTATAAAGGGGAGTAAGGTAGAGCTGTCTAGAGAAGTAGAGAAATTTGAATTCGACAGCTATGATGATGCTTCTACCCATTTTGAAGACCTCAATGAAGATTTCTACAACAAAGAAGAAGAGTCTTCTCAGGAATGGGTTGACCAAGTAAAAAACTCAACTGTCTTTGAAGCAATTTTCTATGATTTCGACAATGCGAGTGAGAGAAAAGAAAGAAAGAGAGACAGTGGTGAAGTTAGTGGAGAAATATTTGAAGATACCTATTTTTCACACTCTTTGGGTCTTGAAAATTCTTTCCAGAGAGCTGAGAGGTTAAAGGAGAGAGGTGGTTCTTTTGAGTTTGTGAACTGTCACTTTAAAAGCTGTAGGTTCGGGACATTAGGCTCAAGCTTCACACTCATCTTCAAGAACTGTACTTTTAAAGATACAAAAATGGGTGATGTTAATTGTGACCAGCTTAGAATTCAATCAGAGGGCAGTTTTTATTTTGAGGGAGGTACATTCTGTGCCCACATTAAAAACTATAATCTTAATGGCTTTGAGTTTAAAAATACATATTTCCCTAGATCCTTTTCTTTATCAGGTCGAAATGTAAATGGTCTTAAAGGAATAGACCCCTACAGAATCTTTCAAATGAGAGATGTTAAGGGCATGACTGATGAGATGAGGGAGATTGCAAAAAAGCAAAAAGGAAACAGAGTTACTGAGATTAAAGGAAAAGTTGCTAAGATTATACTTCGAGTAAAAAAAGACCCCTCTATGATCTCTAACTCAAAACTAAAAGAGTCTCTAAGAATTGTTAACTCTTGGATTGTTGAAATGAAGAAAGTACTTGGGAAGGATATCAGAAAAGAATCAGCTTTCTTCTTAGAGGTCGAAGCCTTTAAGCAAACTGTAGAGTTCGCAAGCAATGTTCTAAAAAGAGAAGATGAGATTAAAAGTTCAAGGTCTATAAGGCAGGTCAAAGACCTCTTAATAGATCTTGATAGTATGTCAAAAAATTCAGAATCTAGAAACCCAAGCCTTACAGCTAAGGTGGATGAAATTAAAGAATTTGCTAAAACAAAAATCGAAGAGTTGAAAAAAGAAGAGGGTAGCTTATTGGATAGGCTCTTTAGAAGAAGAAAGTCTTCTATACAAAGAGTTGTGTCCAGGTATCTGAGATAGCTTTCTATTTATACTCCTTTTATAGTTAGCTGGAAAAAAAGGAGTAGACCTATGAGAAGAAAAGCAAAAGCTGATGTTAAGCCAATTAGACAAAGAACACAGTTCACTTGTGTTGCAACCTCTACATGCATGGCTTTACAAGCACTAGGTGTAAAGTGTGATGAGGAAACTGTTAATGAGATCATTGGTGCTCAAGCACTAAGAGGATCAAGGTGGGAAGAAGTACTTGCCTGCTGCCAATACTTCGGTTGTAGAGCTACCCTCACCACACCAGCTACCCTCACTCAAGTTAAAGAATGGACAGATTCAGGTAGACCTGTTCTCATTGCATGGAATCCTGAGGGTCGTGATTGGAGTCACGCATCTCTGATTTATGATGTGACAGGTGAAAAGGGAAGTTATGAAGTACATGTTGCAGACCCCAATATCCCTAACCCAGATAAAACTGTAAGAGTTGTTGGGGAAGATGACTTCTACAACAAGTGGTTTGAGAAATGGCCTAACTTTTTAGTTAGAAGACCTGCTCTTATGATAGACAGAGAAGTTACTCCTGATGGCAGACAAATCATGGCTAGCTTAGGGACAACATTCCCTCAAGCAGTTAGAGAAATAGTTTCTAACATAAGACACCTCGGTTTCTTGATTGTAGAAAACCAATGGTCAACTACTGATGAAAACCCTACTTACAAAATCTCTGTGCCTGGCATTGAAGACTACACTCTCGAATTTGAAAGAAGCCCTATCCCCTCTGTAAGGCTTATTGAGGGTAGGAGAGTTGTAAGAACCATTAAAGAAATCTCAAGATTTCCAGAGATTATCAGACACCTACCTAAGCAAACTTCAAGAATGGCTTCTGTATTACCCTGCATTCAATCTCAAACTACAGTAGGTGATGAAGAAGCTAGATTAGCTCTTGAGTCTTTACCTGAGGGCATCTCAAGGAGAGAGAAAGCTATAATGCTTGCTAACTTACTTGATGGTCATGCGATTACAGGTAGGTTTAGTATGATAGACCTCGCCCTCAGAGACCTAGACAACATGTCTAGGCTTGCAGGGAAAAAAAAGAAAAAGAAGCGTAAACCTTCTAACAAGATGCCTAAGTTCAGAGACCCTAACACCTCTGGTATGTTTGAAGATGGAGTAGGCAGCTCTGGAAAAGGTGTACACCAGAACAGAGAAAGAGATGTTGCTAAAGGTAGCTCTAGGAAGATTAAGCATAAGAAAAGGAGTCCCGAGAAACAAGCCTCTATTAAAAAGACCATCCCATTACAACTTATTAAAAAAATGGAAACGCAGACAAGAAGCTCTTTCGCAAACCATGTTGTATCTGAAACACCTAAAACACTCCCAGATTCCCCTGTTCAATTTAGATTTGAAGTAGAATCAAGCACTCCTTTTACTAGCAGTCAAGAAAGGAAGATGGAGACTATCTTAAAGTTTTTTCAAAGTGCCATCCAAAGATACAACTCCATGCAAAGTAGGTCTCTTTCAGAGGGCACTTACACTATTGAGGCAGGTGACTTAAAGAAGGAGTCAGAGTATGGTTCTCATTATCTCTTCTTCAACATCTCTCTAAGCCCCTACCCTGCAAGTATCTACAACACAAAACAAATTATTGAGCTTGAGAGAAGGTAAATAAGATGGCTAAAAAGGTAGTCTATTATAAAAAGAAGAAAATCTACTTAGATACTGTTGAGTCTTATGCCTCTGACCCTGATAGTGCCCAGCATGAAGATGCTAAAAAGTTCTTGGAGAGCTATAAGAAGAAAAAAGAAAAGTACTATAATAAGAAAGAGTTCTTCACCGATAGGATTATGGAGAATTATGACGAGTCTGCTGCAAGGGCACTCAAAGATTGGAACTCCACTATGGCTGGAGGTGCGGTCAAGGTACTTAAAAGAATCCCTAGAAGCCTTTCAGCTAAAATAGACAATCCCTCAACTGCTTTTGAAAAAGGCTTCAACCTTTTTGCAAACCCTGACCCTAAAAGCCAAGAGAAGATCAAAAAAGAGATGGGTCAATTCTTCAAGAAAGTCTTTAAGAAAGACCTTAAAGAAGGTGAAGAAGAAAAGATGACAGATAGCCTTATGAAAAGTAAGACTACTGCTATGGAACATCTTTCAGAAGCTTCTAAAGAAATCGGCAAAGAGGTTGGCAGGTACGGCATTTCTGCAATGACAGGATTAGCTGGGGCAGCTTTGTCTGTTTCTGGTAAGGCTATTGCAGGTGGTATTTATGCAATTCCTTTCCTTTTTGAAGCGGGAGTGAATCTCTTAGATCTAAATAAAATAGATAAGCATGAGAAATATGTTAAAAGTAGAAATGAAGCTGAAGCCAAGCAGTATAAAAAGAAATCTGCAAAGGAAGTCACCAGCCAAGATCTTCTCGATCAACTTTACAAAGGAATCTATAGTGTTCCATCAAAAGATGAAGTAAAAGCCCTATCCTCTTTTATTAAGGATGGGGTCTTTGATCAAGAAGCCTATGAAAAAGAGATGGAGAAAGCTCTGAATGAAGTAAAAGACAGAGCTAAAAAGTATGTTGAGGTTATAAACAAAGGCTCTAAGGAAAAAGAAGAAAAAGGAAAGACTGCTTCCAGAGTTGCTTCAAGATACCTAAGAATGGTTTTCAGTGGGCGATATCGGCTTTACTAAAGTCAATGATGTCAAAGTTAGGGAAAGCATCTTTAACATCAAACTCAGACATGTCCTTAAGCTCTAAGTCAAATAATCGGCTTTCAATTTTACCCTCGCCTCCAAAATAGCAGACTACAAACAGTAAGTCTTCTTCTTCAATCTCACAGATACCGAAGAACATAAAGTTGGGTAGATCTTGATTGTGTAGCTTATGGTTGATTAAAGTAGACCACATCTCTGGATCTTCATCGCCAAGCTCTAATGGAGGAATACTATGATGTGCAAGAAGTTTGCCTTCTTTCTCATAAATCCTAAAGTAAGTCACCATAGGCTCTGCTTCTTCAATCGGTATTTCCTTATGAGCCAAGTACTCTTTTATAAACATCGCATTTGATGTCAGAACATTATCAAAGTCCATTGCTTCTCCTTATACTAATAGTCTCTTTATACTATCTTTAAAAGTAAACTCAAGCTAAAAGGCGGTCTGGATATGAAGTCTGAGAAAACAAGTGGTTTATATGAAGATGTTAAAAAACAGATTCAGGAGATTAACCCTCTAAAGAAAAGGGTTAATCTCAGAGACTCAAATATTACTGTCCTCAAAGATATGTCTGACCAAGATTGGAAAGAGTTTGAAGATATCAATCAAGTTTGGAGAGGACCACACCCTTATGAAAAAGGTAAAATGATTGGTTATTGGGTTCTTCATGGGTGGCACGAAATCTCAGAGCTGAGAAGGGAGAGTAACTATTGTCTACAACAGAAGTACTCTTATGCTTCAATAATGTTTCAAAAGTGGCTCATGGAAATAAGGACAGGGGAGAGAACAAAAGAAACTGTACAAGCCCAAGAAGATAAAGACTTCCATGAGTTGGAAATCCTCTTTTATGAGGACAATAAGATCAAACCTGTTAGATTTGAAAGAGAGATTTATGAAGCTGACATTATTCAGGTTTCAGAGGGTATTCGTAAGTCTTTCAAAACAGAAGGCTATCAAAGAACATGGACACAACAAAAGTATGAGGCTGTTGCAAAAAAGCTACCTCTACAAATGATTCACTCGGTTGCAGTAGTAGGAGACCCTTTGATTGAGGGTATTAAAGATGGATTTGACACCCTCAAAATTTTTAACACTGATAAAAGCAGAAGTGTTGGTGAAAAGCTGGTTACTACAACGATAGTTTTATTTCAAACTATCGGCAAGAGCATTAACCAGTCGTTTCGAAGGCTTGGCTTGGAAATCATGCGACCTATGATTAAGTTGTTCACAGATTTTATCCTTAGACAGGCACTTCCTCTTGTGCTGGGTTTAGTATCAATGTTCTTTGGAGGGCATGCTAGTACCTTAAATGGTTTTATTACGAAATATGCTGTGAAAGTACTAGGCTTGAAACTTGTTGGGCTTACTGGCTTTGCTCTCTCTTTTGCAATTAGCTATGCAGTAGCTTACGTTATTGTTCTAGCAATCTGGAAGGTTGTCGATATAGTTTTGCCTTTAGAGAATGAGTACGAAGAAATTGCGGAGCAGATTTTTATAGGTATTGCAACACCAGAAAAACTAGAAAAAGAATACAACAAAAAGCTCGATGCCATTATGGATGATGATAGTCTTACCTATGACGAGATGAAGAAGAAGATGGTAGATGTCCATAAGGATTTTCAAGATAATGTTAGACCTGCTATTGAAAAAAGCCTTGCAAACATAAAGGGCTTAGATGACCAAAGCTGGCAAGACCTTCTCCCTAAATGGATGGGTAAAGGTGTAGAGTATGTTAAGGGTCTTAAGACTTCTAATGAAGAAAGCTCTTTCCTCTTTAGATACATCGAAAAAGATATGACAATGAAGATGACAGAGAAATTAGAATCTTCTTTGAAGGGCGGTGAATTTAGTTCTGTCTTCTTTAATATTCTAAAAGGTGAGGAAAAAGTGAACCCTCAAATTCTTGAGATCATAAAGTCCAGACCTAGTTTAGTTAAGGACATACAAGCTAATATAGAGCCTCACTTGGCTGTTTAAGCCAACAGTCTTTAACTCTATATCTTTAATGTTGCTAAATTGCTCTTTTAACTCAAGAGCCTCTTTCATTGAAAGAGAGAAGTGATCTCTCATAGGCTCGAAGATTAGACAGTTGTCTTCTTCTCTTAAGTATTCCCACTTTTCTCCTGTGTGCATTGAAGAATCATAGTTCCCAACATTGTATACAACATACTCTATAATCTCTTCTTTCGTATTTGTATGGTTCTGGCCTTGCCAATTACTTTTCACCTCTTGGAAAGCCTGCCAGTTCCAATCATTCTCTGCCCCCTCAAAAGAAGCATTAAAGAGTTGGTCTAAAATAGTTGCTGCATACTCATTCAAATTGCTTCTGTCTTCTTTTGTTCCAGAGAAGCTAAACATTTGACTTAGGTTTGTGTATTCACTCATATACTCAGAGAGCTTCTTGAGTACGAGATCTTTGTTTTCATTAGGGATATTAAAACTCATTTATTCTACCTTTTCTAAATAATTAATGGCTAACTCTCTAGCCTCATTTGATGCATCTACTTCCATAACTCTTTCTTTAAGGGTCAACTCAGACCAACCAGAAGTAGCGACCTTTTTCATTTTATCTACAATCTCACTCATTCTTTGTTCCTCTCCCTTTTCTCTGATTGCTTCTTCTACTTTGAAAGCAACAGAAGCAGGTTTCACAGGGAGATTGTGTCGAATGAAGTCTACTTTATTTTTCTGGACTTGAACTTCTACAACACAAGGCTCTCTATCCATATCATCTAGGTGCAAAGAACCTCTTGTTAAAGAACCGACATTAACAACTGTTGAACCATTAGGGAGTTGTGTGATCCCTTGATCCTTATGCCAATGCCCAAAGAACCAACCATCTACATCTGGAATGGTATTTAAGAAGTCATAGCCTACTATATCTTCAGATTCAAACATAGAACCTGTCTTGCCTTTCCTAGCTAAGAGGTGGCAAGCAACTAAGAGAATGTCTTCATCTTTCTTCTTAATGTTAGAGAGTCGGTCAAAGTCATAGACTGTTCCATGATAAGGAATACCTACTACCCTCAGTTTAACTCCAGATTGCTCTATAACGAGTTCTTTTTCATCACCTAACTCTTTGAACAGACCTGATGAGAAAAGAACCCCTAAGGGCTGTTCTGGCAAGTATTCGTATTTACCATATTTAACATCATGGTTTCCTACTAAGCAGTATATAGGACAGTTGTAATTCTCATGTGCATCAAAGGTGTTCTTAACAAGACTATGTGAGTTCTTGGTTGGAGACTTAACGTCAAAGAAGTCACCCCCATCCAGAACAAAGTCTGCCTTTATCTCATTTGAGAGATTCCCAATCCATTTAAGTTTATTGCAGACATCATCAGTCCAAGAACCTGTCCTTCTTCTTGGTGTCTTATCTGCCATGTGTACATCTGTTCTCCAGATTAGCTTTATCATGTTCAAATCCTTTTTTAGTTTCTTTATAAAATAATACTTTAGCCCAGCTAAAAAATTACATGCCCCCTCGCACGTTATTGATAATAAGGTAAACACTTAATCAAAGAAAGAGATGAAATATCATGACTAAAAATGAAGCTTATGAAGCACTAAAGGCCATTGGCAACAAGATCGAAGAAGATCGAAGTCTCAACATCTATAACTCACTCGCTGTTTCTCTTGAAGAGGGCATTGCAGATGATGATTGGGCTGTAGAGCTAAAACTCCATCATAGAGATGGAGACAATCCTCTGGATTATAGGATTGAAGTTGCAGTTGAATCTATTGACCCAGAGACTATCGAAGTAACTTTTGAACTTGAAGATAAGAAAGATACTATTTTGAAGGGGTCTTTCAACTCTTGGGGGAAGAATCTTGAATATAACTCTGTGGCAGAGGCTGTTTCTGGAATCAAGAACACAGCTAAAGAAATAGAAGATGGTAAAGCTGATAAACTTAACAAAGCAAAAGACGATCTTCTTAAGTTATTGGAAGATAACCATATTAAATGGGTCAGAAATATGGCTGAGGTTGTCAGTGTAGATGTTGAAGTTTCTGATGACTCAGAGACTCACGCTATTAAAACTGATTGGGGTCTTAATTTCAGCGTAAAATATGAGATTGACTTCTCTGTGGAAGGTCAAGAGGGATCAATCACATTCTATGTTGTAGGTGAATCTTTTGATGTGACTTTCACAAGTGGCTCTTTACGATATATGGAAGAGGGTTTAATTTCAAATCGTGATTTTAGATCTAAAATTAGAGATGCAATTAAAGCATACAAGAATGTTAAACATGAATTGGCCAAAAAAGAGATGAATGATAAGTTAGATTCAGTATTGGAATCCATCTATGCCTCATTAAAAATTAATGGCATTGACATTGATTATGATATTCCTGAAACATACACAGATGGCTCAGAAACTTTTAGTACGAGTACTATTCGTTCTGCATACCTTAATATTTATGTAGAGCTAAGTCCTAGAAACAACTTTATTTACACTATTGAGGATAATCAAAGCATTGCTTTGGAAGAAGTTTATAAGGCTCTGTATAAAAAGTACGATGAGTCTGAGATGGAGTCTGATCCAAAACTTTTTGCTCGCATGCTTACGCAAATTATCAATTTCGTTCATGATGAAGCAAAGAAAGCCTTAAATGTAAAGAAGTCTACAGAGAGGCTTCTCAAAGTAGCTCAAGTTGAACGTCTTAACAAAGTTAAGCTACAAAAGGATGGGAGTGTTGTAGGGGAAACATTTACTAAAGCAAAAATCAAACTTGCTATGAAAAATGGAGAGGTCGTTGCTGCTGTATTGATTCCTCGAAAACTTTTCAAAGACCAACTCCACTTAACTAAGGGTAACTTAGATAGATTCCTTAGACAGAATTCTGGAGCTAAACTCAATCGTCTAGGTCTATTTTATAGCTTTGTATATAGAAACTCTGGAGATGTCCAAGACACCGCTGAGGGTCTATTCCGACTAACCACTCAAGCATAAAATCTAAATTGGTTCTTTGGTTCTTTTAAAAAAGCCACATATTCACATTACGAGTATGTGGCTTTTTTCGTTTTTAGACACTTAGAAATGGATAATACATGGACAATGCCAGCTTATTCTCAGCACTTGTTAGTTTTGCCTGCTACTACTATGCCTATAGGCTCACTAACTATGGTTCTGAAAACCTGACAGAAGAAGAAACAAACTCAGAAGTGGCTTTCTATACCCTCTTTGGGATAGCGACCATGATAATAAGTTTTCTATAGTTATAAAACTAAGGAGATATAGATATGAAAACAATACAAGAAAAAATAGCAGAATTAGAAACCAGAACATCTAGCCTTGAGAAGAAATCAGGGTTTCAGCTTCCTATGGAGAAAGCTACTCTCGAGGACATTGCACAATGGATTGTTGATCAGCCAGGTGTCGTAGACACAGTTTATTTAGATGTTGTTGAAGATATAGAGGGAACGCTTCTCCACACATACGCAAATATGTTGAATGTCAGTCATTATGATATCTTAGAAGCACTTAACAAGCCAACTCAGGTAAAGGTTGTTTTTGTTTTCAGCAAAACCGTCTTCAAGCCAACTTTCAAGGCAACTTTAACGTATTTCAAGAAATCAGGCAAAGTTAAGATAACTAAGGGTAGGATACGAAAAGCTCCTAAAGTACCTGTAGTTAAGAAGACCCCTCAAGAAGTTGCTCAATTGATTCTTGACAAGGGAGGTCTTGAAAGCCTTGATAGAATATTAAGAAGAAAACCTATTACTTCTTTAGACCAGAAAAAGTGGTACGCTGAAGAGCTTCTTAGGGTTTGGACATTTAACCTGAGAAAAAGAAAAGACCCAGACCTTCCATCAAGAATGAGTACAGGATTTAAACAAAAAGTGATTGAAATTCTTGTAGACACTCTTCCTAATGCAATGGAGGATGGTGAGTTTATTTACTCTAAATAGGGGAGTTAAGGTCTGGAATCTTTCCATGCTTAACAAAGTTCTCATGTGCCTTAGGCCAGAGAGCTTGAATCTGTCTACTGATTTCTCTAGCTAGTAGTTTAATCTCCCATTGAGCATCTGGGTGGTCTCTTTTAGCAACAAAGCTATTCACCCAGTTGTGCAATGAACCTGTAGCCCAATAGGTTGTATATAGGTTTTGTGGCAAGATCATTCTAGCCTGCTCTCTAGCAATCCCTTTATCAATCATCTTGTCATAGAGCTTCACAGACTCTTTTACATGGTTCTTGATAGCAGATACACTGTCCAGCTTTAAGAACTGTGGGTGGTCGTAAGGATCGAACTCAATCACAGGGTTGAAAGTCTCATCGAGACTCGCTTGTCTGTTCTTAGTGTCCTGCATTCTCATTTCTTGTGGGTAATAAAACTCGATCTTATCTGAAGTGTATCTGCGAGATATTTCATTGTAAGAGAATGTTCTGTGTCTCATTTGTTGACGAGCAACAAACATAGGAACTTTAATCCAGAATGTTAAAACATTGTGTTCTGTGGTAGAGGTATGGCCTTCTCTGATGAGGAAGCTGGATAATCTTTCTTCTCTGTCTGACCATTCTGTACTTACTTTATCTAAAGAAGCCCTTGCAGCGTTTACGATGGTAAGATCATCTCCCATACTTTGGATAAGAGAGACACCCCCGATGTTATCATTATAAATGTTGACTCTGTTGTTTTGAAAATCTGTTGACATAGTTTAATCCTTTGAATAACCACCAATGTGGTAATATTACCTAGTGGCTAATGAAAAGCAGAAAAAAGTTTAAGGCTTGAAAAAATGATTGATGAAGAAGAAGTCCCTACAGTAATCAGGAAACCTAAATGCAATGTATTGTGGTTTCAGGACAAGCAAGGCTTTGAGAGGTGGGCTTGTAGAAACCAACTATCCTCTTATGGTTTTAAAATGGATAAAACCCATTGCTGGCTTGGATCATGTCCTGGAAGAATAGGAAAGCTAGTTGACATTTCAGAACCTGTTAAACCAGAAGCTAAGGACATTTGCAACCACTATGGCTGTTCCGAGAAAATTGCATCTTCAAGGAAGAAGTATTGTTCTGATAGGTGTAGATTGAGGAAAGCAAGGGCTGACTATGAAAAAAGAAACCCAGACAGGAAAAAGAAGAAGAAATAGATATTCGATCTGTCGCTCTAATCCTATAAAGGTAAGTATATAAATATAGGATTGGAGAATTGAATGTCTTTAGATACAAAGTACAGACCTTACAAGTACAGTGATGTTCTAGGTCAGAAAGAAACAATTAAGACCCTTAAAGGGTTTATTAAGTCAGATGCAGGGTGGAGACAGTCTTACCTTTTTGCAGGACCTTATGGTTCTGGTAAAACAACCTTAGGTAGGATTATGGCAAGAGCATTGTTATGTTCTTCTACTGTGGATGGTGAACCTTGTGATGAATGTGTTTCATGTAAATCTATGTTAGATGGCTCACATGATAGCTTTATTGAAGTAGATGCTGCCACAAATAGTGGTAAAGCAGATGTGAAAAAGCTATTGGAAGATCTCGCATATACATCATTTTCAGGATCTAAGAAGCTATATCTTTTTGACGAAGCTCATCAGCTTTCAAAAGATGCCCTAGATGCTCTTTTGAAACCGATGGAAGAGAATGACAAAGGTAGCTTTAACAAAAAGCTTGTTTGTATCTTTGCTACTACTGAACCAGAGAAAATGAGACAGACTGTTCTCTCAAGGTGTGCCCCTGCTTTTATAATCAAACATGTTAAGTCCGATGAGATTGCAGACCGACTTGCTAAGGTTTGTGAGGAAGAAAGCTTTACATATGAAAGAGAGGCTCTTTTATTAATTGCAGACTTCACAGAGGGGCATATTAGAGATGCCCTAAAAGCAATTGAGGGTGTAGCTAGTTCAAATGATGGTAATGTAGGTCTTGATGGAGTAAGGGCATATCTTCATGTTGATAGGAATGACCAAATCTCCCAGCTTCTTATTGAAGACACTCCTAATGCTTTAGGCATTATTGATGATCTCTTGGGCAGTTCTCCTGTGGGTGTTTTGTATGACAGATTGCTTACTGCAACATCATGGGCAATTACTATTGGCTTAAATGCTGGCAACCCACCACCTTTTTGGAAAAAAGACATTTTAGAGAAAGCATGGGATATGCATCAGACTAATTTATTAGTGTTAGCTGACGCATTAGCGACTGCCCCTTTAAGACCAACGGGTGCAATGTTTAAAGTGGATTTCTTGAAATGGAGTATGTATGGGGGTCAAATACCACAAAGGCAAGAGAGCGTATTTGTGAAAAAAGATTTGCCCGTAGAGACACCAAAAGAGGGAAATGTTAAAGAAAATCAATCAATGTCCTTGTCAATGTTCGCTTCGTTGGTAAAAAGTAAGTTAGAGAAATAAAAAAATAAAACTTACAAACTAGCGAGTATCGTCTATGCCAAAGAAGGAAGTTTCCTCTTGGGTTATTCTAGAGATAACCTCAAAAGGAGAGGAAGCAGCAACAAATGGTCTTTTAAAAGATCTGTTGCTTGAGAACTCTCCTTTTAAAGAATCAGATATATTTATCCCTATAGTTAAACATGGGAGTCGTTCCATTTGGATGATGGAAGGATATATCTTCATTAAGTCTGGATATAGTACTTCTGACTACTATGACTTGAAAAGAACTTATCTAGTCTCGAATATAGTAAGTCAGGTAGATAGTAGAACAGGTCTTATTAGTGTAGGTGTTATTGAGAGTAAAGACCTTAACCATATGTTAAAAAAAGCAGATGAGTTAGGTGCTAAGTTTGATGTTGGGGATAGGGTTAAGATTGTAGAGGGAGAGTTTATGGGCTTTGAAGCTGAAGTTGTCTCTCTCTTTAAAAAAGAAAACCTAAGAATGTATACGCTACTCATAAAGATGAGAAGTGTGGAAATCATAACAAGTGCAAATTGCTTATCTGTGGAGGCTGTAGATTATGGATGCTAAACTAATGGAAGAAATCTTCTCTTCGGATCAAGGTCTTAATAGCCTTCCCTCATATAGCACATATGTAGCACCAGAAACGGATTACCAAGTTCAAGAGATACTAGGTCACATGAGTTTAATATCTCCAGTAGAAGCAGATATGGTAGAGCTTCATTTGTTGAAAGGTGTTAGCCAAGCTCTCTTAGGTAAAATCTTTGGATATACCCAGCCTAATGTTCATTATCGTATCAATAGAGGTATAGAAAGACTCAAAATCTATCTTCAAATTTCCCTATACACAGAAGAAGAGCTTAGGAAGCGTCTTAGGGGATTCTTCACTGACCAAAAAGACATAGATGTTCTTGTTTATTTATACCTGTACTCTAGTCAGAGCCATGTTGCTCGAATGCTTGGAGACACTCAAGGGAAAGTCAGGTACAGGTTTCTAAAATGTATGCAAAGCTTATCTCAAGCCCCAAACTTAGAAGATGTTTATCTGTCTATGAAGATAGTTGGGGACAATCTTACATTACTCAGAACAGACCCTGATTCTTTTGTTCAAAAGAAGGTTATCATATGAATAAAGAAGAAAAAGCTGTTCTGCCCAAGAATATTGTCAAAAAGTGGATAGAGAGTGTGATGCAACATCAATATGATATTACTGTGCATGCAAAAGACTCCCCATTCCCAGAGAAATTTGTTAGGTCTTTAATCTATGAAGGCTGGTCTGTTCAAATTGTTAATGAAAACAGATTGATAGTTACTTCAAATGACCCTTTAAAGCTAGCAGACTTATCTCTAAGACTAAGAAAGATGGGCTTCCTAGTCACAGATTCAGATTAATATAGGTTAGATACTCTCCTCCTGTAGTCAAAGAAACAGGAGGCAAGATGTTGTGTTATCTGAAATCAAAAATGGAAAGCGTGTGTGTCTGGAATATATAGGGGATTTTTCTTACCCTACTTATCTTATTGTTCTTTTAGAGGAAGCAGGGTATGAGCTTGTTTACTTAAACCCCCCAGATAAGCTATTTGAATTCGTTCATAGAGAGTGCAATCAAATGAGGGTTATTGTTACTCTACAAAATGAGAGATCATGGTATCACAACATTATTTGTAAAGATAAGATGTGGGGTGTGGTTTACAATGGTAAAACAAAATACCATGAAGTGGGAAATAAGGTACTCCATCTTATTCGAGAGAGTTACTTAGAAAGTGGTATTTGAATGGAAGATGAAAACATCAGCAAAGAAGATATTATAATAGTAGTACACAAAGATGGAGACACTACTTTTATTTTCAGTGAAGACAATGAAGCAAGTGTTGAACAGATGAAACTGTTTACTAGAATATATCTTTGTGTAGACCCTAGTTTTATGATGCTCATATTTTTATACATTGAAAGTATACTCACAATGGTAGATATAAAGGTCAGAGAGTCTTTGTCCAAGTTTTTCAAGGATGAAGATTGAAATCATATAACAAGAAACATCTTTAACTCTTAAAAAAGGAAATATTTATGTCCGAAAAATGGAAAGCATCAAGCCTAACAAATGAACTTCTTCACGATCTGGTTGGAAACTGCCATCCTCACCTTGTTGATGTGATGGATGACATTGCTATTATCTTCAAAGATAAAGCAAGTCGTAAGGGAGAGACTCCAATCATGGGTACTACTGCAAAAGCACCTGCAATTCTTTCAGTTCTTGGAGAACGTGAATACAAGTTTGTAATCACCCTCGCTAATGACTGTTGGGCATTGTTGAATGATGAGCACCGCAGAGCTTTGCTTGATCATCTTCTTTGCTTTATTGGTGGTGTCGAAGATGAAAAGACTGGAGAAATGAAATACTTTATCCAAACCCCAGATGTCTTCTACTTCTCTCAAGAGATTGAGCGTAATGGTAATTGGAGAGTTGATGTTAACTTGAACCCTGAAGAAGAGGAAGAAGAAGCCTCTGACTCTGAGCAAACTCCAATCCTGTAAGACTTGTTTGAGTTTTAAGAGATACAAGGATCTAAAAATGAAATTTGTAAACAAATCTGAAACAATTCTAACTCTCAAAGATATTATTGAATCTGCTGGCAGTGTAGAGAGTGTGGAAGCATATATCAAAGAGAACAATCTTGTTCCCTTCTCTAACGAGACTTTTAGTGGCTATCAGAAAGCCACAGCTCAGACTGCAAAGTACCCACAAGAATTTGCTATGGTCTACCTTTCACTAGGCATTGCTTCTGAAGCAGGTGAGGTTGCAGGTAAGATGAAGAAATGGATTCGAGATGGAGATAGCAAAATGACCAGAGAAGAATGGGTACAAGCTATGTCCTCTGAAATCGGAGATGTACTTTGGTATGCTGCTCGTCTTGCTGATGAACTTGGTCTGAATCTCTCTCAGATTGCAGAGGAGAATATGGACAAGCTGTTAGATAGGAAAGCTAGGGGTGTTATTGGTGGTTCTGGGGACAATCGCTAGAGACTATTCTTTTAATTTCTTTGCTTGAAAGGTAATAGACCCATTTTCCTCTGTCATTAAAAAATGACCTGGAAACTTAAATCTCTTGCCTTTCAAATCTATGATGTTCACTTCTTTAACAACCTTGCTAGGTGTCGGTGTAGTCTTCCATTCACGCAATCCTTCCACATCAGGTATGTTGAGTATGGAATCTATGATTTCATCGGTGTCTTCGTTTTTCATCTTGAAAGTCCTTTACATTTCTATAGGTTAAGCAACACCCACCTAAAAAGAACACAAAAACTATTGAGGTCTTACCTTAATTTTATAAGGTGAGTATTACTGTATTTAATAAGGAGATTAAAACATGGCAAAGAAAGCCACAAGCAAAAAAAGTACAAGTGCTAAAACAAAAAAAGGGATTGACCTCTCTGCTGTGCTAAAAGAAGCAGAAAAAGGACAAAGCGAAAGCTCTCTTGTTGAACTCGACATTGACTCACTGTCAAGCTCTATGGCACATATCAGCACAGGTTCTGTTGCCCTTGACTACCTCATTGGTGGTAAAGAAAACTCACAAGGTGTTCGCCCTTGTCCAGGTATTCCAAGAGGTCGCATTACAAACATTTATGGTTTGGCTGGTGCAGGTAAAACCACTATCGCTTTACAGACAGCAGCAACTGCTTGTTCTGAAGGTGGTACATGTGTGTATATCGACTGGGAAAATGAAGTAGAACCTCGTTATGCTTCTAAACTCGGTGTTCCTGTCACAGACAAAAGCAAGTTCATGCTTCTTCAGCCTGAAACCCTTGAGCAAGGATTTAAGCTCATGGTTAAGTTTGCACAAGCTGGGGTTGATCTTATTGTTGTTGACTCTGTGGGTGCAGGTGTGCCCGAGAAGATGGCTCAAAAAGAAGCTGGAGACCAAGCAGCCGTTGGTTTGCTTGCTCGTCAATGGTCTCAGTTCTTACCTTTATTCAAGCGTGTGATTTCTAAAACAGGCACTGCTGTCATTGGTATATCTCAGTTGCGTGAAGCGATTGGTGGTATGGGTGGCTTTGGTGGCGGACCTACTCGCAAGCCACAAGGTGGTCAAGCTTGGACTTACTACTCTACACTAAAGATGATGCTTAAAGTTGTAGGTAAGGATAGAGGTAAAGAGTGGGATGGTCTTCAAAATAAGATGATTGATACTGTAAAAGGTAATCTTGTTCGTGCTGTTCTGGATAAGTGTAAGGTTTCAGATGCCTATAAGCATGAAGCAGACTTCTACCTTGTAAATGGTATTGGTGTAGACAATGAGCGTACTGTCCTTGAGCTTGCAATCACTGTGGGCTTGATTAAAAAAGGTGGTGCATGGTATACATGGTCAGACCCTAAGAGTGGTCAAGAGTATAAAGGTCAAGGTCTTGATAACTTCCGAAATCTTCTCCCAGAGGATTGGTTGTCTACTATGTTTGCACAAGTAAAGCCATACCTCACTTCTAAGACCAAAGATGTGGAAGATGCCTCTGATGCAAATGCTCTTGAAGGTGACGCTTGTGACGCTCTAGATGAAATCAATGAGATTTTTGGAAGCTAACCCTATCTTCTAGGTATGATAGTTTAGAGGTGTCATATGAAAGTGAAAATAGAAAACTATCAGTCCATCAAAGAAGCAGAATTTGAGGTAAAAGGACTTACTGTTATCTCAGGTGCTAATAACACAGGTAAGTCAGCCTGTGCTAGAGCTTTAACTGGAGTCTTTTCTAACACTAGAGGGCACTCTCATGTTCGCATAGGTGAGAAGTTTTCTTCTGTCCTTGTTGACTTTGGAGACTCTAAGACTATCGAATGGAGAAAAGGCAAGGGTGTAAACAACTACCTTGTAGATGGAGAACTCATAGACAAGGTAGGTTCTTCTGTTCCAGATGAGGTAAAAGCATCTGGTGTAGTCTCTGTTGATGTTTCTGGGAAAGAGGTTTGGCCTCAAGTTGCTAAACAGTTTGAGCAAATCTTTCTTTTAGATATGCCCCCAAGTGTCTTATCTTCTGCTCTTTCAGATGTAGAAAAGATACAGGCTCTTGAAAAGGCTTCTGACCTAGCTAACTCTGATACTCGAAAAGCTAAGACCAGACTCAAAGTTAAGAATGAAGATCTTCTTCTTGAAAAAGAAAAGGAAGCTAACTTTGAAGGTATTTCTGATTTAGAGTCTATCTTAGAAGAAAAGAACCTACTTGAGGAAGAAGCAGAAACCTTTCTTTCTCAAGCCGACTCTCTTTCAAGAGTTAGGGATGCGAGAAATCAGTATCTAAGGAGCATTCAAATTCTAGAGGATCTTGGTGATGTAGAACTCCCTAATGTGGATCTTTCTTTGCAAGAATCTCTTAAAGAGCTGACTGCATTAAATATTGAAAGAAACAAACACTTCATGACTACAATGTCTATAGGAGTAGGCTTAGAAAGCTTCCCAGATCTCCCTGAATCAATCCCAGACACTTCTTCCTTAGAAAGTGTTCAGTCTAAAAGAAAAGATCTTCTAGGGGCTATTTCAGAGATTGAACCTGTTTTATCTTTAGAGCTTCCTGATATTAAAGCAGATGACTCTTTAGATATCACAAAAGAGAGAAAGGCTCTTGCCTCTAGTATCTCTACCCTAGAAGATAACCTTGCTACTATTGTAGCAGATCTTGAGGGTCTTCTTTCTTCTATGGGTGAGATTTGCCCTCTTTGTGAAAGAGGACTCGATCACTGATTCTCCTCTAACCAAAGAGTCATAGCATCAACAAAGCTTGCACTCTTTGGTTGAGAGGTTTTATTTAAGAATTCTTCTTCTGAGAGTAAACAGGCTTTCTCTACTAAGTAAGGTGTGTCTCCTCCACAAAGGACTTTAACTTTGTCCTGCCCTCTTGTGATAGCTAAATAACCCAGCTTTTCTTCACCTTGAAGATCTAAGCCTATTCTAGGGAATCTTGTGGGAGTCATAGAAACATAAATATCTCTACACTCTAAGCCTTTCCACTGCTCACAAGTTCTGATTAAGACTCTATTTAAGTCTCTTTCTTTTGAAGACATTTTAGAAACTTTCTTCATGCTCTCCATATAATCAAGACCTTCTTCAATCATCCAATCTTTCTCTGAGAAGATTCTAGCAACTAATCCTAAACCAGACTTTAAGTATTCAAGCTTCTCATAAGAGCTAACTTTTTCTCCCATTGCTTCTTTCTCTAAAAAGAGCTTTTCCTCTTTTGTTAAAAGATTCTTTTTGAAAAGCTCTTCGTCATCTGCATCTTTGATTTCAAAAGCCAGATACTCTAAAAGACTTTCTAAATCTCCTTCATACTCAATTACTTTCATTAAGTAATCTACATAGCTTTTCACTTCTTTACTCTTAGAGAAAGCAAAGCTTTCATTTAAGAGGGCATCTAATACACTTTCGCCCTCTGGGTTAAGGTAGTCGTTGAAGTCTTCAGGCAGGTTAAAGTCTAAGTATTTGTGTATATTACAAACAGACTTATATTGAGTAAGAGGGTTGTTAGACTTTATGCCAAGAATATGTGTGAGAGCATTAACAGAACCTGTATCTAAAATATCATGTTTGGTACTACAAGATACTTTGTTGATCATCAGTTCTAAAGCATACCCTACTACTTCTTTTTCGGATCTACATACAATTCCAAACTTGTGGTTTTCATTGTCGTGAACCCAACCCTCAAACTCAACTTTTTGCTTGATCTCTTGAGTTATTTCTTCTTTACCTGGACTAAGACCTTCCTCACATATCTTGTAGTAGATCTCTCCACCATCTTTGTAAGGACTAGCTTCACAACTCAAGAGACTTGGAGATATGATATTATTAGCTGCTTCTACTATATTCAGTCTTGACCTATAGTTAGTAGTAAGAACAGCTTTTTTGGCTTCACTTGCAGTTTTAGTATTCTTTTGGTTAGAGTCACCTATTAACAAATAGCTTTCAGCAGAAGCTGTTTTGGGAGTTAAGGTCTTAGGGTCTAAAGAGCCTGCGATTAAGTCAAACATAGTCTTTTCAGATTTACTTAAATCCTGAGCTTCGTCTATAAAGATATGAGAATACTTTTCATTCATCTTTTCCAAGATCTTAGGATTGTCAATCAAAGCTTGACTTGCAAGTAATGCATAATCTCTCCTATCCACAGACCCTTGTTCTTTCTTAAGATATTCAAAAGCACCATAAGTCGCTATCTTCATATCTTCTTCAATTCTCTTTTCGAGTTGATTGATAGATAGAGGTGGGTTTTTATCTCTCTTAGCCCAGAGGTCAGAAGCAGATACCATTTGCTTTTGCTTCTGGAGGATATACTTTTTCATCTCATTTGTATTGGGTTTAGAAACATTGCTCATAGGGTCAAAACCTAAGTTAAACCATTCATTCCTACCAGAAGCTAACTTAGGTGGTTTAGAACCTATAGATGCAAACCTACTAAACTGAGAGTATGGTTTTGCAGACTTGAGAATTTCTTTTCCTTGAGAGGTAGAGATATAATCATTTATAGAAGACCTAAAGTTCAAATCATCCCATATAGAGTCTGAGCCATCAGCAAGCTTAATCTCACCATCTGAAATTTCTTTAACAGCAGGAGAAACTAAGGACAGGAGATTAGGGGCTTCTGTTAGATATGCCTTTTCAGCAATGACTCTTGCAACTTTAATAAGGAGAGGTTTTAGTCTTGGATCTTCTCCAATAGAAGCTTTCCTTAACATTGCTTGCTTTACAGGTGCTTCAGAGCCTTCGCCCTGTCTTACTTGCTCAATGGATGCATCCACCCACTCGCTCAAGTCTTCTTCTAAAATAAGGTTCTTGTCTCTTAAATAACCAGATTCATCAAGAATACTGAATGCAACGGACTCTGGGGTGACCCCAACAAATCTTCCTGTTGAATTAGCACCACTGTAGCTTATAACCTTTTCTCTTAGGTTATCTGAACTTTCTTTTGTTGAAGACACTACAATCATTTTATCAGATGGGACATTTAATTCTTGGATTGTGTAAGCTACCTTACTAGCAATCACTTTAGTTTTACCCGAGCCTGCACCAGCAGAAACTTCTAGCTCTCCCTTTGAAACAAGAACGTCTTCTTGTTCGGTGCTCAGACCTTGCTTTTTACCTGTATCTGTTAAGTGGTCAGATTTCTTACTCAAGATAGAAGTCACAACCGCAAGAGCTGCTGGAGAATCCTCTCCCATTTTTTCAGTTGCAGATTCTAGCGATTGCATCCTCTTTTCTTTTTCCTTAAGTAAAGAAATTCTTTCAATGTCTGTTGTATCAGGAGACTTTATTCTGCTCTCTATAAGTTTAATTGCTTTAGAGATAGTCTCAATTTCTTTAAGTTGATTTACCTTTACTTCTGTAAGTGTAGACTCTTTAACTTCAACACTTGCTTTCTCAACCCATTTCTTAAGTCTCTTGTCCTTTAGGTTGTCTCCCATTAAGATATTTAGTGAAACACCTTCTTTAGAACAGGCTTGGAGAGCAGACAGAAAATAGCCCCTCTCTTTTGAGTCTGTGAGGGTTTCTTTTACCTTGGTTGTTCTGCTTGAGTAGTATAAACAGATACTATAAAATATTTCACCTAAGCCAACAGCTTGTTCCTCTGACCCAGCCGAACCTCTTAATCTATTTCTTAATACGTTAGGGAGTGTTTTAAAAACCTGTACATCTTCTGTAAGAGGCGAAACAATAGACTTTATAATATTGTTTCTGATGTCAGTTCTTCTCTTCAATAAATCAGCTCCAGCTTTTAAAGTTCTTTCAGAACCCCCTTTTCTTTTAAAACCATATATGGCTAGGTAGAATTTAAATAACTCGATCTCAGGTCTCAGACTTAGATTTTTCATGGCATCTCCGAAAATATTATCTTTAGGGGATATATTATTATTAAAGGAATAAAAATGATAGTGATAGCTTCACTAACAGCACAAGGTGCTTCTACTTCTCACTCATTAAAACACCCACCTAGCTTAACAATAAACACAAGGTATGGGGCTTATATATGTGAGGGTGTAAAACACACAAGTATTAACGACTCCCCAAAGAACACTAAATTTTACAATTTACCTACTCCTTGTCTTGATGATAAAATCCCTGTCCTTCAAGAAGAAGAAGTTGTGCTGGTTAAAAACCTAAACCTAGATACGCTAGGTGGCCTGATGAGGGCTAAGGGTCTTAGCATGATTGACATGGACTTCTGGAAATATATCGCAAGCGATAAAAAAGACCCAGAAAGCAAATATTGGACTATCTATAATGGGATTAAAGCATGGGTGATAGAGAACGACCCACTCTCTGAAGCAGAGGGGTTCTCTTATGTTGAGATAGGAGACTTCTGTGAAGAAGCTTTTAGCTTTATTAAAGAAGCATTACTAGATGGTCATGTAGCTACTCGTATGGGATCTGCCTATATTTACTTACAAGAAAAGCTAGACGAGGAGTCTTTCTATAAAGAATACCCTTGTGGTCTTATCTGTAGAAAGACAAAAGGCGAAGATGTTAGCGGTCTGTATAGAGATAATCGTGTTATGTGTGTTTATGATGTTAAAAGAAGAATCATATCCGTATCCTCCGATAGGCACATAGAAGGCTTTTCTTGTAGGGAAGTAGCTGCTTCTTTCTGGGGTGGGGATGTATTTGGAGATGTTGTCTATTCTTCAAGCCCTAAGTACAGAGCTCTAGGCGAGGGTGAGTATCGCAAGTTTATTATGACACTGGTAGAAAGGCTCTCTAAAGTTTAATAAGTCCTTTATATATGCACCATTGAAATATAATGGAGGATATATGAGAAAGACTTCAGCTACACTATCGAAAATACTAGAAAACTTAGATAAAAAGGTAGTAGATAACGCAAGCTCTATTAAAGCTGTGACTACTCAATTCGAGAAAAATGTATTTAAGAAGCCCATAGTGTTTAAGGTTGGAGAATACGAAGTTATAGTAGAGGCCAAAGGGGATAAAGAGTTTCCAGACTTATATCTCTCCTGTACTTGCAACTATTGGAAGTATCAAGGCTCTGAGTACCATGCTATCAATAATGAGTATTTGCATGGTAAAACAAAGGGTACGGCAACTAAGCCAGATAAAAAAGATCCTGATGGGACACATAAGGTGTGTAAGCATGTTTATGTGGTTCTGAGAGACTACTTTGGAGCTAACCTATGAAATACTATTACCAATGTTCAAATTGCAGCCATGACTATGTTTGCTATATCTCTATGTCTGAACATAAGACACCACAACCTTGTCCAGAATGCTCTACTGAAAACATGAAGCTTTTTAAACCATGTATAAACCATGTCTTCAAAGGAGATGGTTGGAGTACTAAAAATGAACGCATTAAAAAGCAAATGCGTAAAAAGAATGAAAAGCTTGATGTTAGACAGAATGAAATGAAGAAAGATGCTCCGAGTGTTACCCTAGCACCAAATGTAGATGGTGAGCGTGTAGACTCTTGGTCAGATGCTCAAAAACTAGCTAAGTCTAAGGGTAAGAGCACAGAATCCTATGAGCCACTTATTGCAAAAGAGAAAGAGAGTAAGAAATGAGTAGAGGTCGTTTAATACCAAGTTTAAATTACAGAAGTAAAGGCTTGATTGATATGAGCCTGCCGAACAAAAACCTTAGAGGTTTAGATCTTATTGAGGTCTTAGTAGCTTCAAACTTTGATGACGCTAAAACAGATCCCATTAAGATTTTTGAAGTTAGGTATGACTTTACTTTCGAAAGTCCTTTTATTCGTAAGTCTGGGGTTAACTTTGAACAAAATAGTAGAGATCTGACTAGATTTGTTTTTAACCTAGATGAATATGCAACGACACCTAAAGCAAATACGACTCGAGTCCCTACAGATGATGAGACTTGCTATCTAAGAATTAGAGGTCGGATTAAGGGTACAGGGGAGTTTACAAACTTAGGTCCTATTGTTGTTGTTGTCCCTTATGACTTCTTTAGTGTGACTTCCCCAATATTCACAATGATAGGCACTGCACCTGATATTGGTGCTGATTTACCAGACACCCTCACAAATAATGCAGTTAATTTACATCTTCCTAGCTTTAGTCAATCTGTTGAAGTTGTAAACCTTTCAGAAGTTGCTGGTGAAGATCTCTATGTTTCTTGTGCTGTTGGAATGCCACCTACTGTAGTTAAGCCAGGTGCTGACTTTTCTCTCAACTCAAGTGCTGTAGGTGAGTTCTTCTTTGCAGGAAAAGACTCTACCCCACAATTTACAATAAGATGCTCAGTGGTAAATCAAAAGTAGTCTAATAGTTGTTTTATATCTAGCCTTAAATAGAAAACTAGATATAAGGAGAACTATTATGCCTTTCATAATTGCTCGAAGAAGTGAAATTCAAAATGGGTCTGTTCAAGTTACAGATCTTTTTCCAAATGACTCACAAAGAAACCTTGTGAATGACCCTAAAGGTCAAGGTCCTTTCTATGTTCGTGTAGCTAACATAGGCTCTACAGGTGCTTCAAGACCTATTATTAAAGTAAACGCTGATACATCAACAGAGTTTCTTCGTGAAGCGAAGGGTCTTGTAGCTTACTTAGTTGCAAACATTGAAGCAGTTCCTAATGGTGCTGCAGATGCTTTGACAATAGCTGAAGCTGAAGAGATCGCTGATGGCCTACTTGCAAGAGTTCGTGCTGGTCAAAGTCTTACTGTTGCTGCTGTTAATGGTGTATGTAATGGTGTGAGTGCAGGTTCAGGTATCGGTGAGGGCAACTCAACTGCTGTTCTTACTGACATTCTTTCAATTCTTGCTGGTGAGGAGTACACTGTTGCAGGTGGTATTCCTGTTCAAGCTGCTAATGGCACATTCTCTGCTGTTATCTCTCCAGGTACTTTAGGCTCAACCATGCGTAACCTTGTTCCAAATGATGCTTCTTGGAAAATCTCTTTCTCAGAGGGTTCTTTAAGAGGCTTGACCACAGTTAGAGATGCTGTAAATGGCGATCTGTTCGCTGGGGTTCGCTCAACCTCTCCACTTCTCACTGTTTACAATAACGATGGCTCAATCTACAGCTAAGGAGAATTAATATGCCTTTCATGTGTACACCTAGAGTTCTTAACTCTACAGATGGTCGTGTTTCTGTTCAGATTACAGACCTACACCCTCACAAAACTCAATCTAATGCTACAATCACACCTAACTTTAAAGGTCCTGCATACCTTTATGCACATAGTCGTGATATAACTGAAGATGTTGCTCTCGATGGTAACTTTGCCACCACAGCTAATTTCTCAGGTTTAGCAGTATATATCTTGACTACTGTCGAGAATACAGATGCTGCAACTGTAGCTCTTACTGCTCCTGAGGCACAAGCAATAGCTGACGCTATCATTGCTAGAATGGAATCAGCTCAATCTTTAACATTAGCTGATATCAATTCTGCTATTGTAGATGAAATCGGTGCTGGTAATGATCTTGATGGTACTTTAGGAAACTCAACAGGCACAGTTGAAGAAGTTCTTCAAATTGTATCTGGATATAAAGTATTTACTGTCCCAGCAGGGCAAGACATCCAAAATGGTGGTGTTTTTGTAGCTTTAGGTGCTCCAGCTCAAGCAGGCTTCTTCTCAGACCCTGCTGACGCTTCTAGCCTTTGGACTGACTTTGACAACAACCCTTCTTTCTGGATCTCTGCTAAAAGAGGTCAGCTTAGAAAAGCCCAAGAAAGAACAGTTGCTGGCACTGCAGCACCTTTAGTCGTCATCTATGGTGACGACGGTTCACTCTACATTTAATATAAAGGAGAATAAATTATGGCAAGTCCAGCAATTTGTATTCGTGATGCTTCAATCAGTAATGGTCAGCTTATGGTTAAAGACCTTTGGCCTAATAGATCACAAGCTAACCCTGTTTTAGACCCTGTTGCTCAAGGTCCTCGCTACTTACGAGTAGTTGAGACTGCGACTCTTCCTGTAGTAGTTGGTGGTGTCGTGACTCAAGAAGTTAGTGGTTTAGCTGGTTATCTTTTAGTGAACCTTGATGATGGTTCTGCTGACCCAGCAGTAGGTGCTGCAATTACCCCTGCAAATGCAAAAGATATTGCTGATGCTATCATTGCTAGAATGGTTGCAGGTAACTCACTCACGCTTGCACAGATCAATGCTTTGATTGCTGCTGAAGTAGCTACAGCAGGTATTGGAGTAGCTACTTCTACTGCAACTGTTGAAGATGTTCTTCAAATCGTTGCAGGTGCAAGATACACTGTTCCAGCAGGTCATGTAGTTGAAGTTGGGGGTGCATTCCAGCCTTTGACTACAAGCTTCTTTGACTATAGCATCATGTCACCAGTCCTAGAAGAAGACTCAAGCTTTTGGATTTCTGTAGCTCAAGGTGATCTTCTTCTTATGAAGAGTACTCGCACAGTTAATGGTGTCAACCTTGACCCTTATGTGGTAGTATATGATGGTGAAGGTAACGTACTTTAACCATAACCATTAAACTAGGAAGAAGAGAAATTGAAAATCACTCTTTTAGATAAGAAGACTATTGGAGCTTTCCTTGACAAAAAACCCTTTGAGGGTAGAGTCCTCACTACAGATGGGCAAGAACTCAGAGCCTCTTGGGGCGGTGGGAAACTTGTCGCTAAGTGGGATAAAAAAGGAAAGTTGGTAAAGATACCTTCTGACGACAAAGGGGCTAAACGAGTTCAATCCCTTCTCCCTGGAAGTTAAACTATGGACTTTGCACCAGAGCCTATCTACAAGACTTCAGACCTTTACTTTGCAGCTTATTTAAAAACTGTGGGTATGGTTTTGTTGAAGACTGAAAAGGAAGGTCGCAAGGTCATCTTTGTCTTTGAGAAAAAAGAATCTTTCAAAGACCTAAAGAGAGAGTACTTTAACAGAACCTCAAGAGTTCCTGCTCTCACTTTTGTTGATGAGATAAGGTCCATGAAGTCTTTGACTTATATGGCTAAGGAAGAATAGTCGGTTAATAGTTATTATATCATTAGACTTCTAAAAAGGAGGTCTAATGATAACTTACTTCTCAAATGCAACCGCAAGTGAATCGCACCCTTGTCAAGTTTCATGGCTAAACTCTGACTCGAAGCCCTTAGCTGTTAAAGATGTGACTGCGACCCTCTTTCTTTACAATGGGGTTGTAAGAACCATTTTAAGCGGTCCTGTCTTAATGCAACAGACAGACCAGACACATAGGTATGTCACTAAACTAGAGATTCCAAGTGATAGCTCTGGGAAGACACTCTTTGTTGAATATAAGGCTCTGTTGGTTGCAGACGATAGTGAGGTTTTTGCCGAGCAGACAATATCAGTAAGACCACCAGCTCAAACCTTACCCTCAAATAATATCATATCGGTGATTTGATATGTCTGTTGTCTTCACACAAGGCCAGCAACTAGGCCCAAATGACCTAACCATTATCCTATTTGACCAATTAGGTAATCCTTTTGAACCTCATCTTATTTATTACGAGTTCTATGGGAAAGACCCTATCAGGGGAGAGTGGAGAGTAGGTCTGGGAAATAGAATACCTTTTCAAGATCAAGCTGGCATCTATTATGTTTCAGAAAGACTTTCAGCAGGCTTCATACCTGGCAGTTATCGAATAAGATGGGTTATTCAAAGAGACCCAACTTCTCCTTTAGAGATCGTCAAAGAGCAAGAATTTGCTTTCATATCAGTGTGAGGAGCTTAGGATGCGAAAGATACTTATATCCCTATTATTGTTGTCCTGTGAAGGAAGTTTAAATACAGATTCTTATAGAAGCCCTTGCGACCAAGCTTTAGATCATATTGAAAGTTGCTTAGGCTTTAGACCTCGTTTGATTAAATGCACCATTAAGAATGCCAACGAAGTTTTAAATACTCCCTGTGATGAAATAAGAGATATGTGGGAGTAGACTGATGAGACCTATTACAGTAGACATGAAAGAAAGATATTTAGCTATAGTCTTGTTAGATATAATAGGGTCTACTGCTTTTGTTCAAAAAAATGGTGCTCATGTCGCTGCTCAATGGTTTCAAGTACATGACCGAATGACAAGATCTCTAGTTTATAAGTATCAAGGAAGAGAGATTGATAGGTCTGATGGCTTTCTACTTTCTTTTGAGAGGACTATAGATGCTGTAAATTTCGCTCTGGCATATCAAGATATGATACCTGCCAAATTGAATCTTAACAGTAGAATAGGTATCCACTGGGGAAAGATTGTTGAAGTTAAACAAGATGACCTGTTTGTAGGTGCTGGTGCTAAAAGAGTGGAGTTGGAAGGCTTATCAAAAAACATAGCTGCTCGTACTATGAGCTTATGTCAAGCAAAGCAGATTCTTTTAACAAAAGAAGCCGTTATTAATTTAAGAAAGCGTATCAATGGAATTCTTCCTAAAGGAACAAGGTATGTTTGTGTTGGCTTGTATAGGTTTAAGGGTGTAAGAGAACCACAAGAGGTATACGCTGTGGGAAAAACTATTGAGTCTTTACAGCCTCCCCCATCTTCTGAAAAAGTAAAGAGGATAGGTGGCCCAAGAAAAATTAAAAGCAGGATGAGAGATAGGAAGTTAAAAGAACACCTGTGGTGGGTTATGCAGAGACTTGCTGTCATAAACCTTATATATATGATTGCATTGGTGTATCCATTCCTAAGCAACCCAAGTGCTCGAAAACTATGGGGAGTAGACCATTATTTTTGGTGGGTGGACTATATCTCTTTTTTTATTGAGATGATTAAAGAAGCTTTCAGCAAGACAATAGCGTCTTGAGAAAAGAGTTTAGGCATGAATGACAATAAAGAAGATTTGAAAGTCAAAAGAGGATGGTGGTTCTCTGTATTCTTTTTAGTTATAGTAGTTATGCTTATAGTTTTCCTAAGCTATGTGCAGATTGTTGATCAAAATAGAGATGTCCTTGTTGGTATCTTGGGTGTTATCACAGGCTCTATTTCATCAATGATGGCTATTGCATCTGGTCGTGATCCTTCTGAAGTTGAAGATTTGAAGGATAAGCTGGCAAAAGCAAATGCAGATAGAGAAGCACTTATTGGAAGGTTAAGAGATGCCCAGATCCAAATGCAAATGCTTCGGGAACAAATCTTTGAACTCCAGACTGCTGTTATTGAGAAGCTCTCTGTCTTTGTCAACTATGGTGGGGTTATTAAGACAAAGACAGAGGAAGATGTGGAACTTAAAGGTGTAGTAGCAGAGTGGATTCCAAAATCTAAGAAAGAAAAAGAGTCTGGTGATGAATTATTGGATAAGAAAAACAGGGGTTAATACCCTTAAGGGTATAGAGGGAGACCCTGATAACCCTCCTATATTGCCTGCATACCTCATCATGGAATTTCTTTCTGATGGTAACCAGAAAGCAAGAGATGATTTCTTAGCTCTCTTGCCCTCAATGACTGAACTTGAGCAGGAAAGGCTGAATGAAATATATGCATTCAGCAGAGCACCTCAAAAGTATGACCAAGCTGTTGAAGATGACTTCCAAAAATCTATGAACAAGCTGGCAATTCGAAACCCTAATCGAAACTTAATTAACCAGCAAGCAAACCAAAGCAACCCTAAATCTAAGTTGAAGGTGAGATTATGAATAAAGAAGTTGAAGATGTAATGAAGCTCCCCCTTAAAAGCAAGAAGTTCCTAGCCTATCTGATTGCAGACATCGGTTGGAAGATCCTCATGTTTTATGTTGTCTGGGAATATAAAACCCAAATTGACCATTATGCCTTTATGGTTCTAGTTACCATGATAGTCACAAGTGGCTTCATACAGATTGGCTATATATTAGGTCAAGCAGCATTAGACAAATACACTCATGTAGCAACAACAGCTCTTGAGCAAAACAGTGGAGGTAAACCACCTGCACCTAAAAGTCCAACCAAACCTTTAGGTCAACCAGAGCCAGATGAAGACTTTGATGGTACATTATGAGAGAAATATTAAAGAATCTCGAAATTAGAGTTGCTAGTCTTGAGAGACAATCAAATAGTAGGGCTAAAGACAAGGCGAGAGCTTTGGCAAAAAAACCCCAATCTAAAAATTGGGATGGTCTTATGCTTGATTTCAAAACAGTGGGTTTAATAGAGCCTCTTATAAATGGTGTCAAAAGAGGAGAGGCTGGGGGATTCGTTTATTTTATACATGATGATGAAACACTTGTGTCTGTTGTTGTAAGTGAAGTCAGAGGGAAAAAGAAAATCCAAAAATGGTTTTACGAAGAATATAACAGGGCATACCTTCTTTTCGATAAACTCTCTGTAGGAGACTACCTTCCTGTGAAGGCAGAGATCAAACTAAAATACCCCAGACCTAATGTCCGACCTATTTTTGATAAGGAATTTTAAAATGGTAAATAAACTAGCTAAGAAAGTATGTTCAAGATACATCAATGCCCAATCTAAAGCAGTTAAACTTTTTAACCTGTATAAGGAATACTATGAGATGATTGGTTCGAATAAGAGACCAAACAAACAGCATATCATGGAAACCCTTAAATTAGGCTTGATAGATGAAGAGATCAGAAGAATAGAATGTATGATCATGGAAGTAGAGATGGGTCTTTAATAAAAATATTTGACAGACCCTTTCCTTTAGGTCATATGTTAAAGAAATAGGTTTTAACATATGGTCTTTAGTTATGTTTCCAGAGATAGATTTCAAAATTAGAAAGTTCTTGTCCGAGAACACTGCAAAATATAAGGTAGTCTCTTCTGGTGAAGCTTTCTTTGGTGAATTCCTATTCATGTTTCAAAAGATAACCGAAACAGAGAAAGAGATAGATCTTTGTATTTCTTACTCTCCGAAAACCAAAACCTATATCTTAAGGTCTGATGGTTCTTCTGTAATAGAATCCGAATCCCTAGAAGAAATCTTAAATCTGGTCAAAGAACAGAAACCTAGATCTTTAATTCTCTGATTATAGTTTGTTTATATCTCTACATAGTCACTTAATATTAAGGAGTGAATTATGAGAGATGATATTTTTGACCAAATTGAAAGAGAATACTTTCACGATAAAAGAGCTGCTGACTTCCTCGCTGAGGATGAGCTGATTGAAGATGATTACTTAGAAGAAGACTATGAGGACAGCACACTCCCCTCAAGAATGGCTTTTTCTGAAGGAGATGTTGTTAGCTATGGTGACAGCTCTTGTTTAGTTGAGGGCATTAACAAGAAAAATGCATCTTACCTTTTATATGATGGCGAAGATCACTTCTGGGCAGAAGATAGTGATCTTTCGAAATATGCTGGACATGATGAGCATGACCACTCTTACATGAGTAGGCAAAATCTTAGGGAGATGCATGACCAACTTGATATGTTGATGGAGATGATGGAAGATTCTCCCCACTTAGATGATTGGGTAGAAGACAAAATCTCTCACGCACACGCTGCTCTTACTGATGTTGCGAGATACTTTGGGTATAGAGATACTCATAAAACACACCATCATGATGACCATCACGACCACCATCATGATCACCATCATCACCACGAAGATGGTTTCCATGAAGGGTCACATCGCTTTGCTGATGAACACTTTTCTGAGTTCTACAAGACCAATCGCTTCCATGAAGGTCCTAAAGGAAGAAAAGAGTGGTTAAAGTGGAAAGAGGAAAATCCAGAAGACGCAGAAATCTTTGATGCCAATACTGAAAAGTATAAAGATGTTAAAGAAAAGCACAAGTCTGCATTCGACCTCTTTTCAGAAGAAGAGGAAAGAATGGCTGGTCGTAAGTGGACTAAAAAAGAATGGGAAGATCACTTAGAGAAACATCCTGAAATGGCTTACTATGAGGGTGCATATAATAAAGGCAAACTCAACCCAGCCAGATTAAATCAGAACATCCAGGAGCATAATCTTCAAGATGGTATGGCCAAAGGTCGCTTTGTTAAAAAAAAGAAAGCAAGGTGGCTATAATGAATCGTATTCAAAGAGTTGCCTCTCTACACATGGAAAAGCAAGCAGCCTCTGGAATGTTTGGTTTTAGTAAAGCTGTGCAAAGAGATGTCGAATCTGCAATACGCAAGTTGCAGAAGAAAACTGAGTCTATGTCTAGGTCTCTAGAGAATAAGCACCAAGAATCTGGTTCTTATCTTGCCATGAGAGGGAATGTTAGTAGATGTCCTGCTGCAAAAGCACTCTCTGGTCAATGTCTCATAAATAAAGCCCCTGTTAGGGTTTTGAAAGGACCTATGGGATATAAACCTTCTTGTGTAAAAGCTTGTCACAAGTCAATTTCAGACCTCATTTTATATGCTGGAGAGATTGCACACTCTTTACACACAAGAGATAGAGAACATCTTCCTTTTTTGAAAGCCTATGCTAAAAGAAAAAGATGTCCTTTTGCAAAGCTACTTTTAGAAAACCACCCTCCTGTAGTTGAAGTAGATTTGCTATGAGAAACTTGTTGCTGTCTATCTTACTTTCTCTGCCTTTATATTCTTATGGGCAGGTCGTTAATATTGAAAGTGATCGAGGTTCTAAACCTAAAGGATCTCATGGGTCTGTGGAATCTAGTCTCTTCCTTCAAAGAGGGAACGTAAGTGTCTTTCAATACCAAGCAGGTCTTAGGTTAGACTTTGTAGGAGATATCCATCATGGTTTGATTATAGGCTCTACTTCTCATGGTGAAAACCAAGAGAGTACCTTTCAAAACGAGTCTTATTCTCACTTAAGATGGACAGCAATGTGGTGGAGTAATTTAGGAACAGAGGTATTCACTCAATTCCAGAAAGATGATTTTAAACTCCTTACTTTGAGACAGCTCACAGGTTGTGGTTTAAGATTTACTTTCTTGAAAGAATTAATAGCTGTGGGCATAGGGGGAATGTCTGATTATGAGAAGATTAAAGGTTCAAATAAAAAATCTTTAAACCCGAGAGGGACTTCTTATTTGAAGATTGGAAAAAGTTGGGATGATCACATCAAAGGTCAGATTATCACCTATTATCAGCCTTTGTTTAACAACTTTTCAGACTACAGAATACTGACTACAGGGTCTATTGAGTTCAAGATCAATAAGGTATTTTCAGTAGTAAATGAGCTGAACTATAACTTCGATACTCGACCTCCCGAAAGTGTCGTCAGTGAAGACACTCAAATAAAAATCAAGTTCAAGATTAAGTGGTAGGAGTTATTATGAACACTGAAATCGAGAAAGCAAAGAAGATACTAGAAGAAATGAAGAAGTTGAAAGCTTCTGAAATCCAAATTGCTAAGGAAGATTTGAAGAAAGCGTTAAAGCCCTTAGGTATAGATTTAGTTAGTTTTGATCTGAAAAAGAGCTTGCTCTGGAATATAAAGCTAAGGCTAAAAAAGCCTTTCTTTGTACCCTATGCGGATCAGAGTGACTTTCCCTTCTTAACTGGTGAAGTATTTTCAATACAAACATTCTTATATAGACATGAAACTAACTTCTCTGCACCTGGAAATGATGAAGATGCAAAAGAGTGGGCTGAGGATCTCTATGATATTTTTGACGCATGGATGATTAAGCATGGTAGCTTTTTGCAGTCTCTCTTAGGTGAAGAACCTAAATACCCACAGAAAGGGTCAGAGATTCGATATGTGAAAAACAAGCTTAAGAGGTATGGGAAAGTAGGTGCTCTCCTATTAAAGATTGGCTTAAAGATCTTCGGGTCTGGATTCTTTTTTCTTTTTTTCAAGACAATGGAAGCTCCGAACCTTTTCTGGGAGTCTGCCCAAAGTGATTTACAAAGACTTAAGAGAGTTGGTTCAAGCCAAGCTAGCTGGTCAATCTTATCAAGTGGTGTCTCTCAAGCTAGGGTTGAAGCACACATTATCAGATTAACTGTCAACCAGCTTCTTAGCTCACTAGAGAAATCTCCTTTGAGGGAAGAAGTCTATAAGCACATCGGTGATAACTTACAAGCCCTGCCAAAGAACTTAGCTAAGTTAGAAAGAAATCTTGATAGAACCAATTATGCTCTCATTACTATGGGTGGTGATTGGTATAGGCAAAGGTTAGTCCATGAAGATAGGGAGATGGTTGAATTAGCTTCAAAGTTCAACCCAATGCCAATACCTTCAAATGTAAGAGAAGCATCTTTATTGAACAATGCTACAATCTCTGCTCTCTTTAATAAATCTGATTACCTTATGGAACTTCTTAAGAAGCTTGAGAAAAAAGAAATCCCTGCTGCAGATAAAGAAAAGATGAGAAAGGGATTAGAAACTAAACTTGACTATTGGAAAGATATTGCTTTCGACAAAGCAGAAGAAGCTCTAGCTAAAGATCTGGAAAGGTACAACTTAACGCTTGTGAGATTCACTGCCTGTAAAAAACTAAAATCAAATATTACAATTCGAAATGAGAACGGCAGAAAATATACTTTGAATAGTTTGATGACATGGGCAAAGAAGAAAGCTAAAGCGGAAGAAGTTAAAACAAGCCCAGAGAACTACTACAAGGATTTGATCTTTACTATTGATGAATGGATGTTCTTTCATGGGGGGAGATTACAAAGGATTATAGGAGAGACCCCTTTAGATTATGAAAAAGCAGAAGCTACATTTGTAAAAACAATGGTTCGCCTATTAAAACTAAGTGCGAGTAAAGCAAAGCTTTTGGTTAAAACAGTTTTCATGTTCTTTGACCACAGCACACTAGGTTCTCTGTTTGCTTTATTTACTTTTAAAGATTACCTCACAGCAGGTCAGTATCAAGCGATGCTGGTTGCTTGGCTGATCTCCCTTCTTGTTGTCGGTTCTGAAAAAGCAATGGGTGGATGGAAAAGGTTCTTAAGACTATAAATATATGCCCCCCCTTAGCTTCTTTCGATAATACTAGTATATATTACGAGTTATTAGAAAGAGGTATGTTATGTTTAAATGGGGATCACAAAATGTTTCTCAGAATGGAAAATTAGAAAAGGCTTTTCTGAATAAGTACAACTCTTTTTGTGCGAAATGTAAGACACCACTTGCCGAAGGCCAAGGATTTGCATACAAGTACTTCAACGAAGGTTATAAAGCTGTATGTAGCAGCAGTATTTGTGTAGACATGGTTGAAGGGCTTAGAGAGTTTTTAGAGCCAAAAAGAGAGATTACTCCAGAGGGTAATATCTTAATCAACCCTGTGGATTGGGATGCAATCCCTGTAATTAGAACAATTCCAGGTGCTAAGTTTAATCCAGATACTAAAATCTGGTCTGTTTCTATTGAGCCTGAAGATCGAAAGATTGTAGTAGAGTCTTGCAAGAAGCTAAACTTGAAGATGCCAGAGGGCTTTGATCAAGTTAGCGTAAGCCCAGACTACCAAGACACTATTGATAATGCACAATCAGTAGGTGCTTACCCTTACCAACTTGAGGGTATTGAGTTTCTTGCTGGAAAGAAAAAGGCACTTCTTGGAGATGATATGGGCTTGGGTAAGACAATGCAGTCTATTTTAGCTCTACCAAAGGATGCTAGAGCAATATTCCTTTGCCCTGCTACCCTTAAAGCTAATGTAGCTAAGGAAGTAAGACAATGGCGACCAGATTTAGTTTCTGTCACTTGTAATGGGAAGAACTCATTCTTCCCACCTGATAAAGGTGAGGTTGTTATCCTCAACTACGACATCTTACCACAAGTATTTGACCCTCTTGATAAGTATGGTAATTCAAGTAATTGCCCAGAGGCATGGAAGCCTCTCTTGAAAGAAACAATCCTCATTGCTGATGAAGCACATGTTTGTAAAAACCCAAAGGCAAAGAAAAGCCAAAGAACAAAAGTGCTATCAAAGCTATGTGGTAAAGTTTGGGCAATGACAGGTACTCCAATCTTATCAAAGGGTATGGATCTATGGGGTATTCTAAGCTCTTTCGATATGGAAAGAGAGGTCTTTACAAGCTGGAATCACTTCACCTCTAGCATGAATGCTTCTAAAGGAATGTATGGCTGGAAATTTGGAACACCTACTAATGAAGTTCCTTTATTGTTAAAGAAAGTTATGAAACGCAGACTCAAGTCTGATGTTTTAACTGACTTGCCACCTAAGCAATATCAAGATATGCTTGTAGAAGTGAAAGATCAAAGTCTTTTCCAGATGCTAGAGATTGCATATGAGAAGATTAAAGATGTTCGAGTCCAAGATAGCTTGCCAGACTTCCAAGAGTTCTCAGAAGCAAGGGCAAAGCTTGCTAAAGATAAGATCCCAGCTTTGTTAAATCTTGTTGAGAGTTTTGAAGAAGCTGATGAACCTCTAGTTGTTTTCTCTGCACATAAAGCACCTGTAGAAGCTCTTTCTGTCAGAGATGGATGGGGTGTGATTACATCTGATACTAGTCTTGTAGAAAGAAATAACCTTGTTCATAAATTTCAAGATGGATTTCTAAAAGGCATTGCCTTAACAATCAAAGCTGGTGGTGTTGGTCTTACTCTTACAAATGCAAGTAAGATGATTTTTGTAGACCTAGAGTGGAATCCTGCTCTTAATCTACAAGCTGAAGATCGAATTTGTCGTATCGGTCAGACTGCTTCTAATCTTCAATATATCAGATTAGTAAGCAACTGCTCTCTTGATGTTCACTTATACAACATCTTAGATAGTAAGGCTAAAATGATCCACGCTGCAATTGATGCAGAAGGCTCTATTGAATATACACCAAATAGCAACCAGAATGGCCTTAGTTCTCAAATCAAAGAAGAGAGTGTTTTAGATAGAGAAGCTAGAATGAAAGCTCGAGAAAAAGCAATTAAAAGAGCTTCTGATAAGCTCATGAAAGCTCAAGCTTCATTGAAAGTTAAATCTATTAAGAAATCTCTTGGCGATTCGAAGCTATTGCCTACACCAGACTCTCAGCAAGCTCAAGATATTTTTGACGCATTAAATCTAATGCTAGAGCGTTGCGATGGTGCTTCCTTGAAAGATAATGTTGGTTTCAATAAGCCAGACTCTCACAATATGAGACATATTCGTATTAGTGGACTACTTGAAAACGATGTGGATCTTCAAAAGTATGTTTGGTCTACCCTAAGAAAGTATGGGAGACAGTTAGTACTGTACTATCCAAGTCTCTTTAAGAGTTAGTCTTTATCTTTCGCATGTTATCGGCCTTTATTAGTTTTTCCATTTGATCTAAATGGTAAGCCTTTTCTTTTAAGTCTCGATTCAGAGACATATTACCTGTCACTGTAATATCATGAGTGGCAGTATCTTGAAGCCTTGTTGTTAAACCTAAAGTGTTTGGCATCAAGGCTTTTATTAGTTTAGGGTCTATGTATTTGATAGATATATCCCAGACCATATCAAGCTCTAAGCCCTCCATTACACTCAAAGGCTCTCCCCCATACATGGCAGACATCTTCTCCCTAAAAAGAGTAATGTTTGATCTAGTCTTAAGTTCCATATCAAAGAAGTAAACAGGCATTGGAAAGTTTGGTCTGTCAAAGAACATCTTAAAACCAACATGAAGATTCTTATCTCCAAAGGTAATAGTTGGTTGGTTGATGTGACCCCAGCCATGTATCTCTACATAGATTTCTTTTGCCTCTACAAGTCTATGGATAAACTCCATCTCTATTTCACTCATTGGAATATAGAGAGATCTTTCATTACCCCCACCAAAGTCATTACTCATAAAAAACCCCTTAAATAATGTGTTCTAACAATTCTACCATGTTATGTAGGGTGAACCCTGATACTTCACCAGAAAATTTAAAAGACGAAGCTACTCTTTGAGACTGCCTTAAAAACATTTGAGGATCAAAGTGTAGTTTCGTCTTTCCTTTTAGAATAGTGTCTTTTAAAGACCCTTTCAAGTTTGCCGTGCTTAAGAAGTGAAGAATGACTTCTGGGTTTATGTAAGATTGTTTTGTAGTCCTAGAAGAATCATGTGACAGGGCTATCTGTGCCTGCTCATGGGCTTTAGTTAAAACCTTACAGATTTCAGCTACAGTCTTCTTCTCTGCCTCTGCTGCTTCTAAGTCAGAATAGGATTTTATTTTTGAAAGTAAGTTGTTTCTTTCTTCTTTGAGTAAGTTAAATACTTCTTCTGTTGCTCTTAACTTTCTAAAGTCTGTGATCTTTAGACCCTCAAAGTTTTTGTTAAAGAAATCTTTGAGGTGGGAGTAAGTGTAATCTGAACCATCTTCATACTTAAAGAGACAGTCTTCCCCCTTACAACTCTTTGAGATTCTTTTTAACTCTGAAACCACATCAGAGTCTCTAACAATGGCTTTGTTTGTTGCACCTTTCTTACCTTTAAAAGTAAGCTGGGCTGTACCATCACTCAAAAACTTAACATGGCTTCTTCTTAGAGTAGTTGCACCAAATGTCTGAATCTCATCTTCATCTTTTAAGATTCTGTTTCCTTTTCTACCTGGTCGAATACCTGTCTCTAATATTATTAAGCTAATAAGTGATGAAATCCTCTCCTGCTCTTTATTTGAGCTTAGACCGCTTTTTAGTGAGGAACTTATGTCACTATACCTCTCTAAGAGTTTTCGTTGATTAGAGAGCTTTTCTGTGAGCGTATAAGTCTTGTTCGCAAACAACTCACCTATTCTCTTTACCCTACCCTCTGAATCTACATCTATTGTGATAGTATCTGGCAAGAATACCCTTATCTCTTTAGGTATGATCTTCAAGTATTCTTTCTGACCTTTATAAAGTTGAATGTCTCTCCTAGACTTGAGAGCAATCTTTTCCTTTTCAGCCAAGACCTCTTCTAAAGTTTTCAGACCTAACAGGTTCTCAGCTAATAGCTTCAGGGTCTTATTCCTCTTTGACTTAAACGTATCTTCTCTAAGAGGACCTACAAACTTTCTAATATAGTTTCTAACTTGAGGAAGGCTCTCTAAAAGAATCTTCAGTTCTCTAAGTCTCTTGGTGTCCTCATCTATTTCTGATTTAATCTGATCAGAGTACTTTTTTAGAGACTTGATTAACTTTTGAAACTCTGACAAAGACCTGTCTTTGAAGTTTAAAGTTCTTTTGTCTATTTCTGGAGCTTCCATGATTATCCCCTTGTGTTATTCTCTTTACTTATAACACAAGTTAATAAACAAAAAAAAACCCCTACCACCCAATAAGGGTAGCAGGGCTTCTTCTAATTTATTTTCTTTCAGATCTAAGAATAATTGGCACTTCATCATACCAGTGGTTAATCATCAAAGAGTCAGAGTCGGTCTTAACATAATGCCCCCAATAGGCAGGAAGATACAGTATCTCATTTTCCCGAAAAACAACCTTGTGGTATTTTATATCCCTAGCTTTCGGGAACTTATCGAAGCTTTTTAAAGGATTCCCTGTCATCTTTGAAAAAGTAGGGGATCTTTTATTATCATTCCTATCCCAATCACCTTTGTAGTCTTCTTCATAAGGCTCTTTGAATGGCTCTAAGTAAGCATTGTGGTACATATCTTCTGGGCTCACTAAAAACCATGTTTTTTGTCCGTATATGTTCCATGCTAAGTTGTTAATTGTGTCGAGGTGTAATGGTGTAATACAACCTTTAGGCCCACACCACATATTTGCAGAACTCACCTCCATCCCATCTAGAATCTGACCTCTCTCATAAAGATTGACACCCAACAGTTTTTTCAAACCTACTTTCATAAGACGTTGTTTTCCTACATATCGAGTACCATTGTTAAAATTTGACCTTAAAAGGTCTTTGAGATTAATATCTACTTCCTCACCAATATCTTTGCTTTTTCTGTCTGCAAGCCTTGCTTGCACAACAGGATTAAAGCCTGACTTAAATAAATCTAATCGGCTTGCCATCTCTGTTCCAAGAGGGCAATTATAAAAAACAACAGGTAAGTTCTTTGCTTCTATCTCTAAAAACTCTTCTTGGGTTTTAGGGAACTCAACATAATCTATTCTTACCTTTGATGGAGTTTTTTCTATCACAACCTCAATAGACTTTCTCATGTCATCTTGGCTCATACCCTCTAAATGGGCTACTCTTATCTCTAATTCTCTGAGTATTTCTGATGCTATTCTTCTCATAGCTAATCCTTATGGTATTGGTGAGGGTACACGACACCTAGGACTATAAACAAACAAAAAAAACCCCCACCACCCAATAAGGGTAGCAGGGCTTAATTTAGCTGACCACTTTCATAGTCCAAACCTACTAGACGTTCTTAACCGATACGGACAGTTCTCATACCTAGCTCGGATGCTAGGGTATTAAGGATGTAGTTTGCCTTAACAGCCCTGCCTTTTGTGTTGAGAACCTTAATTTCGATTGAGGGTGCTACATAGAAGTTGTAGGTCTTATCTTTAATGCGTACATAGGCGAGTTTCAAAACCTCTCCCTCATACGCACGACCTTGAGCAACCAACACCCACTCAAACTTGTTGCCAGAGTCCTCGAAATCTTCCCTTAACTCTGTTGGGTCAACTCCACTTGCATAAAAAACTTCCTCGATCTCTTTTTGGATCTTACCAATCTCCTGAATCAAATCTCTCTCAACAAAAGAATTGATCTCATCAACTCCATATGACCAACCTTGAGGAATAAACTTCTTTTTAGGGCCCTCAAAGAGAACCTTAGAATGGTCTACTCGCTCTACAGACTTAGCATAATAACTACGCTTAAACACATAATGGTAGTCTGCGGATAGGGAGAACTTTCGAGCAGACTTCTTTTCAAGCTGGGCTACTCTGGTTTCAAGATTTTGAATAATTTCATTTGCAGATTTCTTCATCTTTTACACTCCTTTGATTAATGACTGCTAATAAGCCTATTATCAAAAAAACCTATGGGGTTTCTTATTTTAGAGAGATAACTTATTATTCTTCGCTGTGACACTTGGTAGAGGTAATGTTCTTACCCTCTAGGGTTTCAAAATACCAAACCCCACCTCGCCTCCAACTTGCTTCAAAAGGTTTTCTGTGGGTCTTGTACTCTACCCAACCCTTTGGGGTTTCACAGCTAATGCTGTATGTCTTGTCCTCACCTACAGCACTTTCAAGGCTCTCTCTATTAAGACCATAGACAAGTGCTGCAATACCTAGAACAAACAAAATACTTAATACAATCTTCTCATTCATAATTTTTCTCCTTTAATAAAATAGATACTTATTGTTATCTGATTAATTAAAGGGGGGTACTTTTTTTTAAAACTTATATCCCATGCCAGAGATCAAGCCCCAAACCAAATCACCCTCTGGGTTATAAGGTGAGGTTGTTATTCCAGCATACATAGAGCTATCTTGTTTTGTAAGGAGTTTTAATCTAAACGCACCTACAGGAAAGAGTTGACCCTCAAGAGTTAGAGGTCTACCTACAGAAAATCCTGCATCAAGACCTAGACTCCTACCCTCACTCATTCCATACCTGATAAACTCATAACTAAGACCTAACATAAAAGTAGGTGGTGTTTGGCTCTCTACAAGTAAACCCTCTTCTGTAACTCTTCTGTTAGAATTAAGAGGGAGATTGAATACAGCCCACAATGAGAAGTCAAAAACCACTTCTCTTGAAAGAATTAAAGTGGCAGAAGAAGTTGGTACAGGGTAAGAACCCTTTTTATACCAGCCAATAAACATTTGGGTATTACCAAGACTAGCTTCCCAAGGTCTATGTATAGGTTCTTCTTCTGCATGAGCAGATAAGGGAAGGGTCAAGAATAGTAAAAACAGAAAGATCCTCATTGAGTCATCTCCTTAAAGTTAAGAGTTGTTACTATAATAACCTTTAAACTGATCTGGTGCATACTTTAACCAAAGTTCTTTACCTGTGGCATCGTCCACTTTATCTAACAGGCTCTTGATTTTCTCCATACTACTCTCACCAGCTCTCCATACTCTATGGTCATCGCTCATCATGTGCCACCAATCATGTGACTTGAGGGCATCTTCTAGTTTTTTTTCTGGACTTCTTAAAAGGAGTCCGTTTATGCGAACATAATACTCTCTCATTTCAAGAATACCTTTTTTGAGAGCTTTTCTGGCAGTGGTTTCTCCTGTGACAGTTAGTTGTCTCAGATTATGTTCATTGTCATAAACATAAGCTACAAATTGCCATTTCCCATCTCTTGGAATTTTAGTAGCAAGACCAAACACCTTATTTCTGTCAAACTTCGGTACAGATCTCTTATAGTGAGGAGAGTTCTGGTTGAAAGAGACTTTAAGGTACTTTCCACCTTTAAAGAAGATAACAAAATCTTTAGGTCCTGCTTTACTTCTAGACCAATCGTTTAAGAACTTGGTGTGGTTTAGTCTAAGACTACCTGGATGTATTGCTAGGCTTCTTTTTGTATTGAACAGCTTCATTTTTTTTACTCCTTGTTTTGTCTATGGGAGCTATAAACGAAATACTAGGGTTTGGAATGATCAAGTTTTAAGTAGTATCAAAGCTAAGGAGGACTATAAATAAAAAAACCCCAACTCCCAGAAGAAGTTGAGGTTTAATTTCGATAACCCTTGACCTAGACTCTAGGTCATTTACTTAGCTAATGATTAGCGAGTAACAGTAAGTCTAGCAAGACCACGAGGGTTATAAGCACCGATACCTAGATTCTCGAAGCAAGAGAAGCCGATTGTACGAGCTTTTGGATCGTCAGCAGAAAGAACAGTCAACTCTGTACGAACAGGGATACGACCGAACATTTCTGGCTCACAACAAACATAAACTGTACCAACAGGAACAAGACGACTTGTGATGATTTGAGCACCCCAAAGAGTTGCTTGTAGACCTGTCTTGAGAAGGGCTGCTTGACTCTCGATATCGAGAATGTCACGACCGAACTTACGAATGTCAGCATAGTCTCTAGCATTCATAAATACACGGGCAACTCTAAGGTCATGTCTCTCAATTAGGCTGTATGCGTCAGCAAGAACAGCACCATTAAGAGGAGCGATAACAGGAATGTCAGCATTGGTTTGACCAGAAACGCTGTCGAAACCATTAGCTGCAACTGCGTCAAGAATAGCGAATACACGCTCGTCTTCAGCAGCCTGAATTTGTGCTCTAGCAAGATCCTGTGCTCTCTCGATAAGATCGAAGCGTCTTTCCTTGATCTGAGTTAAAGGAATCTCAGGGTTAGAAGCAATCTCAAAGAGAGGGAAGATAACACGACGAGGCTTGGTGATAGCAAGAATGTTCTCGCCTTCTTCACCAACTACGAAAGCTGTTACGTCTGGGTCTTTGTCGTAAATAGGCAACGCACCATCAGGAAGTTGCTCAACAAGGAAGGTCTTACGACCAACGCTTGTATAGTCACGGCGAAGACGAAGAGGTTGAGTCATTGAAGCAGCTAGCTTTGCACGACCTTGAGGGGTCTTGATGTAGTCGCTAATGATCTTTTGTTTTACTGAATTATCAACTGTATTACTCATAATATACTTCCTTTCCTATCAGATGCGTTGATCGTAAACCAACTCGTCTGAGCTAGAGTCCGGAGAGATTTTAAGAACACCGATAACAGTCTCATCAAAAGCTCTCTCATTTGTGTCATTAGTTAAGTAACCATTTACAGAAGCAAATAGTGATTCACCAATGGTGTAAGTGAGAGCAACATCAGCACCTGTTTGTGATGTCTCATAAAGACGGTTAGCATAAGTACCTTGTGCTGAAACATAAGGTCCTCTGTTGCTTGCTACACCAGGTTGGTTCTCAAAAGCATTGCCAGAAGCATTGTTGATGAAAACACCAAGAACACGGTCGCTAGCAGCAACTCTTGCAGAAGGACCACCATGATAGTTAGCACCCTCGTCAGGTCTTGCGAATGCAATAGAGCCTGAAAGAATACCAAGAGCGTTGGTTAAAAGACCTGCTGAAGTACTTACTCTAGCAGCAGTAGTTTCGATTGGGGGGTTGGTCTGAGTGAAGCTGTCTTCTGTAAGTTGACCGACAGTGTTACGAACACCAACGTGCAAAATACGAAGAGCAGAGCTGCTCTCAGTGAACCCACCACTTGCTTGTCCAAGTAGAGCCATAGTTAATCTCCTATGTGATTTGCTCATACTCACTGTAATCAAGTGAGTAGTGTGTTAATAAAAGAAGAGGTGGGTCAAAACCCAACCCCAATAGTTCCATTAGTTATGCGTTTGCTATAAACAAACTATTAAACAATTCTCGGATTAACCGAAGAATTTGCTTACGTCTGGAGCAGATTCCCAAAGCTTGCTGAGTTCATCAGAGCTTGAAGCTTCACGACTGATGTTTCCAAGAGTCTTTACAGATGCTTGACGAGCTTGAGTGCTTGGGCGATATGAAGCTTTCTTACCAGCATCAGTTTCTTCTGCTTCAGTTTCTTCTGCTTCAGTTTCTTCTGCAACTTCACCTTCTTCACCAGCAGTGAAGATAGAAGCAAGACGAGCATCAATTTGCATGTCAGCCACACTGTCTAGTCCCATTGGGTCTTCAGCTACAGGCTCAAGCTCTTCTGCCATAGGATCAACTTCTTCACTCTCTACTTCAAGCTCTGCAAGAATATCTGCCATTGAGTTATAAGCTTTCTTCTCAGCAGGAGCTTCTTCTTTAGCTTCCTCTTTAGGAGCTTCTTCTTTAGCTTCTTCTTTAGGAGCTTCTTCCTCTTTAGCTTCTTCCTCTTCAGCAGCAGTACGCTCCATCTCAGCCATGTAGTCAGCTAAAGCGTTTGCAAGTCTCTCGATACGAGCTACTTTCTCTTCGGTGCTTTCAGTTTCTTCTGCCTCAGTCTCTTCTGCTTTTACTTCCTCTGCTTTAGAAGCGTTTACAGTTCTGCTAAGATTTCTTACTTTGCGAGCTAGTCTGGCATTTGCAGCTTTAAGACTAGCAACTTCGTCAGCTAGGATATCAGCTTCACTCTCAGTTTCTTCTCCAAACAAGTCTGCCATGATGTCGCCCATGTCGTCTGCTACAGGCTCATCAATGCTTGCAAACATGCCATGCTCCATAGCGTCATGCTCCATAGCGTCATGCTCCATAGCGAAAAGACTTTCAGCCATCATACCCATGTCGTCATCAATAGAATCACCCATGTCATCATCCATAAGGTCAGCCATCATATCCATGTCGTCATCAATAGAATCATCCATAAGGTCTGCCATCATATCCATAGAATCATCCATAGAGTCATCCATAAGGTCTGCCATCATATCCATAGAATCATCCATAGAGTCATCCATAAGGTCTGCCATCATACCCATGTCGTCATCCATGTCGTCATACATAAGGTCAGCCATAGGGTCTTCAGCATACATCATGCCTTCAACCTCTTCAGCCATAGGGTCTTCTGCGTACATCATACCTTCGACTTCTTCAGCCATTGGATCAATGTCTTCTGCATACATATCATGCATAGCATCAATTTCTTCAGCCATTGGGTCTTCAATGCTAGCAACTCTTGAGTTGATTACACTGTTAGGAAGATCCATGAAGCGAAGTGCAAGATCTTCGATCTCACGTTGAGAAGCAAACTTACCAAGACGAGACTCAGCAATACGAATGCACTTAGCAGCTTTACGCTCCATAGCACTCTTTAGAGCTTTCTTTGAGTGTGCAGGGTGATCAGGCTCCCATGAGTAAGAAGCAGGTGCAGGGCTGTCCTCATAAGGACCTTTGCGAACACCTTCACCGAAATCAGAATCAATACCATATTCTTCAAGATCTGGTTGTTCTGCTGAAGCAGGGTGACCGAAGTGATCCCAACCTAGATTATCATAACCTGGAACTGATGAGGTTGCTTTGCGAACACGACTTTTTCGAGCTGAAGTCATGCGAGACTTAGAACGGGAATACCTAGACATAAGGCATAGTCCTTTCATATCGTAGAGGGCAAGACTTTATTTCTGCCCGAAGTTGTTAAGGGATGTTATTTTTGCTAACCGAATTAAGATGAAAGAATCTTTCTCCGATAATGCTTTACCATGTAGGCTTACAGCTTTCTCAATATAATCTTGAACAGATGCATATTTAGAAGTGCTTCCTAGCTTACTGGCTATCTTATAAAGGTGAGAAGGGATGCTGACACCAAAGTGATTGTTTACTAAAGCAATGTTAAAGAGTGCTTCTTCTAAATTAGAAGCTGTCTTTACAGAAATATCTAATGCTTTAGTATACTCTCTGGTTGAGACTTTCTTTCCTTCTTTAATCACAGTGTCGTTCTGGGCTACAGAAGATTGACTTGTGGGAGGATAGAGTTTCTCTTGAGCTTTCTCTTTCTTCATCTCAGTTTCAAGCTTATTCTTGAATCTGTCTATGATAGCTTGCTCATATACTGAATCTAGCTTCTTAAGGAGAGACTCGTCTGCTGGTTCTTTATCTCCACCTTCTTCAGATTCTTCTTCTTCTTCCATTCCAAAAGCAGAAGTTAAAGAAAGGCTTGCAGATTTATCTACCCATTTTGAAGGAACTTCTGAGGGGTTATCAGAAGAGGGTATTTCAATGGTATTTCTAGCAACCGCACCTGGAAAAGCAGGAGTTGCAACCCAAGAAGCCTCAATAAAAGTAACACCAGCAGTCTCACCCACATCTTCGTGACCACATAACTCAGCAACTCTGTGCTTATTGCCTTGGTCATCAAAGAATGTATTTCCTTTTTCATACTTCACATGTGAACACATTTCAGTTTCGTCTGCTGCAACGTGACCACATTTAGTACAAATAGTAAAATCGACTGAACAACCCATAGACATAGAGTTCATCTGGCCAGAGAGAATCTGCTCTACAAGGTCTTTGTGTTTCCTATCAGTAGCTACTAGAATATCTACATAGAGGCTTTCACCAATGTCTCTTAAAACAGCATCAATGATTTTGCCCTTAGAAAGCTCTTCTACTTGAACATGCTCTACAAAGTTATGAGAACCTATGAAAGTCTGATAAGATCTTTTAATAACACCTCTAGACCATGAGTCTAGGTTATTATTAATATACTTGTCAGTCTCCTTTGAGATTCTGTAATCAGAATACTTTCTGTTTATAGTAAAGCCACCTTCTTTAATAGATCCTGTTTTTGTATTTGGAGGCGTTACAGAATCTACAGAACATACGATAGTAGCATGTGTTAAAAGAAATCTATCTGGGGTAAATGCCTCCCCTAGAATATCTTCAGCTTTTTTCTTTAAAGATTGGTTTAGTTGCCTATTACCAGAAGCAACTCTTACTTTGTCCCAATCTAGCCCGTGTACTTGAGGGCGAACTACATTAGCTTTTGCGTACCTTAAAAATGCCATCTTAGTTTGCTCCTTCAATATCAGAGGACTTGATAACAAAGAGACAACTAGGGCAGGCAAATAGTCTTTCGCTCTGTGAGTCTCTTCTCTTATAAACTGTTTTACCCATTTGGGTTTTACACTTTGGGCAGTTTGGCTTGTTGGGGTCTTCACCTTTACATAGCTTGTATCTTCTATTTATATTTCTCCAATAAATAGCTTTTTTCAAGTAGTTATTTGCTACTCTCGCACTTACAGGAACAACCCCCCTGCCACCTGGAATCGTTGACTCAGGCAATGCCTTGACATCTCCTGAAGCATCAACGATAAGTTCTTCGACAGGGATTCTTTGACTGCCATGAGGGTATTCGACATCTACCATACCAATAGAAGGGTAGACAGCAACAACTACTCCAGGTTGGCTACTGTTGCCCTCCCAAAAGTAATATACTTTCATACCTACTTTGAAGTCTTTACTTCTTTTCTGGTAGTCTTGGTATGTTGTTGATTTTTTGTGCATGAATACACCTCCATAGGTATTAGTATAGTCAATAAATAGATTATTAAAAGAAGACTGCTTTTCGATAGGATCTTTCTCCATTAAATCAAGAAAAACCTTCTTAAGCTCTTCTGTTGCTCTTATCTTCTCTGCCCCATCCAATTTTCGAACACGATTTAGTTGCTTCATAATGTCTCGAACACCTGTGATCTTTTCACCTTGCAGGTCAAGATTCAAAACACTGAGTCCTCTTATCTTCATGAAGAAGAAATTCATGAAGTCTTCCTTTTCTTCGTCTGTTATTGGATTGCCATCTTTTCCTACCCCACTTACTAGCTTCTCCATAAAATCATCTTGGTTTTCATGTAGAAACTTAGATAGGTTTTTGTTCTTACGAGTTGTTAGAGACTTCTTCTTAGATTGAGCTTTAAATGAGGTCTGTATATCTAAATAGGATTTGTTGATAGTGTCTTTGATAGTGTTGATCATGTCCTCACTAACAGGTCTAGGACAATCTTCTTTTCTGTTTACTGTTTCTCCACTAACACCCTTTGCTATATTGTCTGGGTGTATGGGACAGTAAAGAGGATCTAAAGGACCTTTCATACTATTGTATATTTCAGAATCTCCAACTATGGACTCCCACTGTTCTAATGGCATATCTTTTAGAGCAGTATCTACAATGCTTCTCATCTCTTCATTTGAAACATCTGTCTTTGAAATAACAGAGATAGCTTTGACTAGACTTTCATTATATTCACCATCATCAGTCTTAGCTATATTTAAAAGATTCTCATCCACATAGTAATAACCATCTATAGGGTCTTCTCCATTCAGTATTCGAGAGGTGTTGAGAGCTGATTCGGTTTCTTTAACTAAGAAAAGTCTCCTTTGGGCTTCCTCTCTTTTTTCTGGTGAAGTACTTGCGTCATCTATTATGTCCATTAAGTCTTCTTTTTCATACGCAAGCTTTGAACTAGCAGAATTTCTTTCTTCGGGGGTGAAAGAATTGAACTTCTTTCTTTGTTCTTCCCCTAAAAACTCTTTGTATTCCTCTAAGAATTCTGGACTTGAATTCTTAGCTGGTGGAGAAAAGCCAAATGTAGGGTCACTAATAACTTCCTCTTTCATTGTTTTAAGAGCCATTAGTTTACCTACATTTTCTGCATACTCCTCACTAGACTCATCTAAGTTTTCTAACTCTGATAGGTTATCATCTACAAAGCTCTTGAGATCTTCTATATCCTCTAGTTTCCTTACTAGATCACCACCCATTTTAGCATAGGACTCGGAAAGCTTCTTTGTTTGTTCATCATCAAAATCAGGTATGTTTTCCAATGCATCTTTTAATGATTTTTGATACTTCGCTTGGGTATTTTTTGCATTTAGCTCTCTTATGTCTTTCTGGTACTCAAGATCTTCAAGCTGTTCTTCAAGATCATCAAGCTTGTCTTTAGAATGGGATTTGTTTTGCAAAGACTCTTTAACATCTTTTATCTTATCCTCAAGGTCTTCAATAGCTTTCTGAGAAAAAGAGTCTATGGATTTCTCCAGACTCTTTAAGATTGCACCTTTATCTTTGTCTGCTTTCTGTTCTTGCTCTTGAAACCTCTTCTTAAGCTTATCTTTCCTGCTGCTCTCTTGCTTCTTTAAAGTAGTATCTATGGCATTTGCATCTTCAGAATGTGTTTCAGCTAGGGTGTCTACATCTACAATATCTTCTATGGTAGTGTCTTCTGGTAAATCTTTCTCTTTTTTAAGACTTTTGACAACTTTCTCACCCTTCTCGACTACTTTCTTTTTTACCTTTTTAGCATACTGTTTTTTCTTCTTAGGCTCTGCTGTCTTTAAAGGTTCTTCAACTCCATCTTTTTTCAATGTGTCCTGAGCATCAAAAAGTAAGGCCAAAGACTCTCTTAAGGTTCTCTGCTCAACCAGAGACATATCGCTGGTCTTTTTACCTTTCGCTATTCTTTCAAGAAGATCTACTTGTTCTTCATTTAGGCCACTAGTATCCACTGAACCTTCTTCTTGACCTTCAGACCTGACTTTGGAGAGGGCTTTCTGGAGGTCTTGTTGGGCTTGAGGTACTTTCCTATTGTATGCAGTACTAAAAGAGATCTCCTTATTGTTCTCGGGGTCTTTATATTTTTTATCCTTTAAGGACTCTCTAGCTTTTTGAAGAATTTCTTTATCTTCAGCTCTCTTTCTAAGAGCTTCAGATGTTTTATCCAGCAAAGTTTTAGAGACTCTTAGCTCTTTTAGTATATGATCAAACATATCAACACCATCTTTTAAGAATGTTCCTAGCCATCTTATGGTCTCTGCGAGACAAATCCCTGTCTCCACCATCGCCTCTGCCTGTACCCTCTAAATCTTGATCTGGCATTTCATACCTATTTTTTCGAAGGTCTTTTCGAGGTGGCTTTTTTGTAGGGTTTTTTCTAACAAGAGACTCTATTTTCTCTTCCTCAACCTCTGTTGTGGTTTTTGTTGAAAAAAAAAGCCGACCTTTATAGACAGAACAGATGTGACTTCTTGTACTTGCCATTTTTCTAACATCAAAACAAATAGGGGCAAAGTCTTTTCGGATTGCCCTGAGTCCTTGTGCAAGCTCTAGATAGCTATCATCACCATCATTATCTAACCAATGAGCTTGCATATCTCTCATAGTCTGGGCTTTGCCATCCAAGTATTCACCATATTCAAATGTTTTGTCTAAGGAGACTGCTTCTTCAAAAAGAGCTTCTATTGTTAAAAAATGTTTTCGGATACAGTCAGGACATCTTTTTCGAGGGTGGTTCAAATGGTCTTCTAGTAGAGCCATTTGTTTAGTAATCTCCCTTAGATTGTATAAGGGACTCATGATAGGCAACAAACCCATATCTTTCTCATTACTCATTGACCACCTCCTTTTTTTCTTGGTTTAGATATAAACAAAATATAAATATACTAACCAAGTAAACAAAGGAGAATAAGATATGATTCTAGGACTAGACCCATCACTAAGAAACTTTGGCTGGACTCTTATTTCTGATGAGGGTGCGTTCATGGACAAAGGAACTATGAAAACAGATACCTCAACACTGTTTGTTAAAAGATATATAGATTTAAGAGATGGTTTAATGGAGATTATTAAAACACTCAGAAGCAATCACCCTACAGAAACATTAAGAGTAGGGATAGAGTCTCCAATCTTTAATGACTTGTATTCAGAGGGTATGTATGGATTGTTTTTATACAGCAATGAAGCCCTTATGCTTGAAAAGGTAGACACAGTTTATCTCTCACCCAATCAAGTTAAAGCCCATGCTGCAGATTTCCTCAATCGACCAAAAGGCTGGAAAATGGGTAAAGCAGATATGGTAGATGCTGCAAAGAAGGCTACTGAAGGCCAAGGTGCTAAAAGATGGAACAATCACCAAGCAGATGCTTTCTGGGTTGCTAGAGCCTCTGCCAGATTTTGGTTATTCATTGAGGGTGGGATAGAAAAGGAAGACCTTACACCCTTAGAGAAGAAACACTTCACCGACTTTGAAAGATATGTGCGTGGGAAGAAAGCAGGTAAAGTGAAGCGTAAGGGTATAACTCACAAAGAGAATGACAGATTCTTTAAGTGGTCAGAGACTTAGTTGAAGCTTACTCTTTGGAAAATAACTTCAAGCAAGTCTTCTACTTCAGACTTAGAGTATGCGTTCCCTTTAACATTAACATCGAACACACCTTTGTCATCCATATCAGTTTCTGAAACCATGAATCCAGATAAAGAAAACCCATTAGGTGTGTAGGTAGTATTAAACTTTACTCTAAGACCTTTCTTCTTAATATCAGAAGCAAGTTTCTTCATAGACTTTATAAAGTCTAAAAAGCCCATGTTCTTTCTTAGGTTTCTCTTACGAAGTTTCTTATGGTGGACAGAGATAAACCATGTAAAGTCATCTATCGGATCTAAGCCCTCATCTACATTAGATCTTATCTCTTCTATTATATCTTTGACTTTAGGGTCACTTGCTTTTTGAATCGCTTCTTCAAAGTGGCCTGCCAAAAGAGGATAGAACCATCTCTGGTCTTCAAGAATAGCAGACCTTCTAACAAGGTTCTCTAGTTCTGCTTCTCTTTTTTCTACTTCTTCTAATATTTTCTGTGCAAAAGATGAAAGCTTTAACATGATTCTCTCCTAATACTTAAGGTCTAAGCCTAGTTTCCCATCTGTATTAGGAGTCTTACAGCAAACTCCAACTAGAAGAGAGATAGCTCCACCTGTTTTAGCTAATAGAGCAACATCTCCATCATTACAAAGCAGACCATTTTCTGAAACCTTTAAGTTTTCATTAAGTTGGTAGTTCGCAGGAATGGTTCTATTACCTTGACCATCAAGATTGAATCTTTCATATTGGGTAAATAAGAATCTACCCCCACCCATAACCATTGTTAGGACAGCAGCACCAGAAGCAGAAGCTAGAGGCCCTGTTTGCTGATATGAGGTAAAGTTTCTATATGTGCTTTGTCTAGCATTTGAATAGTCTTCACTGCCATACATGAGGAATCCAGTAGCATACACACCATCAGAAAGAGCTACTGTATATTCAGATGCTGTATTTTCTTCTTCGACATATTTAACCCAGACACCTGCTTTCCAACCTGTGTTTCTTAATGAAGCACCTGCTGTCACAGGGCTTCTATCTCCATGTTTCATTACTTGAAGATCTTCTGATGTGATATTTAATTCGTTAGACATGACTTATCTCCTATACTTAGACTTCTTTTTCATTACTTCTTTGATGGCCTTGAGTTTCTCTCTTTTGGAGACTTCTTCTCTCTCATTAGCCTTTTCAACAAGATCTTTTTCCTTACCTTCGGCCAAAGATGCTGGTGGTGGTTCTGAACCTTTTGGTTTTTGAACAGGTACTTTTTCTTCTGTCTCAATAACCAATTGATTTAAAGTAGAGAACTCTGACCCACCTGGCTTCTTCTTTATCTCGGAAGGAGTTGGTGGAGCGACAAGAGCTTCGCTTCTCATAAGTAAGGGAGATTTAGGCCCTACATCATGAGTTGCATTCTGAGCAACTTCCAGATCGTTAGAGATAGCTTCTGACTCTGCGAACTCTCTAACGTTCTTTTTAAGAGGGTTATCAAAGAATGCAGATTCTTCTGAAGCTGCTTCTAATTTAGCAACCCTCAGAAAAAGGTTTCTTAATTTTCTTTCTAACATTTTGGATCACTCCTAGTTAATCTTAAACTAAGAATGATCCTTTAATAAAGAAAGTATTAGCTACCCTGTACTGTGAAAGTAAATTGGATATATAGAAGTGGGTAAACAGGCTTGTAGAAAACTTCAACATTCAACTGAGTTGGGTCAGTTGCATCTCTCGACACTGAAAGACCTGTGTAAGTTGAAATGATTTGATCTCTTACAAGTTGCTTAAAGAAAGCGTTTAATCTACCCTCTATTTGCTGAATCACTTGAGGTACGAACTTAACCCCTACATAGCGTGAAAGTAAGTTCCTAGAGCGAATCTGAACGTCATCTGCAATCTGGATAACAGTAGGAGTCTTTGTAAGAACAGAAGTCATGTTTGTAGTTAAGCCATGTCTTACCTTAATGCCATCAGCTCTTTGAGAAAGAACTGTAACACCTGCATTTGCAGTTGCATTTGCATCTACCTCGTCAAGTAGACGAGCAAGTGAAGAAATACCTGCAATAGAACGACCTGTCCAAGGAGTAGCACTATCAATAGAAGGATTGCTTGTTGCTAAAGCTGTTGCAACAGCAACATACTCACCACCGACAAGAATTGTTTGAGTGATACCATTTCCATCTACATAAGAAACGTTTGCAAGGTCTGGATAGACAATACAGATTCTTGTGTTGTTTGCAGATTGTGCTAGAGACTGTACTTCTCTAGGTTGTGTTCCAGCTCTTACACCCAAAACAGCTCTACGCTCTGAACGATAACGCAAAGAGGACTGAATGTCACAGTGGTTAGAGATTGCAGAAACAATCGCTGTAGTGGCTGGGTACAAAGGAACAATAACAGATGGTGTCAATCCTGGAACAATCTCACCCTCAAGGTCTTGGATTGCTTGAACCACTTGATCTTCACTTAAGCTTGACTCTCCTGCTTCAAGTTGAACTTGCTTACAGGCTATTGCAGTTGCACCATTTGAGAAAGCTAACAAAGCACCAAGACTCAAAGAGTTATTTGGGCTGATCTCACCATAGGTTGAAATGACATCTGCAAGACTAGAGAAGGTACGAGTATTAAACTCAGTACGAATTCTAGTAAAGTCAACATAATAAACCTGACCTAAGTTTGGCTCATTACCTTCTTTATTAAAAACTTCAACCAATGCAGTATCACCAATAGAAGTATCTAAAGTGTTAGATACAATCAATGAAACACCTGGAATAGCTGGAGTCGGGATATTCGCATTAGATGTGAAGACAGTACCTACCTTGAAACTAATCTGTGCATCTGCACCTGTAGGATAATCAATACCACCTTCTCTCTCAAGTAAAGTAAAGGTTAAGCCTGTCACTTCATCTATATATGTTTGACCAATGATACCATCTGCACCAACAGCATCATTTAGTCGAGAGGTGTTTGCAGAACCAGAACCTTGTGCATTGTCTGAAGTAACAACAAATCCTTGATATGCTTCCTCACCTACTGCACCAGAGCCTACAACAAGCTTAAGACCATTGCCCTTAGTTGTTGCAATTCTTCCACCAGTGACTTCAAGGATAGATGAATTTCCTGTAGAAAGACTCTCAAATCCAACATACTCTCTGCCAACTTGATTCTTGAACACATATGCAACAGCTTTGTCTGCATAATAACCAACAGCAGCATTTGCTTGTGGCTCTGTTGAGAACAAAGAGGTAGAGAAATTAGCTTTAGCTTCAGAATGACTCATAAGAGAAGAAACAACAGCTTTAGCACTTACACCCACAGCAGAGACAGAATCTCCCTCTGTGACACCAAATGCACTGTTCCCTGTGCCTGCACCAACTTTAATGTAAGAGCTGATGTTTGCATTAGCATTTACAATGCGAATACCAGCACCCTCAATATGTGCAGTAGCACTTCCAGCCAAGTCTCCAGAAATGTCTGTTAGGATATCTGTAATTGAAGTCAGATTACCTTGAGCAGTAGCATCATTTAGAGTGATGTTGATAGTCTGACCATCAATCTCTAAAGATAGAGTGTTGTTCTGGTCATTGCCTGTGCTGTAAAGAGTCTTTGCAGGTATACCATCGCCATCAACTTCTGACCAACCGAGTCTCAAAAGAATACTTGGAGCATCTACTACTGATGTTCTTACTGAAGGAACTACTGTTCCAACTTCAAAACCAGCATCCTCTACTCTTGTACCTTGATCAATTGAAACACCAAGGTCAGAAACAGGATAGTAAGAATTACCAACCACAGTTCTGCCCTTAAGGATGAGTCTATCTCTAAGCTCTCCAGAGGTAAGGGTTGTTCTTGAGAAAGCTGCTACAGGAAGATATCCGAACTTAGTCTGAGTACCATTTCCATTTGTAGTGTTATTTTCAGTATCATAGTCAATACCAGCAATTGTTAAGAACGAGGTATCTGTATCTGAAATAAACTCAATGAAGCCATAAGTATCATTCAGATTAGGAAGCGAGTCCAATGAGAAAGTCAATCTACTCAAGCTATCTACACCACAGGTTAAGCTTAACCCTGTGAAGTCTGCATTTGCATTTACAATATCATTTGCGATTGCATTCGTGATAGCTGTAGATACAGCATTAGCAAGATCTGTTTGACTTAAATACACAGCAGCTTGGATAGTAGCAGTAGCAACACTTGAACCATTGCTATCACCTACATATCTGAACTTGAAAGAGGCATAGGTGTTGGCTTTAGCTTCCCAAGCACCAAATGCTGACATTGAAGTGTAAACAGGTGCTTCTGCATCAGCAACAGTATTGATTGCAGAAACCCAATCTTCTACATCATCACCAACACCATTAATTGAAGCCTCTGCAAATGTAATACCATCAACAGTAAGAGTCATAGCTCTTGTTAAAGCTGTTGCACCATAGTTGGTATTGTTAGATGCAGCATCATAAGGAAGAACCCCACCGACAACTGTTGTAATATTACCATTTCTACCAGCACCCATTGGGGCAGAAAAATCAACAGTAGTTGCTTGAAGATCAATTTCCATCGCTAAGGTGTCAGAAGAACCTTGAATTAGGAAGTAGTCACCAAAGCCTTCAGAGAAGAAAAATGCAGGTGTTTCATCATAGTTTCTGATTTCAACAGTCACATTCTCTGAAACAGGAGTTCCATCAGCAATCCTAGCACCAGATCTTGCTTCAGATCCAGAAGGGAATGTTAAAGTAACTTCTTGAAGATCTACACCCTTACTCTCCAAATCAACACTATAGAAGGTTCTAGTAGGAGATGAAAGAGAATATGTACCAATGCCAGAAGCACCAACACTCTCTACCTCCACAACATAAGCTGAAGTGCCAAAGCTGTCTTGGATGTTTGAGTAGTAGAAGCTTGCAAAAACCTTATGGTTTGTTGGAACTGCTGAGGATAGAACCACTTGTGAATTTACAGGGTCTACTTTAACAACTGTGGCAGGACTTCTCTCCAAAGCATCTGCTAAAGAAACCCCAGTTCTTACTTCAACGAGATCTGTTCTTCTAGTTGGTTTACCTAAACCTGAACCATCTACAGGTTGGAAAGGAAGCTTGAAAGTATTTGAGAGAACTCGAGGTGGGATAGTTGTTGTTGAAACAGAAGAACATTCAACAAGATATGCTTTCTCATCTCTTAAAGAAGAACTGATTTGATTGCTTCCGAAAGCAACTTCACCCTCTTGAATTGAACCAGCAGATACCACAGAAGCAGATCCCCAGACAATTCGATCCTCTGAAAGAACAAAGTCAACATCTTGAACAAACAAAGATGGTCCACCACCACCAGAAGCAACTAAAGAAACTCTGTCGATAGAGGTAATGTCTCTGCCTGGAATGTAATCAAACTGATCTTGGAATGTATTGTGGTAGTAATCAACCTCAATGCTTGAGTCTACTACAGGAGCTAGAGCTAAAGTAATAGATCCATTTGCACCATCGACAGAAGCAGGTGTCACTTCAACACCATTAACTCGGATAGTGACAAGTGATGTGTCGGTAGTGACCACACCACCATTGCTTCCATCTACAATAGGTCCATATTGAGTGTAGAAAGTACGATTACGAGCTGTTCCTGTTTGGTTGTTATAAACACCAACAGAGAAATTCGCTGTACCATTACCTACAAGAATAGAACCTTTTGCAGTAAGGATAAGATTGTCATTGCCTTCTGCATCAGTGTAAGAGTCTGCTTCGAGGGTTGCTAGACCAGCACCATTAAGAGTAGCAATAACTCTTTGTAGAGAGTTGGCTCTATCACCAGCGGCTCCATTAGGGAGAGTGATAACACCAGTCTCGCCATCCACAGTAAGGATAAGAGTATTTGAGCTTGCATCAATAACAAAGTTAGAGTTGCTACCCAAAAGCTCTGTGTCTTGAGGAGATACTTGGCTTGAAAGGTTTTCACCCTCTACCAAAGTGTCTGTTCTATTAAAGAAGTAAGAGACTCTTACATCATCACCCTCTTTAGGTGCTTCTGCTAAAGTGATCAAACCATTTGCACCATCTAAAGAGATAATGACTGTGTTTGTTCCATTAATAGAAACTGTTACAGAGCTAGGGACATTAGTTGTACTTCCAGAACCATCTCCTGATACAATAGGAAAGTGTCTAACTTGTAGTTGGTTAGCACCCTCACTATAATCAGTGTAGATGTAATTTCCATTCCCATCTACACCAGAGACCATTCTTCCAGTAGGGTCTTCTTCTACAATACGTTGATCTACTGTTGAAGATGAACCTCTGACAAGAATATTTCCTGTACTAATAACTGTTTCACGACCTGTACCTATAAGTGTAGGCACACGACCTTGTACCAGAGCTTGATTCTGGTTTTGTGTTTCAAAAATGGTGTTGGTATAGACACCAGGTGGCAGATAGCTGCTTCCTTCGATAGCCATTAGACTACTCCTTCACTGATTTATTTTGAGATTTAAGTTTGCTCATATTTTCCTCACGGGCATCTCGGAACATCTTAGCTTGCTTAGGCAAGGACTCATAATGTCCGTCAGGTAGTCTCATGATGTCATAGCCGTTAGTGCCTTCATTGCTATGGATTATGTCCCACTTATCTTTTCTTCTTTGATAAATAGTATCCCATCTTTGCTTCGATTCTTCGCCTATGACTCTATCAAAGTTTAGGTCAAAAGATTCAATACCTGAAGTCTGTACCCTCATTGTGCCTTCCACATCAGCAGAAAACCCAACGGAAGAATTAGGTGTACTTCCTTCTAAAAAAGCTTTCTCTCCACATGAACAGTCTATAGACTCTTTCTGTGTAGGAACTCTTTTTCTTTGAAGTAGACCACAAGATTGACATTGAAACTTTAGTATTGGCATAACCACCCAGCTTATAAGATGTTCACTTATGTAGTGATAAGATAAATAAACTATTGATAGCCCTATGGTATGTTAAAGAAATGAATCAAAGGAGAGTGGTATGGAAAAACTTATCTTACTTGAACCAAGAGATATTTTTAACAACATGATTATCGGACTCTCATATCAACCTTTTGCAGTTGTTTATGACAAAGATAAGCTTATTAAATATTGGGCAGAAGAGTTTTTAAAGAGAAACCCAAATACTCTCTCTAAGGAAGAAGCTTATCTCGAGGCTGAAGATCACTTTGAATTTAATACACAAGGAGCTTATGTTGGAGAGAAAGCTCCAATCTTTGTTTCATTAGAGGATAAAGAAAAACTCTTAGATTTTTTACATCAACCTCTGAATGAAGCTGTTGGTGTTCCCAAGTCCAACAACAGGTGAGTCTATTTGTTCTACTGCAATGCTGTCCACAGCACCCCCTCTAATAGGTATAAGAACTGGGAAATGAATAAACCAATCCGCTTGTATGCTTAAGCTTATACTAGCGGTGTAGAAGTAATCATCACCATTCTCATCATATACTTCTTCACCCTCGCCACCCAAACTCACATCCGACATCTCAAGACCCATATTAGCAAGCTTCGGTCTTAAAGTTGACCAAAGCCAAACAACAGTTCTATCAGATATGTCTGCCTGAGAATGAACATCTCTTGCAACTAAGTCTATGTCTACACTTATATCCCACCTGCCACCATATTCTCTTGCAATAAGCTCTAAGTTTTCTGTCACAACTATTATCTGCTCATCCCCTGCTTCTATCCACCTGCCTACTGAAATCATTATGCCTGGAATGATGTTCCTGTAAACATGGTCTGGACAAACACTGAAAGGGCCTTCTAAGAAATCATCTTTGCTAGTATACTCCACACTTAAAGATAAGCCTCTTTGCACTTCTTCTAGTAATGTAATAGTAGAACCATTAATAGCATACTCAGAAGCCCCTAAAACCCTCCCAGAAGGGGCTTCTCTTATTCTTAAAGAGTCAGCAAAAGGAACATAGTTTAGTTCTATTGTGCTTGGATCTGTAAACAAAGGTGCAGACTCTTTTCGTGAAACATATCTTTGAATCACAAAAAGATATGCATTAGGATCTTCAACCATAGAGTCTTTTTGTACTTGTATGTGGTAGATACCCTCTTGAGCTTTTGTGTTTCTGTCTTCCTTGACCCACTCAATAGAGACACTCTTTTTACCCTTAACTTTTGCAAGAGTAGTAAAGCCTTTTATGTGACCTATAAAGTTATCTGGGCTCAATACCACATTGCTTGCTCCAGAAGTTTTAACTACCATTCCAAACTGTGGCCTTTCATCAAAAGCATATTTCCCCTGTATGTTTTTAGCAAGGGTTTCATATCTAGGGTGATCTTGCCAGTATGTCTTTAACTCTTTAATCATCCTATCTCTTACGGCCATTGTTAAATGATGAAACATCTTTAATCCTCCTTAGCTGTGTTTGTCGCTTCAGGTGAATTATAAAGAGTCTATCATCTAAAAGAGAGTGGAGATTTACAAGGTGGTCTTAAGGCTCTTTATCTCTTCTTTAATATGAGAGAGAACATAGGAAGCTATCTTCAAAGAGGCATTCTTTTTAAGACCTTTCCTCTTTTTCTTGAATGTTTTTTCAAGTGACTTGTCTGATAGAAGAGACTCGCCTTCCAGATAAGTCTTTGACAACTCTACTATCTCATCCTCAAACATCTTTAGGTCTTCAAGGCTTTCAGAAACCTCGATCAACTTCTTTAGCTGGTCTGATCTTGTCTCGGCTCGTTCTTGTACATCATTCTTTTCAGATTCGATCTGCTGCCTTAACTCACGAATTTGGTTTTGTTTCTCGAAGGCTGCTTTAATGTCTTCAAAATTCTTCCTAACATATTTGATCACCGCTTCGTGGTCTTTTTCATAAACATTGTCGTACTTACCAGCTTCTAGATCTGCCTCATATGCAGACTCAAGCTCTTTTAAAGTGGGGACTTTGATCTTTCCGAAGTGGTACACATCATAGTCATGTACTTGGGCTTCATCAGGATAAAGGAGATCTTGAAGTTCTCCCTCCATCTCTGGTTCAAATATCTTCTCAGCCCCTGCATTTTGCAAAGAGTAGTCGTTGAAAACTCCTTCAGAACGCACCAAACTTTCTGACATATGAGCATCGTCTGCATTTGGCTTCACTTTTAGCTTCTTTGCGAGGCTCTCTATTTCTTGGAGCTTCTTAGGGTCTCTCAATTCGGAAACACCCTGTCTTTTGTAGTTGTCGAATCCAACCTGCTTCTTCTGCTGTGAGGGCTTTTTTTCGTTCTCACTCTTCTTTAAGAACGAAACTGCGTCTTTGTGGTCGGGATGTCTCTTGTCTGAAGCGTAGTTTTCAACGGTTGTTAGAGAGACCTCTCTTCCTTTGAAGTTGACTTTCATTTTCTTCTCCTATTTTTTTCTTATCTTATACAATAAATAAACTATAGGATAAGGAAAGAGTGCTAATAACTAGGATTTGTATCTTATTTATGGTTAGAGTCTTTAAAATAAAAAGATAAGGAAGAAATTATGATCACGAAATATCTTGTACCTGCAATCATGTCATTAAACAACCACCTTGAAACATCAGGGTACTTTGTAAAACCTGTGGGTAGACCAAGTGTAGATAAAGACCACCCTTACCTCACACAGGATTTGGAAGTTTCTTCAGAAAGTGGATATACTAAAAGAGTAGTCTTACACATAGATGGTGAAGGTGGTTTATATACAGGACAGTTCAAGTCAGGCTTCCTGCCCTCATATCAATTCCCACTTTCTTTATCTTCTAGGCAAGAAGAGCCTGGTATGACTCTTAAGAAATACCTCAAACTGAGAGTTTCAAGTCTATCTTCACAAAGTAAGATTCAAGAGTTAAGCAATAGGATTGCAAGACTTGAGAACATGAAGGCTGCAAACACCCCCCTTTCATCAAATGTTAAAAACAGAATCAAGGAAATGCTTGAGAGTGAAGTTGATGTTAATGACATGGAAGATTTGAAAGAGGTCGTTGTTGATATCTCTAAAGACATGAGAGATCGAGACACTCGAGAAGTTTCTAAAGCCATTAACTCATCTGGGAAGACTTTAGAAGATAAGTTAGAGCTAATTGAAGGATTCCATGAAAATAAGAATGACCGAGATTGGAACTTTGAAAATCTAGGTATTGATAGGAAGCTAAAGCATGTTGGAACAACACCTGTGATCACAAACATCTTCCACCCAAAGATGAAGTTCTCAAGTGATAATTGGGATCTGGCATACTTTATAAGCGAAGTTCTAGGTCTTGGACTTGCTATCTATGATGAGACAAATGTACCTAAAGCAGAAGATGTTTATAACAAACTAAAAGATATGGGCTACAAAGTTTACTTAGATACCCAATATGGTGATCCTCTTGTTATAAATGATGAGGATAAACCAGGCTTTGCTTTCTTTAGAGTCACAGAAATGGCTGGTAGAGACAGAACTCTTGAATGGGGTACAGGAGATAGAATCACTGTTGAGTTCTTAAAACCAAATAGAGCTAGAGTCAGAGCAAATACACAAAATGAGCTTGAGAAGATTCTCGGTAAGATTAAACTAAAATTTACACCCATAGAAAAACTTGAAGTTGACATCATGGAATTTGATGAGTGGGAAGGCTAAAATATGAGACTGATACACATCTTGCTTTTTACTCTACTATCTTCTTGTACTTACCTTTTGCCTGAGTATGTATTCAGACCAGAACACTCCCACTGTGGACACCTGCCACAATGTGGTGGGCATGCAATGCCATACACTCTCGTGGAAGTTTATGATCCAGACCCTATGTGCCATCTAAGGTTTAAGAAGGTGGTCAAGAAAGATTTCAAAACAGAGCAACTAGATGTGCTGTCGCTTTACCCAGATGAGGTAAAAGTTCCTTATCGTTTACCTCATCCACAGGAACAACAGCAGCAGGAACAACAGAGACAGCAACAGCGACAAGCACAATCCTACAAGACAATCTGCACTGCATGGAGATAAAGTATGGAAGACTATCTTCAAGAGTTCATAGAAGAGCTTAAATCTTCTTTAAAGTACAAAGTACAAGTGACTTTCAAGCTGGAAAGAATTCGTGAAGAGGGTGTTTTATACAGCATCTCAATCAGACCCTTTGCTTTTGAAACCTCTAAGACCTTTACTACTTTTGATGGCTATCTTGCGACTCCAGAAAGAAAAGCTGTCATTAGAAGAATGGTATCTACTTTTAAGAGAATAGCAAAGAAGTATAAGTTTTTAGAACTTGACCCAGATGGCTTCTTAACAAAAGCAAAGTCTAAAAGACATAAGAGTGAAAGCTATTACTTGCTGTCCTCTGTATATCTTCACTATGTGTTTATAAAGAATCCTTCTTAAACTGTTGCTTCCAGCAAGATCTTATATGGCTGAAGATGTTCTTCATCTCATTTATGCTTTGACTATTATTATGCCAACCTATAATCTCCCAGCCACTTTGAAGAACAAAACCTCCTGTGTATGCTGGCAAGAAAAAGTAAATCTCAATAGGGAAGCTTTCTGAATTATGTACCATAATCAAAACACGATCTGGTTGGGACTCATCTTTCTTTTTGAACCCTGCTTCTTCTAAAGCAGCTACAACTACTTCTATTGCCTTTTCTTCTTCAGCCTGGAACTTTGCTTCATTGATTATCCCAATAGCATCCACAGTAAGCACTCTAAGGCCATTTTTTATTTCGGTGTATTTCAATATAAGTCTCCTTTTAAGAGGACTTATATGAATCCTAGACTATTTAGAGTGGAAATCTGCTATGGCACTAGCACACCATGCCTCTGGTTTAACTTTAACCTGATTATAACCATAACCATGAACCAGAGATACAAGAGAGTTTGCATATTGAGAAGTTCTGCTTTTGGAATCAGATGGACTTATATCTAAGTGAATCTCAATACTCACTGAGGGTATGCTCTCTCTTATTTCAGAAGCAATATCTAAAGAGTGTTGTGTCTCACTAAACAATCTGTCAAATAAACCATGAGCTACTTTTGGTGGGTGTTTGAGGTAGAAGTATCTACAATCATAGTCTACCGAAACCGACATTACTGTAATGGCAGTTACGAAAAGAGAGCCTTCTCTGTGAGGCTGGCTATCTGTACCTACTACTACTCTGCTCTCGTACTTTAGAGAATTGCTTATAAAGGAAAGTATGTCTGAGAAAATAACTTTCCTGTTAGACCCTGTTTTCCACATGAAGAACACCTCTATTTTATAACCTATCTATTACCCACTATACAAAACAGACAAAGGAAATGAAAAATGTCAGCACATCAATTTTCTGTAGACCAACTAATGGCTGGAAATAAGAACTTACAACACGCAAGTCTTGAAGAAATAGATCTCTCTAATAAGACATTCACAGGTGTGGATTTCACAAGTGCAAATCTTTCAGAGACAAAACTTCATGGCACTACTTTTAAAAATTGTATCCTTAGTGGTGCAAACTTAGGGCGATGTAGTTTTAAAGATACCAAATTTATAAATTGCACAATGCTAACTACACAGTTACAATTAAGCAAAGGTAATGTTCATCTTTTCAAATGTAAAGCTATATATGCAGAGTTCTCGGGCTGTGACCTTCAGAGGTCTACCTTTGACGAAAGTAATCTTACAGGGGCATATTTCAACATTGCTTCACTAGACAACTCAAGTTTTATGCATAATAATTTGAATGGAGTCTCTTTTCGAGAGGCAAGCCTAGAAAGATCTACTATTATTAATAATAGTTTTAAAGATGCTATATTTATGAATACTGACATGAGTGGTGTTCGTGCAAATAAGAATAAAAATGTTACACCTGAGCAGCTTGAGGGATTCAAAGATAGTAAATACACAAGCATTGGCATCATAGGAGCTTTCCTTGTAAGCGATAGTCACCCAAATGTCTACATGATTAATAAGTACTACAAAAGGAATCAAAGTGTAGAACTCATTAATGTAGAAACTATGAAGAAATACAAGAGAAAGCTTAGAGTTTCTAGTGACTTAAAAAGTCTCTATGTTAAAGATAAATTCGGTAACGAATATCGCATTGTAGACAAGAGACCAAAATCTGTTCCTTACATCTAATATATCTGACCCCCACCTATCTATTTGATAAGTAATATTAACAAACAGATAGAAAAGGAAATCAGATATGCCAAAGAAAATTGATGTAAGTTCACCTTGTGGTGTTTATAAGTTTCTTCGCCCCCAACTTGCGAAGACTGCAAAAGAAAAGTTGGTGGATAAAGTTAATGGGTCATCAGACTACATTGCTGAAATGAAGCTCGATGGACACCGATGTCTTATTTCAAATAACGTGGCATGGTCACGAATCGGAAAAGACATTAAGTGTCTAAGTCATGCTCAAGCAGAAGTTCCAGCAGGAACACTTCTTGATGGAGAGATTATCCCCAGAGAAGGTGCAGAGGGTTCTGACCGAGTTTCCAACCTTAGAGCCGAGTCTCCAGAGAGCCTTGTTTTTTCAGCTTTCGATATTGTTTATCACAACGGACAATATGTAGGAGACCTCTCATGGAAAGAGCGTAGAGCTATCCTTGAAAGTGTTTTCGATTCTTCATTCTCAAATCTTTGTCTTTCAGAGATTTACAGCATGGGAGAGAATAACACTGAGGATCTCATGCAAATCGCTTTAGAGCGAGGACATGAGGGTATTATGCTAAAAGATGTGAACGCACCTTACAAAGCAAATAGCCGTTCTTCTTGGGCTAAGTTAAAGTTTACTGACAACTATGACGTTGTGATTGTAGACGCTAATGCAAAGCCAAGCGAGTGGAGAGTCCGACCTGGAGAGGTTGGCACTGATGGCAAACTCTACCCAGAGGGTCTTCACACAGATCCTTGGTCAAAAGGTTATGTAGGACTCAACTATGGATTCTATGACAAAGAAGGCAATCTTCGTGTTGTAGGTTCTCTTGGAGAGACAGGACCTCGAGACCAAATGGAAAAGTTCGTAGGTCGTGTTGCTGAAATTAAAGGGTATGGACAGTACCCGACAGGTGCTATTCGTCACCCTATCTTAGAGCGTTGGAGAGAAGATAAACTTCCTGAGGATTGTATCTTCAACTTCTAATTAATAATCTATTTATATAAACTACATAACATAACAAACAATAAGGAGATACTGATGAACAAATCAGCTCAAAAAATTATTTCTGAACTAGAAATGAGAATCGCTAGACTCGAAAAAGAAGCTGCGGTAAAGATCAACTTTGACTTACTTCAAAGACATGTTGAAAAAGATTCCCATGATGGAAGTAATATCGGTTTCATAGAGTTTGACTCAAGAAACCGAAAAGTCCATTTTTCAAATGGTGACTCTGAAACTATAACATTACCAGCAGATAAGGTACTTCTTCATCTTCTCTCCGAGAGAATGGGTCATCATATATATGATTCTGAAGGCATTGAACTTATCTAACATCCACTTGGATTAAGCCCTACGATTTTTATTAAAGAAGCCCTGCTTCCCTTAATTGGGGAGTGGGGCTTCTTTTTTTGTTTAATCAATCCTCGTCATACTCTTGTTGGGCAAGAACTAACATACCCTTGCTAACTGCATGGAATGGGTCAGAAGCATGACGTACCTCAGAGATCTCGATAGGGAAACGCTTACGCTTAGTTTCAAAGACCTCTCTAAAGAAATCCATGAACCCACCAGCTAGACTTGTTCCACCACCTACTACAATTGGAATAGGCTTGTTGAGAGTAAGGTGTCCACCCTTCATTACAAACTGTTGAGCAATGTTATCAAGAGCATGTTCAATCAAAGCCTTATAGTAAAAGGAGATTGCTTCTTCTTCTCTATTCTTAGGTGCATTAAGGTCAATGCCTTTCTCTTTGACAGCACACATCTTAGAGGCTGTACCACCAACTGATCTTGCAGCACCTTGGTCAATCCAATCCCCACCTCTAGCAACTGAGAAGCTGAGACCCTCAATGGTGTTAATTGCAAGAGCAATGTTGGTCATACCTGAACCAAAACTAATGCCAATGCCTGAGAAGCCCTCTTTAGCTGTCTCTGCAAATACAATAGCCATAGCTTCATTTGCTGGGTGAGGGGTATATCCACATTCTTGAACAATGCGAGTAAATACTCCCTTGTGGTAAACAACATCCATTTGAACATCAACAGGTGCTGCTGGGATAGAGAAGTAGCAATGCTCACCCTCATGTGAAGGCTCTCCAAGCACATCTTTAACCATGTGACCAAGAACTGTGAGGGAGTCAATCTCGTCTGGAGAGACAAGACCTGCTTTAAGGGGTCTACGACCCTCTCTGCCGAACATATTTGCAACTTCCATAGCTTCATCGCCAAGAACCAATAAATGCTCGTCAGACTCAATATATGAAACCGAACCTAACTTAAGCATTTTCTTTGCAGAAGCAGGCAGGTCAATAAACAAGTCTCTCATTCTTCTGATTGAAACTTCTTTCTTATTCATTCTTGATGAAACAAGGTTCATAGTTCCAATATCTAATCCTACACCTTTACTCATGATAGAGTCTCCTTATTCTTTAGGGGTTTGTTATTATTATACCTCTAAACAATAAAAGCTTTATACATAGTAAATAGATTTAGCTTCAAGGGCTTTAACAACCTTGACCATTCCCTTTTTAATATCTTTGTATTCAAAAGATGCCATAAGCCTTGTGTATACAGCACCATCATTTTTATAGACCTCTATCAATTCCCCATCTATAGAAACTTTTATTTTTACAATCCCGATGTTAAGTCTCAAGGTAAGGATGAAATCATTTTCATATGGGTCTGAGTAGATAGACATAACACTTCCATGTCTACAAGCACGATTAAAAACTTTAATAAAGCCTTTTATTATATCTTCAGGGCTTAGTTTTTCTTTGTATGGAGATTTATAGAAATGGTCTATAAGACCAGCCTCTCTTTCGAGTCTAGCTATTCTCATTTCAAGAGATCTGATTTGCTGTGCAGATACTTTATTCATTCTTTCGAGCCTTTCTAAAGGATATAGTTTTCAAGTCTTCTAGTTATAGAAGCAACTCTTGGGAATTGAGAAGCTGTTCTACCCATAGATTCCTCGTCAAAAGCGTCAACATTAACACCATAGCGATAGAATGCTTTTTCAAGAAGCTTAAGAACAGAGGTGACTATTGTAGCAGGGATTGTCTTGACCACACTTTTACTCAGGGTATTGGTAGTGAAAGATAAACCAGTGATACTTTCAACTTTACTAAGAGTCCATGACTCTTTTGGTAAAAATGGTATTAGATCAAGTGACCCTACTGTAATTGTTGCTAGGTCAATAATCCAAGAGCCCCAAGGTGCTGCAATAACCTCTGTCATAGAGACTATGCTGAAAAGAACTTTGAAAAATCTATAAGCAACCTTAGAGCTTCTTTGAAGAAACTTCATTAATCTTTTAACAGAGTTAGACTCATCAAATTTTCCTTGAAGAATATCTATTTGAGAAGAGTAGTCTGACTTCCAAGAGAGGTATGCAGACTTGATTCTTTTAGACCTTTCACGGTCATAAAGAGATGCCAGCTTATCAAGAGCATACTTTGAAGAACCAGCTTTACCACCTGTGAATATCGACTTGATTGGGTTCATTACATTGAGCTCAACGATAACAGGCATGTCTCTGGTATCTACAATAAAGTTTTGTAGAGTAGCAGCTACTCGGATTCCCAATGCAGACTCTAGGGCTTCACAAATAACTTCACGCTGTTCAGCAAAAGTTGCTTTAAGGTTGTTACCTACATCCTTCAAAACATTGATGATGTTTTTAATAAAGTTCTTAGGGATATTAACAACACCTTTAACAAAACCACTGATGTCATCCAAAACATCTTGAAAGCTAGCTTCTCTTTCAAGTCTAGCTATTCTCATTTCAAGAGATCTGATTTGCTGTGCAGATACTTTATTCATTGGATTTAACCTCTTTTTCTAAAGAAGCTAATCTCTGATAGATACGCTGAAGTTGAAGTTTGGACTTCCTTTCGAGTTTTCTGGAAATCCTCATCTCTAATCTTTTCATCTGGTATCTTGTCATATCATCAGCCCCCTGTGTTTTTTTCACAGGAAGCTAATGATAAATAAGATATTAAGCGTAAGCGTAGTGTTCGAGTCTTCTAGTTACAGAAGCAACTCTTGGGAATTGAGAAGCTGTTCTACCCATAGATTCCTCGTCAAAGGCATCAACATTAACACCATAGCGATAGAATGCTTTTTCAAGAATCTTAAGAACAGTAGTGATAATAGCAGGACCAAAAGATTTCAACAATGGAACTTCATTACGAGGTAAGAAGTCTTTGGCATCCATAATATTAGCTAGACTCTTATCTGTTAGAAGAGTATAGTCGGCTGATATAGGCAACATATTATGATTCCCTATGAAGACCATAGCTAAACCTAAAACCCAAGATCCCCAAGGTGCTGCAATAAGCTGGGCAATGCTGAATATGCTTAGAGCAATCTTCAAGAATCTGTAAAGCAGTTTAGATGACCTTTGTATCAGTTTTAGAAAGCCCTTAATAACTCCAACATCATCTTTTCCTTGTAATGCATTTAAAGAAGGAAGGTAGTCTGATTTCCATGAAAGGAAAGCTGACTTAATTCTTCTAGCTTCTTCTCCATCATAGAGAGATGCCAACTTGTCCAAAGATACTTTTGAAGATCCTGCATTGCCACCTGTGAAAGTAGACTTAATAGGATTCATAAGATTAAAGTCTACAATGATAGGAAGATCTCTAGTATCTATAACAAAGCCTTCAAGAGTCGCAGCTACTCGGATTCCCAATGCAGATTTAAGGGCTCTAACAATCCTATCTTCTTGTTTTGAAAGAAGGACAGTTAGGTTGTTTCCAACATCTTTGAAAACATTGATGATTTTCTTGATGAAGTTTTTAGGAATGTTAACAACACCTTTAACAAATCCAGAGATGTCATCAAAGATTTCTTTAAGACCAGCCTCTCTTTCGAGTCTGGCAATTCTCATTTCAAGAGATCTGATTTGCTGTGCAGATACTTTATTCATTAGGTTTGACCTTTCTTCTTTTTCATTGCTTTTAAAGCAGCCATAGCATCAGCAAGACCATCAGAGTCTTCCGATATGCTTTCAGAGGCAGAGGATTTAGAAGCAACAGTATTTCTATCTACAATAGTAGAGGGGATAAACATTAGATTGTCTTCACTAGAAGACATAAAAGAACTATTACCCTCATTTTTCTGTGGGTAATTAGCTTGGACAGTAGGGAGTTGTGCTGCAATTGCTTGAGCCAATATCTCAGGAGATAGTACAGCACCTATTTGCTCAACTACATTCCTAGTGATTGCATCCATGTCTATTGGGGATTCAACAACTCTCTCTACAACTCTCTCTACAACTCTCTCATTAGTCGGGTTGCTTCGTAAAACTCGTTTATTAGAGTTCGCTCTAAGGCCAGACTTGTGTTCTTTTACTTTTAGCTTCAACATACCAGAGGACACCAGAGCTTGGATTTCTTTATTAGTATCATATGTTTGCTTTGGGCAATCGAAAGACTGTCCATTAGCAAGTGATATATTTAAAGAGTTTATTCTTATGCCATTTGAGTAGGTACATTGAAGCGAGTATATCATAAATAGCTTTCTAGCTTTCTAGCCATATAAGCAATTGCAGGGTATTTAGAAGCTGTCTTGCCCATTGCATCACTTTCAGCTTTCATCTTTTCATAGTCTTCTGTTTTAAAGACCCATTTATAAAGTGCTTTCTCAAGTAGAGCTAAGAATCCTGTTAGGAAAACACCAATAAAGGTAGTGTAGTTTTGTGTCATGTACTCTCTAACTTTTTTCCAAGACACAAAATCAATAGGTTGGTATTTCTGCAAGGGCTTTTCAACAATAGCGAGAGTAAATTCCTTTACTTCTTTTCGAGGAACATACCCTCTCCCACCAACCAGAACATCAGATATGAATTTGTGAGTGTTTTCAATAACACCCTCTGCTTCAAGATACTTAACAGATTTTATGTCTATATACTTTACTGTTGTTTCTTGGAAGTCCAGAATTCTCTTATCCATATTTCGAAAATCAAACATCCCTATCTGCACATATCTCTGTACAACCATAATAATGATGTTGAATATGACTGTGGACTTAAGAGTCGCTATACCAACCAAACCTATAAGGGCAGTCATTAAGCGATAGAGCCACTTCCCACCTCTTTTACAAAGATCTAAGAAAATATCAATCGCTTCTCTATCAGAGACAGAAGGGTTTATGATTTCTTTATAGTCTGCATACCATGAAGTGTAAGCTCTCTTCATTCTGGTCTGGTTCTCACCCTCATACATATTGATAAGCTTCTTAAGAGGGATATTAGACTTCATTGCAAGTCCACCTGTGAAGGTTGAGCTTAAAGGGTCAGAGTAGTTGAACTTGACAATTTTAGGTAAACCCTCACTTGTAGTTATAACACCAGCTAAAGATCTAAATATTCTTATGCCCAATAATGCACCTAATGAATCCATAGCCTTAGATTCTGATTCTGTGTTCCATACAACAACATCATCATAAACTTCTTTGAAGGCATAAAGTATCTTTAAGAACATATTCTTAGGTATGTTGAGTGTCTTTTTAAAGACACCTACCATATCATCTATAAAGCCAGCCTCTTTTTCAAGCCTAGCTATCCTAAGCTCAAGAGATCTAATTTGTTGTGCTGATACCTTATTCATGTCTCACCTGCCTTCTAAAATCTGAGTTAAATAAGAGAGTGTTGGGTATTGAGAAGCTTTCTTATTTCTTGATTCTAGCTCTTTTACCATTTCATCATATTCGTCTGTCTTAATCACCCACTTGTACATAATTGTTTCAATGAGTGCTAAAATAGGTGTCAAGATTGCTGTGGTAAACTGAATAGGCTTCCATCTAATCCAATCCTTAACATCTTGAAGGTTAGCTGCTGAATCTGGTTGCCAATTTTTCATTGGGTGTTGTTCTACCTTAGCATGTATTTTTTCAACAAAAATCTGCTTTTGTATAGGAGAAAGTTTCTTATAATCACTATATCTATCTCTGGTAACGTCTATTACATTCCTATGTATAGTAGCATTTACGGGTTCAACAGTGACCTTTGAAAAAACAACTTCATTTTGAGTCCATTCACTAGGTCTTCCTACTGGAAAACCATACTTCTGCAAAAAGATCCTACCTAGTATAAATAGCAGAGTTGAGATCACTGTCCCTTTAATAGCAACAACACCACCTAATACAGAGATGATTGAAGACAAGAACCTATATGCTAACTTTGAGACCTTCTTGATTTCTCGAAGTGCAAATTCAACACCCTCAACTTCTTTAATTTTTGGGTTTAGGATGTGCTTGAAATCTGAATACCATGAAAGATAGGCAGACTTCATTCTTGTCTGGTTTGTTTCATTATAACGCTTAATAAGGTTCTTTAATTGAACCTTAGCCTTTCCTGCAAGCCCACCCGTGAATGTAGACTTTAAAGGCTGCTTCCTATTGAATTTAACAATCGTAGGCAAATCATCTGTTGTTGTTATGACTCCAGCCATTGCTCTAAAGATGCGAGAACCCAATAAAAAGCCAAGTGCATTTTCAATTGTTTTTTCTTCGTCTTCTAATGACAGTTCTACAGTTGTAAAAATTTCTTTAAAAGCATTTATTATCCTAATCACCATGTTTTTAGGAATGTTAACTATGCTTTTAAATGTACTAGAGACACTTTCCATAAACTCTTGAAAGCCAGCTTCTTTTTCAAGCCTAGCTATTCTGACCTCAAGAGATCTGATTTGCTGTGCAGATACTTTATTCATTATATAACCCTCGCTGATTACACTTTTTACAAGCTAAGGGTGATATAAATGGAATATTAAGATCTGGATGTCTGTATATAAGTTAAAGCCCTTCGAATGGCTCTCTCCTCACCTTTCTTGAGACCTACTTCAATGAAATTATATTTCAAGATTGCAGGGTGAATCCAACCTTTAGAACCTATAAGAGGTGCTTGCCTGAAAACAACACCACCATCTTTTGTCCTTAAGGGAATTACTTTGCTTTCACCTCTTCTTCTATAGATGTTCATCTCATAAGGTGACTTAGCTTGAAGGTACTTATTAACCCACTTCCATGTGCTATGTATCTTTATCTTCCCACCCTTTGTTATCTCATAACTGAAAGAGTTATAAAAATCCTCTGACTTAGGGATAGACGCACCTTTAGAAGAAGCTTTCTTTGCTTCTTCTACAATAGCTTTAACAAACTCTTCCCCAAAGATCTTAATGATCTCTTTATCTATCCCTTTTTCACCCAGAGCTTTTGCATTAGGAAAAACATTTCGTCTTACCTTATAAGTTCTCAAGTCCCATTTGTTCTTGTCACTTAAAAGATTACTCTCAGGTTTTCTTTTAACTTTTCTTAAATCAAAAACCATCAGATCTCCCAAAGATCATTATCGTATTCTTCTAGTGCATCCATTAGCTTAGTTTGGTTTACTTTTTTAGGAGTCCAATCAATAGGCCCTCTGGGATCTCCATCATAAGGATCTATATCTCCAAAGTCACTGGGTTTATGATCATCCAAAATAAGTCTAAAGGTATCTGCACCTGAGTCTACTCCAATTGCAAAGTAGTTATCTGCACCCCAGCTATTTCCTAAATCCCACTGAAGAAATACTCTGTCAACCCCCTCAAAAGAATCTTCACCATAGCCACTTTCGCTAAGGATGCTCTTAAGTTTATTTTCTAAGTACTTCTTAAGTCCAGGTCTAACTGGACTTAACTTATATGTTGTATGTGATGATTGCTTCTCAAGTCTAGCTACTCTAAGTTCAAGACTTCTAATTATTTCATGTGCTGTTCTTTTCATTTTACTTTCCATCTTGTGTAGTCGTCATAGTTTAAGTCTAGGTGTCTTTCTAGAGCTTTCTGTGTGTATCTTCCTCTGGAGTTTGTAATCTCATGTTTTTCTGTGTCTTCCATGTCAAGAATATAGTGATTTCTTCCTGACTTAACCCTTAAAAAATAGAACCCATCAGCATCCATAACTAAACGGACTTTCATCATATACTGATTTGCAAGGTCTTCTAGCTCTTCTTCTTCCCTACCCATTGATTCTAGCTTGAATGCAATTTGGTCTTTTAAAAGCATCCACAAGTCTGTTGTCAATTTCTTGATATCAAAAACAGTTTTCCCTATCCCTAAGTTAATCTTTTGAAGGGGTGTAGGAATCTTTGGAGTTTTTTTCTTATGAACAGTCATTTCGACTGTAAGAGTAAACAACCCATTTTTATATAGGGAAAGAATGCAAAAAGGACTACCCCCTGAGTATCTAGCATTACTAGGTGCAAAGTATTCGTCTTCATCTAAATGGTGTTCAATAATGTCGTCAACAGCATCATCGTTGATGACTATCTCATTATTATATTTTTTATTCTTATTGAAGAACTTAGTCATCTCCTCGTATTCATTGTCGTTAAGGATAAGCGTAAATTCAAATCCTATTTTTCTCGATAGCCCACCATATTCTAGTGGCTCACTCTTACCCACATTCTTAAGATTTTTCTTTTTCAGGTATTCTATCAACTCTCTGTGAATTATCTTCATAGCAGTTTTCTTTGATGAATGTTTCTCGAGTCTAGCAATCCTAGATTCAAGTTCTCTTATTGTTCTTTTCATTTTATTCTCCTAATAGTTTTGATTTTCCCATGTCGCTGTCCTGCCTTTATTCTCCAAAGCGTCAGCAACATCTGGTCTGTTTGACCCCGTAGGGTAAGCTGTGTCTTGAACCAAAGGATACTTTGCATCAGAACGAGCTGTGTAAGTATCTCTTTGAGGCCAATAGCCATATTGAGTCTTTGCCCAATAGACAGGCACTCCCTCTATAGGGAAGTTATATCTAATGTCTCCACTGTCTAAATAAGCTATGTTAAAATGCTGTTGTAGAATATTACCCCTGTTAGATGGGTATCTCACAGCACCAATAGAGTATCTGTCATTGTTCACTTTAACAATGAAGTCTTTCTGAGAAACAATAGGACTAGGCCCTATCCAGACCTCATAGCTGTGTTCTTTTCTCCGACCCTTGTCTTCCTGAACAATTCTTTTCTCTGTCTCATCTGTAGCTATGATTATATCATAAGGACCTTCATAGCCACCCTTGATACCAACACCGAAACAAATCTTGCAAAGACTGTCTGGTTGCTTTGAGTAAGCTAAGGTTTCCCTGTTGAAAGCAGTACAGAAACAAGGCTCTCCTACTTGCTTTCTAGTAAAGAGCTTTACTCTCTCACCACCTTGCTCTAATATCCAATTGTTTCTTCGGATACCTTCTCTCCACATATAGTCTATCTTTTCAACCTCTCTATCTGAGAAAGGCTGACACTGATCTAAAGGTGTTTCGTGAAGTCTGCCTGTTAGGGGATCTTCTGCAACTGTAGTTAGTCGATAGAAGTCTCTTCTGTCTACACCCACACCCAGCCTGCTGCTAGGGTCATATGCAAGATAACTTACTTTAACAACAGAGTTCTCTGTTATCTCAAGCTTCGCTTCTTTTCTCAAAGTAATAGCATTGTCAGTCTCTACACCTAGATAATACAAGATGACTTGTCTTAGCTCTCCAAGAACCATAGAAACAGGAACTACCTCTCCATCTATTGTGACTACAACATCTTTAGAGCAATCACCTGCTTCATGCACACCATTAAGTTTGGCTATAGGGAACTTAGTTTGAAACCTATAAGGGTCTTCTGCTTGATCTCCAAAACTAATCCATGCAGAACCCTCAACCACTTCTTCATGTACTGTCCATGTATGCATTTGATCTCTATATAGACCACCACCAACAGGAACTACATTAACTCTCCGATACATCCCTCTATCAGAGTTACTAGAGCGGTATATATTTACACCTCTTATAATCCAGCCCTCGTTACCATGAAGGAGAGATGGGTTATCCCACCTGACATCAATCTCTCCTTTTTTAAAAGGAGAAACAGCTACTGTGTTTTTAGGTGGTAGAGGCCAAGGACTTCTACTATTGTACCAACCATGCGACATACTAATACCCTACAGCTTTGAGTTAGACAGTTCTGCTGCTTTCTTTCTCATAAACCTATTTAATAATCGGTCTATTCTGGAAAGCCTTTTTATGATTGCTTGCTTTGTTTCATTTGCTTTTCTTTCAAGCATCTGGTGATGGAACTTTGAAATGACTTTTTTTCCTTCTTCTAAAATAAAGTCCACATCTTCCATGATCTCGTCTATTTTCTCAAATTCTGGAGACTTGTTATCTTTTAGGACATATCTTAATGAAGTGAAGTATAAAGATAGATGGTATGCTTGAACCAGATTGTAGAAAGGTAGTTTGGTTTGCCTTTCTATCAGAGAGTTTCTTTTTCTAATGCTATTGAGCAGATCAATCAAATGCTGATACTGCCTTAACTCAAACATATTCCTCTCAGTATGAACATCTGCTGCTAAGGTCATGGTAATCTCTTTAAACTCTTCTATGAGAACAGAGATATTACTTTTCCTATGCAAACTAAGGTCTGCCTTTTCTTTTAATTTTTCAATCTCTTTTTTCATTACCATAGCCTTTCTTTATCTTATAAGAAGGCTATCAATAAACAAAAAAAAAGCTCTACTACCAACATGATGGCAATAGAGCTCTTAAAACACTAGATAAAAGGGTCAATTAAAGTATTAGCCCTCTGTGCTAGTCTCCTCTTCAGAAGGCATCACAGCGAGAACTTCACCATTCTCTTGTACTTGCCAAGCAGCACCCTCTGGAATACCTAAACGATTCTTAGCATCAACAAGAATTTGTTGGGCTTGCCCCTCATTTCTCTGAAGTTGAGCTACAATCTGGCTCTTACGAAGCTCAAGCTGACCAAGATTATTTAGAAGTTGGGTGGCTGCTTGACGAAGCTGGGCAATCATACCCATTTCTTCCTCTGTGAGTGTGCCTACGCTCTGTGGTTCTACTGGTGTTTGACTTTCGTTGCTCATTGGTCTTTTCCTTTATAAGCAGTTGATGAAGCTTACAAGTTTCTTTCATCAATGCTTGGGTTTCATACATTAAAGATTCAACCTCTCGGTTCTTCTTTATATCTACCACCTCAACCTGAGATTCAAGCAACTTAATTTCTTTTTTTTCTACTCTCTGAGCTTTTAAACCAGCAATGCACATTAATAAAGTTAGACTAAGAGACAATATGAGGAACTTTTTCATTTTAGTTTCCTCTGCCTTGTCTTCTCCCCCCCTGTTGTCTCAGCACATACTCATACACTTCTCTAACCATCTGAGACTGATTTGTGATCATCTCTTTCATCTGTCGTACTTCTTGAGTATTAAGCTTAATGTTGCTCCAACCCTCTGCAACATCTTTATCTAGCTTCTCTACTTTTAAAATAATCTGGGAAACTTTCTCTTCTTGAGATTGAAGCTTCTGCTCTAATAACTTAATGTCTGTTGACATTGAAATTATATATGCCCCAAACGGAATTACGAGGACACTCAAAATCTTGAATATCAACTCTATCATTTTATTCTGGTTCTCTGATGTCATGGCTCTTGTCCTTAGTTTATTCTGCCTATTGGCAACAATAAAAAAACTAATAAGAATAGTGAATGTCCTCTAACACTAAGGTCACTAAAGCTAAAGATGAAAGCTTCCTTTGAGAGGCTGTCTTGTTAGGGTCAAACAAAGGATTACTAGCTAAGTCTGTCTTACCTATCTCCTTGTCTATCTTATTATTAAGGAGAGTAGTAAATGTTTTCACTGCCCCTCTCACACCCACAGCTAAAGAAAGTGCAGATAAAGCTGTCGCTAAACCAACCACTAAACCAATCTGGGAACTTACCTTTATCCAAATGTTAAAAAACTTCCAAGCAAGTTTGCTAAGTCTCCCTATTTTCAGGTTCTCCATCATCTGATAAACAACCTTCTTGCCCACTTTGCTGTCTGGTCTTGGGTACTTATCCATCATATAGTCCAAGTATAACCCATACTCTGTGACCCACTCATTATATGCATTGTAAGCACCTTGACCTGTCACAGCATCATGCCTTAATAACTCTTTAAGCTGATACTTCCTATTCTTGAACCTAAAAGTAGAACCTAATAGATTGCCTGGCAAGAATGCCACAAGCTCTGGTGGCTCTGACACCGAGACAAATGGCTGGAAAGCATTCTTTATAGTTTCTTCAAAAGAAGCTTCCAAATAACCAAGTATCTTCTTCTTGTTCTTCTTGCGAACTATTAAATTCAACTCTGCCCAAACACTGCGTATAGCACCTGTCACTAGTCTAATCAGCTCTTTCGCAGCACCCTTAAGCCTGTTTAATTGAGGGAGTATGCTGTTTGCTGTATCCCATACTTTTTGAGCCGAAATAAAAGACTCTTTTTCAAGCCTAGCTACTCTTGCTTCTAATCTCTGTATTTTGTTCATAGTTCCATGCCTTTCACATTAATAATGCATGGAGACTATAAACAAAAAAAAAGGCAGAGCCTCATATGAGAACCTGCCTAAATAAACAACCCTATTAAAAAACTTATAAATAAGGTTAAGTAAATCAACCCTTCCATCTTAACTTCTTCCCACTGAAATTTTCTAAGTGAACCCAGAAACTTTCTTCTGTGATTTCTGAAAAGAAAAAAGGGTAAGCCCAAGTCTTTGACTCTTCTTCTGATACTAAGTCGAAACCATATATCGCTCCCCAAACCTTGAAATTAAGACTTTCCCTATTTTTCTTCTTCTTGAAGCAAACTGTCCAACAATCCGCTAAAGAGACCTCTACCCTAAAAGTGAAATCTGAGTAATCTGTCTCAAAAACATGGAAGGCAGGGCTTTTTATATGTCTGTCGAAATAACAAGCTACCTCAAGGGCAATCATGTCAAAAGGCAACGCTTTATAAGAAGGTTGCAACCAGACAACCTGATCCCCCTCAAGCTTTGTTAAACTAACTGAAACTTCAATCTCTTCCATCAATCACAATATTCACATAACTTAGAGGTTTACCAAAAGTAGGAACTTCCACTCCCTTAATGTCTAAGGTATTGAAGAAGTCATTCAGATCATCATCAAAGTCAGCTTCAAGGTTAATTCTTGAAAAATGCTCTTCTCTTAAAGATACTTCAAACTCAATGTCAGGGTAAGAAGATCGCAGAAGGTTTAAAATCCTAACCTCTTGAGGTCTATAGTAAACTGTCTTCTCTTTAATCTCACCACCCTCTAAGTAAGCTTTGTGGTGACACACCATATCTGGAATCTTAAAGTCCACAAGAAGGTATTTACCCTCAATACAATCTTCTGACTCACTGTAATATAACTCATTGTCTGTCGAGACTCCCAAACTGTATAACGTTTGGAAGAAGTGATCAAACAAACTCATTTCATCTAAAACCATTTTTTAACAACCTTTTAAAAATATTAAAACTACGATATCTATTATAGAATTTTTTTAATAAGGTCGAAAAAACTTTATTAAATGTCTATAATTATCACCCTCTTAGGTTCTTTTTTCTTAGCCTCTTTCTTCTTTTTAAAGTCTGGCTCTGGTAGGGGTAGTTGCAAAAAAGGTCTCTCCGACTCTCTCTTTAAGTCTTCAAGCATCTTATCTGTTATTATGATTTCCATGACTCATGCTCCTTTGAAAAAGTGGGATACTTATATCCTTTCACACAGACTTATAAATTGGCAAGCTCCAGACAAAAAAAAAGCAGACCTAATGGCCTGCTTCTAAACTCAAGGACTTAAACACCAAACTCTTGCCTGATCGGTATTACTTTGAAGAATCGAAAGAAAGAGGGGGGTACAAGATATCGAAAAAGCTTACCTGTTTTCCCATGCATCGTTCTTTTGCTTCCAAACCCAAGTTTGTCTGATCAAACCCCATAAATCCAGAATGTTAGTAGAATCAAAACCCCTGTAGTTTAATAGGCTCACATGGAAAGTTGAATCCACCTCTGTCTCCATGTCCAAGTCAAGGTAAATCAAACAACCCCACTCTGACTCCCATATTGCCTTACGCTTACCATCTCCACACAATACCTTTTTTGAGAAATCTGTCTTCTCAAGCTCCAATGTTAGAATGTCCTCTAACATCATATAGTTGCCCTTGTCCATGCCCCAACTCAAAATGTTCTGGATAACCTGCTTACCCTCTTTTGTCCAATCTCTCTTACCATTAACAATCTCTGTTAAACTCATTTCCAATGTCTCCTTATTAAATTAAATAACTCTGATATATCATTAACCTCTTCTATACCATTTCTACTCGTCACCTTAATAAAACCAAAAGTTTTCAAACTCATATAAGTATAAACCATAACTCGAGCATGACCATGATCCTCACTAATAGGCTCTCCAAGTTTGTAAACATACCTGTTCTCTGCCTCCTTAAAACCACACTCAAGCAAAGCTCCTTTAAGTATTTCATTAAAATCACTAGTGGCATCAACATACTCAAGAGCAGCCTTATACCTACCTGCCACTGAATTAAGATCTGTCCAATCCCTCTTGCCATTAACTACCTCTGTTAAACTCATAACTCCCAATGTTCCCTAATCTTCTCAAAAAATAAATTAAAATCTGTGATCGTTTCCATGTGCTCTGATGACCTTATAGAAATCCCCTGACCCTGACCAGATGAGAGTATTTCTATCTGACCCCTCATATGATCACAAAAAGGCTCTCCCAGAAACCAAAGCTCTTTGCCATACTCTTTCGAGAAGCCACACTCCTCTAAAACCTCACCTATCATATGCATATCCAAATTAGATGCCATAAGTGTCCTGTTTAGATATGCTGGCAAAAACACTTCAGCCCAATCCCTCTTACCATTAACTACCTCTGTTAAACTCATTTCCAATGACTCCTTATTAAATCAAATAACTGCAATATGTCCTTAACCTCTTCCAAACCTTTTTCACTCGCTACAGATATCTTCTTCCTATACAAATTATTGTAAGTCATTATCTGCACACGACCTCCAAGAAGAGGTGAACCCAATGGAGGATCACCAAGCACATATATCAGAGTATTCTCCGCAAGCTCTTTAAAACCACACTCCAATAAAGCATGTTTAAGCATAACATTAAAATAACTTGAACCTAAACCACCTGCATCCATTCGTGCATCTTGATATAAAGTCATAGCTGCGGAATCTGAAGACCAAACCCTCTGGCCATTCTCTACCTTTGTGTATCTCATAGCCAATACCTCAAGTAGTAAAACAAACCAGCAAATACAACATTGAAATAAAAGATCAACTTCAAGTTCGCCATACTCCAAAAACCATTCTTATTTATTGACCTCTCTAAAAAGAAACCCAATGCCAAGTAACCAAATACAAAAGCTAATACTGTGTAAATTATCTTAATTCCCATTTGTCGGTAACTCCACTATCTCACATGTCTTATATATATAGGCATAAGACAGCACCTTGTCTTCTCCAAAAAACTTTCTACTGTTCGTTGTCATCATCTCTACTAACTGAATACCCTCGTAACCCTCACAAATATATCCTGTTGAACCACCCTTGTAAGGCATAGGCAAATTGCCAAAACAAGATATACCCAAGAGGAAAAAGAACAAAGATACTAAACTTAAAAATCTATCCATAATCTTAATCTCCTTTAATCGTTCCATTTACCCTTATTATCAAAACAAAAAAGGGGTTAGTTTTTTCTAAACCCCCCCACTCCCAAAACCACAAACTTAATGTGAGTCTTTTCCCTTAGCCCAAACAGATCTTATACTCGATAGAAAAGTCTCAACACCATCATAAACACAAATACCATTCTTAAGCTCAATCCTTAAAAAACTATCCTTATACTTAAAAGCAAAAGTGTTATCATATTCATAAACTATCTCTAATGACGAGTCCACTGCATGTCTGTAGGTACTAAGACCAGACTCCTCACCAACAAATATAAAATTAAGCTCTTTGAATAAAGTAAATTGAAGATCAAAAATATCATCTGAAAAGAACTCATTCTTCAAACTCTCAAGAGCTACCCTCTTACCATCAACCACTTGAGTAAAATCACCTAACATAACCAAGCCTCTCTTTCTTCAACTTCAATTCTGATTCCAAATCCTCTATCTTGTCCAACTCTGAACCAGCCTTGTCCAAGTTAAGACCCTCTCCCATATCAAAAGCCTTATTCTCTATCTCAGAGAATGACTTGCTGATATGTAAGACATCCCCCACTATCAAACCATAGTACTTGTCCAGATCCTCATAACTCTTCTCTGGGTCAAATACTCCCACATCATAAACCACATGACCATTTGCTAATTCTGTTAAGAAACCATCAAAGCAAACTAGCAAATCCTCACCACTGTCAAGCTTTGCTAATACCTCTCCCCCATTCACTTCCAAGACATCAAAAAATCTCTTATGTGCAAGATGTCCGAAATTGTTGCTGTAAATAAATACCATCTTAAATCCTTTCTTATGTTTACCCTTATTATCAAAACAAAAAAGGGGGCTTAGAAAAATCTAAAACCCCCTTTCAAAATCAAACCCAAAATCCACAAACCCAAATAATATATGAGACCACTTCTTCAACACCGCTTTTCCAAAAACGCTCATATATAAGACCCCCCCCTCCTGAGAGACTAACCCTTTTCCCAAGCTGCTCTTATGTCTCTAAGGATACAACTCACTATGTCATAAAGATACATACGATGGTATCTCACCCTTTAAATGCTTTAAAGGGACTCTCTTACCATTAACTACTTCCGTATAATCACCCAACATCTTCTACACCCTCCCAACATTGCCTAACTGCCTCAATAAACCTTTTCACAAATTTGAAGTCTCTATAAGAATCTTCTTCATCATCAAACCAAACTTCCTTCTCAATACTACAAAATCCAATTTCTAGTTGAGTAGGAAATGTCCATTTAACTCTAAGATCACAGTCCTTAGAGTTAATGAAATACACATCATTAGATACTAAGCCCTCAACCTCTACGAAATTCAACTCTTTAAGCACTTTGCTTATGACCACTTTGCGATCTTCACGATAATAATATAAAATCAATTCTTGGTGAGCTACTCTCTTGCCATTAACAATCTCTGTGTACTCTCTATCTTTCATAATAAATCCTCTCTATAAAAAAATGCCCCCAGAGCCATCGGCTCAAAGGGGCATGGAAACCATCGTTTAAACATGGTTTCAAATTCGACCTGTCATTTTCAATACGTTTTCAATATGGCTATTTGGGGAGTCCCAAACCGCCCATTGTTTTTTTGTTCGGGTTCTGAGAGATCGAGACTCAAGCGAGACTCAATCATCTTCAGACATATCATCTTCGATCATGGCAAGTAGCTTACCACCTGGCAGCGAGTACCCTCGGTAAAGAGGATCTACACCATACAGGGTAGACACCATATACTGACCCTGCTTCTTCAGCTTCTTATCCGTATCATAAGGGTCAAGCCCAATCGCATAGCAATCAGGACACTCTTCCTCTTCGGAATCATCAGTCAAGAACAGAGGGTTAGTAGCAGTGGCATAACAAGAGCGACAGCTCTCTGGGTGCTTCTCCTGAATCTCAAGAATCTTCTCTCTAACATGAGAGGAAAGATCGAGATCAACCATATCTCTAAACTGTGCTTCAACAGAGCTGGGTCTTAGTAGCTTCACTAGAGCAGTCAGCACTAGGAAAGCAGCAGTGCCCAAAAGTAAGGGCGACTCTAACGTGTTCATAATCATATCGTATACCATAATAAAATCCTTTCTATGTTCACCACTCCTTATCAAAGAGAACAGGGGGGGCTTAGAAACATCCTCTTAGCAAGTAAGCGACAAGAGCAAGCATACAGAAAGAAACGACAAGAGAACCTCTATTAGATCTTGCTTTCAACTGTTGCTTCTTAAGCCCTTGCAGCTTTTCTTCTTCTGTCAAGTATTCTTCCTCTACTACCTCAACAGAGTTAGCCCATAGCTTTCGGCCTGTGTTATCGACAAAAAGAGTCCTATCGCCATCGGGCATCCAGCTAAAGGATGCACCTGACACAGAGACTCTTCCAGAAGAAGACAGTTCACTCAATAAGATATAGTCTTTTGTTTCACTCTGAATCTCAGCCCCTTTAATCTCTATAGTAGGTTCAGATTTTCTTCCCCAATGAACAATGATGCTCCTGTTGCTATTTACAAAGCAGCGAACTCTTCCTTTACCCCAATATAAAACTTCCATATTAACCTCCTAGACAATCTTTACTTTATCAGACCAAATGCTATGAATAGGACATAGTGAGTCTTGACAGTCATCAGCAAGCCCCCCTAATGGGCTGTCATGCTTGTGAGCGTCAACACATACCATAAGAACTTTGCAGAATCTCTCAGCCCCATATACATCATTAGGTGCATGGTGAAAGTCTTCAACTACCTTCTCAACAAAGGTGTTAATAGCATCATGCTCTGAATTGGCTTCTACTTCCATAGATACAATCGCTACTCTGTCTCCACTCTTAATAAGCAAGTTATTTTCATGTCTAGCCACTTCATAAGTTCCTGTGAGGGTCTTACCATTAGTCAGACTAACTTCTAGCGACAGAGGGGAATATACGCACTCTGGAAGAATGACTGTTTCTTCCTCCATATAGAAAGGATCTTCAATAATAGGGTCTGGGATCTCTACATAGAGTACTTCCTCTGTAGTGGTAGCTTCTTCCTCTACTACTGTAGTTGTAGTAGGTTGAGGGTTGTGACTAACAAAGCTGGTGGCCACTAAGTCTTTGTTGCTGTCTACAAGTGTTTGTAGGTCTGTAATAACCTCTTTGATTTGATAGGTAGCCCGAGCAGGGCTAATGATATACCCTTGCTTCTTAAACTTGTTAAGAGCTTGACTGATGTTATTGTATAGCTTCTTGTCCTGGTTGTGTTCTGGTGAACTATCACGACTTAGATATTCAGCTACAATATCTTTCTTAGTCATGGCCAGACCTTTTTCATTTAGGATCAGGAATGTATTTGTTTTTACTGTTTTGTAGTAACTAGTCATTGTTTAATCTCCTTTTATACTGGGTTTCCATTTGCATCTCGGCAAACTGTCTCATCATGTTCTACAATCTTATGGCGGATATAGAGAGGTAGGTTTAAGTTGCTTTCTACACACTGTCTAATGGCAGTCAGCACATTACTTACTTTCTTCTGTGGAGCTTGACCTTTAATAACCTCACCTCGAATCCAGAGTTGGTTTGTACCTAGCTCTTCAAGGAAAGGAGTACCTTCTTTACGAACCAACTTTACTTGTCGGTAAGGATTGTAAGAGTTTCCTTGACGACTTAAAGAGTTTCGGATTGAAGTAATCATCCCTCTTGTTCCAAAGATTGCTTTTTGTACCTCTTTTGGCTTTGCCCTGTAGCCATTCATAGAGTTATTGATTAGCTCTGTGGCTGACTCTAAGCTATGGTTGCTAGCCCAAGCTTCCAGAATAGCTAGTCTACGCTGTAAGATGTCTTTATAGCTAGCTTTGAGGTTGAGTGTGAATAAGTAATTTAAATTGTTGTTTCTACATTCTACTTGTGGGTGGTTCATTATTTCTTTCCTTTTATTACTTCTGTTAAAATCTTGCACATCTTTAAACTGATTTCTTCGGCACTTCTTCCATCAATGCCATTAGGTAATCCCTTACCTTTTACACCTAGCCCAATACCTACTAGATGGATGCCCTCTGCTGCTGCAGATTGACGCAAGCTCTCTAAGTAGACCTTTTCTGAACACTCTCCATCTGTGAGGAAAAAAGCTACTCTGTGAGTACAATCAGGGATCTCCCTAGCTAATCTAAGTGCAGCTTCTGCATAGGAGATAAGGCTTGTGCCACCTTTTGGGCGGATATTCTTGATTTGAGGAAGATATGAGTCTTTCCACTTTTGATTATGGTCTAATAATCTAACCATGTGAGGTATAGCCCGAGATGAACAACCCTCTATGTCCCAATCATAATCAAACCTAACTAGAGCTGATTGAGACTTGATGTTTAGCTTGTCAGAGAGGTCATGCAGACCTCCAATTAGCTTACAAATCTGACCCCAATCGCCATGCCAATTAAGTGATGAACTATGGTCGCTGGCAAAACTAAATCCTGCTTGCACTTTGATTACATTTTTTCTTGTGTTGTACAATTTGTTGTCGATTAAGCCTCGTTTAGACTTGGCTACTCCAGACACCATTCTATTATTGTTAAAAGTCACACCCTCTTTATATGTGGTGTGGTCACGAGCATAATCTTCTAATGCTCTTCTTACTTGGTTTGAGCCTTTTAATAGGTTCTTTTTAACTTCCTTTAATTCAATACTGCTGCTCATTTTAATCTTCTTTTTTCTTCTGTTATTGGTTTGTTGTTTGGCACATAAATCTTGTGACCAAGTTTTTCTTCTACTTGCCTCATGTTTTCAGCCATACCTGAATTTGGGTCTAAGGCTTTGCCCTCTCCATTTAGGAGGTCTTCTAACATCTCAAGTGTGCCTTTTTTGCTTGAACCTTGAGAATCTTGAGAACCTTGACCCTGTTGACCTTGTTGGTCTTGACCTTGTTGACCTTGATCATCAGAATCTTGGCTTTCAGAATCTTGGCTTTCAGAATCTTGGCTTTCAGAATCTTGATCATCAGAGCCTTGATCATCAGAATCTTGATCATCAGAACCTTGACCACCAGAATCTTGATCTCCAGAACCTTGACCACCAGAATCTTGAGAATCTTGACCCTGTTGGTTTTTGCTTTCATTTTCAAACTCATCTTTGATCGCATTGACGATCTCTAAGGCTGCTTGGAGTGGCAAATGAGCTGTTTCATTCCAATTAGTGTTCTTTGGAAGAACCTTTGACCAAATTGGCTTTAGTTTCTCTACAAGATCTCTTGCTTCTGGCAAGTATTCTTCCCAGACCTCTCTCGCTGATTCATTATCCCAACCTTTGACAGCATCTCGAAGAGCCATCATAAAGTCACTTGATGCCTCTTGACCTCTATTCTCTGCTTCTAATCGGTGTACCCAATTTTGAATTGCATAAAAGTACCTCTCAACATCTGGAAACTGTAAGCTGATTCCATTTTCAAGGCGACCATCAGCGAGTACATTAACCCATTTACCTAGATCTGAATTTGAATATACTCTTGGCTCATTAGTGATGTAAGGCAGGATATGTTGGTCGAATTCTTGTCTACTAGGGTAGTCTGAACCAGCCATATCACATAAAGCATGTCCACCTTCATGTAAGCCTGCTGCAATTGCCTCACTTTGAGAAAGACCACACACATTTAGCACAAACTCTGATGCAATATAAAGAGTCACATCTTTCTTCACGATTCTTCTGTTAATTAAAGTAGAATATACATGGTCTTTGTGACAATCAGTAATGAATCTACTAAAGTCTAGCCACTTAAAAGTGCCACTTATTGCAAACGTTTGACCCGAATGAGTCACTGATGTGTTCACATCTTGAGGCATCTGGCTTAATACCGAGTAAAAAGCCCCTCGAATGTTGGAATAGGGGTGTTTTTGTTCATATGGATTACGTTTCATTTAATTTCCTTTCGTCTATACCTCTACTTATCAAATGAGCCTGAGGGGGCATGATTTTTTTAACAAACTTTTTTAATACCCCCTACTCCCTATTTGATAAGTAGAGGTAGTTAAAACTTTAAAGAAAAGGAATTTAAATATGCGTAGCAAAGCATCAACAAATACTATTAAGAAACTCAACTTTTTTGGTGTTCCTCAAGTTGTTTCACCAATCTTCCCAGAAGAGTTTGAAAAAGCAGGTTTCCAACAGGCAAAAGCCACAAAGAACTACGTTGAAGATGATACTCGACTGAACCCATTCCAAAAAGCTGTCATTTTTAGCAAAAAGCAACACCTCATTATCAATGGTGAGACAGGTACAGGAAAAGACGAGTTTGTTATTAACCTTGCAGCAAGAAAGAATCTGCCATTTGCACAGTTTAACTTTAACACAAATGGTGATGCTAGCGGTTGGATCAACCGAATGACTATGAAAGAGGAAAATGGAGCTACTGTAACAGAAGAAATTTCTGGTATGCTTCGACATGCTAGTCAAGGAATTACCATCAAACGAGATCTAAGCCTACTTTTAGAGGGCGGTGATCAGCTAGATGAACAAGCTATCCAAGATGTAGTGGCTGAAATGGAAAATGAGGGGTGGACTGTACATCTAGATAAGAGAACAGAGAACAAAGTAATCGCAATTATTCAAATCCCAGCCATTATACTTATCTCGGACTATGACAGAGCTGGTTCAGAGCAAATTGAAGCACTTCGCCAAGCCTGTGAGCTAGGTAAAGAAATGCTTACTTGTCCATTGACAGGTGAAATGTTCAAAGTCCTAAAAGGCACTCGCTTTATCTTTACATCAAACTCTGGTGTTGATGGTGATGGTGGTCGTGGTATGAATTACCAATCAAAAGATACCTCTATGAGCAATCGTATGAGTGCTATCTATATCCCACACCCTAGTGCTAAGTTTGAAGAAAACATCTTACAAGCAAGCTTCCCAGAGGTTCATAATGACAATATTAAAACTATTGTTCAATGCTCTAGAGCATTACGAAAAGCTGTTCGAGAAGAATACCTAGCACTAGATTGCTCAATCCGACAAGGACTAGCATGGTTGGGTCATATTGAAGACTTCATGTCAATTTATGACATGGAATTCAATGAAGCAGCACTAGAAACACTAGACTTTCTGACAGGTCACTGTTTTGATAAGGATACTCGAAGCGTATTAGAGACTGCTGTAAAAGTATTCTTAGTCACAAAGGAAGATGAGACTACTCAAGATAATGGTGGAGATCAAAACAAGTGTCCTATTGACCTATAAGGAGACTTGCTATGACTATCTTAAACCTAATTGAAAGCTCAAAGATCTTAAATGATGAATTTAAAGGTCTTCCAACACCTGTCAATTGTACAGTCAATTCTTTTTACCCAGACTTTAACTTGGTTGAATTGACACTACAAAAAGAAACACCTGTGCCTGTTATTGATGCTGAAGAATACCTTTACCAAAAAGACTTTGCAATTAGCATTATGAAAGAAGAGACAAAATGCTTCTCAAAATATAGCCCAAAAAATTCTGAATGTGCAAACTGCATGATCAGTGATATGTGCAAAGAGAAAAAGATTGTACTCAATGCATCAAGAAAAGAAACTCGCTCTAAGAAAGCAGCTCTTGAAGAAAAAGCTGTTAAGGCTGGCTTCTCATTCAAAGGCTTAAAGGTTTCCAAGAAAATTAAAATGGACTCCTTTAAACTATATGAATGTAAGTCTGATATCTCATGCATCTTGACAGGCAAAACTATTAAAGTCGGTGAACAAATGGCTCATTATAAAGGATGGGGCATTGTCCATCCTGATTGCACACCAATACTTATCGAATGGAGAAAATAATGAACCTATACAACCAAGCTCTAAGCACATACAAAGCTATTCATGGCACAGAACCTGACCATCTTCCATATAAAGATGCTTCTCATACCCCCTTCAGGGGCATTGATCCTGAACTAGTAAAAGAACTTGTGGATGAAAGAGAAGTAAAAAAGTTCCTAAGAGAATGGAAGAAAGAAAACAAACCTCAAGAAATTGACTTTGCCCATGCCAGCAATGACTTTGTACCTTTTAAAAGTCGAAGGCGGCCATCTTCCATTTGCTTGCCAAATCAAGAGACATCCCAGGTGCATGTAAAAACCATTGACTTACTAGCCTACCATGAAAAAGTCTCTGACCCTGATTATAACGAAGATTTTAATACAGTAGGTCAGCTTACTAGCTATGAAAAGGCAAGCTCTCTAAGAAGCCGAATCTTCCTACCCTCAGAAAAAGATCTGGTTGAAAAATACTTTTATCCAAAAAAAGGTGTTATGGAAATCTTTTGCAAAGACTACCATCAAAATCATTTTAAACACATAGAACAACCAACACTCTTTTATAGAGGAAAAGGGATTCTTTCTATGCAATATCACAGCATTGATTATAAACAGCCTTTTGAAAACGGTATAGTGAAAATATGGTTCTCATATCACTCTAAACATTGCCTTATCGGGGAAATCTCTACTGATGCAAACTCTACTATATGAACAAGCTCTGAATACATACAAAGCCATTCATGGCACAGAACCAGAGCACAAACCATATAAAGATGCATCTCATGCCCCCTTCAGGGGCATTGATCCAGAACTAGTAAAAGAACTCATTGATGAGAGAGAAGTAAACAAATTCCTAAGAGAATGGAGAACCCAAAATACTCCAAAAGAAATCTCTACCTTTTGCTTTGTTAACAAAACTTACTTCGTTACTCTGATCAAAGATAACTTCACTAGAATACAATGCCTCGAAACAGGTGATCTCAAATTACAGAAAACTGATACATTGAAACCTGTTATACCAGCACCTGGTCAAGCTGACCTGCTAAAGAATGCTGTTTCTATTACCCACTCAGACTCGATAAACCTATATACAAAAGATGCCTTAGTACAACATACAGATGTACCAAACTCAATAGGCCATATTATGAGACCTTTTCAACAAGAGAAGACTAACCCTAATGGTATCGCAATGGGATTTATTTATTGGGCTGATGACTATGGTTTGTCTAGTATAGTACCCATTTCAAAGGTAACACTCATATAGACTTACAAGACCCTTCGGGGTCTTTTTTTTTGCCCTAGCAACTGTTCAAAAATAAAAATCAAAATCCTTGATCATTTTCTCTGTGGGTTTAATATATTTTGTACTTTATTTATATTCTGCACTAAGGCTATAAAAAGAACAGTGTCCTGCACTGAGTCTTACAGACAAGGTGCATTGACAACTGAAAAAGTGGTAGGGTATAGCATTGAAAAGCATATTGGACATAAGCTTGAGTAGCTTTAATGGTTATCCTGTCAAAGGGCTTTCATCTTTTGAATTTCAGAAGATGGTCAGTACAGGAATCTCTCTGGGTTATTCGAGTTGGCTTAAGACAGTGGTGTTAGCTACAAAGGGAGAGGGTTTAGTGGGTTTAAGTGGAACTATACAGGGTCAGTTTATAGTACCTTTAAGCCTAGATGTTGTGATAGGTAGCTTTGTGAGTAATGGTATACAGGGAGTATTGGCCAAGGACTTAGCTTTATCTTTAACAATGGGTATAAAGGGTTCTTATAGTCTTGGTGGTATATCTTCAGGTTTGGGAGTAGGGGCATTTACAGGAACGGGTTTAAACTTAGTTTGCGACTTAGGGAGTTTGCAAGTTTTGTTAAATAGTTCGTTAAAGGGAGAGGGTATAATTTTCTCTGAGAAGATTTGTTTTGGTATAGCTCAAGGTATCTACAGCTTACTGAAGCTTGGTCAGGTATTATCGGGAGTGGTAATAGGAGTACCGAGTCAGCCATCTTCTCCAGCTTCTTTACCGATACAGGCTTTACTTTATTAGGAAAACATAATGAGCAAGATCATATTAGATGTACGCAGTGGTGACGACAATAGTCCTTCAACTTCTCTGGCTTTAAGGAGTTTAGACAATTCATATAAGGATGGTTTATTAAAGGGTCGAGAGGATTATTTCATAGGTGGAGATTTAGGAGACATTTTATATATAAGTGCAGGAGATGGGGAGATAGGGGTAGAGAGTCGGGATATATCTTTTACATATCTTTATGCAGTTGGAGAGAAGCATTATTATGGTACGGGTTTGAGGGATGGTCTTGTATCGGAAGTGTTTGATGATTTGGGTAGTAGTTTAAGGTTATTGTATAGGGGTACAGTAGTAGAGAGTGACAGATCAGATTTAGATGTTGGTTTAGGTTTAGTGGGTTTAGGTTTTTGGTGGACTAGAAATGACATAGAGCGTTCTAGGTATTATTGGTCAGGGAGTAGTTGGTCATTATTGATGGGAACAGAGGGAGAGAGTATAGGAGTAGTTGGTGATGATTTGGGGGTTGTGGGCTTAGAGGGTCGATTAATTTTAGGTGGAGAGAGTTATGAGATAGGTGGTTTAGAGATCCCTTTAATAAGTGATGGTGGTGAGATTCCAGAGGGAGTAGAGGGGGTGGTATATACACCCTCTGGAGAGTTGGGAGTAGTGGGTCATTTAGGAGAGGAAGTGATTTACTTAAGGCAAGAGGGTTTAGAGGAAAAGGGTAGTTTGGTAAGTCGAGGTTCATATTTATCTCCTTGTCCTTCGGTGATAGAGACACCTTTATTGAGAGATGGTGATAGGGGTTATATGGAGGTTATTCGGGTTTTAGATTTTAGTGAGGAGATAGAGAGGGGAGTTGTGGAGTTATTGGAAGATGGTCGAATAAGCTATGGTGCAATAGAATCAGAGGGTTTATCTTATGATGGTTTAGTATTGGGTCACAGTGGTTTGGACTTAGTGGGTTATGATTTAGGTCAGGTGGTAGGTTCAGTGGATATACCATTAGATTTTGTACCTGATGGTAGTGGTGTAGAGCCTAGTGGTGTAGAGCCTAGTGGTTTTGAGAGTGATGGTAGTAGGTTAGTTTTATCTTACAGTGAGAAGCGTTATTGGGTGGGTATAGGCTCTGAGTTATTGGAGTGTTTATTTGTTAAAGATTTGCCTAAGGTGTTGGATAGGAATGTGGGTTATATATTAGGCAGTCGGGTATATTTAGCGAGTAGTTGGTCTAAGTTAGTCTCGACAGAGGGTCATAAGTTATATGGTGGTCGTGTAGGTTGTTTAGGTGGAGTTTATGCCAGCCAATTAAGTGAGAAGAATTGGTTAGTGGAGAGTGGTAGTTTTAGGCTAACAAATGGTGATGTTTGTGATTTCACTAGGTCAGGTGTTGTTGGTAGTGATGGGGTTGATTTCATAGGTGGTCATATTTTAATCAAAGAGGGTTATGAGGTATCTTATCCATCTACAGAGTCAGAGCGTATTTTGTTAAAGGGATTGGGTTTAATGCCAGGTGGCCATAATGGTTTATATATGAACCTGCTAGGCAGTACAGTTAAGGGTTATGAGAGATATGATTCAGAGTCTATTGGTGTTGTGAATGATGTATCTACGCAGCAGTTTTTGAATTTCCGACCTAGACAAGACTTAGGTGGTTATAGTGATGGTGGTTATTACAAGGCTGGTGAGAACAAGTTAATAGAGGGAGAGGACTATCGAGTAAACAGTTTAGGTTTTGATTGGATAGGTTCAGGTTCTTTGAGAGGTTCAGTAAGAGAGCCTTTATCTACAATCAACTTGGACTATGGTGTAATTGAGGGCAGTACGAGTTTAAAAGTAAAGAGTGACTTTGGAGATGCAGGGTTTACAGAAGATACTTTTACAGAGGGTGTTGACTATGACATAAGGCAAGGAGTTCTGAGATTAAAGAAAGATCTTGGTTCAGAGGTAGCTCGAGGTTATTCATTAACAAACTTAGGCTCTGGCCTTTATTCTCTTTTAGGTGATTCTTCTTTAATTAGGGCAGGTGACTTTATATCTTGGGGCAGCTTTTATGTAAAAGTAGAAAGTGTGATGGGTGGTGGTCAGTTTACTTTAAGTTCATCAGACTTAGTGAGTGGAGAGGGTATATGGTCTTGTTTGAGAGGTTATAGGGAAGGTTTAGTTGAGGGAGAGACACCAGACTTGACTAGGTTATCGGGAGAGGTCTTGAAGTCCTATTCAGCGAGTGATGATGTTGAGGTTTATAAGGTTTACTCTACTTTGAGACTAGACGAGGTGAGAGACTTTAAATCTAAGCTGTTAATAAGGAGTGGAGAGCAAGATTGTCCTTTAGTGGTTTTGCGAGAGGAGAATGTGGAAAAGACACCTTACTACAATTATGATGTAGAAGACGTTCATATATTGTCAGACTCTTATAGGCTTAGGGTAGATGGTGTTGATTATAGAGATGGAGTTTCTGTAGACAATCTTAGGTTTATTACTAGCTCTGGCAGGTTTGTTTTTCAGGAGTGGGATGGCGAGACTTGGTTTGAATCAGATTGGGTGACATCAGATGTAATCTTAATAAGAGAGCCTAGAGAAAACTTAGAGGATATTGCAGAGGTCAGTTTATCTGGAGATGATCTTAGTTCACCTTTTGCAAGTCTTGATTCTTTCTTGGTTCAGACTTTGGGTGTGAGCTTTAATCCAACGAGTGGTTCTATAAGTTTCAGTGAGCCTTTGGATTCTGGTATTGGTCTTGAGGTTTTGTATACAAGTCTTGATGGTGAAGATTTGATTGAGACATTGGTTTTTTATGTTTCGGGAGAGGAAGCCGTTAGGCAATCAGACAAGAGATACACATTCAATTCTGAGGGTCGAGATGTAGAGTTTGATCTAAGTCCATCTATTTATATAGACAGTCGTAAGCTTAGAAGTTTTGAATACACCTTTACAGGCTCTCAGATTACCTTTAGAGAGCCTGTAAGTCTTGAGTCTAAGGTCAAGGTGTCTTATGGTGTAAAAAGTTCGATAGGGGGCGAACAGGCGGTTCGTCTTTCGGGTTCGATTTTATCATCTAAGTTTAAGATTGACCAAGGCACAAATACAATCCTAACACCTGTGGACTTAACAGGAGAGATTGAGTCAGGGGATTTGATCAAAGTAGGTCTTGAGTGGTTTGAGGTTTCATCAGTTTCATCATCCGAGATCACAACAACTTTGCCTTGTAGGTCTAATACAGAGGCAGGCAAGCTTTATAAGTTTATAGTACCTCTATTGACCTATGACTCTGTGGACAGACAAAACGCATTTATTTCCTTAGTGGGCTGTGAGCTTCGCTCTAAGCCTAAGAGTCCAGAGTTTACAATCAAAGGAGACTTTGTTTCTTACTTTAAGCCTCAAACTCTGATGAGAGTAGAGGGTGTTTTGTATGAGGTGCTACAATCAACACTGACCGAAGATGGTTATACCTTGATCACTATACAAGGATTTAGTTTTGGTCACAGTTTTACTTCTGACGCATCTTCTTTGATTGTATCATACAGACCTATATTGGAAGAGGGAGAGAAGAATTTGCCTGTTTCAACAGGTGTTATCTCTGAATACCCTTATGTCCTCATTAAATATGATCATTTGAAGGGTTATGGTTACGAGTTATCAGAGGGCAAGGACTACAAGATAGACTTAGAGACAGGTTTAGTGATTCTCGTAGGCTTAGGGGTTTCAGAGTCTACAAGCTATTATTTCTTACATACTGCTTTAACAAGTTTGAACCCTATCTATTTAGCTGGTGGTCGTGCAAGTTACCCAAGTTATGAGATTAGCTACAAGGCTTCTAAGCAGCCTTCTGAGTATAAAGGTTTAAACTTAGAGACTAGTTGTTTTGTATATGCACCAGACACCTTTAACATAAGGGTTGTTGATGAGGATGTTTATGCAGGTGAAGTTGCAGGCAATTTAATCAAGAGAGTTCAATCCTCTAATGGGAATGGTGCAAAGAGAACATTAAATGGTGCAGTGACCTATGGTAGTTCATTGAGTTTCTATGACATTCTTGCAGAAGATGTGGTGGCTCGATCTAGGGTACTGCTTTATGATGGATATGTCTCACCTCTTGAAGATATAATGTCTACGGCAACAGGAGATGTTGTAGGAGACAGAGATGGTCGATTTAAGTTTGACTTAATGAAAGCAGGTCATTGGGGCGGTGCTGGTTTAGAAGATCCTTTAACAAGGGAGATTCAGCCTAGATATGTCCTACAAGAGCTTCTTTATCCTTTAAACTCTGATCTATATCCTAGTGCATTTGACTTAATTAAAGTTGATGATAAGACACCAGATGTTTCTACTCTTAAGAGTCTAATGGAGGATCAGAAGAAGCTTATCATGAATGAGATGGATGATTATGTAATGACCTCTTGGGCTAGAAGCTTAGAGACAGACATTACTTTGCCTTATCCTCATTTGAGGTATGGTCATTTGCCTCAATACCAGCAATCTTATGAGCCATCTATTTTCAGTAGGCTATTTCCCACTGAAACAGAAATTCAAACAGTGACTGTTCCAGGTGATCTTTATTCTGACAGAGATGCCAAGACCACGAATGGTAGTGTAATAGCTTTTGCAGAGAACTTGTCTCTAGGCCAGATAACAAACTTGAGTTCTTTAACATTAAAGAAAAGACCTTCTCGCTTTAGGGTTATTTCATACTCTGCATATGGCTTTCCCGAGATTGATTTACAATCTAAGGGTCAGCCAACTTTTCTTGTATCAGCAGTAAGTCTTGATGATTTTCCTTATTTGAATGGGCTTCCAGATACAGCTAGATTTATTTCAGAGGGTGGTTCTGTACCAGACATTACCACAGGAAACCCAGACTTTGTTTTTCAAGGTTTGAGTATAGGCACACATCTTTCTTTAAGTGTAGGAGATTTTATGCAGCCTATACTTGATGTTAGTGATATTTCAAGGCTAGATTCTGTGTTTGGTCTTGATGTACCACCTAAGCCTAGATTAGCTAAAGTCTCAAAGCTTCTTTCGGGGTGTTTGGTTGTTTTAGATGGCAATTCAGGAACTTTAGAGGTGGCTGGTGTTAGTCTTTCAGATGCAGAGATAGTTCTTGGAGACACTTTATCTGAAAACATAGATCAAGACTTGGATAGTGAGGAGAATCTGAATGTTTACAGAGTCGGTTCAGATGTGGGCTTGAAGTATAACACAGGTGAAATCATAGACATCTCTCTACCTAGCTTTGAAGACCCTAGCTTTCCTTGGAAAGAGATAGAAGATCAGAATGTACCAAAGGGTCTTACAGCTTTAGAGGGCAAGGCTAGCTTTGTATATAATTCAGTAGACCCTTTTATATATCCAGCTTTACAAGGATTGCCTGTAAATGATGCAGGGGATTATAGCTTGCCTTATCTCAAGAGTCTTTCCGAGAGAGATGTACTAGCTGAAAACCAAAAGTTAATCCCTAGAGTTCTCCTTGAAGCAAGTAATAATGGAGTTTTAGAGTCAGTTTACCCAGATGATTTAAGAGATAACAGTGCTCTGATTGCATCTGGCTACCTAACTACAAGTGAAGATTTCTCTGTTGTTTCAGGAGATGCATTACAAAGTCCAAGACAGGGTGATTTGATCTTAATCAAGCCAGAGTCTTTGGGTGCAGGTAGTTCTGCTACAGGGATCTCTGAGTTGGCTTTGGTACAAGGTACGGATTTACTAATGCCTCATTTCCAATCTCCCACAGATGCAAACTCTTTTTCTTTAACAAATGTTTCAGTAGAGCTTGCATCAGATTTAGATAGAGGTGTGACAGTAAGAGAAAGGTTGATCTACAATAATTCAATATCTGCTTGGGATAGCTCAATTACAGATATTTTATTTGCAGGCTATGACAATATAGATTCAATACTCGATAAGATAACAACTGATGGTGGTACTTTAACAATCAAGATCCATGACTATTATGGTCCAGACTCTGTTTTTCAGATTGTTTTAACTTACGATGCTGGTTGGTTTATTAAAACAGTCAACAATGATGGTGTAGAAGTTTTTGCACAGAACATATCAGTGACAGGCTATACAGCTAACAGCATAGAGATAACACAATCTCAGATACCAAACATCTTGACTGTGGCAGAGGAAGTTAATTGGCCATCTAATGCTGCTTGGGAAACTTGGCTTTACAACTCAGTAGCTTTATCTCATTTTTGGGGTGCAGTGATTGCATATAGATTCTTTACTCGACAAGGGTCTGAAAGAGTTGCAGAGATGGGCTTAGGCAATAATTACCCTATAATCTACTTAGACTACAGGCTTGATGTTGAGTTTGGCTTAAGTAATTCTGACTATATTGATTCTAACAGGCTTGATTTTATATCTGATTTCGATTTCAACTCCTTACATTCAAACACAAATGAACAAACCTTGTTAGATGCAGGAGGTGGTCAGACATCTCTGAAAGTCACCTCTGTTTTTGAGATCCTTTCTTCTGGTGTTTTTGTTAAAGAAGAGTCGGGTGGTGGTTTTACTTTAATAGAGTCAGACATTAATACAAACACTAAGATGGGCTATGATCCTTACCTGTTTGATTCTGGGCTTATTGAGGTCATTGACTTAAATAGACTTAGGTTTAAATCTTTACACAACATATCTAGGTCTGACCTTCCTTTATCTTTATTTGTAGGCTCAGAGGTACAAGAGTCTGGTGAGATTTTATCAGGTACAGGTAGGTATGGTAAATACACATCAGTTTTAGCTCCATTTTCTTCTTTTAGAGGTTTCATTCGAGAGATTTCTGAAGATTTAGGTAGCCTTGAGAATGTTCAGATAGGAGACTTAATTTATCTAGATAAAGGTCATGCCTCAGGAACACATAGAATAAGTTCAGTGGAGTTGGTAGATAACTCATCAACTTTTGCTGAATCTTTAACAAACAGTTCTATATTAGGTGCTGTATTCCCTACCATAACAAGTGTGTCTTATGACTTAGGTGTAGCCAGAATAGAGACAGATATGGAAGACCTAAGTTTGCATTTCAATGATGCAGGCTATCGAGAGATTGTAATCTTATTGAATGACAATTACCTTGTTGCCCCAAGTTCAGAGGTTCTAGGTGCTTATGACCAGACTTTCTCAACTTCTGCATTGAGATTGGAATATGATAGCCTAGATGGAAGCTCTTTCTTGGTAAGTTCTGACCCAGAGTATTTAGATGGGCAATCTTTGCTTCTTAGTTCGCTTCCAGCACTTTTAGACAGTGCTGGTCAGACCATTGCTGGTATTCATAAGTTTTCATTTGATACCCTTAAGACTTCTTTAGTCAGCTCTTTGCATATTGTTGATGTAGAGGGTTCTTTTGACTACTCTTTACAAGTAGCTGGTGGTTTAACAGGTACTTCAAGTTCTCTTTCAAGCATATATGATGGTTTTATAGTTTCAGGTCTTTATACTTTGAGGGTTCTTTTTGGGGGTTCATGGTCTGCTTCTTTTGCTTCCATCTTAGATGGTGCAGGGAATGACTATGGTGAAGCCTTTATAACACCAGAGGACATTATAACATTCACAGTGAATAGTTATAGGGGTATTTACTTAGACAATTCTTTCCCAGAATTATGGAGAGATTACAGAGGTACAGAGCCTGTTTTATTGGGTGACCCTACTTCACAAGTTAAGACTTTTTCTGATTACACAGTGAGTGGCACTACAGGTTGGGTAGGTTATGAAGAAGTAGGTTTTGTAGTTCGTAGGCTTAGAAGATTTAGTGAATTATTTACAAGGCTTCATACTACTTTAACAGGCTTTAGATTCCTTTATGATGAAAGATATGGGATTGTTAGCCAGATAGACAGAGTGGGAGATTTAATAAGGTTAGCTTCTGTTGAGGACTACTTTGATTATAGTGGTCAGGGTACTAACATAGGTCTCTTTACAGACACAGTATCTATCGGAGATATAGTAAGGTGTTTTGATGAAGAGGACAATGAAACTCTTAAGTTTAGAGTTTCAGAGGTAGACGACACCTACTTATTAGGTAAGGTCGTTTCGGGTTCTCTTTCAGACCTGCATTCTTACTTTAAAGTAGAGGTTAGGGATAGTTTAGTACCTGAAATACAGTCTTTTGAGAAGTTCATCTCACATGGCTTTGAAGAGGTGTATTCATCAGAGCCTGTAGATGGGATAAGTGTAGACCAAGTAAATGAGCTAACAGACACCAATGTAGATTTCAATCTTCTCTTAAATGCAGATGATCAAGAGTTATATTACTTGATCATAGATCCTCAAGGTTTGCTTCCGAACACTTTAGATGAGTATGGTCAGCCACCTTTAGGTGATGACTCACAGGGGGTGTTTGGTAGCCCTAGTCCTTTGGATGACAATAGAGGTGTTTATAAGATCACTTCATTTACAGCTAACTCTATATCTGTTGAGTTTTATGCAGGAGATGATAATCCAGAAGATTATTTCTTACCATTGGTTAATGGTGTGAGTTCAAATGAACTAAGGGTGACATCTGGTATTGAAAATGGAACTTACACAGCTAACCCTAATTCAATTCATCCATTCTCTTACAAGATATACAAGAGGAAGACCTATCTTAATGATTCTTTAGCAGCTCTTGTTTTCTTCTTTAGAGAGAGAACCTTATCTTGGGCTGATAAGATTAGGCAATTTAACTCTATACCTTTAGAAAGACAAACTTGGGCTTTATATGAAGCAGAAGATTTGATTGATAAGGTAGGGGTTAATGATAACACCCACCCTTCAAATGATTTGTTGATTTCGACAATACTTGGAGATGGTTCATTCCCATTCAGTGATGATATGTTGTCTGTTCCAGACAGAAGATTGCTAGTAGAAGACCCTCAAATGCTTAATGAGGGTCATACTTTAGTGACAGGTATGCCTTCACTGTTTAATTCTGGTCTTTCTATTATGGAAGCTAGAGAGAAGAGAAACAGGTGGATTAAGGTAAGGACTAATACTGTAGAGGGTACTTTACAAAAGCTCTCTCGAATAGATCTGGCAAGCCCAGACATAAAAGCTTTGGAGGACATAGATGAGTGAGAATAAATGGAATCAGACAGAGGGCACTAAGGTCAACTTTGAGGGTACTCAAGTAGGCGATTTGCTTGAAAACCTAATTAAACTCAAAGATCATTTTTCAGAGGAGCTTGAAAAGAACATTGAGAACTTAGAGTATCTTGAGAAGAAGAAAGACTTACTTTTACTTCAAAAGAAAAAAAGGAAAGTGAGGAATAGAGATGCCTGATTCAGATAAAGCTTTTAAAAAACCATCAAGAGACTCTTGGGGTGTCTTTGACCCTTTTGGGCCAGCTAGAAGTGACCTTGCAAAAGTATCTAAAGAAATAAAGCAGCAGACAGATGCTGTCTTTGAAGTAATTTTGTTAGGCTTTGAGTTAGTCAACACAGTCTTAGATTTAATTGCTTCTTTCTTACTAGATATAACAAACCCACTTAAGCCTGTAATAGAGCTTATACTTTCTATCTTAGAATCTTTAATAAATGACATCAAGAAAGCTGGCTTCTATTATACTTATGATAAGGGTTTTACAGAGGACATTGCACAATACTTTGGTGGCTATCCAGCATACGAAGATAGAATTATAAAGAAGCTTTTAAATAAGGATGATTACACAAGGCCAGACTTTTCTGCTGATACTAGCCTTTTTGCAATTAACTTCTTTGCAGGGGTTGGTTTAGAAGGTATTGAAGGCATCTACAAAAATATCATTAAGCCTATTAGCCAGCTCTTAGCTCTTTTGAAAAAAGGTGGTAATGAGGATAAAGCATCCTCTCCGAAAAACTTAGAAACATCTCTCTATAAGGGAGGCTTATTAAAGTACGAAGTAGACTTTAAGAGTAGCTTTACAGAAGATAGTCTTCCAGATGGTGTTAAGGTTAAATGGCAGTTAAAAGGTCAACCCTCAGATAATCCTTTCTTCCCTAGACCTTATTTAGCTCCAAAAGAGTTCCTTATAGCGATCTCAACTAGGAACAAGAATGAGAAGATAGGGTATTTAAAGACCAGAACTCTGGATAGCAACGAGGGAGAGAAAGGTCAGGACTCTAAAACAGAAGTCAAGCTTATTGAAAACCCTAGACAAATACCTGCAAACTTACTTCCTTTGGTTTTAAGTAAGAGTCAGCCTCTTGCAGACGATGCTGAAGTTGTTGGCTTAGAGGTAAAAAACTCTAATCTTAAGACAGAAGATTACAGGTATGCTGTTCTTGCAGAAGAAGATGTCTATCTAAACAAGGCCGAGGGAGTCTCTCTTAAAGATGCTTATAGGGTATATTCGCTAGAAGTCCCAGACAATGAGATTTTTGGCTTCTTAAATGACCCAGACTTTGAAGCTTACTTACCATTAGAAGAGATGAAGATAGGCAATAAACTTGCAGATGATTATTATGTCTCTGTATACTCATACAATAAGCCAGAGGATCAGACTCTTTTCTATGAGACAGTAAGAGATTCAAACCTAAAAAAAGTAAATGGGGTGGAAGAAGATTTAATTGACCCTTATCAATTATCTGGTGTTGAGGTGCTTGGTTTGTCTGAACCTACAGAGATAAAGCATATAGACATACCAACAATACAAAAGTCTGACTTTCTTAGAGCTTTAAGAGAGTTTTACACAATCTATTACCTTTGTAATCTTGAAAGTGTAGAAGCTCAAAAGTATTATTTCAATCAAGAGATGATTTATGGCGAGACTGCAAAGTTCCTTAGTTCTATCAAGGCTAAAGTTTATGATGACTCATTAAGCACTTTTGGTGATAGAGAGATTACTTTAGAGTTCTTTGAAAGCTTCATTGAAAGATCTTTGTTAAACACAACACTTCCAGCAGCAGATTTTATTTCTGCAAACCAAAATTTGATTGATGAGATTAACCAACTCCCTTTCTCTTTCTTTGAGGTTTTAGTTCAAAGCCAAGACAGTGGTGGGAATGAGGATGGTTACTTCAAAAGTAGTACTCCAGAGTATGAAGGCATATTCACTGAATTTGGTGAGAATATGTTTGAAGGTTATACCTCTTTTGAGGATTTGGAAAAAATTTGGGATAACATAGAGATATATGCAGAGTATGAAATCATTGTAGATACATACCCTCAAGGGTTTATTTCTATACTTGAGGGGTCGAACAAAGTACAGAGTTATATAGGTTCATTGCCTCAAGCTAGGAAGATAGTAGAGAATGGTGCTATTTTACTTTATGGAGTTCCCGTAGTTGCAGGTTCTTTTGGAGGTCAGTGGTATAAGTATCGACCTTTTGAGAACACAGACTTGTCTGCTCTTATCTCTGGTTTTGAAGATTTTAAGTCTTTTCTGGATCGCTTTTTTAATGCAACTCAAGGAATAATTGATGAGATCTTAAAGTACATAAAGTTGATTCAGATTCGAATTGAGGAGCTAAGGCTCATCATCTTAAAAATTAAAGCTCTGATAGATGCGATATTAAACTTCAGTTTACCCACAGGTATCTTTGCAACTTACCACATCACAAATGGCACAAATGCCTTAGTTTCAGCTATTTCTAGATCAGAAAACAAACCTCCTATTGGAAATGATGGAGTAGGAGTAGGTGCTATGCTTGTAGCTGGTGGCCTACCTAATATTGTGGTAGATCTTCTTAAGCTTATGATTGGAGGAGATGACTAATGAGTTTTGGTTGGACATGTATGTTTAGAAAAGGCTCTTGGCTTGAGTTTAGAAGGTTTGCACTCAACCAAAGACAAAATGTACCAGATAGATTTCTCTATATCCAAAGAGAGCTAGACAAGATAGGTAATATCACCATTACTTACGAAGAAGCTGATGGTAAAAGGACAGAAAAAAGGACAGGCATTAGTGTTAATAGAGATACCTCGCTAGGTAAGCTTCTTGTTGCATATATCGCACAAGGTGGAAATCCTTTTGATATCTCAATGTTCCTAATGCCAGACTCCTACAAAATTGTAGAAGTTGGTGAAGATGACTCTAATGAGGGTTGGACTGTAGGTGATACAAAGGTTTCTTTCACCCAGCCTTATGGTGGAGTTCTTGCACCTCAAGGTCAGGAAGAAGAAGATTTTAGGGGTGTGGACCAAAGAGGTTGGCTTCCTTTATGGAAGTACTCTCCTCGAAAGTTAGGTAGCGGAGAAGTTAATGTATTTCCAGAAGCTGATGAAGTTGGTGGTCAAGTTTCAAAAGCCAGAGGTTGGATAAGACAAGAGATTGCACAGCTAAGGAATGACCTAGAAGCTAGGATTCTTAAACTTTGTGACCTTAGAGAGCAACTTATGAAAGAAAGAGATGTTATCTTGTATAACACCCTTGCAGGTAGCGTAGCTACACTAGAAACTTTCGACAAAAAAGAACTCTTGGCAGATAACCATTTGAGTTATATCATCACTAACATAGATTTAAACTTCTTCAATGTTAAAGAAGACTACCCTAAAAGAGTTCCCGATTTAAACAACCCTCTAGCTTTAAAGAATCCACTTAGCCTTTATCAGTGTTTGTTAGATGATGTTCCTAATGGAGAAGAAGATAATACTGCTCTTTAATTAATAGGGTTCAAAGCCTTTTTCTATAAGTAGAAAATACTTATACAGAAAGGTTTTTAAAATGAAGTGGTCAAGCGAGGATTTGTTAAAGCTAGAAGTTCTTCTTGAAATCTACCCTATTCACAAGGTAGCTCAGAGTCTTGGCAGAGGAGAATCTGGGGTAAAGAAGAAAATGTCAGAACTCGGCTTAAAAAGTAAGGTCAGAAAGACACATAGAGGCGAGAGAACATGGACTGAGGAAGAGGAAGCAAAGCTAGCTAGAGCTATATATGACAAAAGCTCAACTAAAGGTATTGCAAGATCTCTAGGTAAGTCAGAAAAAGCTATCCGATTAAAGGCTTCTAGGATGGGCTATAGCCTTGAATACAATGCTTGGACAGAAGATGAAATAGAGATGCTCTCTAAGATGGTTTCTGAAGGTCAATCTTGGGAAGATATTTCAAAAGCCATAGGCCGACCTGCTAGTGCATGTAGAAATAAAAGAGATAGACTCTGGCTAGATGTTAATAAAAAAGGTTGGACAGGGAAAGAAGAAAACTATCTCTTAAGAGAGAGAGCTAAAGGTACTTCTTTTGCTGAGATCTCCACTCATTTAAACAAAAGTGTTTTGGCTGTTCGAAGAAAACATGCAAGATTAAAGAAAGGCTTGCTATGAAGTATTTACTATGTTGCATACTTACAATTCTCCCTCTATCTGTTAGTTTAGCCGAGGTTGGGTGTATTGATGAGAATTATTTATATACTATCCCAGAGGCAGTTCGTGTCTCTGCTGATAAGACTATATCAATCATACTCTCTTTCAATGAGCCTATAGAGTGGGTCACTTATGAAAAGCAAGGAAACACACTACTGATTAAAGACTGTTTTACTAGCTCTGGCTCAAGCTCTTTTGTAGGAGAGGTGTTCTTAAAGCAGGAAGCAAAAGGTTTGCGTGTCGTTGCACCAAAAGGCTACACTTTATCATACAAAAAGAAAGGCTCTCTTTTACACCTTACTTTTACGTTATAGGCTCTTTATGGTATTCTGAGATATAACTTGAAAGAGAGATCCAGATGAAACCAAGCAAAGATTTTTATATAGAATGCAATGACGGGGCTTCTAAGTTAAGCCCTCAACAGTTTGAAGAGATTTTTTGCTCTCAATGCAAGAATAGAGAGTGTGTTCGTGCGAGTTGGGGTTATTCTTCTTGGGATAAGAGAATACTAACTCAGGTAGATAGGTTGCTAGACAATCCAAATATAGTCAAGCAATCAGAGTCTTCTAGGTGGGAAGGCATTGCAGACTTAGAAGTTTTCCAAGAGCAACAGAGTGAAACTTGGGGGTCTAGTTCTCAACCTTTGGTTCATATAGAAGAACCAAAGATAGAAGTTAAGCCTACTATAATAGAGGTTAAACCTACCATAGAAGTACAAGATTGTCAGCCCCCAGAGGTTCAGGAAGCAGTGCCTAGAAAAGCAGACAGTAGCTTCAACACACCTGCACAATCCTTTAACTTAGGGGGTCACTTAGAAGAGGTAAAGCCTGTAGTCCAAGACCCTTGGGCAGTATCTAAAACTGTTGCTGTTGGTGGGAAGTTTAAGATGGGTGGCTAATAATTCATTTATAAGCCTTATGTTATCAACATAACACACTCAAAGGGTAAAGATATGATTAATTTCCTTGCTTCTCCAGAGCAATTCTCTGCTCAAGTCAAGCTTGCTTCTGTTGACAGGTCTTCTTTATATAAGATTGCAAACTATCAGTTAAGACAAGCAAACTCAATGCCTAAGGTCTCTAACTGGCTAACTAATGCTATATCTTCAGGTGTGATCTGGGTTAAAAACCTTTATCAGAAGACAGTCAATGCAATCCATGCTGTGACCAAAAAGTTCTTTTTATCTACACCTGTCATCTCGCACCTTACTAATTTCTTTAGAAAGGTAGCTTATAAGAGACTTTTAAGTGCAATGTATGATTCATGGCTGTTGGGTGTTAAAGACAAAATAAACAACAAAAAAAGAACAGCAAAGGCTGTGAGTGTTTATCTAAGCAATCGAATAAAAAAGAGCAAGATGTTCAATGGCAGGCACTTCCGAAGTGCCTATGTTAAATCTCAAGGCACTTTCTATATGGCAGATCCTTTCTATGAAGAATACTTAATGGGCTATGAGGGTAAAGATGAGAACAGTCTTGCTGCTAGAGCTAAGATGGTTACAGACAGAGATATTGGTACAAGAACTGTTTCTGAGGTAGCTAAAGCTGCCTTTGACTCTTTGAATATCTTTAATACTATGTTCCAGCTTATGCGAGATATGGTAGACAATGAGGCATATACAGGCAAAAAGCTGCAAAGAGGAACAGGACAACAAGTTAAAATAACTAAAAGTAATTATACAAACGATGTTATAAGGAGAATTCTCCCTCAATCAATACTCTGGATTGTTGTGGTTGAGATGGGCTATGGAATGCTTCTTTTAAAAGGAATGATCCCTCTTGGTATTTTAGGGTTTTTCTATTACAGTGGCTCAGAAGCTTTCTTCCAAAAAGGCTATGTGGTTAGACATTTCTCTAAACTTTTCAAAGATAAGAAATACTTTGAGTCCAACTTTGAAGAAGTTCTAGGCAAAAAAGTCTTGAGGAAAGATGTGTTTGTTTCGAACTCTTTAGGTCAGCTTGTAAATCCATCTGAGGAAGAGCTAGAGGATATAAGAAAGGAACTAGATAATGATTAATTTTCTAGATGACCCTAGTGTTTTCAAGGCAAATCTAAGGTTTGCTTCGGAAGATAAAAGAACCCTTTATAGGATTGCTAACTATCAGTTCAAAGAAGCAACTACTATAAAGGAAGCTAAAAACTTTATAACAAATCTTATAGACTCAGGTGTGGCTAAGATTGTCGGTGTTAGGACTTTCTTTGCTAACATTCTCCATAAGATTACAAAGTTTATATTCATATACACACCTATCATTTCACACCTAACTAAGTTCTTTAGAGCGATTGCTTTTGAAAGACTCCTTGAGGGTATGTATGACTCTTGGAGAAGAGGTGCTTTAGATAGGAAGAATGAAAAACCTAAAAGAGATGAGGAACAGTTGCTTTCTTATCTTGCATGGAAAGTTAAGAATAAAAAGTTTGCAAAGCTCACAACTCAAGTTTCTGGCTCTTTCTACCAGACAGCTCCTTTCTATGAAGAATACTTAATGGGATATGAGGGTCAGCCTTCTTCAGAGTTAAAAGCTAGAGCTATTTCTGTTGCAAGAAGAGATATCGGTACAAGAACTATTTCTGAAGTAGCTAATGCAGCTTTGAATACTATTAACCCTGTTAAAGATGCTCTTATTGCAAAAAAATATTGGGGCAGTGAGTCAAAAGGCTTAGGTCCTTTTATATCTGCTGCTGTAAAGACTTTCATGATAGGAATGGTTTTCCCATCTTTAGCTACCTTCCTCTTTAAATATGGTTTGACACTTGGGGTCATTGGACTTTTCTACTACAATCCAAAAGAAGCATTCCTTAAGAGAGGGAAAGCTTGGGCTAGGTTTAAGAAAGTACTCTCTGGAACAACAGACATGTTTGTTGATAACCAAGACCTTGATGACTTTATCCCAGATAAGAATGTATTTGTAGAGGATGCTATGGGTGATTTGAAGGAACTTTCTAAGGTAAACCCTAGAACCTTTCAAAAAGATTAATGAAGCCAATAAAGTATAAGCGTAGAGTCAAGCCTTCTTGCATACTACCCTCTTCTTATATACGAGGGTTCTATGATAAAGACCCCGAAACTTTAGAGAAGTCTAAAGCTTGGGTAGAGAAGAATGGCTTGGTTATACTTTTTACTAATCGAAAAGCTTTAGGGCATGAGAGAGTTTGGCTTGATGAAGATGGTTTAATCTATATCGGTTGGACTAAGCTACCTCATAAACCTGACTTGCTACTTTGGGTGTCACAAATTAATCCTTTGTTGGTAAAAGAATACAGTTCCAAGACTAAAAAAGAAACGTTCAAATTTTTAGAGGGACATGAGATCTTTTTCTATAAAGATTGAGTACACAATCGGTATAATCAAATATAAACCATAAATTAGGAGGTTCACAATGAGTGACATTACAACAAAGATTGCACAACTACAAAGTACCCTAGCAGCCCTTAATGAGGATGCACAAAAGACAGACAATGGAAACAAGTCTGCTGGAACAAGAGTTCGTAAGGCTATGCAAGAGGTCATTGCTTCTTGTAAGGAAGTACGAAAAGATGTTCTGGAGGCTCGCAAGAACGAAGAGTAATGTGGGAATGCATTTACTCTGAGGAGCTTCTGATGTGCTTCTGCTATTGGGTAGAAGTAGCTGTCTCTTAAAGCCCTGTTTCTCTTAATGAGAGCAGGGCTTTTTTTATTTTGTTTATCGAAGACCCTTTTCATATAGGGGGCTGTATGAAAAAACAACTTATAAAGAGAATTGCAATGAAGCACATGGCTAAACAAAAACTAACATTTATGAAGCAGTATCAAAAAGACCCTCCATTTGGAGAGTTGGCTTCTGTTAGTCTCATGTCTGGTGATGGCAATCGTTTAGGGATTGTTGAAGGGTATCATAACATATACCCTGACATCACAAGGTTTGCTTGCTATGACGACATAATGGTTCTTGTAAACAAGTACCCTCAAATGAAAAGCTCTAAAGGAATTCGTATTGTTGAAGTCGATAGAAGTAGGATAGAGCAAGAGCTTAAGGGTCAAGGGTATGGCACTAAGATGTATCTCATGTATGCAAAACTCCAATGGGATAGAAATGGTAGTAATCCTTTTATCTTCATTCCACAGGAATGTAATGATGAGGGTGGGAGCACTAGTGTAGATGCTAAAAGAGTGTGGAGTTCCCTCGCTAAAAACCACCCTTCCTCTGGTGACTGTATTGCTATCTTAAAAAGACCTTAAGGATTATCTGTAATGAGTAAAGAAATAGCTCTAGCTGCCTCTTATCTGGCTATCAAGTCTTCTTCATATTGTAAAACATCAAGCCTTGTGACAAGAGAGTTAGATGTTAGGTCTTTGAGCGTCTTTGGAGAGGGTATTTTAAGATTTGGCAGTCACACCAAAAAAGGTCTTCTTGTTAAGAAACTTAAAGAGATCTATCAAGGCTTTCAAAAAGCCCCTAACCTGTGGCAGATTTTCAAAGACAAGTTGGGAATCACTGCTGGTATTGATATGTATTGGCAACTCTCCAAAAAGTTTCAAGTTTTGCTTGATAGGGGCAAAGATTGGTGGAGAGCTACAGCTAATAAGCTAAAGAAAAAGAGTAAGCTAATACACTTCTTGTTCTTATATGCATCTGATGCCCCTACGTTCACCTCGATAGTTCAGTCTATTATCAACAAGTATGGTGGATATACAGGAAAGCTTGGGAAGTGGGTGGCTTCTTTTGTTAAACCTATTACAGGTAAGTCTCGTAATATAGGGGAGTGGCTTGATAACTTTGCAAAAAAACATCCTTTGTTAAAGCTAATTACTTGGCCTGCTAAAGCATATATTTTCTGGTTTATCTGGATCAATGTTTCAGAGATAAGTTGGAAGATAACTGACATATTGACAGGGCTTTTAGGGATGATTGATTGGGTAGATTTGATAGATAGCTTACCAGAGTCTGGTTTAGGTCTTGTCTTCGGCATTCTATTCCCTTCTGTTCCATCTGGCTGGATTCTTAAGTCATTAAGTATAGGTTGGAATGCTATCTTAGTCCCTGCATTTGCTTTTCAATTATATGCTCTCTACACAAAGAATCTTGTAGATGAATATGGTAAACCAAAAGTACATTTAGATGGGGGTCTTGTATGAGCAATAAACATTTTGTACCTGGTCACCAGATACATACAGCAAAAGAAGTAAACCCAAATGAACCTAACTCCTTAGAACCTCATATGGGTCATCTTTATCTTGTTCTCATTGCAGCTATCATCAGCTTTGCAGTCACTCAAATTGTGAAGCCTTTTTTGTGGAAGTTTTGCAATGGTATGGCAGACTCTTTTATAAGGTCCTTTGCAGTTTTAACAGGTGCTTTTGTGGCATACACTCTATCTGACCCACTCCAAATGGTAGATATATGGATGGGTGCTTGTGCAGGTGTTTTAAATGCATATATTGTTAAAGCCTTCAAGCAAAAGATTAAAAGCACTCTTACATTAGAAGAAACACCTAAGCCAGAAGAACCCAAAAAAGAAGATTAGTCATAGTCTATTTATATCTCCAATTGAAAAACATTTAGGAGATATAGAATGGCTCTCAACTTATATCATTACAAAGCAGAGGTACTTTCGGTCTATGACGGAGATACCATCACAGTCATGATTGACCAAGGCATGAAGCACTTTGCTAGAGTCAAAGTTCGCATGATTGGCATCAACACACCTGAAATAAGAACTAAAGACCTTGAAGAAAAAGAGAGAGGGTATGCTGCTAAGGACTACCTGAAATCTCGTATCGAGGGTAAGACCATTGTCATTAACACTGTTAAGAAAGGCAAATTTGGTCGCTGGTTAGGTGTTATATGGATTTACGAAGATGGTATGGAAGAACTAGGTGAGTCTTTAAATGATGAAATGATTCGTGTAGGCCATGCTGTATCATACGATGGGGGTAAACGATGAGATTAGCAAAGAAAGTAGCTCTCAGGTACGCTAAGAAAAACAGGTACACTATTGAAGAAACAGATTGGACAAGATATGACGCAACACATGGTTTTGATTTGATCCATAATGATGAAATAGTAGGCTCTATCGAGGGTGCTCTCCACTATATAGAGGTATCTGATTTCGATAACTTTGTATGCAAAGAGGACATGGAAATCTTATGGGAACTGTGGAGCGATTCTTTCCCTGCAAGCACATGGGAAAATGGTATTCCTGTTTTTGAGATAACAGAATCTAACCTAGATGAAGAGCATCGAAATAAAAAATGTGGCATATTGATGTATAAAACCATTGCAAATAAAGTAAGAGAGGATGTTGGAATCCCTATCTTCTTTATTCCTAACTATTGTCATACTAGAACTACTTCAGATAAAGCTATTAGAGTCTGGAAGTCTCTAGCTAGAAAAAACCCCAGCAGTGGAGATGTTATATTTCTACATGAGCGTAGAATTAGAGGCTAAGATATGAATATTAACAAAGAGATAGAATTTGATGAATACTTGAAAAGACTACCTTACCAGCCTAGTGGTGAAGCTTTAGAGAGACATAGGGCTGACTTTGATAAGAAGTGGCCTAGTCTCAAGAAGCTAATAGAGGATGGTCATAAAGTTGAGAAGATATGGTCAGAACTTAACTACAAAGTTTTGTCTTATGGTAAAGGTATGTTTTCTAGCACTTATAGTCCAGAAGACCTATCAACTAAAGATATGAAGAACATATTTTATACCATGAAGAAGATAGATCTTAAGGCTATAAACAATTCTTTACACCACCACTATTATAGTCGAGTTCAAAATAAAGCAAAGGACTTGTATAAGATTAAGACTACCATAGATGATATTGTCAAAGAGCGTACTAAAAAGCTAAAGAGAGTAAGGGATTTAATCAAAGGCTGGACTGAAGAAGCAGAGACAGCTTCTTCTTTTGATGCTCTTGATAAGATAAAACAAGGCATATATCGAGAAAAAAACAATTTAGGAAGACTAGAGCTTCCCATATTTAGAGAGCTTGAGCCAGAATTTGATAGGCTATGTAAAGTCGTTGAAGAGAATGACAGCCTTGCAAATATAGCTGGTAATAAATGGAATCGTTTTAAAAGAGACATAGGTGGCTTCTTCGGAATTAAAAAAGCACATAATGAAAGAGTTGCAATTTTTGGCAAAGACAAAAAGAAACCGAAAAGCAAGCCTGAATCTAAGCCAAAAAAAGTTGAAAGAGTTCAATTTGAAGGTAAAGACTTAGCTCTTTCTACTGTTAGGTCTTATGCATCAAAGAAAGACCATCCTCTGAATAGTAAAGCTGTTGCGTTTATGAAAAAACACAACAAAACAAGGTGGACTGATCAAGTTGTTAAAAGCTCTGAACATTTACCTACATGGGGGCCAGCTCTCGCTACTCCTATCCAAGCAGCCTTTGGTAAAGCACCGAAAGCTATTGGTAAAGCTATGCTAGATGGCACTAGAGACCCTCGAGATTCGTTCTCTGAGGGTTTTAGTCAAGCTGCTCAAGTTGACACCAAGAAAATCTCAAACTCTGTTAAGAAAGCAATCTCCGCAGTTTTTGGAAATAGTGTCAATAAAGAAAGCCAGACTAAGATTAGTGAAGAAATCACAAAAGGTAGGCAAAGTGCTATGTCAGCTATAGCTGAAGCTACAAAAGAGCTTGCCATTGGAGCTAAAGAAGTGTCAGAGGGTCTGCTTTGGGGCACTTTCAACGCAGGCATTTCAGGTATAGGCAAAGTTGTTGGTGGTAGTGCATTCTTAGTAGGTAATGCAGTAGACAATGCAATGAGAGTTGCTGCTAAAGTCAACTTTGAAGATGCCCTTGCTCAATTTTATGGGAACATAGGTAAAGATGAGCTACTAGCTGTTTCTCAGTTTATTGATGAAGATGGGAACTTTGATGCAGATGGCTACAGGGCTGAAATGGAAAAAGCTGTTGCTGAAATCAAGGCACAGGTTCAGAAGTATGTTAAGTCTGTAAACCAGAAACAAAAGGCAGGTAAAGCTGCCTCTGAAAAGATGCATATTGCTTCAAGTGCTCTACAAAATTTAAAGTCAGAGATTAAGAACCTCAAAAAATTCTTGTAAAAAAAAAAGCCCTGCCTTCCATTTCTGGGAAGCAGGGCTTAAAAGCAAATTGTTTTAGAGGGCATTGGTAAAGAATTAGATCTCGTCTTTGTGCTTACTTAAAAGACTTTCAATGTGAGAGATACGCTTCTTTAGCTTGTTAATAGAAATACCATGAGACTCAGCCCATTCTTCAAGATTTGAATAACCACCTTTACCTTCAAGGATTTCAAGGAAAAGCTGGTATCTATTCTCTGTCTTTTCAACACTCCCATAAGACCTCAAAAAAACTTTTTTAACAAAAGCATGCACACTTTGCAGGTGTAGCTTTTGATAAGGGTCTTCATCAACATAATAGTCAGGCTCTCCTGTTGTAGAACCTGTTTCCTCATTAAACTTGTGGACTACTTTAGCTTCTTGTAGGCCAGAAGCATCTAAGTAAGCAAGATCATGTTCATGAACCTTTTCATGGGTGATTTCACTTTGAGTCCGAACACCATAAACTCTTGAATGAGCATCTTGTGCAGACTTCATAGAAGCTCTCTGAATAAACTGTCTGTACCACCAATAAAGCACTGAGTTGTTGATCTTCTCACCGCTATTGATCTTTGTAGCTAAGGTGTTTCTTTTACAGAGGTCTGTGACCCATCCCATGAAGAAATCTTCATAGTTGTCATAGATGATGTCACCTGTCTTGATATCCTTAGAGGCTGTCTTGATACAGAAGTTCTTTATCTTCTCAAACCGATTTGACTCAGCATCGAAAATCCACTTCTGGGTTTCATTCCAACTATTAAGCTCTTTTGCTTTGGTTGGATTGCCAGATAATCTCTTTCGTGATCTCTTTTTAAAGAGCTTGTATTTAGAGACTTCTCTGTTTAAAGAATCAAGTTCATAGAGGAAATTGAATGAGGGCTGGATGTTAAGAATAGTCAACTCTTTGAGAATAGGTTGGGTACTCTCTACCGAGATATTAAACATTTACACTCCTTGTTTTTACTTTAACTTTGACTTTGTTCTAACGGAACTTTGTCGTGATGTGTTATTGATTATATACACTTATCAATAAAAAGCAAGGGGTACAGTTATCTTTTGTAAATCTTTTATAAGAAAGAGTAGACAAGGGAGGGATTACACATGAGTCCATATTTAAAGTTAGTTGACATTATAAGCCAGAGAGATAAGCAAGCTTCAGAGAATCTCATCAAAGCAGCCTCAGAGATGTGGCTTAAAGAAGCTTTTTTGAAAGACCTTAGCGACCCTTTTAATAAAGAGACTTCTCAAAGGTACTTTTATTACACTGCATGGTCCACTTTATTCGCTCTTGGTCAAACAGAATTAGAACCTACAGACTCTACTTTACCTTCGGACTTTCGAGGGCTAAGAAGACAATTAAGAAGAAGAGACAGCTCTCTTGATAAGATGATTATGGATGAGTGGAATGGTTCTGGTGGTGCTGAATGGGCTACTATGCTTAGTAAATTAGCATCTACATTTAGAGGTTCTTTTATGGACTTAGGTACAGACCTTTTCTCTAGATATTTCTTAATACCTCATGGCAGAAATAAGAGCGAACCTGAAGCTTCTCGCTCTAGTGCTGGTAAGACTCAAATGGAGCTTAATGGTGGTGTCTGGTACAGACTCAACAAAGACCCTAGTAAGTTTACAGACATTGCATCTGCAATTAAGTATGTTGGCAATTATATTAGAAGAGTATATGACCCAAAAAGTCCTCACTTCACCAAACGAGAGATCATGCCAGGTGACTTAAAGAGGAAAAGATATATTGTAGACTTAAACACAGACGAAAATGCTTATGGTGACCCAATTGAAAATATAGAGGACACCTCATCAAATACAACTGTCTATGACCAAATGGAACTCTTTGATGGCACAGACCCTTTAGTTGCTCAAAAAGAAGTAGATAATCTTATCACCAGAGCTTTAGAGGGTAAGGCATTTAAAGAGAACGCAACATATAATATGTCTGCAAATATGCTACAAAAGAAGAAAGATCTCTTATTCTTGTCTGCGAGTGTATGGAGAATGCTTGATGAAGATTGGGCTATGCTTATCGCTAAGAGATGGGATGAAGATATAGTTCAAGATATAGTAATGACTTGTAGTGAGGTGTCTTCGAGGAAGCTTGCACCAATGATCATTAAGAAATACAAGTTTATGAGCATTGGACAACTTAGGCTCTTTGCTTCTTTTGTTGATAATTGTATGGATGCAGATGCTAAAATCTTTAACCCTAAGATTAAAACAAAGGTTAAAAAAGGAAAGTCTGACTTTGCAAAAAGAATGAGGAAGAGAACCAAATCTATTCCTCAGTGGGTCAACTTGTTCTTGGCTGTTAATGGTGGATTCACCTATCAGGGAATCAAGATTGAGGGTGATCTGCACAGTAGCTCTAAAAAATGGGGTACTTCAATGGCAAATATTGCAGAGAACAGCACAGAGCCAGAGGATTACATTGCAGCCTTGTGGGAGTCTTGCAAACTCTGCTTGCCTATAACTACTATGGGAGTTACACCTGCTAACTTCAAATCTACAATGATGAAGTATATTGACATATATTTGAACATCAGAGAAAAAGAAATGCAAAGGGGAGATATTCAACTCTCTGTTGTTAATAGGATCTACAAAGATAGGGTAAAGTCTTACTTTAAAGATAGTGACAAGAGCTACCCTTACTCTCTTGTTGCAATCCCTATGGCAGAGGGTGTTCGTATGAGCTTGATCTTATCTGTTATGCCACATACCTTTGAAGAAGAGTTGACAACATCAAACATAGTGACTTGTACAGGTCTGTTAGAAAAACTCTTTAGCATCCCACAAAATGTAGTCAACGCAGTAAGAGATCTCTCTTCAGAGTTGGTTGTTGATGATATCATCGACATTGTAGAAGAAGAAGTTAAAGCATCTAGTCGTGAAATCTCTGTCGCAAAGACACCTTTATATTAATATGTCTTTTATGTCCCACAAGGAATGAATCTTTATCAGATAGGAAAACGTAAAATGAGAAGAACAGCAGCACAACAAATCAGATCTCTTGAAATGAGAATCGCCAGGCTTGAAAAAGAAGCTGGACTATTTGACATTTTTGGAGATAAAATTAAAGAAACCCTTAAGGCAATAGCTAACGGAACAGGAGATGCTCTGGTAGACTATGGTCTTGCAAACACCAAAGGTGATGATGGCTACATCAAAAAGCCCAATAAAATATACCAATTAGAGGCACGAGGTCATATCAAAAATGATAGACAACAACTTATGTTTATTAATGTAGAGCTTGATAAGGAGCAAGACCTACTAAGGGTTTACTTAACAAGTATATACACCAGAGAACAATTTAATTTAGTGGTAGTGCCTAACTTCTCTTCTGAAAACCCTAAATTCATCATCCAGAACATTAAAACTATCGTCAAAAATAGCGTTAGAACACCTCGCCAGCGTCAAAAGATCATGGCTTTATATCAGTACTAACGTTCTCTCCAGATTAAGTCTTCTATCTTCATAACAATAGTACCTAGCTCTCTTTGACCAAATTCTTCAAATTCGGATGAGCAACTCTTTTGAGGTATGCAGAAGATATAAGACTCTGGTGTATAAAATCTTCTAAGGCCAAAGCCAGAATTTCCAATGTTTACAATTATGTAATAGGGCACTGTTTGAGATAAACCTAAAAGATTTCCCCCATAGACTATCTTGCCCTTTAATCTGTTAGTATGGCTGTTAGTATTAACAGGCTCTGTCAGTACATATCTCTTTGAGCCAATCTTTTGATTAATCTTGCTAACCATATTCTTAACTTGGCTGTCAGTGTTCCTAAAGAACTTCTTTAAGTCTTTAAAAGAATAAGAAAAAGGCAAAAAGGAATCTGGCAAGCGTTTTCTCCAAGAAAGCTCTTTTTTGTAGTAGTCTAGTACTTTTAATATCCTATCTCCATAGAAGACCTTAAATGTATTTTCATTAAGATATTTTTTTAGTTCTTTGACTTTAGACTTATCATATCCAATTTCTTTTCCTTTATTGATTTGGTCTTCTATGTTTTTTAACAGAACATCAAACTTCTCCATGTAAATAGGCACTTTAGTAATCAGCTTTTTGTTAGTAACATCAAATTTAGTTGTTGGACTAACATAGAAAAGATCTTCCTTACTTTCTCCAGCACCTCTTAGATCAACACCTCTAACATCAGCACCAGATAAGTTGGTTTGCTTAATTGTTGCCTTACCAAAGTCCTTGGTGGCTCGAAGATCCACATTTTTGAAGTCCACTAAGGTGAGGTCTGCACCACCAAAGTCTACTATCTGTAAAGAACAGTTTACAAACTTTGCACCTGTCAGTGTTGTGTTATTAAAACTACAGTTGACTAGAGTGCTACCCGAGAAGTCTGACCAAGATAGGTCTAAGTCATCAAATATAACATCTTCCAAGTATAAGTCTCTTGCTTTGGTCTGGGTCATATCTTTGATTTTTGTTCTTCGATCTTTACTAGGACTGAGATCTAATTTCTTGGTTTTGTTTTCTAAAGGCTCTTTAAATTCTTCAAAATCCTTAGATCTTTTTAACAACCACCGCAAAGCAAAAAGCTTGCCCTGAAATGCCAGAGCCCTATATCTTTTAATGTCTTTGATTTCTTTGGTAGCTTCAAATTCTTCGTATGCTTTCTCCTTGCCTTCTTCACTCAGTTCATTAAAAAACCTAACTTTTCTTTCTTCTATAGGATCAAAGAAGCCACCTGCCTCTTCTTCTTCAAGAATCCATGCATTAAACTTTTCATTCTCTTCTCTTATAGCGTTGTATTTACTCATAGATGAACTCCTTTATTTAGCAAAAGTGACAAGCAATAGATTAACTATCACTATGTCTTTTATTAAGCCTATACTAAAAAAGAGAGGTTAACATGAGTTCAACTAAAGATTCCTTAGAAGTTTCAATCAACCAGTCTCAACAAAGAGGTCGAATTATTAAACCCTCAATAGATAGTGCTTCTCTTTTCGGAAGCTCTGAAAGAGGTATACTTATAAACTCTGCCTCTGGTTTTGGAGATGGTGGCATTATTACCCTAGAATCTGGAGACTCTTTTGATGGTGCTGGGGGTGAAATCCTATTGCATGCAGGAGAGTCAAAAACAGGCGGTGTCGGTGGGAAAATAGAGTTGATTTCTGGTACAGGAGTTAGCTCTGGTCGAATACTTATTAAAAGTGGAGAGTATGCTACTCCTCTTACCCTCTCTGAAAGAGGTCACATATATGTCCAAAGTGAAGAAAGACTAGAGCTTAGGTCTGGAGATGATATTTTAATCTCCCCTGTACCTAAGCCTACATACACAAGCTTGAATGCAAATGTCTTAATCTATGGTCAAAGTGACAATACAGGAGATGATCCAGGCCGTATTGATGTAAGAGGGGGCAATATGGCTCTCGATGGATCTTACTTTAATAGAGCTGGAGATGTTAATATTTTAGGTGGTAAAGCAAACAATGGTTTGCAAGATTCAGAAACTTGGGGTGGCTACATTAACTTAATAGCCTATGGTTATGGGAATCTTACAATGGATGCCTACTATGTAGATATAAAAGGTAGAGCGTCTGGTGTTAATTTACACACTTCAGATCGAACAGACCCTAGTGAATTTACAGGTGGTATTTCTATCAGTACAGGTAGTTTCACAGGCTCACTATACGGTTCTTCTAGTAGTGGTGACCTTTCTATCAAAACTAGCAATTCAAATAGTGGAACTGCTGGCTCTATAAATATAGGTACAGGTAAAACAGATCAAGGTATTGGTGGAGATATAGATATAAAAGTAGGCGATAACTATTCTGGTGGCACAGCAGGTGGTTTAACCATAGAGGGTGCTTCAGGATTTACAGATTCAAGTGGTGGTGACATTCATATCTACAGTGGCGATTCAAATCTAAGTGGCACACCTGGAGATGTTGTTATCGGAGCTGGTACTGCTGATGAACCTACCTCTAAAGATGCAGCAACTAAAGGAAAGGTTTTTATTCGAGGTGGTGCTGTTGAAGACTTTGATTTCTCTCTTTTGGATAGTGACTTTGCATATGCAGGAGATGTATTGATTGAGGGTGGTAGCTTCTTAGGTTTAAATAATGGCAATGGTGGTATCTTTGGAGGTTCTGTGACCATTCGAGGTGGTGCTGTTAGTGGCAACAGTATTTTAGAAAAGAGAGGTTCTGTTGCTATTGATGGTCGCACAGTAGATGTTACTGGAGATGATGAAATAAATATTACAGCACCAAGTGTGACCACTACTGCTGCTAGTGGTTTGATTGAATTCTCTGCTGTTAGTGGTTCGATTGAAACTACGGCAGAGAATATAACTACTACAGCCACAGATACTGTATCACTTTCAGGTCTTGGTGTGGAGATTGATGCTGGTACTAATGTCACAGTATCTTCAAGTGCTATTGTCTCGGATGCACCAAACAAATTAATGGCTCTAGGTGCTAATAATGTATTGAGAGCTTTAGGTATAAGTATCTTAGGTTCTGGGTCTGTTTCTTTTGACATCAATCTGAACTACCATGTTGATGTGATTCCTTTATTCTTTCAAGATGTGACTTATAATTCTGGAGGATCTACAGACATTCGTATGGGTCATCTAAATAATAATGAAAACACCCTTTTCTATCCAGAGACTACAGAAGATTACACAGGTCTTTACAGCCCCATAGACTCAAGTGGGAATCTGCTATATGATAATGTTAAAGTCTTATCTTTTGTGACTTCCACCAGCTCTTTTATGGAGATAGATGGGAGTCCTTATCTTTATGTTGGGGCTTCCTTTGTGTATGCGACAAAACGCTACCTGCAACTGAGGTATAGTGATGCTGCTGGCCATTCTAGTGTTTTAGGGATTGCAAACTACAGTAATGGCTCAATAAGTATTAAAGTCAATTACATTGTAATCGCTTAATACTCTTTATATGACACTCGATTGAAGAAGGAGTTCTGTTATGAAGATAAGATATAAAACTTTTAAGACAAGAGAAGGTACTTTTTTAGAGGTCTATGGCTCATCTCTTGATATAATGAAAGTAGACGCTCTAGCTAAAAAAAAGGGGATTTATGCAGGAGACTACCTTTACAATAACTCTGGTGATGTTATAGGCCGACAGTATTACAAATATGAGAGAAGTCCTTATGGGGGGCTAACTTCTGTTTATCCTGATGACTTTGTTTCAAACCTGCCTATAAAAATAGCAAAGGTCGTTTCTAAAGAATTAGAAATGTTAAATAAGATTGAAGAAAAGAAACCAGGTGCTATAAAGAAATCTCTAGGTAGTCGAACTGTGAGAAAGATAATAGAGAAGCTATACAACATTAGTGAACTAGAGAAGATAGAAGATCTGAACAAATCATTAAACCCATTAAAAATAAACCCTAAAGATTATAGGATTGCTCTTTACAATAGTTCTAATCTCTATGTGAAAATATCTTCTTACAAGAGAGACTTTGAAGAGACTTGGATAGGGTTCTTAGAAAGCAATTTCAGCAAGTACACCAATATTAAATATCTGAGTGATGTAATAAAAAAGAAGTTTGGTCTTGAAATAAGAGCATTCTATGACAAAGTTCTCTATGTCCAAAGAGATATCTTTAAGAAGAAAAACTTCTTGTTTGTTCTTGTTGCTATAAGAGACACAGAAGAGACTCTCTTAAAAATTGAAGACCAATTTAAGAGCCACCTTTCAAAAGAAAAGGTGGAAAAACGAAATCAAGATATGAAGTTCTATGAAAAGAGCCTAAAAGATTGGGAGCTTGAGACTCCATATAATGAGCAAAGATATTCTAAAGAAGTGCAGTTAGCTAAGAATAAGCTTATCTCTTCTATAGAGGATTATCTTAACAAAAAGTGTATGGGAGTAACCCTAAGCAAGATTGCGGAACAAAAAAGAGATCACCTCTTACAAAAGTTCCAGACTTACTAAGGACTCTCCCACCAATCATCAAAAGAGCCCCACTCTATTCTTTCATAGAAGTGCTTGGGTATATTACCTACACAATCATAGGTAAACCATTCTCCATTGCTTCTAACTTTCCACTCTCTTAAATGCTCATGGAGTTCAGACTCTCTCCAGCCCTCTTCTTTAAAAGAAGCTATAAGCTTAAGCTTATTTGGAGAGCCTGTCTGGAGTTGCTTCAGTCTTTTTTCTGGGTTCTTAGATCTTCCTATTTTAATCATCCCTGTCTTTGCAGATTGAATGAAATAAAGGTCATCATTTTTCTTTCTTCTCATTAAAGTTCCTCATCTAGTATCTTATCTAAAGCATCTCCCTTAGGGGCAGGCTTGCTTTTGGCTGTACTAGATTGAAACTGTAAAGGCATATCAAGAACTCGACCAGCAGGCCATGAAATCTGAGCTTCAAAGTTATCGAAAGGAGCTTGATCTCTAGACTTTAGGCATTGATACTTAACCTGTGAGTTCTGCTTCATGTCTTCACCAAACCAACTTGAGATAACCACATCCGCAGAACGCTCTGCTTCATTTGCATAACTCAAGTGAGTTAGGTTATAAGAGCCACCATTCTTTTCTGCTGACTTGAAGCCCTCACGACTAATTTGGAACAAGCAAAGAATAGGAATACCCTCACCTCTATTGAAGCCCAGAGCAGTCTTTTTAAGGTCACGAATAACCTCATTAAGCCTGTCTGTTGTACTAGCTACCCATCTTCTAGGAGATACCAAGAGAGCGTGGTCTACTACAATCATCTTTACTGACTCAGATTGTGCAATCGCTTCTGCTCTTGCTCTTAAATCTTCAACTGTAAAGTCCATCAAATTAGGGTCAGCTACTTCAAATCGAAGTGAGCCATATTGACCAGACTTAACACCATCATTGAGATCTTTAACAACCTCTTTCATAAATGCCTCTTCGTCTTTGGTCAGTGTACCCTCTTTAATCTTCTTAGGGTCTATACAGACATCTGTCTGACCTGTTTGAAGTCCTAAAGCAATACGCTTCTTTCTAAACTTAGGGTGCATTGAGTGGTAGGTGTAGATAATCCTTCGACACTGTGGGTAGTGCATCTCTAATGAGAAGTAAATGGTGTTAGTGCCACCATAGATTGCTTGATTATAAACCCAATTTAAAGAGCTAGTTGATTTCAAGTGACCTGTAAAAGCTGCTAAGATATAAAGCTCTTTCTTTTTGAAACCACCAATAGCATTGTCAATGACAGATAATCCTGTCATTGGTCTGATGTCTAACTCACTGTTCTTAGCTTTCTCATAAGCATCCCAGAAGTCATCACCATCACTAAGTGCTTCTCCACCAATACGACTACCAAAAGTAGGTGTGTTGATTTTTGAGATCTGGTTCAAGAGGTGATTACTAGCATCCCTTGCACCTTTTAGAGTTCTCTTAGTCTTACCCTCTTTAATTTCAAGACCTGACTTAGCTATCATCTTAGCATCAGCAAGCATAGAAGCTAGATTAGTAAGCCTACCCTCTTCAACAGACTTTTCTATTAGAGAGATAAAGTCACCTCGATAAGCAACACTTTGTGTACTTATCTGCTGTATCCTATCCGCTTCATCAAAGCTCTGGTTTTGCTCAAAGTAATCTCGAATACTTTTAGCATTAGGTAAGTGACCATGCTTTTGACTAAAGTCTTTGATGTACTCATAAATATTTACATCAGAGGGCATATCGAATCTTAAGACAGACTCCCTCAAAGTAATAAAGTTTTGGTACATTAGTTTTTCATTATCACCAGAACTTGGTGATGGAACAATACTTCTTAAAATATTACTCATTACAGCTTAACCCTCTTATGGCTTCCTAAAGATGTAGTTGTTCTACCACTACCTGTTTTTTGCTTTGTCTTTTTCCCCTCTGGGGTGGTTAGGATAACCTTCTCCCAAGTCTCAATCATATCCTCTAAAGTTGGACTCCATGAAAGATGTCCTTCTTCAAGAGGTTTATATGGTTCTTCTACCAACCAAGTAGGCTTGTTTAAGTGTTCTCTAATTTCAATGGCCTCTACCAAGACTTCTGGCATAGCAGAATTTCTTGCCATCTTAGTACCAAGTCTTACAACTAATAATTGTGGAGACTCTGCTAGGTCTTCAAGAGAATAAACTTTTAACTCTCTTTGGAAATCTGGGTCAGCAACTGCAATCCCTTGCACATGCATACTTCCTAGCCAAGCTGACATTAGAGTGTGGTCACCAATGACTTTGTAAAAGTGAGAGGGTCTATTCTGCTTTGCAAAGCAGGTTCTTAAATGCATCCTTAAAATGTCTTTCTCTGAAGATATTACAAGGTTCTTAGAGAACAACTTACTCAGTGGAGAGCTTTTCTTTACAGGGACTAGACTTAAATTTGCCCATGCTCTTTCAGCTTGGTCTGCTAGGGCTTTTTTAATCTTACATTCACATTGAATTGCTCGTGGGATTCCCATATGACCATCGTCACTTTGAATGTACCCAAAGCCATTGCACTTTTTACATACCATGTTTAATTTATCTCCTTGTTAAGTTTCCTATCTTATAAGATTAGGGATTAAAGCACACACTTTTTAAGGACAATAATTGTATATGCTATTCACTAAAAACTCTGGGGGTCTTAAAGAGGCCATCCCAATCTTAATGGAAGATGGGTTTGTAAACCATACTAATGGGATATTACCTATAGAAAAAGCCATTGCTTCTACTATGGAAGAATTAAATTTCATCCGAGAAGAAAAATCGCCCTCTTTATCGCCCCCTCTCAATAGCATAAATGATATTGATGAGACTTGGATTCGAAACCTTTATTTAGATAAAAGATGGGAAGAAAAGATTGCAAGCTACAAAAGATGGCAACTAGATAGGTTCTGTCTAAAAGAAAATAAAAAGATAAAGGTTGAAGTCTTAACAGTCGTACCTCAAGAATCCTGTTATAGTTTTGCATGGAGGGTCTTTGAGGACATATATCCATTTGAGTACCTTATAGATTGTCTTGATGTAGGTTGTCTTGATGAATTATTTAATCCCTTTATAAATGGCTTTAGAAGTTGGTGGAAGGAGAACCAAGATGTATTATGCCAGTAAAGTTTTAAGCCAAATATTTGCAAACCCACCTTATTATATTCTTAGGTGTATTGTAGCTTCAGAAATAGGAACAGAACCTATTGTTGTTAAAGGAAATGTTGTAGGACCTGTTTCTAGTGGCTCTGTCTTTACTTTTTCAGGCAAACGAAAGCTAGATAAAAACAATAAGCCTGTTCTTGAGATCTCTCGAAACCCTATTAACCCAAAGTTTCTAAAAGGAACTGCTCTCACCCAATGGGCTGAGTGGTCTAACCCAGAAATGGAATCCTCATTAGAACTTATTAGCTCTCTTGTAGATTCTGGCATACCTGTTAGTATCATCAATAGCTTGTGGAGAGAAATCAAAAGCAATCCTGATATGATTAAAGAAAATCCTTGGTATCTTGTTTACAAAGGTGTTTCTTTTCAAGGTGCTGATGCTATTGCTAAAACTCTTATGGAAGATAAGTATAACATCACTAACCCATATAGAGTTCAAGCCTGCATCTTCTGGTCTATGGCTCAAGGAGTACAACAAGGCAACTGTTTCTTAGATAGTAATACTGTTTTTAGAGATGCTTCTCTACTTACAGGAATCACTGAACCTACTGAAATTGCAAAGTGCATAAAAGAAATGGTCGAGTGTGACCCTCCAAAGATGATTATTGATAGGAATGAGAGCAAGAAATGCCTTTATTTGCCCGCTTATCATCAAATGGAAGAAGAAGTAGCAAGCTTAGTCACTTCTCCTGTTAGAAAGCAATCTGGAATCGAAATCTCTGATGAAGAAATAAAGAGCTATACTAGATACAATCTTACAGACACTCAAGTTAATGCAATAAGACAAGGAATCACTGAACCTTTCTCTATAGTCACAGGTTTGCCTGGTACAGGTAAAACAACTATCTTGTCTACTATCTGCAAAATCCTAATTGATTACCAAGAACAAATCTTACTTGTCGCACCCACAGGAATCGCTGCAAAAAGAGCTACCATACTCTCAGGTGTTAAAGCTGTAACTATACATAGAGCTTTTGGTGCAGGTCAGCCCTCTGAATCTGATGAAAAGAAGTCAGACTATGAGGGAATTAAAAAAGAAGAAGAATCAGAAAACCTAAAACCTATCCTAACAAAAGTAAACCCTAGAGCTGAAATCTGGAAACATCACATTAATAACCCTAGAACAGAAACTGTTCTGATTATTGATGAGTCCTCTATGGTAGATCTTCACCTCATGTGGAGAATGATGAGAGGGATAGCACCTAAGTGTAGAGTTATTATGGTTGGAGACATTGCACAGCTACCACCTGTAGGTGCTGGCTTTGTTCTTTCCGATATTATTGAAAGTCAAAGTGTACCAAGAACACACCTTGTGGAAGTCTTTAGACAAGGTGAAGGCTCTGGAGTCACACAAGCAGCACATGATGTTCATAATGGAATCACTCCCCAAAGTAATACTGAGTTTCACTTTTTAGAGAAAGAGTCAGAACAAAAAGCACTAGAAGCTATCATCTCTCTTTGTAGAGACTTCCATATAGATGATGTGGACTTTCATGTTATAAGCCCTACACATCATGGCCTGTTAGGTGTGACCAACTTAAACAAAGAGTTGAGGTCTGTTCTCAATCCTGACATTGGAGGCTCTCGTTTAAAAATTGGAAAAGACACCTTGAGAGAGGGTGACCGAGTAATGATCACCAAGAATGAATATGACTTAGAGGTCTTTAATGGAGATGTTGGTCGTATTTGTGGCATTAACAAAAGCTCTGTTGATGTTCTGATTAAAGGTGTGCAAGATCAAATAGTTTCTATCCCTAGAGACCAAGTATCGAAAATCTTAAGACTTGCTTATGCTACCACTGTACATAAAAGCCAAGGTCTGGAGTATGACCTTATTATCATGCCTTTAGTCAGTAGCTGTAGCTCTAACTTATTGCAAAGGTCTTTACTATATACTGCTATAACAAGAGCGAAAGATGAAGTATACCTTGTGGGTGATTCTGGTGCTTTAGCTACTTGTGTTTACAATCAAAAAAAGAATCACGGGTTCTCTGGACTAAGTAGAAGATTTAAGAACAATACTCTCTAAGATCTTCAAGGCTAAAGTCATGCTTCAATAGATCAAACCTATAGAAGCAGGCTTTATGTCTAACAGAAGGGCTTCTTACAAGAAGCGAAGAATAGTTTTTTGGGTTGTTCAAAACTTCTCGAGAACCAAGACCACAAATCAAATAATTAAGATCATCTCTTTTCATCACAAAGATCTCAGTATTGATTTGACTAGATACACTAGGCTTTTTTAATAAAGGGAAGTCTCCCTCATTACAGGTTTTAACACCTACATCATACCCTGCTTCTTTTAAGTCAGAGTAAGCATAGTTGTATGCTTTGCCAATAGTGAAGTCTGCAACTTTCAAGCCCAGATACTTTTCAACAGCAAGTTCTCCACCCCAACCTGTCATCCATCTCTTTTCCATAGACCCTGAATCAAACCAGTATTCTTTTTCTTTTACTTTCTTGATCGCTTCTACCTTGTCTTTTAGTTTTTTAACATCTTCATTTGTTAAAGAAACTGACTTAAACTTAGAAAGGTATGGCTTAACGAAAGTCTCATAAACTCGGTCACTTCCTTCTAAAACAACTAAACGAGGCTCAATTTCTGACATTAATAATCCTTAAATCTTGTCTGTTAATTAAAATAAGGGGGTTGCATCTATGACTTATAGAAGAGATGGCATTATATTCAGCAGATTTTTTGATCCTACATGGGGTGAGGTTCGGATTGCTAGAATTATACCCACAGAAAACAACTGGGGGGCATACTATGAAATCTCGGAGCTTGAAATGTCCTCATTGATTCCAGAAATCGAAATAGAGACAATAGACAGAGCCTCTAGGGGTGATTGTACTCCTTTGTTAAACTCTGGGCTTAGAGAGCCAAATGGGTGCTTAAAAATGCTAAAAGTACCTAAAGATTGTGATGAGCAAAACGTCTGCCTCTCATTCGATAAGAAAAAGTGTCAAATGGGAAATAGAAAGATGCCTGATTGCTTCTCCCCAATAACAAACCCATTACTCAGACCTTTAGTCATTGCTTGGCTAGAAGGTTACCACATCATAAGAGAGGTGACTGTATGAATAAGTATCTAAACAGACCAACAAACCGCAGAGTTTATGAAAACTCAGAGGGACAAGTATATGCAGGTTCTCAAGAGGGTAATTACCAAGGTGACATCACTATCTCTGATAACCACATTTACCTCTATGCAGACATCACCCCAAAGTCTGTAATGGAAGTTGGGATTGCTATCAGGAGTGTAGGTCAACAGATTGTTAATCTTATGACTGACCTAAGCCTACCCTCTATCCCACCTATCCACTTACACATAAACTCTGGTGGTGGGTGTGCATTCTCAGGACTTGCTGGTGCTAGTCATATCCTAGAATCAGAAGTTCCTGTCTTCACTTATGTAGAAGGATCTGCTGCGAGTGCTGCAACTATCATGTCTTGTGTTGGTGCTCAAAGACACATCACAGAACACAGCTTTATGCTTATTCACCAAGTAAGTACAGGTGTCTGGGGTACTTATGGGAATCTTGTAGATGAGAAAGAATCTATGGACTCACTCATGGAAATGTTAGAGTCTATCTACTTGAAGCACACCAAGCTCAAAAAGAAAAAGCTCAAAGAACTTCTTAAAAGGGATCTGTGGATGAACCCAGAGAAGTGCCTTGAGCTTGGCCTTGTAGATGAAATTATAAAGTATGAGAGAACTTAATTTGCTCTTTTAGCGTTCATGTAAAGACTTCTCATTGAACTTTGACTAATAGTCCTATTATATCTTGCAGGCTTAACATATTTAGCCAGAATGAGATTATTAAAAGCTAAAGAAAAAGACCTAAAGTCAGACCATGTATTGTATATCAGGTGAGACATTGCTTTATGAGTGCTGAAACCCACAGCAATTACTCTGTCTTTACTCATCATGTTTTCTTTAGCTACCAAATCCAAGATTGCATCATGGTATGAAAGCCCATTTTCTTCCGCATGAAGTTCTATCTCATCTTTAAAACTATCTGTCATGTCTATTTTCCAAAGTTGCTTTTAGGTTCTTTACAGTGCTGAAATAGCTTTCTCCACTCATCTTTCGATATAGAAGAGTTATTAAAATAAGATTTCCTCACCATCTCATAAGATGACTCTGGGAAATCCCTTTCTCTGGCTCTGTCTCCCTGTGACTTTTTCAAGAGTTGCTCGAACTCTGAAAAAGGAATCCCTGCCATAGTACAAATTACTTCTAAAGCCCTCTCTGCTGGGGTTTTATTTCTACCACCTCTACCCATAATACTTTCCTCCTTAAATTTTATTCTTTTTTAGATAACTTCTTTCTTTATTAGCCCTCATAGAAGAACAGAGATGAATCTCTTTTCTTAATCTCGTCCTCTATGTTTTTTAGAGCTAATTCAAAAAACTTTTCATTTTTCTCTATCCCGATGAATTTACGACCTCTTTGAACAGCGACTACCCCAGTAGTACCAGACCCCAGAAAAGGATCTATCACTATGTCACCTTTTTCTGTCGTAGGTAATATGCAGTTGTCCACCAGCTTTTCTGGGAAGGTACACACATGACCTTTATTCTTTGATGGAGGGATCTTCCAAATGTTGGTCAGACCATCTTTGTTATCCCATTTACAAGGTTTGCCTATCTGATAGATCTTTTCGGTCTGGATGTGATACCGACCACAGGGGTGACCTATACCACACCTATCCCAGATGATTTCGCACCAGATAGGAAACTTGTTCAGCCAATCCATAGGGTGGTATATGTTTGTAAGGTTTCTTTCTTTGTTGCGAGGATGGTATGCATATCTGATCTTGTGGTTGTAGAATACGCTACTTCTACAAACTCTCACCAGTTCATGCACTACGCTTTGTTGCCACCCTTGATACATCCACTCTGACATATTGTCATCATACCAATCTTCATACTTCTTATTCCATGCCATAGCGGTTTTAGATTTGGAGTATTCAGCACCCTCAAGGTGAAGATTATAAGGAGGTGATGTAACTGCAACCTCTACGCTGTTTGGAGATAGGGACTTCAATACTTCGGTGCAGTCTCCATGATAAAGTGTGATATTTCCACCATCTAATTCAACTTTCATTTGTCCCTCCTTATTCAAATAATACTTTTACTGATCTGCCCTCGTAGGACACATCCCACTCATCATTGAGTAGTTTTCTTTCTTTAATCCACTCAGCAATTTTATCTGCTGTTTCTTCATCAAGGCTCAATACCTCAAATGTTAAAATAGTAGGTACTTCCACAGCTTCTACTGTCTCGACAACCTCTTCAGGCTTCTCTCCCTCAAATATTTTAACAAGCTCTGGGTCTCCATCTGCTTGCATAATGTCCTTCAAGTCATAAGGAACAGTCCAATCCTTACCTAACTCAACGTCTACAAGTAATGGAATAGGCCAATTCATTTTTTGAACCACATTGTTCTTAGTCATAAGGTCTGAAATCATTTCAATAGCCTCTTTAAGAATGTCTTTGTGGATCTCAAATACAATTTCGTCATGGACTGTTAAAACCATTAACAGCTTATCTTCCCAACCTCGCTTTTGGACATTCTCATAAATGAGAGCCATAGCTAACTTGGTAACATCTGCACTTGTTCCTTGAATCGGTCCGTTCAATGCCTTTCGTTCATCTTTACTCTTAAACCTAAACTGATCAGAGTTGATGTCTGGTAAAGGCTGTACTCTGCCCATAGCAGTTTTCACATAACCTGCCTTTCGAGCAAACTTATGTTGTTGAGACCACCAACCTGTAAGTCCAGAGTAAGTCTTGGTAAAGACTCTGTACTTTTCATCACCCTCTTTAGCGTCACAGCCAATAGACCTTTGAACAGCCTTGCCTGTACCACCATAACAAAGGGCAAAATTACAAGCCTTACCATTACCACGAAGGACTTTCCAATTGTCTTGCTTCTTTGAACCCTCTCCATAGAAAGCAACAGCAGTACCTGTGTGAAGATCACCAATCTTATCTGAACCACATGAACAAAGACTTGGTGGTGCAATAACAAAGCCATCGTCACCAAGCTCTTGCTGATATTTCTTTCCACATTCAGAACAAGAGAAGAAAGCATCAATCCACTTAGGCTCTTTAGATAGGTTAGTCACCAACCTTAATTCCACACCTGCATAGTCAATGGCCGCTAACCAATAGTTGTCATCCCTTACAGAGATACACTGTCTCATTTTAGATATGCATTTAGGCTTGTTCTTGTCATAGGTGGCTGGAATACCTTGAAATGGTACACGACAACCACCATCTTTGACTTTCCAAGGTCTACTGTTTGTCTTGCAAGAAAAGCGACCTGTGTCAGCAGAAAACTGATCAAACTTAGGTTTGAGTGTGCCATCTGGACCTACATCTTCTACGAATGGAATAAGGTACTGACCCAATGCTTTACCAAGCTCTCGGAAGGTTTTAATCTTTGCCATGAATGGGAATCCCTCAGAGGCTTCCTCAATCACAGAATCAATAGCATCTTTCCCTGTCGCTACTTGACCAGACTTCTCCGTGACCATCAGACCTGGAACATCTAACTCTCTAAACAACAGACCTAACTGTTGAGGTGAAAGAATATCATAGGTTAAAGGGAAGTCTACATCTTCAAAGCCTTCTGCCTTTTTAAACTTATCGCTACTTAACCTCTTAACAGGCTTAGTGATAGTTTCTTTTGTGTCTGGGTGTAGTCTGTTTGCTTCCTTACGAGCTTCATCCACTCGAGTCTTATAGCTTGCACCCTCTACTTCCATGTGGTTGAAAAGATTCAGACCTTTAATGTCACCTTTTAAGATACGAACATAGTTTGGAGTAATGTCTCGACCAAGTATGTCTTTAGCACCCTCATATACTTCAAGCAATGCATTGAACCAAAGCTCTTGACCCTCTTGACAAAACTTGAGTGCTGTTTTCCTGTCTACATGAACCCTATTCCTCATCATCCAACGAGTACATAACAAAGTTTTCTTCTCAAGGTTGTAGATGAACTTAGTGTGAGCTGTATCTTCTTCATACTCTTTGTTCAGAATGTTGAAGATTCCAACTGTGTTCATGGCATCTGCTGATGCATATAAAACACAGGGATCCCAGCTAGGGTCTAAAGTAGAATAGTTTTTATCCACAGCATCTGGCATTAGGTCTTCAAGCTCAATCATCTCTCTTTCAAGCAATACTTTAGAAAGATGCTTTAAACCACGACCACCCTTTTCTCTTGGGTTGAGAAGATACTTGATAATAAGCGTATCATGCCACCTCTTTTGATTGTCCCATCTCTCTTTGCCTAGCCTGTCTACATACCCATTGAACTCAAGAAACTCTTGGTCAAAAGAAGCATTATGGAACACAGGGTCTGACTTTACTTCAAGATCAAACAAACGCTTGAGGGCATCCCCCATAACTCTCCATGAGATATTGTGTTTTGACCCCTCCGCATGGGCAAGAGGGAAGTAGTAGCCTTTATCTTTATGAGGGGCAAGACAGACACCCACAATCTTGTCTCTGGTGACACCATTAAATACACGATTGTCTAACCCTGTTGTTTCAAGGTCTAAGCCATACACACCATCAGGTGCATTCATACATTCTTGAATACATTCTTCAAGATTACTTTCAGTTCCTAGTAGTAGCTCACAGTCCTTCATCCAACCTTTTGGGTTGATTGTAGGTCTGAGTAGCTCTGCAAGCATATCATTAAACATATCTCTCCTTGTCTCAAATCTTAATAGTTACTTTCTATTATAAGATAAGAGGCAAGCAAAGAGTGTTATTTTTTGAGGTGTCTACTAGCCACTCTTATACTAGCTTGTTGGTCTGCTAACCTAAACCACTTTCTAAGCTTATTTTTAACTTTAGGTAGGAACTCTTGAGCCCTCTCTAAGTCTCTTTTTAACTCGCTCATTTCTTCAGTGACATCTTTAAATACTGGTTTGAGTCTTGTTATCTTCTTAGTGAGTCTTTCAAGACTTAATCTAACCAAAGGATCACTGTCGCTTTCGTATGATTTAGCAACAAGCTCTCTTACATCTTTGATGTCCTCAAGAACTTCATCTCTATCTCGCTCTCTTTTTTTAATAAGTTCAGGGAGATATTCTTTGATCATCAAAACCTTATTTGTTTTGTAAATAAGGTCATGCCATCCAAAGTTAAGTTGATCAATCCCAAAGCTACCTGGAGTAGATATTCTATTAAGCTCTATATTAGCCCAAGACTGTGCTTTTTGAAGATCTGCTTTATGGAAAGAATCAACCTCTTTAAGGATGTCTTTAAGATCTTCAATTGAATAGAAGTTCCAACTGTACTTAGGGTTGTTCATAGCACTCCCTAAGACTTGGTATTTACTTTCAATTCGATCAAGATCTTCTCTGATATTCTTTATGTCTCTCTGGTTCATATTAGACTCCAGCACCCTCAAGTCTTAATAACATAGAATATGTGTGTGGGTATTTACTTGCATACTTATTCACAGATGCTTGTTTGCCAATTATTTCATTGAACTTATCAATGTTTACTTTTCTTCTTCTGAAAGCACCCTCAATCATCTTAAGAATCATGTCTACAACTTTTGGTAGTGTCATTAACCCAATTTGGTTCATAGCTACAGTACTACCAACAACTAGGCCGAGAGGTCCACAAAGGCAAACTATTAAAGATGCTACTAAAGTAGGGATCAGGGTTAGGGTTCTTATTTTTGTTCCAAATTTAACTAGTGCAGAAAGCAATCTCCCAAGGAACTTAAACTTCCTAGAGAAAAAATCAATTACGCTCTGAACCATACTTTTTGATGGAGATTTGCCATTGATTACAATATCCAGAGAATCACCCCAATCTTTCCACCATGAAACATATGCTCCCATAATGTCTTTTTGGGTTTTACTGTCAATCTCTCTAATTTTCTGTACAGAACTCAGAGTGAAATCAAGAAACCTGGGTTCTCCATTTACAGAATAGGAGACTTTCAAAACAGAGTTTACTGGGTTTTTAGCATCAAATTTTTCAACACTTATTGATGTGGTTTTCCCAAAAAACATATTTCTTTGGAGAGCTTCGGTCAGTCTCGCCTGTAAGTTCATTTCAGCAGCAGAAGCAAAAGTATCTCTATTACTTATAATTGACCCCTTGAAAGTGGACACAAGGTCTTGAGCTGCTGCAATTAGAGGTTTAAACCAGTTCATTCCCAGATTCTTAATCATTTGAATGATTGCTTGCTTTTCAAGTTGAGCCACTCTGTTCTCAAGAATAGCGATTTTTTGTGATGCTGTTAGTTGTCTCATGGTTTATTCTTTCTTCGATTTGTCTAAAGTGGTGTGGACTATAAAACAGTTATTAAAAAAACGCAAAAGGGTTCATTGCTTTCAGCCCTTCTTTGATCCCAGAAAGTAGTATGTGTAATCCCATAGTAGGTGCTAAGATCAAGTAGAGGCAAGCACGTTTAAGTTTCCTGAATACATTGTCTGATTTCTCGAGATCTTCAGCTATCAGTTCAAGGAGATAGTCAAATAAAAGCTCAACAACGAAATCACAAATAAAAAAGGCTATGATACTACCAAAATAGAGAGCAAAGTCAGGCAGACTGTTGAGCTGAACTAGCTTCCTTGCATTCTTTGTTCTTTCTTGAGACTCAAGATCTATCCCATATACACTTTTCAAATAGATTGCATTTTCTTTATTATTGTAAATGTCTAATAGCTTTAAAATAGAGGTTTGAGGATTAGAAGACCTCACAGCTTTCTTTAACTCTTTAAGTTCCTTTGGATTCGCTTTTGCTAAGGCTTCAAACTTCCCCACTGTCATTTTAGAGTCTTTGGCCACATGTTGAGCTACCTTAAGGGGCTTGAATCGGGACAACTTGCTTTTTATCTTAGCTAAGATGCTTTCAAGCATTGCTTGTTTTTCAAGTTGAGCTACTCTGTTCTCAAGGATAGCGATTTTCTGTGATGCTGTTAGTTGCCTCACTTGCAAACCCTTTCGTAATGAGAGACTAAGCTATTACAATATGGGTAAGGGTGAGAAGATGCTTTTTTAGCTGCAAGCTCATCAAAGAGATCCATATTTACTTTTCTTCTGCGAAGAACCTTTTCAAATATGTTTAAGATCATCTTACCAACACCTAGATAAGTGAGGGTCTTCCCTCTTTCTGGTGCAACTTCTGCCAAAGGCATTAGGGTTGTAAACATCACAACTAAAGAGAACACTTCATAAGCCCATTTAAAGCTGTAGACAACTCTCAAGAACCTGTAAAGAAACTTACTTGCACCTTTGATTCTGTTCCAGAAAGATTTCAAATCCGTAGACCTACTCATCCTTCCTTCACGAAGCATTTTTAGTTCTTCTTCAAAGTCTTTCCACCATGAAATATATGCACCTTTAATATCTTTATCTATGCTAGGGGGTAGACCCTCAACATCTTTAAGCATTGATGGCATATCTCGGATAGTAGCTTCATAAGATTTTAACTCACCACCTACTTCTTTAACCATAAGCTGGGCTTCAGAGTTCATAGGATTGTTTGGGTCAAAATTAGTGATATAAAACCTAATAGGGTATCCAGACATAAGAGATTTATCTAATGCACTGCTGACTCTAACTTCTAAGAACTTAACTAAGCCCTCTAAGATACTTTCCTTATTCTTTTTTAAGGTAAGCTTTAAAAGAGAAGAAATTTCTCCAAAGGAGTCTTGAATCTTAGAGAGTAGGTTTATAGGGATAGACTTCAACCAATCAAGAATCTTGGACTCCTTCTCTAACCTTGCTATCCTAATTTCAAGCTTTCTAATTTCTTGTGTTGATATTTTATTCATTATATACCTCTTTTTTAATGATGCCTAAGACAAAGGACAATAAAATGGATATTAAAATAGCAGCATATATAGCTTCAGGTCTGCTCACACTCTCTCTTGCTAACAATGCATGGATGACCTATAAGATAAGTCAGTTAGACAACACTATTCAGAAACAAATGAATGGAGAGTTAAGTAAGACTGCTAGAATCTTGTCAGAGACCAGAGATGAGATTAATGTTGTTAAATCTCAAATGGTTTCAAGGAAAGAGCTAGAAGAACAATCTTCAAAGATTATTTCGAATCTAGACCAAAGAACACAAGATGCTATTTACAAATACACAAAAGAAACAGGTGCTAGGGTAGATAGTATCTCTCAAAGAGTTTTAGGTATGGAGGGTAGGATTAAAAAAGGGATTGGGAAAATAGGTAGGACTGTAAAAGAAAAAACAGCACCACCCCCGTCTTGGAAAGGTGTAGACGGACTAGATATAACTAGATGCTCTGACCACCCAGATAAATGTACCCCATTCACTTTTGAATGGGAGTCTCCTTATCAAGTAAATGGCAAACCACTAGCTAGATTCTCTTCTCTGAATCTATGGAAAGGTCTTGGAAGCATTGACCTTAACTTAGCCTTTAAAGTTGTAGCCATCACATATGGTGAAGATCAATCAAGATTGGGTTCTGGTGCTGTTCAGAATCAAGGGATTCATGTATTAGGTGGCTATGTTCAAGAAGGCAATTTTGTTCCAATACCAGGTCTTGAAAGCAAGCTCATAAAAGGCGACCCTAACCTTGACAGTAAGCTCATATATGTACCTAAAAAAGATGCTCAGAACTCTACTTTGTTAAAACTTTTTGAACCTAGTCTTTTGGTAGGCAGTACTTATCAAGCGAATGAATTTGGGCTTTCCATCGGAGCAAGTTTACTTAACTTCCAGAAAGGCCAATACAGAATAGGTGCTAATGGTGTTATCACTCCCTCAAATGTTTTCTTGGGGGCAAAAGCAACATGGCATCCTTATTTGCTAGGTAAGAACCTAAACCTAGCACCTGGTCTCGGTTGGGTAGCAGGATCTGATGGAACTAACACTTGGTCTTTAGGAGTTCACTTCCAAGTCTGGTAGTTATTTCTTCTTGCTAGCAAGATACTTCTTGAAGCACCTTTCATCTTTTGGGTGTAAGATATAGTTTCTTACTTCTTCAATATCTACCCATTTGTAGTCTGTGTGTTCTTCATCAAGAACAGGCATATACTCTTCATCAAGAACACCTATAAACATTGTGTAGCCTCTGCTTTCTACATGTTTATAGATCTTAATGTCTCTTTCTTCAAAGCCTGTTTCTTCAAAGGTTTCTCGAAGGGCTGTTTCATATGCAGATTCAGTGTTATCTGTTTTACCACCTGGAAAGTTCCAATATCCTGCAAAAGGATCTTTCTTGTAGTTAGCCCTTTTGAGTATTAAAACTTTTTTCTTGCAAGTAAGCATAATACCAGCACCCATATCATGCTCCTGTCTTTGGTTTGAGTGTCTCATTTCTCGCCTCGTATTGTAATTGTTATATACCTTTATCCTATAGAGATATAAAAACAAAGGATTCCCACTATGGATAAAAACGCTTGTGTGATTGCACTCACTGAAGTAGGAAATAGAAAGATAGTGTTCAAAAATAGAGATAGGAACTATGTCCCTACTTTTAAGATATACCATGTAAGGGCTGAAAATGGCACTGAAATACTTTATTTCCAAGATACTATATCGGGCTGGGTAGAGGGCATTAATGAGCATGGTATTGCAATAACAAATGCTGCTCTTGCTGTAATCTCTGATGAAAAAGAGGGTAAGAAAAAAAGACCTGGAGATAGAAACAGATTCTCAGGAGATGCTTGGAGGTTTCTAAAGGCTTTAGAGTGTAATTCTCTTTTAGAAGCACTTCATGTAATGACACACCATAGGAATGGTGTTAGAGGTCATAATATTATCACGGATGGTAAGAACACTTTTATTGTAGAACAAACAAGCTTGCATTCTCCAAAGGTTGAGGAGATTACAGATAAACACTTTGTTAGAACTAATCACGGTATTAGACACCCAGACGCAGGCTACCTTGAGGGTGAAGATAGGGAATCTTCTGAAACGAGATACAATACTGCATTGAAAGCAATGCAATCCTACAAAAGATCTCCAATGGATCTAGTCAAAAAGCTTTATACTCAAAGAATAAAGGACATACATAATCCTTTTAATGTGGTTAGAAAGACAGACAATATGTTCACTTCTAATCAGATCATATTAGACCCTGTGTATAAAAGAATGACTGTAATCCTAATAGATGAAGATAGTATTTATGAGGGCTATGAGAAACACTTCAAGGGCAAAGAGAAATGTAAGTTTTGTGTTAAGCGTATTTATCTAAATGATGAGGGTGAAGTCACTCTGTCAAACCTAGAAAAAAATAAGTTAGACATTCCTCTAATGGCCCCACATGAAAACACTCTAAAGGTTTTCGTCTATGGCTCTCTTATGTATGAACCTATCTTTCCAGAGCTAATCACAAAAAAGAGAAGAGGCCATGTTAATAACCTATCAAGGTCTTTCAACATATATAGCACAGGAAGAAAACATCTTGTACTTGGAACTAAGCCATATGGGTATATGGAAGGTATGCTTTTAGAGTACCCTATTGAACATGCTCAAAAAGTCTTAGAGGAAATTGATAAGAGAGAGGGCTACAAACCATCAGACCCTAGCTCCTCAACCTATATCAGAGATAAATGTTATGTTTTCACAAAGGAAAACCCTCAAGGAGAGCTTTGTTTGTGCTATATAACCAATGAAGAAGGTGAGAATTACCAAGGTGAAATCAGTACATCAGAGGTAGCTAAACAGCTATTAGATAATGAAGAAGCTATGCAGTATTTTGAGTTTACAGGTATAGAACTAAAAAGCATAGAGGCTACTACGGATAAGTACCTCAAAAAAATCTCTGATAAGATTAAAGAAATTAAAGGAACTTCTTTAGAGTAATCTATAAGTATAGTGTTCGATCTAAGAAAAAAAACACATTAGATTAGGTATTATATTACACAAAAGGAAATTTAATTGACTACTATAAACAAGATTGCTGTAAATAGCTTTGCTAAAAGACACACCGCAGAAGCACCCCTATCTCACTCTACACTCCCCTTAGAGGAAGTGGCTAATCTCTTACTAGTTGCTGAAACAAGAGAAGGATATCTACCATTAAACCACAATGAAGGTGGTAGAGTCCTCGTTGCTACTCTCCCAGAAAACCTAAGCCAACACTTTTATTCAGCAGTTTGTTTAATACAAGAAGATGAAGAAGTCTTTGAGGGAATTAGGTCTAGAGTAGAAGGTGAAGAACCGAGACCTTACAGGGAAGTTCTTCGTAGTCAGAAACCCCAAGCTCAAAAAGTAGGGTTGATTTTCTACAACTCATTAGCCCTTTCTATAACAGGTGACAATGAGCTAGAGCCTCGTGCAGATAATTGGGAACTAATAAGCATAAATGCATATCCAGACAATGATGAATCTATGCCACCTATTACACCCTATGCTTTGAAAGCCAACTATTATGGCTGGGATGGTGGAACTCCTACAGACATGTCCGAAGAAGATTTTCAGACTATGCTCAGACAGTCTGAATCATATTGGATTCCTAGAGCTTTTGTGAGGTTAACAAATGGATAATTATACACAAGTTTCAAATGGTCAAAGGATTATGAACATAAATATCCCAGACCCTATTATTAGCTTCTCAAATGCTGTTGGTGATGATTATGAAGTTCAGATGTACTTGTTTTTAGCAAACACAACGAGTTTTTATCAAAGTCTAATGCTTGAAATGGGTTACGAATTTGTCAAGACAACAGAGGATCAAAAAGATATTTCTGCTAACAAAGAATATAGGTATCACTCTGTGGTTATGAGCCATCCTTCTTTACCTAAAGCTGAGATCACAACATACTTTTCTTTTTTTATAGATAGTCTTGAAGTTGACACAGTTTTAACAGACATCCTATTTGATGACGTACCCAGAGCAAGGTATATGATCTATACCAATTCAACTCATGGAGATATTAAGGTCAATAAAGTAGAGCATGGTCACTATATCATTAACTCAATTAGAAACCATTGGGCTTCTGATGTAGAACCTATAAAGCTTATGCCAGCTTCTCAGCTTCTTTAACAAACATCATAGGATCAAATCTGAACTTTGTTTTGCCTTGCATGATATAGTCTCTAAAAGAAGACTCTATCTTTGCAGTGCTTAAGAAGCGTAAGAGAACCTGAGGGTTAATATAAGCATCTTGAGTTGTGCTTGAATCCATGTGACTCAAGGCAGCCTGTGCCTGCTGGTGAGCCAATTCTATTGTTTTAACAATCTCTTCGGTAGCTTTAGCTTTGATAGACTCAACCTCACCAGACGCAATCTCTTTGATCCTGCCTAGCATATTTCTTCTTTCATCTTTAAGAACCTCAAAAACAGTTCTAGTAGCTCTTAGCTTTCTAAAGTCTGTGATTTTAAAGCCCTTAAAGTTCTTCCTAAAGTAGCTTGAAAGGTCTTTGTAATCAAACTGTTCACCATCTCTAGTTGTAAATATGTACTTAGAACCAGACTTCAATGAGTTATCTACATAGTCTTTTAAAACTTTGATCACATCTGAGTCTTTGAGAGATGCTGTGTTCAAGCCACCCTTCTTACCTACAAACTTTAATTCTGCAAAGTTGTCTTTAACAAAAGACACATGGTCTGCATTGAGAGAAACAGCTCCAAAAGTCTCTACTTCTATCTTCTTGTCTTCTATAATCTTGACAGCACTATTACCAATCTTTCCAGGTCTAATGCCTGTTTCCATTATGATGGAAGTAACTAAAGCACAGAGCTTAGTAATCTCATCTCTGGATTTCATATCTTTCTTTACTTGCTTAACAATAGTGTTGTATCGGTAAACTAGCTTCTTCTGGGTCTTTATTTTTTCCTTCAATGTATATGTATCATTTACAAACATATCATTGATGCCCTTGATGTTGTTGTTTTTGTCTACTTCTACAACAATAGAGCTAGGCAAAAAGGCCATGATCTCTGGTGGCAATGTTTTTTGAATCTTATTTTGCTGTTTGTTTAAAGCAACAACTTCATAAGACTTAGCAGCTATAGGCACAAATAGTTTAGAGGCTTCTCTCAATGTGATCTTGTTTAAAAGGTAAAGAGAGAGAAGCTCTAAGACTTTTCTTCTCCAACCTTTTGTTCGAGGATTCATATCTTCTGTTCCAATAAAGGTATCAAGAAATTCTATGGTCTTAGGTTCTTTATCCAGAAAGCGGATAAGCCATCTACCTCTTTTCTTAAACGACTCATTTGACCTGCTAGGGTACTTTTTCCTAGCTTTGTGCCTATGTCTATAAACAGCTCTCCCTAAAGCTCTAAAAGCGGCTGCTGACTTTTTTTGAAAGGCAAGCTGTTTCTTTTCTTTAATCTTTTTCTTCTTAGTAGTCATCTTCAACACCTTTGCTGCACTTGTTGCCTACAGCAAAGTATAAATAAACTAACTATGAGCAATTAAGGCTGCTATTGCACATAAACACAATGCAAGTATGCCTTTCCAATTAAATCCAAAATATGCAGTGTTCAGTAAGAGGTCTGTTGTCAAACTCACCAAGCCCCAAACAACTCCAGCTTTCCAAACATCCCCTAGCTGGATTAGCTTCCACCATGCAGTTAAGGTCATATAATTAGTAAATAGGCTTGTAAAAAGCCACCACTTAAAAGGACTCCAATCAAGACCGAAAAGCTCTTTTGAGTTCCCCTTAAACCAGAATATCACATTTGACACGCAAAGTAAGAAGATAGGGAATAGGTAAGGTCTCACTAGTAGCCACCTGTATTAAACCAGCCTTTGCCCTTTAGTATAAAAGTACCACTCTTAGAAATTAGCTTCTCTGGGTCTGGTTCTTTACACTTAGGACAGTCAGGCTTAGGGTCATTCATCTTGTGCATTTTTTCAAACTCGTGTTTGCACTCTTCTTTTTTGCACCTGTAGTTATAAGTTGGCATTTTTCTCTTTCCTTAGTCTGGCTGATTCTTTCTTTTCAATACTGCTTATCATACCCATCAGAGAATCTAATTCTTTCTGACATCTCTTAGTTTGGTTTAATAGGTCATTGTTTTCCCATAAGCTACTGCTATTTCTATAAGAAGAAAGAACATTACGCAACTGAGATATCAGGTTGCCATATTTTTTAAACTCAACAATATATTCTTTAGATTTGAAAGGTTTGGGCTTCATGTCAAACATCCTCCATAATAAATTACTTAACTCATGTATCTCTTTTATGCAGAACCACGCAAGGATTGCTATAGAGAAAGGTGTAGATTTAACTACTATGCCACCACACGCTTATTATACAGAAGAAGATTATGAAAACATAGAGCTTCTTCTGGGAAGTAATGAGGAGTGGGTTAAATTTGTAAACAAAAAAATGCTCAACTCAGATTTTGTTTACATCTGGTTTTTAATTCAAGATATTATAGGGAACAGAAAAGTCATTGGTGTGCTATACGACAAAAGTAGCAACTACCCTAGTGCTATTTCTTGTAATCTTGAAGATGTAGCTGAAGCAGTTAATATCCAATCTTTAGACATCATGGATCTTTTTCCAGACTTAATTCATGGGTACAACCACATCACTTATCACTAATCTATTTATAAGTATAAATAAGGTAGTGTAAGGAGGTGTCTTATGGCCAAAAGATCACCAGAAGAAAAAAAAGAAATCTACAATAAGTGGAAGTCACTTATAAACATGAGTCAGAAGTCTTTAGACTCATGGGCAAAGAATGATGATAGGCTTCTTGCTTCAATTAATAGAGAAGAAGCAGAAGAAGCTGGTGATATACAATCTGGCTATGACTCTTTTCACAGAATAAAGAGAAGAAAGTCGAAGCCATTCGACAAATGGACAGCTCAAGACTTTGATAATGCTGCTCAGGAGAATGGTTTTAACTCTCGTATGTTAGGTGGCAAACCAGGACAACCTATTAAGGGCTCTGGAATGTCCAAATGGGAAATCAGTCTCAGAAATTGGGGGCATGACCCCTCACTCAAATCTAGTCCTGCACATAGCAAATGGAAGTCTTGGAAAATGAAACACAGTAAAAAAGCTAGTATGAATAACTTAATTCTTGCACACCTTATGTCTGACAATAGAAGACTTGCTTCTGATAAAGAGAAAGTAGTTTTAGATGCTACTGCTACTGTCATTAATGACATCTCTGAAAAAGCAAGCAAGAAGATAGATAAGGGAATGGTTGCTAAGGTTAAGTACTTGATTGGAGCTGTCTTGAATAAAAAAATACACTTAGGCTCTCTTTGGCCTATGTTTGTTGAGTATACTCCAAAGACAGTAAAGAAAATGGCAGAGCACAACCCTTTCGCACAGATGGTTTTAGATGAATTTGACCCTCAAAGGAATCCTGCAATCTGGGCGGATAATGTCGTTACTTTAGTTAAAGCAAAAACTCTAGGCGAAGTAGCTATGGCTGCAAATATACCATTTGAACGTCTAGAGAAATTTTTTGGCTTTGATCCAAACTACAAAGAGTACCTTTCTTTGTTAGATGAGTATATAAATCTAAAAGAAGGATGGTTTCTTACTACTAGCTTTGAAGATATGAAAGACATTAAAAGTACAATTTCTCAAAAGTACAGAGAAGTTGTAGCTGAGAATAATTCAAAGTTTGAATCTGTAGCTATGCAAATTAGAGAACTAGAAGAGAAGATTGAGCTGGCTGACAATAGAGCAGATGAGGCTTTGCTAAAAGGAGAGTTGTTTGAGCTTAGAAGAAAGTATGATGAGTACAAGTCTGTACAAAAAGGTAAATTTAGCCTACACGAAATACCAAACTTCAAAGAGCCTTCTTCTAAAGCACAAATTGTTTTGATGTACTCTATTCGCAAGTATTCTGAGATAATGAAGTATCTATCTTTGTTGCCAGACACTAAGATATTAGCAGTTAAATCAATTTTTGTTGGGCTGAAAATAGCTGCTTTTAAGCTTATCTGGCCTTACCTTAAGAGTTTCCTCTTTACAGGTAAAGCTCTTTCTGCAAAAACAGTGCTAATGGGTGCTGCAACTTCTGCTGGTGGGTTCATTGTTTTTGTAGCCATCTTTGCATTGCTAACAAATGCTAAGTTTACAGCTTCACACCTAAGAAAAATGGGTGTTGTATTAGGATCTACTACTTTATCTATCCTTTTAAGCTCTGCTTCTTTTATTACTGCTTTGGTAGGTATTCTCTTTGCAATCGCATCAGAACCTTTTATACTACTAGGTTGGCTAGTTAAATACCTCTTTAGTCAAGGCATTAAGACTGTTGGTATCGTTGCTGACTTTATTAAAAAGAAGTTCAAAGGAAACAAAAAAGCAGCTCTGCAAAGAATTGCTAGTAGGGTTAAAAGAGACCCTAGTTACAGAAGAAGATTAAAAGCAAACTTAGAGATGCTCTCTAGCATGGAGTAAACACATGGGACATACTTATTCCCACACTGAAAATGGTGTGACTTACCAATGGGAAGTAAAAAAACTTTGGGAGATGACGAAAGACCAAACATTCGTTGAATGGTCTATACCAGACTCTTTTTTACAAAAATGGTTCTGGGGTCAGACACACCTGTGTGATCATATAGGAAGAGTATTGGAAGCTGATCTCTCATTCCCTATCTTAGTACACAATGGAAATATTATAGATGGTTGCCATAGAGCTATAAAAGCTATTGCACAAGGTAGGAAGAATGTCCATGCAATAGTTCTTTCAGAAATGCCTTTTGAGCCTGAAGTAGTAGAACCAAAACCAGAAGAATCTAATGATGGTATTGCATGGACAAATTCTGACCTAGTAAGAATAATGGAAGCCTACTTCAAATCAAGTAAGCCTTCACATCATTCTTTAAGACACCCTTTAGATGGGGTTTAGGCTAAGATATGAGAGTACTTAGCTTCAATAGCATCTACAATAGCTTCTAAAGAAGCAACAGAGGTAATGTCTCTTGAAGAAACAACCTTCTTGTTAGAGATGTAGAAAACAAAGTTAGAAGACTTATAGAACTGCTCTGGTGAGAAAGGGTTGAGTCCCTCGAGTTGGATTTTAGAGTTGTTAAGAACAAGAACAGTGTAGTTAATGTGTTCACGACCAACAATGAGCTTACCTACATACTTAGCTTGTGAAACATTAAAAGGGTTTTTGATCTGTTGTTTAACAGGATAGGTGATTTTAACCTTGTTTCCAAAAAGATTTTTGAAGTTGTAGTTAAGTTGTGTATGAAGGTCTTCCATTTTAGAATCCACTCTTCCAAAGAGCCAATCTGGAATCTGCTTTAAGTCAAAGCTTTCTTTTTCAAGTTGAGCGACTCTCTTTTCAAGCTGGGCGATTTTCTCGGATGCTGTGATTCTTCTCATAGCTTTTTCCTTTTAAGTTAATTGTTCTCTTTAAAGAGGCTATAAAGAGACTAAAAATTCATAGGTCTTAAATACTCTAAAAAGCGTTGTAGTCTCAACCTATTTTTTTGCCTTGGAAGGAGCAACCCATGAGATACTTAATTCTATTTATTCTTGTTCTAACTGCTTGTGGAGAAGAATCTGCAAAACCTATTAAGAAAACTGATTCTGAAGTTGAAGAAGTCTCTTTAGATATGGAAGTTAGAGAAGAAGATGCTGAAATTGAACCAGAGGAATCAGATGCTACTGTTGAAGAAGCTGGGTCAGATGCTACTGTTGAAGAAGCAGGGTCAGATTCTACTGTTGAAGAAGCTGGGTCAGATTCTACTGTTGAAGAAGCTGGGTCAGAAGCAGGGTCAGATGGTGCTATGGGAGACTACAAAATCCCTAGTCCAAATCCATTCAACTTTGGGTAAGAGATTTAGCTTCTAAAGCCAACAAGTTAGCTGTCATTTTAGCTAACTGTGGAGGAATCTTAACCTTGCCTTTCATAACATCTTTTGCAATGTCTTTGAATTCAGGACTCGCAAGAGCTTCTTCGACTTTTTCCTCTGCTTCTATATTCTTGACTATCATATAGAACTTTGTAAAGAAAGGGTCTACTTTTGGTTTTACACTCGCTCTACGATTAGACCTAAGATCAGGGTCGTCAAAGATAGTTAAACCAGAGCCTTCTTCTTCTTTTCTAAGATAGATACCCTTTTCAATAGAAGAACGAACATTCAAGTCAAATCTTTTCCATAGGTCGAGAATACTCTTTTTTCTTTGTTCCTCTGTTCCAGAGTCTGTATACATTATAAAGTCTAGCTCTTTTTGAAAATGTGCTGTGATGTCTTCTGGAATAACAACACCACTATATACTTGATAAGCTAGTGTATCAAAGGCTAGGTATTCATTAGGATCTGAGTCCTTCTTTTTTCTTTGTTGCTTCTTTTTATTTTCAACATGGTCGGTATGGAAAAACTTAAAGACTGTACTACCAAGAACCACAACCCCTAGAAAACAGCCAGCATAAAGAGCTGCTAGACCCTTCAATGAAGAAGCAAGAACAGGGGCCATCTTAGTGGCTATTCTAAATAAGAAACCTGTTAAGCCTGTGAACTTTTTAATTGTTCCAAGAAAAGCAAGTGGAATGGCAATCCAACTTATTGCAGTTTGAACTACTGTAAAAAAGTTCCTAGAAATGACCTCTGGGTTGCTCTTTCTTAGAGTTTCAATTCTTTTCTTAATCTCTTGTCTTTCCTCTGGTGTTTTGCCAAAAGCCATCTCGTCAAACTTGTTAAGGAAAAGCTCATCCATCTTATCTGTAGTGCGAGCTAAATAAGAATCTGCAATCTTTGACACAAACTTCCAATATGTAGAAGGAACACCTGTTCCTAAGTAAGGTAATATTTTAGTTCTTACCATGCTTCTTTGTCTTGTAGGAAACACCATCATCTTTTTGAGTTCCTCAGCAAGCTTATCTATCGCTTCCTCTGACATTTCTTTTGACAGATGCAGGTTATTCTCGAAATAAAACTTGGAGGGGATTCCATAGTTCTTTCTCCTAGTAATCTTTTTAACTTGGTCTAAGGGAATCTCTTGCTTTATTCCAACTTGAACATCTTCAGGTAAACCAGAAAGATCTATGTCCGAGATATCCTCACCAGATTCAGACTTCTTTTTTGCTTCTATTGCTCTCTTAAACTCTAAAAACTTCTTATCTGCAAACTGCTTTCTTACTTCATTCTCTTTACTCTTCATCTCTTTCTTAGGAGACATATCTCTCCATGACTTCAATGTCCAATACCCTATTGGGTTTTCTTTACCATCTACTTTAACAGGGCTTGTTCCAACCCATAAGTTAAAGTTTGAATCATATTCTAAATCTGTTATTGTGCTGTCCATAGAGCCTCTCCTTATCTTCTGTTAAGAGATTGCATATAAATAGATTAAAAAGAATGATCCTATGTACACCTTTATAGCTGATGTTGTTTCTTTTTGCATCTTTCTGTATGCCTATAAAATAAGATCTCAAATCTTCGAGCAAGAGACACATGAAGAAAGAGTTGAGAAGTTCAAGGAAGCTTTTATTTGTGTTGTCTTTGGTTGGATTGTTTTTTCTATAGGTCACTATTAAAAGTCACTCCCCCCCTCTTTCATTCGATAATATAAGTATATAAAAATCGAATGAAAGGAATTAAAGTTGTTAGAAAAATTAAAAAGAATAACACAATCTAAGCTATTTCAAGGTCTGTTTGTATTACTTCTCTTGGTCTTAGTTGCTTTTAGCACACAACAGGTAGAAACTGTTCAGAAGACTACTGAGCAATATCATACTATTTCTTGCTACAAAGGTCTGCGTGATCGTGTGTTTTACGCATATACGAATGACCCAGAGATAGTAGTATCAGCTAATGGGGTTCAATGGGAAGCCCCCACAGGATGGGTTTTCTTAAAGAACCTTGACTACTACACAGATCAGTATGGGCTCAAACTACCAGTTGGGCAAGCAGATCTAATCACTCAAACAAAAAACAGTAAGTGTGAGACCCGAGTTGAGCATTTAAACAAAAAAGGATTAAAACTATGATTAAGAAAATTATTATTGGGTTAGCGGTACTTGCAGGTGTAGGTTGTACAGATGCGGAGTTTGACTCCTACCGACAATATGGTGCTTCAGCAGAGATGAAATGTTTCTCTGGAGAAACTCTTATCGTACATGTACAAAGCACAGGTAAAATCTTGAACGAACAAAACAGCGATGGTTATCGGGCGAGGTGGAAAGTTATTTACCTCAACAACGATATGTCACCTTGGCAAGGAGTTAAAGTTGGAGATACTCTCCCAGGTGGACTGTCTGGAAACTGTCTAAAGTTTTACACAGATCTAAAGGAGTAAAGTCCTATGAAGGTAAAGCTAAAAGACTTAAAACTAACAGACCTAAAAATGAGAGAAACTCCTAAAGGAGTTGCATGGGAAGCTGTTTTGCTTCACAAGAATAAACCTTTTATTCATGTTTCAAATAAGGGTCGAGGTGGAAATAACAGTTATCTGCCAGCTAATGGTATGAAGAACTCTGAGCTTCAAGTTATTATCCAAGACCTAGAGAATCAAGCAGCTATCAAAACAGGCTTTACTGTTGAGGCTCTTGACCACTTAACTTGTATCGCACAGGAAGGACAGTACCTTGCCAAGTTTTAGAGTATGTGACAGATGTGACCAAGAGTTAGGGAATGTTTCTTATACTTCATGGTATAATCAACAAAAAATCTGCCCTAAGTGCAGAGAAAATGAACAAAGGCGACCAGATTATCCAGAGTGTCGCAGACAAGAAAGAATTGCCCTTGAACAAGGAAACTCAAACTTTGATTTCTTACCACCTTGGAAAGAGTAAGTATGAATAAAGAAGCATTAAAACTTTTAAACGATGTGTTCGGTGTAAATAACCAAGTTATTTTCCTTGTCAATAAGGATGAACTCAAGGTTCTAAAAGAAGCTGTTGAGAAAGCTACACTAGAAGAAATAGATAACCTTACTTTTTTAAAGAATCATGGTGATCTTGGTGTCCGACTCAACTTCCTTCGTAACTGTCTCGAAGGAAAAGAGGGTGTAGCTAAAGAACTCGAAGCATGGGAATGGTGTAAGTTCCATGTACCAGGCTTTAATCGTAAGGTTCAAATGATTGACCCAGATTAAAGTCTTTTCTGAATGTAATCCCATTCTTTACTAGGAATCTGGTCTTTTAAATAGGACTAAGTATTCTTCTTTAGTAAGGTCTAGCAAAAGGGGGGCTGGTGTTGTTTTCACCAAATGCCCCTCGAAAGCTAGACCTTTTTTTTTGCATCAAAATAGGTATTCCTGTGATTCTTCGATTCTCTTAAGTGCGATCTTGAAATAATCTTCACTAATCTCAGACCCTATATATTTTCTCTTGGTCATCTTAGACATTTTAGCTGTAGTGCCCGAACCCAAGAATGGATCGTAAACCACATCTCCCTCATTAGACCAAGAAACAATATGATCGTGAGCTAGGTTTTCGGGAAATGTAGCAGGGTGTTCAAAGGCATACACATCTAAAGTTGAATGTCCTCTGCCTGTTAAGTATGACCAAATGTTGGTTCTCCTACCGAAATCTCCGTATGACCCTTTTGTGATGGGAATAAGCTCTCCATCTTTCATTCTTTTTGTACCCTTGTTCTTCTTCTCTACCCTCTTATTTTTCCTGTCTTTTATTAAGTTAATTGTCGCAGGAGAACCCTTAGAAAAGACGAACATATATTCAAAAGACTGCCAATAAATCTTATTATTCCCTACAGCACCATTTGACCCTTTATCCCAAATCATAGTGTCCGTAAGGTTAAGCCCACACTCCATGAAATAAATGGCTTGTTTGAAACTAGAACCTGTCTCTGAACCATCTACTGTTGCATCGTTCACAATCCAAACGATAACCCCTCCATCTTTGATAACCCTAGCCAGCTCTTTGATAATCGGCTTCCAAACGGATTCCCCCCAAGTTTGATCTACATCATTATCATAGGTTCTAAGATTATCGTAGGGAGGGCTAGTAACCACTAAGTCTATGGAGTTGTCTTCCATTCTGCCCATGGTGTCCAAACAGGACTCATTAAAAATCTGGTTTTCCATTAAAAGAAATACTCCTGTGCTTCTTCGATCCTCTTAAGTGCGATCTTGAAATAATCTTCACTAATCTCTGATCCAATGTATTTTCTCTTAGTGATCTTGCACATCTTAGCTGTAGTACCTGAACCTAAGAATGGGTCGTAAATTAAGTCTCCCTCGTTAGACCAAGAGATAATATGATCGTGAGCTAGGTTTTCTGGGAATATGGCAGGATGGTCAAAAGCATATTTATCTTTAGATGACCTGTTAAAGCCATTCTTAATGACCCATATGTTATTCCTATTACTTTCTTCCGAAACCGATAGCTCTTTACCCTCCGAGAACCCACCGTCTTTTTGTCGGAAAGTCCTATTCTTCCGGTATTGGCCTGCTGTCTTATTGGGCTTCTTTAAGGGGTTGAAAGTGTTTGGTTTGCCTTTAGAAAAAACAAACATATATTCAAAGATCCCATTGTATCTCACCTGTGAAGGAAATGGTGTTCCTGTTTTCTCCCAAATCATTGTGTCATAAAGGTTAAGTCCACACTCCATGAAATAGAGAGCTTGTTTAAATGAGCTTCCTGTCTCTGAACCATCAATTGTAGCATCTCCCACAACCCAAACGATAACCCCACCTTCTGCTAGAACTCTACTCAACTCTGAGATAATCGGCTTCCAAACGGACTCTCCCCAAGTTTGATCTACGTCATTATCGTAGCTTCTAAGATTGTCGTAGGGAGGGCTAGTAACCACTAAGTCTATGGAGTTGTCTTCCATTCGGCTCATGGTGTCCAAACAGGACTCATTAAAAATCTGGTTTTCCATTACTTCACCTTTATGATCTCATTCGCATCTTCAAGAAGGCCATCAAAAATGTCTGATAACTCTGATTGACCAACCTCTAATACCTCGTCAGACTCACCTTCTTCTTTCAAACGCTTACCTAAGACAGCTTCTATCAAGCCCATCTTAGCTTTAAGGGTCTTCATAACCCTCTCATCAATAGTCTTCTTAGCACAAACATGGTAACTGAAAACCTTGTCATGTATAGACCCAATGCGAATCATTCGACCTATGATCTGTAGATAGTCTCCAGCAGACCAAGGAGTGTCATAAAAAACAACAGCTTTAGCTAGCTGTAAGTTCACACCTTCAGCAGCAGCCATTGTAATCAAACAAACCTTAGTTTCATTCTCTGGGTCTTGGAAAGCCTTTTGACTAGCAAGTCTCTGGTCTCCATTTTCAGCTCCTGTGATACGACAAGTCTTGATACCCTTAGCCTCAATTTCAGCTTCCATAATGTCTACCATTTTACGAAGCCTACTAAAGATAATAATCTTCTCGCCCTCTAACTCGTTTGTTAAAAGATCTAGAAGACTCTCAAGTTTGCTAGAATCTCCATCACAATCTATCAATGCTGGGTGATTCACTATCTGCTGACAGATTGTGACTGCTGTGAGCTTAGATACTTCTTTTTCTACAACCTCACCTGTCTCAGCATCAATAGTCTCAAGAATACCTTCTAATGCTTCTTTATACTTGGCTTTCTGGGTCTTGTTCAGCTCACATTCTAAAATCTTAGTTGTAAGCAAAGGAAGTTCTTTAGCAACCTCATGCTTAGGGCGACCAATAAAGAAAGGGTCTATCACCTCTCTAAAGGCTTCTATATCACGCTTCCTGTGTCCAACAACAATCTGTATCTTTCTCCTAGAGCCTTTTATGCTTTGTTCTCTAGTGATGCAATACTCTCTCATAAAGTGAGTCTTATTTGAAAACAATCCAGGTACAGTTACTTGATAAATAGCCCATGCTTCCATGAGTCTATTTTTAATGATTGTCGCAGATAAAGACCAAACTTTCTCTGCTGAACCAGCCAAGTGTTTACATACTTGATGTACTTGTGCTCTGTCATTTTTAAAGTTTGTGGCTTCATCAAATACCATTACATGACCTACCATATGTTGTAGGTGTTGAAAGTCCATTACTGCTGTTCTGTACCCCATGATCAGAGCTTTTGGACCTTCAAAAAGTTGATACTCTTTGTGAATCTTCTCTCTCTTTTTCTTTGTACCCAAACACTTGAATACTGTCACACCATTGGTGAACTTATCAAATTCACTCTCCCATTGCCCCACTGCTGACTTAGTGGTGCATATAACAGCAGCTATGTTTGGATTCTTATCCCAGACATAAGACAAAGCAGCGATTGTTTGTAGGGTTTTTCCCAAACCTGTATCATCCCCTAGAACAAATCTCGGCATTGCCAGAAGGTGTAAAATACCTTGAATCTGATACTGTCTTAGTTTTAGTTCAGCTCCATTAGGCAGGTGTGTGTTGAGTATTGAGCAAGGTGGGGGCTTTAAATCTTCTTTAGCCCGAATCTGCCTAAGCTTCTCAACTGTTTTCTTTATTCGTTCATCATCTAACATAGGTACTCCTTTATTTATAGAATACCTTTGTTATAAAATTATTGAACCTTAACCAAGAATAATCCCAAGTAAATCACTATAAAGGCTAGGTGTGTTGACCTTGTTATCATAAGATAATATCTCTAGTTGAATGATTGTAAGATTTAAGTCTCCAATTACATTGTAGAGCTTCGCCCAAACTTTAACAGATGAATCCTTATAGATGGAGATGAAGACCTTGCGGAGAATCTTGTATACTTCTCTCTTTTCTTCTCTCGTAGGTAGTCTGGAAGGCTTTTTTTCTCTGTGTATCTCATTAGAGATAGAGCCTAGAGTCTTAGCTTCAGAGCTAATGCTCACCAAAGAATGAGGTATTTGCCCTCTAGTCCACATATAAAGAGCTAGCTCTTCCACATACTTTGAATTGGACTCTTGTTCAATGATGTCATAAGACTTTAGAAGTGCTTCGCTCACGAATTGATCTAAAATCGAACCTACAAGCTGTGCTCTCTTTCTGTACATATTTTCTTCTTGTGGAGAGCTATATGCTTTCTTGGTTAGGTATTCTGAGGGCTTCTTGCTACATCTAGGGCTTTCAGGATTCTTATACTTACAGTAAATAGACCAAGCCACTGCTTTAGCCTTGCCCTCATCCTTTTCTTTCTGATTGTCTAATATCTCTTTGTATTTGTCATGAACATACTTGGGATCTTTTTTTCTTTTCTTTTTCTTCTTCTTTGCAGCAATCAAACCATAACCCATAGCAGTATCTCCTCTAATAGTTTCTTTATAAGCTTAATATAAATGAATTACAACTCAATCATAAATGGAGAAAGTTCAATGGGAAATACAGATAGAAACCCTAATGCTGGGGTGCAAGGCACTTCTTCTCTTTATAAATACAACTCAAGCCCTAACACTAGGGCTGTTATCTCTCAAAAAGTTCGTATTCTCACACCTGTGTATGGTGGTGATGAGGGTCTTCTTTATCAAATCGGTGTTGTAAACTCTTTTGATGCTGGCTCTAGTTCTAGGGATGTAACTGAGGTTAGAGGTATTGGTTTTGGTGATCAGATCGCAGAACTTGTACCTGGTGTGACAGGTGTTGTCTCTGTTAGTATGGAGAGAACCCTCCTATATCTATCAAATGGTCACCAAGCATTTGGTTATGCAGGTGGTGTAGATGGTCCTGTTCGTACACTCCAACAACATAGATGGCCTTTTGATATTGAGCAACAGATTGTTCTTTCTACTACTGCTGACCAAGAAGCAGAGGGTCTTACTTCTGAGGGTCTTAAAGACATTGACTTTAGTGCTCAAAATGCATCTGGTGGTGACCAATATAAAGATTCAAGTGGTAACCCTTCTCAAAAGCACAAAGCAATTATCACATACTTTGAGGCTTGCTGGCTTACAGAAGTTGCATTTGGTTCTATGACCACAGATGGTGGTATCATAGGTCAATCTTGCAGTGCTAGTGTTACAGATGTGCATGACCTTTACTCTACATATGGTGAGTTCATGGCTACAGGTAATGATCCTACATTGGGTCAAGGAGCTTCTATCATCTATTCTGGACTAGGTGGTAACTCACTTACAGTAGGTGCAGACAGAAACTTTGGTGGAGAGCAACCAGCTAACCCTGTTAATCCTGTTGTAGCAGCGGCAGCGGCTGCTCAAGTTCCTGCAAACCTTAATCTTCCCTAAGATTTAAGATTTAAAGTGGTACAATAGGGAAGCCGTTCCCTTAAAAAATACAGGATAATATAAAATATGAGCCTAAATCTATCTGAGTTAAAAGAACTCATGTCTCCTTTAACAGAGATGTGTAAAAAAGAAAAAACAATTAGCCTTGTTGGTACTTCTGTCACTCTTAGAATATTAACACCTATTGAAGAGACAGAAGTTCAAAAGCTTCTTCCAGACATTACAGAAGATGCTTCTTTTGCTATGGAGTTTGCAGATGTCTTTAGACGAGAAACCTTGTCTAGGGCTATTGTTCAAGTAAACTCTATGGACTTAAGAAACCTTAAAGACCTAGAGACTGGAGAAAAAACAGCTTCTGGTGTTCCTATTAAGATCTCTCGACAAGAAGCTGTTTTGAAGATCATAGAAAGTTGGAGTCGGCCTGTTATCTCTAAAATCTTTGAAGCTTATACTACACTCTCTGAAGAAATCGAATCCGAGATGGATGAGTCTTTAAAGTTAAATGTTGAAGATACTGAAGCTACTTCTGAGCAACTCAAGCAAAGAGCTGAAGAAATTGTTCGAGCACAAAATCTAGACTCTATTTCAGAAGATTCCAATGAGCAAACTGTTTTATGATGACTTATATTACTACATATCCACTGGTGGGCAGGGGTTGGTTCTAACCTGCAAAGGTTCTAAATACTCTTTCAGAGTACCTAATCCAGAAGACTACTCCAGAAGTCTGAATTACAGTGATGTAGGTAGTGATCAAGAAGATTTCTTACTTGCTGTTTGCTTAGAATCCATTGCAGGTTTTGAGATACCTCAATCCCTCAATTATTCTTTTCTCAAAGAGATTAAGGCATGTCCTAAAATCAAAAGAAGGATTATGCCTCACTTTTGGAAAGTTGTAGAAAAACACAGCGAGCTATCTACCTTTTTTGAAGCTTTTTGCTACACCTCAACCTCAAGGTATCTCTGGAGAAGGTGGAATCACTCAATCAAATTTGGGTTTAAGATGCCATATAAAAATGAACTTAGTGAAATCCATATGCAGTGGATAAGCTTTAACGAAGTTGAAGATAGAAAAGAACAAGTCGAGGATGCATGGAGTCGAACTTTCTTTGAAGCATCTGCTATGAACCCTAAAGGGGTTAAGAAAGTACAAAAAGATTGGGAACAAAGAAGAGATAAAGAAGAAAAGTATAGAGAAGAGGTCTTAAAAAAAGCTGAACAAGGCATCGCAATTCAAAGAGAAGATGCAGAATCTAAAATCACTGAGGATATGCAAAAAGAGTACTATAACTGGGTTGAGGGTGTTGAAGACGAACACGATATTAAAATCAGAGAATACAAAGAAAAGCTAAATGAGTTTCTTAGGAATGGTCGGAAGTTTGTTTCTAACCAAGAAAGCCAATACCAAGAGATGAAAGACAACCTGAATAGTTTATCTATGGTTTCACCTCTTAGAGCTTTCTCTGATACCGAGATTGATCAGATTGTTAAATCTAAAAAAGCTGTTCAGGTCAACGAGGGAGAAGAATATGATATGCTTCTTTCTAATAAGTATCTGAACGCAAGAGAACTTGTTAAATCCGAAAACACTTCTCTCATGGATAAAGTCTCAAACAGGAAACTACCCACAATTTAAAGAAGGTACTTATGGCTACAGACTACACAAAGCTTTTTGAATCCTTAGATAAAGCTGCAAAGACAGATGTCTTTAAGAAATCTGTAGACTCCATGAAAGAAGCTGCAGAGATTGCTGGTGAAATCAGAGATCTTCAAAGCAAAGCATCAGATCGAAATAACGAAGCCCAAACTAGAATGTTAAAAGGCTTTGGGGATAGCTTAGATAGCCAGCTTAAATTGATGATGAATCAGGTCGACAAGTTTCAGAAAATGTCCAAAAAAGCAAAAAGGGAGGGTGACGAGGTGGCATTAAACGCTGCCAAAGCACAACTTGCTAGTGTGACCTCATCTTTTAAGACCATTGCAGATAGGCAAAAACAAAGCAAAAAAGAAATTGTCGAATATAATAAGTTGCTTGAGAAATCAAGCCAAGCATATATGCAAGATCTTGAAGACAGAAAAGCAAAAGTTGAAGAACTTGGTAAAGCTGGTTATATCTTTGAAGAAAAATTAATGGGCTCTCTTAACAAAGGGATGGATCTCTTAGAGAGTAAAGTTAGCGACCTCTCTGATCTACCTAAAAGTTTATTTGGGTCTTTAAGTAATTTCGCAAGCTTACAAGCTGGGAAGTTAGAGCAAAAGGCATCTCAAGAAACAGATGATACTAAAGCAAAAGGCTTTATGAAAGCTGCAGCTTCTTTGGCAAAACTCGCCAAAGTATTTGCCGTGGTAGGTGGTGGACTTGCTGCTGTTGTTTCACTCTTTGTGATGGCTGAAGGCAAAGTTAAAGATATGAACAAGTCTCTCCTTGAAGGTATCTCGGCTACAGACATGATGGCTGTCAAACAAGGAGATCTGGCAGGAAGTCTAAAAGATGTTAGAAAAGCATTTACCAGAGGGTCTTTCTTAAACACTTTAGGGATGACTAGTGATGAGGTTGTAAGTCTAGCTGGATCTTTAGACGCTGCAAATTTAGGATTTAGAGCTCTGGGTGGTGGTGAGCAAGGCATTAAAGCAATGCAAAATCAAATGGTCAAGCTTAAAGAGTCATCAGTCTTGATGGGCATTACTATGGAGGAAGCTGTTAGCAGAGCAGAGTCTTTTGCTTATGAAATAGGTGTCTCTATAAAAGATGGGTCAGCATTGAAAAGCATGGTAAGTGACTTTGCTGATATTAGAGATATGGCAATTCAAACTGGATATTCTACTAACAACTTCTATGAAAAAGTTAAAAACTTAACAAGCACTCTTGATAATATGAATCTAAGAAGCAAAGAAGCAGGTTCTTTATTTATAAGATTAGGTAAGATCGTTGGTCCAGATGGAGTCTCTGGCTTCCTTAGTAATATAGCTAACTTAAAATCAGAGGGTTATCTCGAGCAAATAAAAAGACAAATGCTTACGAACCCTAAAAAGTTAAAGAAAATATTGGATGCAGAAGCCAAAAGATCTGCGGATGCTTTATTGGGGACTTTTGGTAAAAGTGAAAAAGGAATGAGTATCTTAAACAAAGCTAAGATAGATACTACTAGCAATGAAGGTCTTATTAAGTCAATTCAAAATATGTCGCAAACACAGATAGAAGATATACTTGGAGAGTTAGCAGAGCGTGAAGAAACAGCAGGTTTAGGTAGAGAGCTTTCAAATACTATAGACCTCGCTCTGGGTGCTGATAAGAATGCAAGTAGGACAGATATTTCAGAGGGTTTAGATGCTATGGGTGCAGGTGCTGGTCTAGCTGCACAATATGCAAGACTTGAAACTCATCTAGGAGGTAGGACTCTAGCTACAATGTCTGATCTAGAAAAAGAACAAATGATGAAGTTCACTGACTTGAATAAAGATCAAATGCAACAATTTGAAGACTTGCAAGAGGTTTATAAAGGTCAACTTCGTACTGCGAAAAGGTTGGCAAAGAAAAAAGACATTTCAAAAGAAGATGAAGAAAGACTAGCCAACATGGGTCTAAAAACTAAAGATGGAAAGCTGATGACTAAATCGGGGGCTCTGGTGGATGACATCTCTACTTTTATTTTAGCCCAGAGTGAAACTATTAACAAAAGTGGAAAAGCTGATCTCACTCAAGAACAACTATTGAGAGAACAGGTTAGTGCCACTGTAAGTGTTGCTGATAAGATCAATGCATATCTTGGACAGATCTTAATGGACATCTCTAGTGCTCTTATGTCTTTAGTTAGCTGGAGTTTTTCAAAAGGCTCTGACGAATCTGAGGAAACAAAAGCTCTCAAAAAAGACCTCATTACAGATCTTAACTCTAGAAAAGAAGGCATAATAGAAAGAACTAGAGAGAAGCATAAATCTCTTTCTAAAACTGAGGCTGAATTAGCTCGAACTAAAGACCCCAAGAAAAAACAGTTTCTTAAAGATAAGTTAGCACAAGAGCAAAAAGATTTTGAAGATCTGAATCGAGCAAGCAGGGTAGTCTCAGAGCAGATTAAAGTTCTTAACACTTATAGCTTTGATGGGAAGCAAACTACAGCAAGTCTTAGAAACAATTCTGCAATGGAGGCAATGAAAGCCACCAAAGTTTACTCAAGTGAAAAAAGTGAGTCTCAAAAGAAGTTCGATGCAGACATCGCCCGAGAGAGGAAAAAAGCTGGTGCTACAATGGTAGCTGGGGAAGTTCATGTGGCTAGTACAGAAGAGTTGGCAGCAAGAGCTGGCTATACTAAAAAAGGTGATATGTATCTAAAAGGTGGGCAGACAGTAGCATATGAATCAGAGACTAAAGAAGGCAATCAAACTCTAAATGCGATGGAAGACTCAAACAAATACCTTGAGATACTTGCTGAAGCTGGTGAACCAAATAATTCAAAGAAGTCTGCTGTAGAGGAAGAGAAAGCCATAATGAAAGATGGCTCTATAAAGCAAGAAAAAGAAAAAGAGGCAAAGAGAGCTGCTGAGTTAGCTTTGGAAGTAGAAAAGAGAAGCAAATTAAAAACCTTAGCAAGTACCATCGGCTTGAAATATGGAGACAATGAGAGCTCAACTGAGCTTGCAAAGAGAATTAACCAGCGAAACATAGCAAGAGCAGACCTTGAGGGATATGGATATACAGGTAGCCAACTGCTAGAAATGGGAGTCAAGCTTAACGATGGGTTCTATTCTAAAGGAAAAATATATCCAATAAATAGCAAAGACTCCGTAATGGCTTTCAAGGACAATGGTCCTATACAGAATATGCTTGGTGGCAATACTATCAATGCTAACATTTCTGTTAATGGTGCTAAGAATCCAGAAGCAGTTGCTCAAGAAGTAGTTAGAGAAATAAATAAACTCAAGAACTCTGTTCAGGGATATAGCAAATGATAAAATCTCACATAACTAAAGACATTGAAAATGCTAACTTAGGAATAAGACCTTTTATCTTTGATATTGTTAGTCCTGATGGGATGACTTCTTTATTGCCAGATGACATAAAGCTGACTCTACACGCAAACCCAGAGCAAATAGAATACAAGTACACAAAACAAAGGTCTATGAGTCAGACACTACATGGTTTTGTTGAATACTATTGGGGGGATGAACCTACCACTTTGAGTATAGATGTTGCTTCTGGTGCTTTTATTAGACCCTATACAGGCTTAAGTGCTATCACAGGACCTGTTGCTTTAGAAGAGGGTGGTACTAACATAGGTGGTACTCGTAGAGATACTATTACTTATGACAAGTATTTAGACCTTTTAGCGATGTTCCATAGCAATGGGTCTATTTATGACAGTATCGGTCAAATTGTCTTACAGGGTAAGATTAAAGTGACCTTTGATGGTGGTACTTGGTTTGGCTGGTTTCAATCTTTCAGTGTGACAGACGATGCAACCACTCCTTATCAGTTTAAGGTAAGTCTCGCTATGCAGGTTGAGAGAGAATATCATGGTGTAAGAAGTCAATCTATTAGGAGGCTTTAATAATGAAAGCTACCATAGACACACAGCCTTTTCTTCAGCTTCCTACTTCTGAAGACTTTTTCTTATTCCCAGAAGACAACGATGGGACAATTCCTTTAGATCCTACAAATCAACAGCATCTTAGATCTATGTCTCCTTTTGTTTTAACAATAGATGCACCTTTTATGGGTGACTATGTTAAATCAGGGAAGAAGAAGCCTTTTAGTGGTGCTAGATATTCTTCTCCTGGAATGGCAGGGATAAGGTCTTATGAGGATTTAAAGTACAGCCCTAGAATCCCTACATTTGCAAAATCTCCTATAAGAGGTGGCAGAGTTAATGGGCTAGAGTCAAGGGTGGATGCAGGTCTTGTTGATAGAGATCAACTTATATCTATTGCCACTCAAGACAGACAAATCAGAGCAACACCTCCAATTGTTTTTTTAATAAACCCAACTACAATGGGATTTTCTTATGAGAGCGTTCAAAACTTCTCTGAGTCCACGAGGTATGGATTTGTCTTTTATAGGTGGGGAGAGCAAATTGTAAAGATACAAATAAGCTGTACCATAGGTGCTTTTATAGCAGGTAGGGCTAGAAGAGAGCTTGTAGATATAAATGGTAATGTATCAGGGTTGACAGGTTTACAATTTGCTTCAAGGAGAGACAGTGCTGGGTGGAGACAGCTCATGAACATCCTTGCTGTTTATAGAAACAGTGCTGCGATTCGTGATGTACTTGGGAGAAGTAGGGCAAACCATGCTGTTGGTACTCAAAGCATATATTATGATGGTCAAAGGTGGACAGGTAGAATAACTTCTCTAAGTTTTTCTGTTGGAGAAAGCCAACAAAATGGTGGCATCGAATTCTCAATGGATTTTGAAGTTTACAAACATACTCAAGAAGGTTTTGAAACTAGAAACTTCTTGCTACCTATGCATGAGCCTACACCTAATTTGTTCAATACTAAGAAATCTGTTTTGGAAAAGGATGCTTCTCAAGAGTTGCAACCTCAAGAAGATGATTATGACTTTAGTTAAAGGATCTAAAAATGAAAGTAGATAAAAGGCCATTTGCAGGATCTTGGTCACTAGACATACAGAATAAATATAGGACAGTTGTATCATGGACACCAGATGCCATTGTTCAGTTTAATGGAAATACGACATTACCAGGCTGTCCTACTTGCAAAAATAAAATAGATTTCTCTTCTTTCATAACTTCTGTTTCAGTAGGTGGTGGGATTGATAGTGGTGGAGCTAGTTGTAGCATTAACTTAGTCATCCCAAAAAGTTATGGGGATGTTGTCTATGTTGATGGTAAATTCATTCTTGAAACAGGCATTGAGATTAAAGTCTTTTTTAGGGGGTTTTTTAAGACTAAAGACCTTTCTCTGAAAGCAGATAGTGCAGTTGCAACACTTTCTACGGGAGAGGGTAGTGAAGAGATTGATTTAAATAGCATTGAAACCAGACCTTATTATCCTGTCTTTCATGGTTTCATTAGTGCTGTGAGCATTGACAATAAAGACAACTCTTATTCTATTAGTATTTCCACAAACAACATCTTAAGTATGTGGAATAGCCAGATGATAAATACTGAACAGGGATTCTTTGCTGCAAACCCTAAAGAAGCTAGAGGGTCTATTAGTTTAAATGGTCATGTATATACAAATATGACAGCCCACCAAATTATATATGACCTTTATAGAGACACTGGTGGTTCTCCAGAGGGTACAGGCTTTGCTCTCCAAAAGAAGAACAACTTACTTAGTAAAATCTCAACAGGGCAACAAAAGTATTCTCTTTACTTAAGATACCTAGAAAATAGGTGGGGCAATGGTCTTTATGGTTTAAGAATGTTCGGTGCTTCTGGTAGGGCTTACACACTTTTAGAGCAAAGTATCTTGGTGGACACTACTCCTGAGGGTAGGGACAATGAATTTAAGAAAGTTGTTAAGGAACAGCTTAAGCCACATAGTAAAGCTAAAAAAGGTGCTCTTTCAAACTTAATGAAAGCTGGGTTCATAGCACATGACCCTCAAGGTAGAACCTTGCGTACTTTAGATGTTAGACAGCTTCCTTCTATCATAGGTGAAAAAGAAGATGCTGTTAATATCTTATCTCTACAGAGCTTCATTACTGATCTTGGTTCATTAGGACAGGTTAACTTTTGGGAGTCACAGTTCAGCAGTAAGTTGAGTTTAGCTCAAGAAGTTGCTGAAAAAGTAGGATATGAGTTTTATCAAGATATGGATGGAGATCTTGTATTCAAACCCCCTATGTATAATATGGATACGAGTGAAGATAGAATATATAGGATTAATAGAGAAGACACTATATCTATCAGTTATGAACACAATGAACCCGAATTTACCTATGTCATTTGTTCTGGTGGTCCTTTTAGGAACTTAAAGGGAACTAACCTTGAAGGTGAATGGGGTGTAAAAGGAATGTATGTAGACTACAAGCTTGTTGCCAAGTATGGATGGAAGAGCCTGTCCTTTGACACAACATTCTACAATTCCGCTCGAAAAGCATTCTATGCTTCTGTAGTTGCTTTAGATAATGCTAACAAAGCAACAGAGGGTTGCAGCATAACTATTCCTCTAAGACCAGAATTAAAGCCAGGTTATCCTATCTATGTAGAAGAGAATGATTGCTTCTATTATGTTGAATCTGTTTCTCATAACTTTTCTTATGGTGGTGAGTGTACTACAGGATTGACACTCTCTGCCCAAAGGAAAAAGTTTATCCCACCTGGTCGAACTGAAGTCAGCTATGCAGAAAACCCTTCTGAAGCTGTCGATCTTGCAGATACAAGTCTTCCAGAGAAAAGCATCTATGCTACTGAATCTAGGGAGAATAGTTATGGAGAGAAAATCACAGTTAAAAAGAGAATAGGCTTCCCTAATGTAGTCATGGCTCTAGACCCCTTTAAAATGAGCCCTGAAGCATTTAAAAATGCTATCGAGTACCAGAACATGGGTTATCTTGGAACAGAGGCTAGACAGGCATATAGAAACATGCTTCTTATTGAGGGTAAAAGGTATGGCATTATAAAGACAGTAGAAGGTGGTAGTTTATTTGAAGGCCCATGGACTTTTAAAATAGGAAGAAGAGAGGGAACTCTAGGCTTAGAGAAAGAAAGATCTCCTTATTTACGAAAGCTGAAAAATGGTCGAGTCGTAACTAACAGAATAAGTAAAAAGCAAGCCAAGTCTAAGAGTATCATATTAGGGGAATCTGCTTTAGAAAAGGCAGCCTCTAGAAAAAGATCTGCTAGGGAAAAAGCTTCAAAGCTACTAGGTAAAGGTAAACTTGCTTCTACAAACGAAGCTAAAGCTAAAAGAATACTAGAAAGTGCAGAGAAAGAATTTAAGAAGGCTCTTGAAGGTCTAACAAATAATGGTAGTGACCCCACCTTTACTCTCTATGACTTGATACTAGAACTAAGAAAACAAACAGATCAAAACCAAGGTCAAGATGATGGTCTTAATTTAGCTGACATACTAAGACAGCTTGATAACAAGAAAAGTAGCTTTGCCCCTCACCTACCTGGCTATTACAGATACTATTCTTGTTCACATCCTAGTAGAGAGCATCAAGGACCATATATCCCTTCAGTCAGTGAAGAAACAGAGGGTGTTGTTCCAGATTTAAGGTTTGACCCTCCAGGCATTGCAGACCCGACAAGGATCAGTATGGTTGTTTCCGACCCACTTCATGGAAAAGACAATGTGCTTGTTAAAGAAGAAAGAGGAAAAGTCGTAGCAGGGATTAACACCAGAACCTTATATACAAATGGCTTTGAATATGTTCCTACAAAAGACATCAAAACTTTAACATTCCAAGTCAATCAAACAATAGAGCAAAAAGAGGTCGAGGTAGGAAGAAAGCTAGACCCCACTGCTTGGGAGTCTAGTGATAGCTTTGGTAACTCTTTTCGGACTAACTTAATTAATGTCTTAACTACAACTATCACTAAAAAATATAAGCCTACTTCCACCCTTGCTCAAATAAGACCTTTTGTATTTAGACAAAGGAACAAGATACCTACAGGTTACCCCTCTGATTTTTACCTGAATGGACAGCCCTTAGAGGATAGCTCAAAGCTAGAGACTATACCTGGAAATACTAAGAATATTAAAGCGAGAAGACTTGCTGCAGAGATTGCAACTAAGCATATGGAAAAGCTGGGACAAGACTATCCTGATTTATTTAGAGCATCAGAAGAAAGCAGAGCTAAAGATTTAGCGAAATTGTTAAAGACTTCAAGGTCAGTGTTCAAACCTAATGTAGAGGGTAGGCTTAAAAAGGGCAGATCTCGAAAAGAAGTGAGGAGACAGTTTAAACAAGGCAAGATGATCTCACCTGTATTTCCTGTTTCCGACGACAAAGGCTATGAGGTTTTTGGTGCATATCAATATGGTAGAGGTCTTAGGCCAGCAAAAGACACTTTGTTTGATGCTATTCTTAGACAAGACCCTAGTAGAATGTTTACTCAGTTAGAGATTAATGAGATCAGAGATAGTTTAAGCAGATATGACACAACAGAAGCCTTTCAAGCATACTACAGAAAGAGGGTTGTAGAGAAAATTAGCAATATATATAACCAAGGCGAGGGCAGGGAACATGTGCAAGAAATATACAAGGCATTTGGTCTTGATTTAGATGATGAAAGCACAGACCCAGAGAAGGGCTTTACTTTTGACACACTTGCCAGCAGGATGATGACTAGATCAGAAGAGCAAATCATTCAAAATGTGCCAAGGTCTCTGTTAGAGATAAGACCAGACCAGAGAGAGCAAGCTATGTGCTCTTGTAAGGGTACGACTTCAGAAGCGGTCTTACTTTATTCTTCTGTAAACTTAGATAGCTCACTTGTTGAAATAGAGAATCCTCTTGTTGCCGAGTCTATTAGAGCTTCTAAAGAGAAGCTACTCTCATGGCAGAATCACCAAAAGACTCTTAGAGGAGAGTTTCAAACAGGTAGGGGCATTTCACTTGATTCTGTTATTAAACAAACAAAGGCTAGTTTTGAAGATTTGAGTAATCAAGCTTCAAATATCGGAGATGCTTTAGAGGACTTAACAGATAAAGAGAAGTATAATGAAGCATACAACAAAAGGAATAAGACATGAAGCCAGCAAATGAAGTCAGAAAAGACATAAGAAGAAAAGAAGCCGACCCAGCCAAAGGCTGGAGTTCAATGTCTCTTTGCATTGCAAAAATAGTCGAGGTTCATTGGGAAGAAATGAGATGTACGCTTCAAGTTTTACATGGTCAAGGTGATGTAGGAAAGCCTTTGTCTGGTGTAGAATTAGCTATGCCCTCTATGGGTAATAGACATTTCATGGGTGGTATACCAGAAATTGGTGACCAATGTATTGTAGGATGGTTCGCATCTGACACTCTTGCAGCATCTAATGATAAAACACCTGCAATCTTAGCTTGGTGGCCTCGAGCAACTTATCTTGGTCATGATTGGCTCACCACACAAAGCTACCAACCAGGTGAGGGTATAGACACAAACAAAAAAAGACAAGCAGTTGAAAGTTATCACCAGAGGATTAGACACAAGCTCAGACATTATGAGCCAGGTAATGTGGCAGCCAGCTCTTCTCAAGGTGCTGATTTAGTCTTGAATGAAAGTGTTCTATTAAGTAATAGAAGATCAAATGAGATTGCTTTAAGAGACCAAGATCAAGCAATCATTATGAGGTCTCTACAGCAGTTCCATGCAATGTCTGGAACTAGAGTGTATGCAGGTATGGTTCAAAGAGATGCTCGAAACCTACCTAAAGAGATGTTCTCTGATGGAATTAAGTGGGATTCTGGAATACAGATAGATTCAGAGGGCAATCCTTTCTATCCTCTTGCAGAAGAATACGAGAAAAACATTAGTGTAGGTAAGCTCACCCCTCACCCTCTTTTTGACAGAGGTGAAGATGCAATCTATGAAGATGGAAAAATAACAGGAAACAGAAACTTCGAGGGTAGGATTCCTCCATCCTTAGATCCATACCGCTTTCTTTATAAAGCAGGGTTAGTTTCAGAAGACTTCTATGGGAACACGAATGAAGAAGCTATCACCTATGGTGGAAAGTCTATATTTAGAGTAAGTAAAGATGGTGGGAATGCTGTAGAGAGTGGCAGTGCATTTACTGAATATAGAATAGAAGTAAACCACACTTCTGACGGAACACTTCCCGTCACAGAACAAACAGACGGGTTTGATAGTGATAGATGTCCCAAAGAACTAGAAAAGGCTAGGAATATGCCTTTCATAGAATGGGTTTTAGGTACACCTACAGGTAATAATCCTTTCACAACAGCAGGTGCTTCTTTATATGGAATACCTCTAATCCCTGTGGTGGAAAATACAAGAGGGAAAATTGAGGGTGCTAACTCATCTACTCCTTTTGCTGACCACTCTGCTGCTTTGTTGAGAATCACCCCTGTTGCACCACAAGGGATTGCTGATACATTTTCTAGTTTTACTAAAGGTGGAAAGTATAGGGGCTTTGTAAGCAATCCCTCTGATGACTCGGCTAAATTATCTGTTGCAGGTGGGTTCTCTTTAAATGCAAACAAGGGAGAGGTAAGAACAATAACCTCTTTAGAGCTAGCTTCTGAAGGCAATACATCAATTAGCTCTAGTGTGGTAAAGATTGAGGGTACTGAGTCTAGAACAGGCAATGAGGTTGCAGGTGCTGGTTCAGAGGTTTCTGTTGAAGTAATTGGTAATAAGAGAATACAACTTGAATCGGGTTCTGCAATCTCTTTAAAAGCTCCTTTAGTAGACCTTTCTCAAGCTGGTGAAGTGAGACTGAATAGTAAAGAGCTAATGAGTCTTTCAACAGGAACTGCTTTAAACATGTCCTCTGAAAGAATAAAGCAAACTGCTGTAGGGTCTTTAGATGTTTCTGTCTCTGGACCACCCAATGCAAATGCTTTACATGGAGCTGTTAGAAAAGTTAAAATAATTGCTAACCCTGGCACAGGACACCCTGCTGGACCATCAGACTCATACACAAATGTATATGGTGGTAAGGAAGAAATCTTCTTAGGTCCATCAACCAACACTAAAACTTTAACAACAGGAACAGAGTCAAAAACAATAGGGGTTGGCTCTGACACAACTATTGTATCTGGGTCTACACAAAACACAGATGCTACAGGGTTCAAGTTTTTGTCTCCTCAAGGGTCAGTGGTTGTTTCATCTGGCTTGAAGATTTCTATGTCTAGTGCAAGTGTTTCGATTGTCTCTGGAACTGTTAGTGTGAAAGCCCCTAGTATTTCTTTAAGTTCACCAGGTACAGCAATAGGTGGTATTGTTTGTGGGTCTGATATAGACCCCTTATTTGGAGTTCCTATGTCTACTTTAATTGTACCTAGAGGTCAAAACCTTTCAAACGTCTAATAGGTTTTTTATAATCTAAGAGAAAGTAGACAAGGAGATCACCATGACTAAGACAGCAGCCCGAAAAAGAAAAGATAAACTTGATGAGATCGCTAAAAACATTTCTCTCTTGCAAGATGAATTAAGATCTAAGGACAAAAGCATAGTAAAAGAAGACCCTACAAGACTTATCCAGAGAGATGGCAGATTTTTTTCTCGTATGAAAAAGGAAGAGCTTTTAGAGTATAATTGGAGTGGTATCAAAGTTACAGGTCTTCAACTCCAAAAAATGGACTTGTCAGGCTTGGACTTCTCTGGCTCTACTTTGATAGATGCAGAGTTTGATGGCTCAGATCTAACAGGTGCTGATTTCACAGGTGCTATTCTCCAAAATTCAAGCTTTGTTAAATCTATTCTTAACTCTGCTGATTTCACAGGTGCTGATCTTACAAGTGCTGACTTTGGAAGAATTAATTTCAATCGAAGAACAAAGTTTGATGGTGTGACAATTAGCCTCTCAACAATATTTAGCTTTAGTAGTTTAGCAGAGCTTGAAAAGGTGGGGCTTCCTGCTCAGAACATTAGTCTTGAGTTTAAGTTTAAGAGAAAGACTGGTGGGAATTATGAACTAGTCTCTCGAGAAGTTTTCGAAAAAAAGACAACTAAGTATTTGATGTACTTGAAAGAAAAAATTCGGGATCTTCAAAGAAAGTACGACTTTGAAGTAGCTAAAGGTCAACTTGCTTCTGCTTACTTTAGTAGCCTAAGTAAACTCAAGGAAGATATAGAATCTCTCAGAGTGTTCAAAGAGAAATACGATTCAACCCTCTTCACTGGAGAAGACTTCAAAACCCTTAGGCTCTTAGAAACAAAAATTAAGGAAATTGAGACACAGAACAAAATTAATAGAAAGATTAAAGAGCTTAAAAGGGATTTGGGTCGTCTGAGTGGTGATCCTCAAGAGGTCGAAGTACTTGAGGAAAACATCTTAAATGAGATTGAGGGCTTTTCTCTTCTAAGGGATGCTCTTAAAGAGAGAGACAAAGGAAAAGCTTTAGACATCTATAAAAGATACGACTTAAAGAAGATAGAAGAAAATAAAGCTAAAGACAGCCTATCGGAAGATGAAATCAAAAAGCTAAAGGCTAAAATGAAGACAAAACTACCTAAACACATACTCAGTGAAATTTCTCAAAGAGTCGAAGATGTAGATAGTGTCCTCAAAAAATTGAAGGTTTTGGAAGAAAGAAAAGGAGAGATTCTTGAAATACTCAATCCAGAGCCAGAGTTTGTTAATCTGGGTACGATCCAAAAGATCATCGAAAGAGTCTCTGCTAATGAAAGAAGAACTCCTAAGAAGAACAAACTTACAAAAGAAGACCTAAAAAGGCTAAACAGAGAGCTTGAATTGATCGAAGACAGAATCAGAGACAATGACACAGACTTACTGCAAGCTAAAATCAAAAGACTCAAAATGAACTCAGATGAAAATAGGGAAAAAATCACCAAAGAGTTAAAAAGAGAGTTGCCAAAGTTTAAGTTCATACAAAAAGCGAATTTCCCAGACTCTATGAAAACTATAGCCGATCAGAGAGATTATGTTAATAAGCTTTTTGAAAAGTACACCAGCAAGAGCTGGAAAGATTACCTGCCCTCATTCTTTAGGAGGTGAGTAATCTTCCCCACCCAAAGGATATAACTTCCAAGCAAAACGACTTCTTATTTCCAAATAGTTTATATATTCGTCACAGTCCCACGCTTCCTGCTCAAACCTTATAGAGAGATAGGCTTCCCTAGAAAAGCCCTTACGCTTGATTATAGCAGCGTATAAGAAGTCATATATATAGATGACTATGAAACCAATAAACCATAGCTCTAGATATTGCCTGTAATGAATTGTTTCATGTCTTCTTGTCACCTCTGATAACTCTCCTCTTGCAAAGACAACAAAGCCAAGAGTGATTGCATTAATGTCAATAGGTGCAAAGTAAGAAAGAATAACAGGCACTTTAGAGTTTTCAATGAATATTGGTTTTTTTAACATTTCTCTTCTTCTTTCGGTCTTCAAAAAAATTGACTGCCTTGCGATTGTCATAAAGACACTTTGCACAAAATCCAGATCCATCAGGCCAAACTAAACCCCAACCCAATCTGGATTCAGGCAATTTCTTTGCACAACCTGTGCAATGGCCTTTAAAGCGACCCTTCATTAGCTTTCGCTAGAGTTAAAGGGAGCAGGTGTCACTTCTAGCTCTGTCTCTGTCGAGTTTATCTTAACAAGAGGCTTGCCTTTAATTCTATATCTATCCGCAGAAGCAAAACCTTCTCCATAACCCGTAGGAGAAATCTGACCACCTATTGTCAACTGTGAACTATTTGTGTTTGCAGATAATGGAGATCTGGTTGCACCATCTATACAATGTGTGACGACAAGAAGTTGAAGCTCATCACCATAAGATCTAACATTCCCATTGAAACTCTCTTCAAAGTTTTTAACAAGCATTGCTCTACACGCAAGAACAGAACCTTTTAATACAGGCTTAGAGCTTTCATTCAAAGATACAGATAAGAAGCTAAAAGGAGAGCCAGGTACATTACCAGAAGCACCAAATATTGAACCACTCCCTCTCGAGATAGAGTAGTAAGTATTGCTCTCTGCTAAAGGAACTGACTGACTCAAATCCCCATCTGTTAATTGCAAGACCTCACCAGACACACCAACTGCTCTAGTGTAAGGTCTGCCCTCATTATTTACAGGTACTGAATTAGATAATGTAGAGATGTTTCCTGTAGATGAAAGTAAGTAGCTTGATTGGTTGTTTAAAATGTCCTCACAGAGAAGATCAGAGTCTCTTACTAAAGAGCCTAAGGGGAGTCTTGAAGAAAGCCCTACAAGGGAAATAGGAGTGTTCCCTTGCCCAGCGTTACGAGGATTGAAATCAGTTCTTGAGAAATTAACATGAGTCTTACCTCTTGAGGGAAGCCCTAATGAACCCTCTAAAGTGACACCATTAACTGAGTCATAGAAGTTAAAACTCATAGGTGTTTCTCTAAGACCCTCAAAGATTTGAATGTTCCTACCTGCATATGCCTTGTTTAACAAGATGCTACTCTCTAAGTTGTCATAAGGCTCTCTAGTAATAACCCCAAAGAACTTAGAATTGCCACCATCATACAAGCCAGATACTTGGAAAGCCTCATAACTCTTACTCTGCAAGAAAGCAATTAAGTTGGAAACCATTTCCTCTGCATTAGCACCAGATAAAGTATGTGCAAAGCCACCAGATTCTTCAGTATTTGTAAAAATGAAAGCCACAGGGTCTTGAACATACTGTGCACTTGCTGATTCAAACAAGAAGATAGAAGCATATCCACCTTTGTTTGGCTCAAGTGTGAAAGTAGAGGTTAAAGTCTTAGGGTAAACTCCATTATAAAGCGAGGGGTTTCGGAAAACCTTATGCTCTGTGTGACCTACATCAGTTACTGTCGATGGGAACACAGCCCCACCAATCTTACCTGTTCCTAATGTGGTGTAGAAATCCATACTTGCAAGAACTTGTAAGTTCCTTCGATTTAGCAAATCTACATTTGTTTGGTCTCTCGAACCAAGCTGTAAATCACTAACGCTCTTTCTACCATAAGGCAAAGTCTGATCTGTGTTGTCCAAGAGATTAATCCCTTTTGTAAAGAAAGGATCTCCTTGATAAACAGATCTCTTGTAAGCCACAGAAATCTTAGAACCAAGAGGTGGTGCAAAAGGAATCACTGAATCCACAGGTATACGACTCACATCAGCAGCATTACGGACAGTACCTGCACCATTAAATCTTCTAACAAGCACGTTCCTATTATTAGAAATGAAGCCATCTGAAAAACCAAAGACCACAGCTTCAACCACATAGTCAAAGTCTTTAAACGCTAAAGTCTCGTTGTATGTTGGAATACGAGTAATATCAATAGAGTGCTCTGTTAAAATATATGTGTGTGCATCTTCATATAAAGAGTTATTGATATCCAGATTACCGCCATTTTGGTTGATATATAGAGTGAATGATGAAGTGTCTGTCCTAAGTAAGTTAGGACAGTCACCATTTAAGACAGCATCTATTTGAGTGATTCTGTCAGCATTATGCCCACTTGTATTACCTGCACCAACAATGTGTTGTAGGTAAGCACTTCTCTCATAGATACCATAAACTCTCACTACACCATAATAAGGAGGTAGCTCTATACCTTGAAGATTAGTTCCAAAGTCACTTGTAGGTGCATATATGGGATTTGTTCTAGAGTTTACTTGACCACCCTCTTCTCTTTTTCTAACACCAATGGCATTTACATTAGAGAGAGTCTGGTCATATTTACCATATACACCTTGTGTATCAAACAATAAAGGTTCTACACCTGGAGTACCTTGATTTGAAATACCACCCACAATGTTAAAAACAGGGTCAGAGCTAGAAGTCTTGTCCACAAAAATATGATTCAATCCGTTCAAGAAAGAGTCACTTGAAGAAGTTCTAGTGTGTAATGGTATATCTTGCCTACCAAATCTAGGTACTAAAGCTTCTGGAATAACATATGCACCTGTGGACAAGAATAGGGAAGCACCATCTACTAAATCACCATTAGAATAGTTTGCAGGGATCAAGCTTTGAACTGATTCATGTTGATGTACTAAGACTTGCTTCTTTTGATAAGGTCTCAAAACAAGAGTCTTTGAACCCTCATCTTTAAAAACTTCACTCTCTCTATCAGCTTCTTCATTTATAATATTCCCACCAAGCTTGCTAGCATCTGCCCAACCTACAGGAAGACTTGAAGAAGGTAGTCTATTCCACAAAGAGATATGGTTCTTCACGGGAAGATTAATCTCACCTGAAACAAGAGGGATCTCAGAAGTATTTGCAACATCCAAGTCGCTTGGAGCATTGTTTAGTAAATGCTCTCTATTTGGAGCTGTGATGCCTATCTTATGGATGTTTTTAGGAACATTCGCAGTTGCACCCAAAGCTGGTGGGTACAAGACAGAAACACTAAGCTGGAACTCATTATTAGTATTTAATATAGTCCCAGAGCCTTCAGTCACAGCTATACAGATATCGTCATCAAACTCTGTCATCTCTTGGCTTCTAAACTCTATTGTTAAAGAAATACCATCATCTAGCAAGCCATCCCTATCTCCTATATTATCTATGGGTTCAAGGATAAAAGTGTCTGCAATGCCAGCAGAAGGATTCCAAGGTGTGAGGTTTTTGTCAATATAGTAATCTGAACTCACAAAGTAAGAGTTAAGACTGATTACTTTATAAACACCATTGTTCTTTGAACCTTGTGTAGGGTCACCATAAACAACAGCATATAGATTCGACTCGTCACCTAAATATAGATTGGAGTTGAATGGAGAAACGAGAGCCATATCCTCTGCACTAAGAGGGTTAGAGTTCAGCTTAACTGCAAGGACTTGATCATATTCATCGCTCACAGCCCCTTGCACATCTGACATCACTGATTCATTAAATGCAGATTTCTTATACAGTACAGTGTAGTTGTGGTTGTTCTTGTCTGGGTCAGAAACACTTGTCACAAAACTTTCTGTTCCTCTGTTTCGACCTAAAACAATGAAAGGCTTTTCAAAGTTTGAAACAAAAGTAGGGTAGCTTATATTCTCATGCTCCGAGCCAAGCTGCTCAATAATAAAAGGTGGTCTCTTTTTCAGATTCACAGACCCATTCTCTCTAGGAGAAATAAATCTGATACCCTTGTCTTGAATAGAGTTGCCTTTTATACCATAACCCAGATTATCTAAAGACCCATCCAAAGTAAGGAAAAGCAAAGAGCTGGTTTGTAAAGGTGTAGCACCATCAAATAAGAAAGCAGAAGGACTTAAATCTGGTCCAATCTCCCATTCGTTTTGAGAGCTTACGTTCAAGTTAACTGTACTCAAGCCATTAGCATCTCTACTTACAACAGGGTTTAAGTATAAAGTAAGACCCATTTGAGGAACAGATGCATCTGACCAAGTATCTCTAAACCCATTAGGGTAATCCATCTGGTGTGTTCTGTTTGAAGCAACACTACTCAAATAAGAAACTTCTTCAATAGTCGTTCCTTGGCAATATGAGTTAATAGAGTTTTGCTTAAAGGTAGATTTAAGCTCTCCAAATAAAAGGTCTGCTACAGAACTTTCAAGAAGGGATTGATAATCCCACTCCCCTAAAGTTGTAGCATGTCTCATATCTAAGATGTCTTCAGGGTGAACTTCATCTGCAAATTTCCCATCAGGTCTTGAGTTGTGAAGTCTTATTCTAACACCAGAAGAATGGTACTTGGCCTGTGTTCCTGCAACACCTCTTTGTTCAATAGTAATAGTGTTCGTATTAAGATCAATGCTTGAAGCTTTAATAATCTCTTTTGAAAGGCCACTACCAATAACAAAGAATCTTGAAGTCACTCCAGAGAACAAGTCTAAATCAGAAAGCTCTGACCCCTCAAGATTAGATAATGTGAATGCACCTAAAAAGTCTCTACTTAAAGAAGAATCTAGTGAGGCTAGCACTAAAGGAGATGCATCTTGTGAGCTACTAGAAGAAGGCTTTCTATTTACTGAACCATTCTGGTTCGGACCACCTGCATTGGAGACATCTCTGTAAGGTTCTTCGTTTCTTCTGAACACACTACACAGTGGGATTCCATAGATTTTATTCTCAGACAAATAGTCATCATTCACTTCTGCAACCCAAAGACCTGCATCTCCCTCTACATGACTAAATGCTACATTTGCAGAACCATCTGTTGGACCTACAGCAGTAACTAAAGGACTAGACATACCTTCTGGACTTGCTTTCAAGTCTACACTTGAAACAACTCGGATTTGATACTGTGTCTGAACCCTTTTAGTTGTTTCAAACCCAACCAAGCCATCTACTAATTCATCAGATAAAGAAACAGAACCTGCTACATTACCATTCTGATAGATTTCTGTAGGAGAAGGCTTATTATCTACGAGTCCACTGTTCTCGGCAGAAATAATAGAGTTCCAGACTTCTAAGAATACAAAGTCCACCCTTGAACCAGATGGAGGTGGTGGTGGCAACTTAATTTCAAGCTCTTCTACATTTACAACTTGTCCATTAACAACCGCAGAAAAAGACTTAACTTTAAAGTAGTTAGACCATAAATCTCTAAAGATATAATCACGATCAGAAGATCGAGGGTCAATTAAAACACCACTGTGGGCTTGAGCCTTAACTAGATCTTGAAGATTTTGCTTGGCTATCTGACCTACTAAGTTTAGTTCACTATCTAAGGGGGGCTTTCCAGCTTGCCAAATTACATTCTGATACTGTGTCCCTTCAGCATTTAATGTTCGGCTTGCGTAAGTCTTAAAATCATCCATGTTGCCTACCTTTATTCTTTCAGTACATCAAAGTGTATGTTAAGAGGTTTATATCCCAATCAGTGTAATTGACAAAAGCCAACCTTATAGTATTTCTTCTCTGAGGAAAAGAGAATGAAGTGAGGTTAGTTATCTCTGAATAGGTACTACCATTGTCTCCAGAAATATAAACTCTAAGGAAATTTTCAAGACCTCTTTTAGTTTGATACTCAACTTTGCCTGTTTGATTTAACATGCCGAAGGTTGCTGGTGTGCTAGAAAGGTCGCTACTGTCTTTGGTATGTTTCCTAAGACAATCTTTGAAGTAAACCATAAACTCAAAACGACCACGACCATCTGGTGTTGAACCCTCAATATCTATCTCTTGAGTAATTAAGCATTTGTTCTTAGGTGAGGTCATATCTGTAGTTAAGGTTGAACCCTCGATTGTGTTTTTCCTTGGGCTTCTTCCTATAACACAGGTTTTATTAGGACCAGAGCTTACTTTATAGCCTGTCCTCAATAAAGAACCTGCATCTGTGCTTGGGAAAAAGCCATTCTCAAATGGGTGGTTTAAGTCTTCTAAGTAGTTGTGATCAAAGACATCAAAACTAGGGAAAGCTTGAACAAACTTATTATGAACAAGGTCTTTAAAATTACTTCTTACTTGAGCAGCACTCAGTGAAGTATCCAAAGAATCTAAATCCCTACTTAGGTCAAATTGCTCTGGGTAGTCAATTACATACTTACCTGTCATCTCTGTTAATAGAGAGTTTGAAAAACTAGGAAGTACCTGAATCAAACTATCATCAGCTCGGTTGAATATCGCAGGCATTAACCTTCTCCTTTAACAGGCTTCTTATATTCAGAACTTAATCCTGTCGGTGCTACATTTAAATTATGTGTATAAGTTATCTTGTTTGTTAAAGATGAGGATTGTTTAACATAACTCTCATAACTCAATAAATCTTCTGTCCTTGCATAATACAATGTAGGATTTCCATATAGATCAATAGAAGTAAAATCTGGTCTATCAATAGCTTCATCCCTATCAAAATTAGAACCATCTGGTCTAAGAACCTCTATCCCCATCAACCCTCTCCTTGACCATAAAGGTGCTCGGTCATCAGGTGGGTAAGAGTGACCAAGATAAGAAGTGTTAGGTGAAGGATGGATGTCTATGATTGAAACATTGTTAGGTGTCCCATTAGCAATATCTGCAATCTCTAAAGTCAAATCACTAATATCTGTTGCGTTTACTAGCTTAGTATTGTCGTCAGGATGTACTTCATACTTAGGGTGGTCTGGATGAGAAAGAACAACTTTAACAAGCATTGGTGCTTCAAAGTTCTTAGCTCCAGCGATAGTTGAGTCCACAGAAGATAAGTTGTTCTGGTTTCTGAGGTAAATAGTATCAGTAGGACAGTTGTCTACTCTATACTCTTTAGAGAAGCCTAAATACTCATCTTTAGAGATGTTACTCGAGTCTCCAACAGGCAAACTTGTGTCTGCACCCCATGAGTTAAAGGCAGGGACAAAGCCCAAGTTCAACTTTAAGTCCAAGCAAGCCAGACCTTCTTCTACTAAATACTTTTCTTCATAAGAAAGACAGCAACCTGCACCATCTACTAAAGGATCATCTTTTCTACTTGTTGCACCATTAGGGTCTTTATTTCCAACATTTGGATCTGATTTGTCTCCTGTCCAATGTCTGTAAGATTCGCCTATCTCACCATCTTTCACACCCACATCTAGCCAAGCAGTTAAACCTGGAACTTTAACAAAAACTCTCATTACTCGCTTTCTACAAAGATACTGAGAGCCACTTACCTCATGGACTAAACCATCCCTTTTCTGGAGAGGGAAATTTCTATCTACAAATGAAATCATATCCCAATCTATACCAACAAGCCTTAGATTAACAGGGGCAAACCTAAAGCCTCTTTCATCAGGGTATACTTCTGCTCTAATCCATTGACCAGATTCAATCAAACCATAGTTCTGAGCTTCAAGGTAAGTTCTATTTTCCTCGCCTTGCTCTGTGTCCTCAACCCAATTCTTATTCCAATAAGGTGCTTGAGGTGTTAGTGTAGGATTCTTTCCAAAGTTAAGATCAAATGCTCTGACATACCCAACATCTGGATAGTCATTAGGGTCAGCAAAATCACTAAGTAGGGAAGTCTTATAATAATTAGGTTGAGCGTGTCTCAACTTAGGATTGAGTGAGAAACCTGCATTGTTTAAGTCATCATCAACCCAATCAGAACCCTCTCTTGTATCTGTTGAACCTATGTTTGCATTAGGTAAGAAATACCCCTCGTTAGAAGCAATGAGGTTATTAGCCCCTGTAGTCTGACCCTCAAAAGAGAAAGCTGCATTACTAGAAAAGTCCATATAAGGATAAACAAGCAAACCTCTTGGTGGTGTTCCATACTTAGAACCACTCATTAAGTTTCTTGTCATATCTGGGAAACCTATTACCTGTGCTTCTCTCCAATCATTCTCAAGAGGGTCTGTTGACATAGCAGCCCTTCTAATGTGCCAGCTATTTCTTAAATAACCTGCACCACCATGACCTGCTCTTTTCCTAAAGAGATCATCAGCAGGGAAAGAATCAAGAAGATCTAAGAAAACTCGGCCATTAAAAGTGCTTTCATCTCTAACAGGGAAGCAGATATAGCCAGAATTGACCCCTGCACCACCATTCGGCAATCCTGGTCCTTGCAAGTTTTCAATCAAGTCAGTATTTGAATTGAACATGTTGTCTGGAAGTGCTGGATTAAAATTAGCTACCGAATTGTTACTGTATCTTGCAGAAGAAGTAGGGTCTCCTACTACTGTAAGCAAGTGCTGTAAACTAGACTCTATTCTGTAAGACTCATCTAAGAACCTCTCTTGTGTGTCTTTTCTTCTAGTAAAGAGAGACTTCAAAGGGATTCTAGGATTGTAAGTAGGAGCTACAGCATGAATCTGATCTTCTGCAAAGTATGGTTCATTACCTAGCCCAGAGACTGTTATAAAGCCTCTTATGTCTTGGGTAAAGTTACCATATTCAGGAAGCTCCATGTTTCCTGTAGGTGCTACCTCAATAAAGACATCCCCATAATGAATTTCACCAACAAGGTCATAACTTGGTCTTGGGTGAGGATGAGGTATTGATGACTCATACGAAAATAAAGAAGTTCTTCTTAAGTACTTTATACCCCTAACATGAGAAGTATAACCAACATCCGCAACAGGGTTTGCCACAGGTGGTGGGAACAAGGTGTCCTTCCCTAACCATTGACATTGGTTAGTATTCACCCCTGCTAGATTGTCATAAAGGCTGTTTGTTCCAGCATAAGCATTCCAGACCGACTGTGCAGGGTTTAACTCTTCAACTACTTTAAGCTGAAGGTCTGAGTAAGCAGACCCACCAATACTAGAGATACTTTGATTTGCTGTTGTCTCATCAAAGTTTAAAGGATTGAGTGGGCTTGCTGCTGTGTAAGGAACAGAAGGATAACACTCAATATAGTAATCTACATCTTTAACAAGTAAGAAACGAGCATCTGCATGAGTAGTCACAGCTAATCTAGAATCGTTGTTCTCTACAGGTCTATAAACAGGTCTGTTTTGAGGGTATCTGTACTTAGGGTCTGTGTTCACATTATTATCTGCATGGCTCACACGATTCCAACCAGAACAAAGCTCCAAAGCATAACCATTTGCTTCATCTCCACCGATAGGAAGAAGTTCTAGCTCTTGGTATATCCTATAACCTTCTTCATCATATCTATAAATTGAGAAGGACTGACCTGCAACTTTGGGATGGTGACCTGTATTATTTGTATTTTCCCACCATGCAAAAACATACCCATAAGTAAAATCATCATTCTCTCCACCAGGATATCCAACATCTCCAAATGGGGTGTAGATCTCGGATAGAGAAGATATAGAAGTGCCAGCGAATCCAGGCAATGACCCATTTGGTCTAAACCTCTGTCCGTATAATTCAAGAAGTGATATTTTACGAGCAGAGTGATAAAGGACTTTAGAGTTATTGGTGACAGGGTTTCCTAATAATGTTTCAACATCATCTGCAACAATCTCAACACCTATATTGTCATGTTGCCTAGAAGCTCTGTTTACTAGCAAAGAAGTCCTAGTTGCAGAGGTAGATAAAGTACAGAAACCATCTTTCTCATTCATTAAAGTAAGATCTGTAATTGGCTTAACTGCATCACCCTTAGCATATAAGGTATTAACCCCAAGACGCTGATTAACAAATAGACTCTGATGTTTAGTAGTCACTGAGCATTGGGTATATACAGTTGCTTCTAAATTATCTTGTGCTGTTAAAGAGCTTGCTAAGATTTGGGCAAATGGTCTGACTGAAGAATTCTCAGAAGGCTCTGTTGTATCCCATTTAGTAAGATCATTTAGTTCTAGCTCTTGAGTAATGTTAAACTCTGTTTTAATCTTAGAGTAAAGGCTCTCTTGAACAGTAGGTGTTAGAGAGTTCCCTTGTAAGTCAGGGTGTCCGTTATATCTAAATGGAATAGTAGGGCTGACATAAATAACTCCAGAGATAAAAGAGAAGTAACTATTATTCTTGTTAATCTTTTCGGAGTTTGCTGCATCATAGTTAGGATAGAAGTTTTCTGTCTGAGCTTTAGGTGTAAAATCAAAGCTGTTAAACAATCCATCAAACAATGGTCTTTCAAAGTTAAAGTTAGGTCTAAAAATACTTAGTGCATTACTAGATGAGAAAGAAGAAACACCATCTTCAAGACCATCTCCACCTACAGTCCCTAAGTCTTGAGCAATGTTATTTGACAGGTCATCAAAGTCTATGAGGTTTCTACTGAATACCTCTTCATCTGAAGGTGCAATACCATCTCTGACAAGTCTTTCAAAAGCTGCTTCTGTCTTAAAGTGGATTAAAGCAAATGACCCAAAGTTATAGTCTGGTTCATCGTCTGTGGGGTCAGAAGATATGTTTACATAAGTATCTGCTTCTAAATCCATTAGGTTTACAACATGTCTATAACGAGCCACTTGATAACTATAGTTATCTCTTGCACCAAAGGTAACATACCCACCAGCAGTTTTAAAAAGTGGCTCATATACTTTTTTAGCTTGATCTTTGTTAGGTGTGTTTTTAACAAAGAATCTATCTCTTTCTGCAACAGGTGTTAAAAGACCCTCTGGTGAGTAATCCTTTAACAAAGGCATTCTATAAGAAAGAAAGTTTCTATTAGGGAAGAAAAAACGAGCCTCTACTTCTCTTGAGTAGTCATATGGAGAGAATAAGACAGGTATCCCTAAAGAATAAGTATTATCTTCAACATTGAAAGCTAAAGGATCTGTCAACAATCGTACTTGACCTTTAGTGGGGTCTGCAACTAAGTTGGGGTTAGCACCTGACCTAGTTGAGTTTGGTATATAGTTTCCTGTATGTAATTCATACAGATCATACTGACCTGTTTTAAGAGAGGGGAATGTCTCTCCCTCTGAATCATTAAAGATGTCACCACCAGATTCTCCATCAAGAGGGCCTACACCATGCCCTAACTTTATAGCAGCAACCACTCTATTTAAAACTTCTTCTGCATTGGTTGCTGGTGTAGATATGCCAGATGAGACTCCGTTAGGATCTGATTCAAAACGAATCAAAGCTAAAACACCTCTATCTGCTGGAAAGAGTAGGCCAGAAATAACGAATCCTAAGTCATCATTGTAGCTATCTATCAATATCTTAGAGTTAAAAGGTGAGTTGCTTCTTGTTGAAATAGGAGACATTGCAATAGCAGGCTCACCTTTTCTTAAGCCAAAGCTTGAAGTGCCCTCTCCAGAGGTCAGACCTAAAGTAATACCTGTTGAGGCATTGAATAAATCATTTGTTTCATCTGGTGTGAAAAGAGGTTCTTGGTACAAGAAAGGGTATATCTGACTATTGTCTAGTAAGTTAAATGAGTCTCTCGGTGCAGACTGAGCAATTAAAGGAAATCCTATATGGTCAAATTGTGTATCTCCAAAACCATAATAGCTGTAGCTACTAGGAGATCCTGTTTCTCGGTTGTCTCTATAATTTAAATTTAAAGTGTCATAAAGACCGCCTTCGTTTATCCATTTAGAATCAGATATAGAGGTTGCTAAGTCTTCTTGCTCATTCCCGAAACCTATATGAGGCATCTCTCTTTTCTCTGCCCAGATCTTTTTTTTGTAGACCCAAGATGGGTAGTCTACCACTTTTGCTGACCCCCAATCAGGTCGGCCATCATGTGATATAGAGACACCTAAGTCATTTGAAAAAGTAATTGCTCCATAGCCTAGCTTAGGGGGCTGGTTTCTCTTTGCTTCTGAAGATAAGTTATCTAAATTAGATTGCAAGTTCTCGTCTAAGTACCCACCTAGTGCATTTGAAGAAAATATATCTTCTGCATTAGTCGATACTCTTTGACTTGAAGAAGAAGTTAAGCCCAAACTGATACTGTCTGTCCCTTGTGAAGAATTGACAGTAATCAAGCTGTCGGTGTCTACTGTTTTCTTTGGCATACTAATCTCCTAAAAGAAGCAAATTGCGAGTCCTATAAACACACGCAACAACTAAGTTGTTTGAATTATTATCTCTCATATCTACAGATACTGATTGACCCCAAATAGAAGTCTTAATGAAAACCACTAACAGAACCTCTCCACTTCTGTAGAGATCATGACTGTCTGATGTGACTTTCATTAAACAAGGCAAGGCATTTTTATAGCTCTTGTTAAAGACCGAAAGATTCTTAGCATATGAAGCTGGGTAATAGCTAGCTTCACTCATTGTTTGATAGACAACTCGGTTATAGTTGTCTTTGACAGGTGGTATAGCCGATCTTCCTAGTGTTAGCTTAACCGATGAAGCTAAAGGCACTAAACTTGATAAGTCCACATTACCTGTATTGACTGTCAAGTCATCTAGGAAAACCTCATTGCTGTTCAAAACCAGATACTCATCATAGCCATAGTTGTTCTCTGCTAAAGGAGAACTCCCTAAATGCTCTGTTGGAGCAAGGAAAGGATAAGTAAAGTCCGAGTTCATAAAAGAAGAAATCTTCTCCCCTATTGCTAAAGGACTCAACTCCATCTCAACAGGTACAACACCACCAGAATCAGTGCTTATATTGTCGTTAGCAATCGGAAAGTCAGAACCACATGTCTGAGGTGCTTGTCTCTTATAAAAGACGAATATAGAGTTATTTGAAGTGTCTGTAGCAGGATAAGGAACTACAGGGTGGAACTCTATCTCCAAACTTCTTTGACCAGAAACCCAAACAGCCTGCCAAGCTAACAAAGGTTCAGAGTGTGAGAACTTAGAACTAGAAGAATCTAGCGTTAAAACACTTGGATTTAAAGGATCAGAAACATCTGTAATTGTGATTGTAGATGGATCTCCATAAACCCTATAAGGTAAATATGTGAAGCTAGACCTAGTAGAAACTATAGTTCTTGTCATCAAACCCCTAACATACTCTAAAGAAACTTCTCGCTTACCTTCTCTTAGGTTAATAATGGGCGAAGCAACCCCGTTTCCTACATTAGGATACAGATTAACAACAGCCTCTGGCTCATTCAAAGAAATACAAGATCCTGTTGCATAAACTTCTGAATCGAAGCTAGGGATCTGATCTACTCTCCCTGTTAAACCATGATCACCAGAAGGCATCTCAATAACCAACTCAAGGAAAATAACTGCTTCACTCCCTAATGTTAAAGAATCGTCTGAAACCACAGCATAATCAGCAGCACCAGAGATACCTCCATTAGCAACTTGGTCATTCTCTCCTAGAACCACAGAGATTGCACTATCTGTGATGTTGACATAGGAAATCTCTACATCTTGAACTATATCATTCACATAGTGACCATCATTGTGCCAACACATACCTAAATCTGTGATCTTAGAACCTGAGGGTAAATCTATACCAATAGACCCAAATGCATCAACAGGAACCCACTCTGTGTCTCCCTTTGCATCTAAATCATTCAGACTTACAACAATGGTATCTCCAACGTGCCAACCATTCGCTTGAGCATTATCGTTTGGAGTGTAGCTAATACCTGAGGTGTTAAGTCCTGGATAGATAATAAAGAAGACTCTTTCTACTAAAGGCACATTAGAGAACCTTCTGGAAACATTGTTAAAGTCTCTCTTGTAATTACCAATGTTTAAAGAATTAGCATTACTCCCAAAAACATCACACATAAGAGGAGTGTGAGATATCCCTGCTGTACCATTACCTGTATCTGCTAAGTTATGTGCTTCTGCAATCCAAGTCTTATTTAAACCATCAAGTAAAGAATGATATTGATGAACAAGCTCTGATTTAAAGTCTAAACCTTTAGGGAAAACTCTTCTTCTTAAATCAAGTACATCTTCTTCTGCAATCTGGTCGGAGAAAAGACCATCTGGCCTATCTGAATATGTAGTGGCTACACGATCTACATAAGGGTTTGCCTGTAAGGTTGATCCATCATGGTCATGTAAAGCACCTGTGTTATATCTATCTAAGGGGTGAAATCCCTCATTGCCATTTAGAGGCTTATTTCGCCTATAGACAAAAGCTACAGGTATTGCATAGATATACCCATCAACAGTACCTAAAGTTGAAGCACTTGCTTCTGAACCATCGCCTGCAACCCAAAGTCCAGAATCATTACTATGCCTACTGAAAGTAGCTGTGTTAATGGGATTTGCATTTGCACCTTGAGCAAATAAACCAAAGCTATCTAAGCCAAAGATGTCTTGAGATATACTATAGTTAAAATTGGCATGAACCCTAAGACGATACTGTATTTGAACCCTTCTTGTCGAAGAAACATTCAAAGTAGGGTCTTGTATGTCATCATCCAAATAAAGATCACTATGACAGTCAAGATTACCAGCATAATAAATGTTGTTTGCATTAGGCTTACCCTCACCATCTGAACCACCAGAAGGTTGGGTTATTACAAGTATGCCTACAGAACCACTTGTAATATTAAATGTTGGAGTATTGCCACTAGCACCACCAGTTAAACTGAGAAATAAATAAGGAGTGCCTCTTGTTTCAGAGGTGACTGTGACAGAGCCAAGAGTTAGACCTAAGCCTTGTCCATCATAGTTATTTATAGCTTCAGATAGGTTTCTAGCCGTTTCGGGGCTAGAGTTGCTGATTTGAAAGTCAACACCTGCTGTTATTACTACAGAGTTGTTTGCATCTTGAAAGGTTAAAGTGTCATTTGCTAATGGGCTAGAGACTTTGAGTCTGGCTCTGGCATCCATTGATGGAGTAACTTCTTTTCTCCATACCTCTAAGAAAACAAAATCTACTAGATCTATTCCCTCTTGTGGTTCAGATAGCTCAACATGGTTAAGTTCTGGGTCTACAGAGTTAGTTCCCTTAACATCCACAGCCATCCCATTAACAGAGGCAATGAACCTTTCAATGGTTAAAGTATTCGCTCTGAATTCTGGGTTTAAGACTCTAGGGTTTCCTGTGTAAGGAGAATAGAACAAGAACCTATTCTTGTCATTCATGCTTGATTGGTCTGAAATCATACCAGATGGCAAGTCTAGTCTCTGTCTCAGAATATCTTGAGAAAGGTTTAGCTCACTATCTAGGAGAGGTCTTCCAAACTGATGGACAACAGATTCCCATGCATAGTTTGCAGGGTTTAAGTTTCTGCTAGTAGAAGAGAGGTATTTCATGAGGGTAGTCTCCTACTTAAAAAGTTAATCGCCATGTGATTGCAAGAATTGCCCCATTAGGTTTATTTATGACAGGGAAGGTTAAATAATTAACAAGTACGTCATAATCTAAAACAGCTTCTGAAACATCTCTTTCAAGAGGGAAGTTGTTTGGGTTTTTAACAAAGGAGTTTTCTAAGAAGCTATTGTTGACTGAACTTATTAAACCCATTTCAGTTAAAGCACCCACAGCTTCAGAAGACTCAAAAGTTGTTGTGAAATCTACAATGTTGGTTGGAATAGGGTCATTATTCCCATCAACACTTAAGCTCCCATCTGCTTTGCGATAAACTACACTCGAGAAAGTTTTCTTATAGAGTGGTGTGTTTAAAGCTCTTTGTTGATAATCAGGAATGTCTGGATTCTGTGATGAACCAGAAGCACCTGTTCCAACTGCAAGCATATTCACAAATCTATTGTTGCTTTGCCCTGCATTGTTAGAAAACAAAATAGCTGCCAAAACTCCACCATCCAAAGTGTAGATATTGGACTTATCAATTACGATCTCTTCTTTGCCATCCTCATACCTGAGAGTAGCAAAGACATCACCTTTAACTTTGATTCCTATATTGTCACCAAAAGCCAAACCAAAGTTTAAGGCAGATGTGTGAGGGGGATTTACTTTGGACTTTATCATATTTTCCTCCACAGGTTATGGGGTACGATATGGAGGTGATAAAACAACTAAAAAATATCCCTCTCGAACCTCATAACAAGAAAAAATTAAGCGTTGAATGTGATGGTGTAGTTTATTTCAAGAGTACCATCATCAGTCTTAGTAATGGTGTTATCCAAAACTTTTCTAGCAAAAAGTCTCATGTTAGTTGTCACAGTTGGTGTTGTGGTGTTTGCAAAACCATCTGCATCAACATTATCACCAGCAGTCCACAAACCAATCTCTGCAATGCCATTTGTGATATTACCCTCACCAAGTGCAAAGGTAGTAGTGAATCGAATCTGGTTGTATGCAGGGAAACTCACAGAATCAACCAAACGAGCAAAATAAGGGTTTGTGCTTGTCAGGCTAAAGCTATCATCTACCATGTTAACTTGTGTGCTTGCACTTGCAACATCTGCATTCTGTGAGGAATGGGCATTTCCTGCTGAATCTGTGCCCAAGTTGTCACCTACTGCAATGTAAGCAATGTTATTGATTGCATGAGCTGCAGAAGTGTTTGTACTTGCACCTGCTGGACCAATGTAGTTACCACCATTAGGGAATGTGGTATCATCATCCATGTTAGTAGCTTCAGGGCGATTTGATACTCCCGTAGCTGTTCCAGAAGCTCCGAGTCTGGGAAGAATATTGTCCATGATAATATTGCTAGACATTTGAACAACTGTATTATGACCCTCTTCGTATTGAATTACATTTCCCTCAGAGTCTCTGAAAGTAGCCTCTACATAACCTTTGATATTGAACATAGTGTTCTCCTTAGTGAGTGTTTAGATAAAAGTTGTTTATAAAAAGAGTATTAAGAACCGCTAGGGTCTTGTTCCCAAATAATGAAACCATCCCTACGAATAGTAAAGAAGTGGTTGAAAGTATAACTTTGTGAATCATTATTTGTTAAAGTCTCGGTATAGGTCAAAGAGCTAGACGAGGTGTATTCAGTGTTCCATGAAGTACCATTGTCTTCTGTTCTAGGATCAAGGAAAACTTGGAAATCTGATGCATTGTCTACAGAAGAAACCTTCAAATGATAACGAGTGCCTATAACCAAATCCCATGAAACCTGTGCGTCATTATCTGTATTTGCAACACTTGAATCTGGTAAGTCAGTATAGTCATACACACCATTAGTCTTATGGTTGACCACATCAGAATGTACTGTAGGCTCTATCCAACCACCTGTTGATGCAGGTGAACCATCGGGACTCGCAAAAGTAGCCCCATTCGGTGCTTGCCTTATTGCAAAGTTATCTGCACTGTCTCCTGTACTATATGTGTAAATGAAGTGTAAGTATAATCGAATCTGCTCTAAGTCATCAAAAGTAAAATCAGTGCCTGTGTCTGCTGTAAAGATCACTGCATCATCTGAAGACCTAATGTAGAAACTATGCCTAAAGTACCTTTGAGCTCCATCTGTGCTACCTGGCATGAGATCAGTATAGCCCTTACCAGACATAAATCCATCTGGGTTCAATGCAGAAGAAGATGCCCTAAATGCTGCAGAAATATCAGGTGTTGTATCTAAATAGCTTGTATGTGAATACAGGGTATAGTCTGTGTCATATTGAAGAGGGCCAAACCTGAGTGATGCATCATCATTAGTGTTTGCATAAGCGTCACTTGAAGAAGCCAATACTTTGATCTCTTTACTTCCTTCTACCAAACTAATAGGTGAAAGATCTTGAGAGTCTGGCTGGTACACAGTCACTTCTGGATAAACTAAAGTATCCATTTCTCCTATGTAAACAGAGAACATTTCATCATCTGCCTGTGCAAAGTTATTATATTTCACACCAACAGCCAAACTTGGAACAGAAATAGTCCCGATAGAAGTGGTCGCCGTATCAGACATACTTAGGGTGTCTGCAACAGAAATCCCTGAAGGAGTTTCTATTGTACTTACTGCGTCAGAAGAAGAAAGAGAACCCTCTACACTAACTGTTCTATTATGAGTTGTTGAAACTGAATCCTCATATGTTAAAGATTCTGTCGCAGAAGCAGAGAATAAGAAGCTGGTATTAGGGTAAGCATCTACTATCGGTGCATTGTCTGTTAAAGAAATCTTGTAACGATAAGAGACTGCATCTGTTATATCCAAATCGCTCTCTACAGACGAGCCTCCTAAATTGTAAACATGTGATACATCATCAGAATAAGATAGCGTGTCTACTTGTGAAACACCCATTTGGAAACTAACTGTGTCATTCAAGTACACAACAAGACTTTCCTCATTAACAGCAGCATAGCTATACTGAGTTGTAATCTCTGAACCTAGTTTAACTATTTCACTCTCAACCTCAATGGGATCTAAAGATATATCCCTTGAAGCGTCAGCATCAAAACTTAGACTGTCTGAAACAAATAAACTACGAATCCCTGTTGAAACCGAATCTTCATAAGTTAGTGAATCAGACTCACTTACACCAGAATATGCAAATGTAGTTAAGACATCATCAGAAAGATCTCCTACAAGTGACTCCTCTGAAACAGGAACTAAGCTATAGGAAGCAATGATTGGTTCAGATCTGGTATCAAAGCTATCCTCTAAGTGCAGTGAAGATATACGAGCAGATAAATCGTCACCAAAAGCATTGATACTTGACTCTTCATTTATAGGGTTAAATCTGTAAACAGTAGAAACAGTATCTCCATAAGATAGGTTGTCTTCCTCTATAACATCTCCCAGATCATAGAAGTAATCTACATCGGCAGAGTAAGAAAGTGTATCTTCTACCTGAGGTGACTGATACCTATAAGTCACCTCTACAATATCTTCTGTATTGGCAAGAATCTCTTCTATATCAGAAGGGTAGAGATAGTATGTTAAAGAAATGCTATCTGTTAAAATAGGAATGTTAGAGTTAAAGCTAAATCTTGCAATTACTTCATCTGTGCTAACTAAAAGCTCATCCTCAACCCCAAAAAAGTATTGAATACTACCATCAGCATTTCTGGGAATAAAGTTGGTATTCTGATCAAAGCTACTATACGCAACAGGATAAAGGTTTTCTCCATAGTAAGAAGGAACACCTACCTCATGTGTCAAACCTACTTCTTCACTCTCTTTTGAATAAGCTGGGAACTCATCAGTAGAAGGGTCAAAAGAAACAACTTCACCAGGATTGGTGGCAAACAAAACCTCATAATAATACTCAGCACCAAAACCACCACCATTAGCATCATCTAGTCTGTAAGTTTCTGGAGAGCTCAACCAATCTTGACCTAAGACAAATGGCTGGTTTGTTCCACTTGAGAAGAAATGAAGAGTATCAGCACCACCTCCATCTTCTTCCATATATAACTCTATGAAGTAAGTCTGGTTTGGGATGTGGTTGAAAGAGGCATTTATTTCTGCTGTGTAGTTATCTGCAAACTCACCATTTGTGTAGTTTACATTGAAGCCACCACCATTGCCATCATCCCTAAAACGGTAAGCTAAAGGAGACCCATTAGGTGCAGGTAAATTTGGATACTCTTCTAATGCTAGAAAACCACCACTGTCTGCAATCAGAGTAAGTGTCTGGTAATACTTTACACCATCAGCACCCACCCTGTAGATTGAAAAGTAATGACCATCACCACCGAAAGTATTTAAGAAGAAGTAATTAAAAAACAGGTAGGTTGGGATAGTGTTTACTAAATTGCTTTCAACTTCAACTCTAGGTCCTAAAATATAAAGAGTTGGATCTTGGTATAAGAGAGTGTCTTCATATTGAATTGGATTATAGTCATTAGCAAAACCATCTGTACCATCTATCTCATATTCAACTGCTGAGTCCTCATAAAATGTAAGTTCGCCATACACCCCAGACTCATCAACCTTTCTCGAAGATAAGATGTTCCTATCTCCCTCATCAGTACCTAAACCTAGAGGGTTTTGGATGATCTCTTCTGGGGTGTTTTCTATAAGGAAAGGTAAAGTTGATGTGTCTTTCAACCCTACAAAAGCCTGACCCTCTACTAAAGTATCTCCCTTGTGCCATGTTTGGTTAAGGTTTAGAGGACTAGAAGAAACTGCATGGATTGTTAAAGATATTGGAAAGCTGCTTATTCCTTTAATATCTAGCTTTGAACTACTTAAGGTGAAGTCATAACTATTGCCTAAGTCATCTTCCACTAAAGTTATAAAAGAAGGGATGTAGCCTAATTGAGAAAAAGCCACCTCACCACTTGTTAAAGTTATTGTCTTAACCGCAGGAGCAAAAACCTGATCTTGTGAGAGATTTAAGGTGAAAGATCCTCTGTTTAAAACAAAAGAGCTGTTTAAGCTCTGGTTGAAAGTGTTTAATATGTCAGAAGTCGAAACAGAATAACTAATCTTCCTTTCGGAAAGAGTCAAAGGTCTTACAGGACTAGCTTGATTTAAAACATAAGAAGTAAAGCTTGGTCTTGAAGCCCTCTTTGAATCTCCACCTCGACCTGAAAGACTTACTTTCCTAACAGGTCTTATGGAGTTTAGAAGTAGGTTCGTGTTATTCAACTCCCTAAAAGACTTAACAGAGCTTTGCACAGAGGGATAAGTTAAAGTAATTTCTTGACCTAAAGAAAATACGGGAAGCTGAGAGATAACTTGATTTGTCCGAAGATCAAGGAAGAAGGGTGTCTGTAGTGAGACACCATTAAGTTTAATTTCAAGGTCGCTGCCTATGATTGGGAGATTTCTGTGATTCTTCTGTAAAAGCTCTGGGATATAGGAAGGTAAATCTAAGACAAAGCTATCGACCCCATCATTGATGTAAGTGTCGATAGAGTATTCTCTTGTTTTACGAACTGACCAAGGCAAAGAGACTAACTTAAATAATGTAATGCCTTCTGTTTGTATGTTTGCATCTACCCTTACAACAAATGAAGAAAGCCTTACTCTGTCACCATAAGGCTTAGTTGCAGGCTGAACTTCTTCTCCCTCATATCCTGTTATTGTTGGATAGTATACTTTACTATCACCACTATACAGTAAAGGCTCTCCATCATCTGCAAAAGAAAGGTTTATCAACCCTACTTCACCTTGACCTGGTGGGAGTAAAGAGCCACTTTGTATTCTTACCTGTTCTGCATAGTTGGAGGCAGAGGCAACTTCTCTAACAAAAGATAGAGTCTCTCCTTGATTAAATGCTGTTTGGTTTGCTGGGGACTCTTCGAAAGTAGAAATAACCCTCAACTTCTGGGTCTTTACAATAGTTTGTTGGGTGTTTGGGTCTATTTCTTCCCATATTGCAACTACATTGTCGGCAACATTTAAAGGATGTCTCCAAAACCTTATCTCTTTTCCAGACACATAGCCATAAAGCTCATCTTCCCAAACCCCATCTCTTCCTTTTCTCATATCTTCTTGGTAGATAGAACCCAAGCCCAAGAACACAGAATCAAGGCCATTGATTTCGTCTTCTATTGTGGGAGAAAGGCTACTTGGTTCTTCTAAGATAGATGTGATCTCACCTGTTTTTATATGTGAGGGTTTAATTACTTCAAAAATCTTCCTCAGATTGCTCTGTAAGAGCATTACATTCTCTGGTAGACCAAAGTATATCTCATGTGTGTGAGAAACACCATCAGCGTCAGTATGAGGCTGTATTTCACCATCTATGATTTCATGTGTATGTAGATCATCACCCCAGCGATAACCAATAGGTTTTAAAGTCGAACCATAACCAGCACTTTTGGTAAAGGCATGGTGTTTGTGTTCAGAGACAATACCATCTGTATTAAACTCTGTAGTAGCTAATATAGAAGTGGTTATATTAGCAATATAGTTCTCTACTTCTGTAGTGACTGTTGACCTATTAAATATATCATTAAGGGCTTCATCAATAGACTTCTTTGTAGCCCCCTCTAAAAGAGCTTCATAAGTCTGTAAGAGCATATTTATGACCTCACCTACATTTTGGCTAGTAGGCACAGAGTCTTCATCTGGAAAAACTGAATAAAGCAATCGAGTTGAAACATACTCTGCTCTCAGTTGTGAGTACTCATTATCTTCAATGCCATCAGCAGACTTTAAAATAAGATCAGCAATTAAACTAGCTACACCCTCATACAATATTCTATGGTTAGAGCCATAAGAATTTGTAATATAGTTAGAAGCTGTGCCATTACTCATAGAGTCTACAATTTGCTCTGTGAGTATGTCTTTTAGCAACCTATAAGAAGAAGATTCAGAAGAGACTGTTTCTCTTTCTAATCGAGGGTCATAGTCAAAAATCATCTATCAGTCTCCTCATAAGTAAAGCTAAAGTCTCCACTAGTTAAATAAGAAAAGTCATTTAGAACAATTGAATTAACATACCCTGTGGAGTCTCCTACCCTGTAGTTTATTTCAATCTTATAGTCAGAAGTGACCTTTCCTTGAGGTAAGGATATGACCAGCTTTTGGTTTGTGTCAGAGATAGCTGCAAGTGACCCATCTATATTCAGGTACATACCTTCTGTTCCTATTATAGAGCCTATAGTCTCATTCCAATTTGAAATGGTTTGTCTTTGAGATCTACTTAATAAAGGGTACTCAACACCATCTAAGAACAGCCTAGCACCATCACCACCATTCAACGCTGGGATATGCTTTAAAGGAATATCACAAACCCAAACCTGATGCCCTGATAATGAAATCTCTGGTATGAGTGTAGGTACTGTTGTTAAAACTTCTTCCCTTAAAACTAATGTACCCTCTGCTAAACTTAGTTGAAGTAAAGGCATTTCTATATGAGAAACACCAACAACAGAATCTATCTCTCGGATTATATCTGAAGGATAAATCCTACCCCCTTGACCCTCTGACTCTATTCTAATAGTTAAATTGGCTCTAATTGAATTATCTACCAAAGAGGGGTCTTCTCCACGATCAATGTAAACTAAAGCTTTTACATCCACAGGAGAGGGTGTGATTTCTTTAACAAGAACATCTGCACCCATATGCTTTTCTTCGTCAACAACACTCTGCAAGTTTGTTAAAACAAGATTTGTTGTGTAAGAAACAACAATGTTCTCAAGATGCTCATAATCGACTGACACAGTATCAGAAGTTCCTATTGAAGAAGAAGATGTTCTTTGAATGTAAGTTAAGCCATTACTCTCTGTGTAAATGTTATAGTCTGGAGTGCTTGAAGTTAATTGATTTGTGAAATCTACTGAGTTTAAAGGATTGTAAACCCTTACAGAGGATATATCTACACCCTTATTTGAAAGAGGCTCTGGATAAAGACCATTAAAAGTAACTTCTTCTTCAAGAACTTCTATAATCTTTTCCTCACCATTATTGCCAAGAACTACATAGTCTGAAGATTTGGTAGATTGACCTAAGACTAAAGGATCTTCACTCTTATAAAAAGTATAGTCGGTGATCTCTACACCAGAACTTGTAGCTATAGAAGCAATAGACCTCACAGGCTGTCTATCTAAGACAACCTGACTTGAGACATCTGTTCTATAATCACCTAAGATTATATCTGTTAAGCGATATGTGGGCTGATCTAAACTAGAGTCTAAAGTAATAACCCTACCCTCTGTGATTGTCGCATTTGTAAGATCAAAGAACTCACCAGAGGTCTGGTTCTTTAGCCCAAACTTATCTTCTCGATCAATCATAGCAAACAAAGGATCAGCATTGGTTGCTGTCGTTGCTAAAAACACATACGACCCTTCAGAATAAAGAGGTGTAAACCGAGCCCCTCTTACTGACTTATAAGAGGGTGCATAAACATCAGTCACCTCATTTAAAACCTCTCCTCGAACCCAAATGTCAACCTTTCCTCCTAAACCACCATCTCTAACCATATATTCATGGCCAGCACCTATAATTGAATAACTTTCCACACCAGCAGACTCTCTAGCTATTCTTTCATAACCAGCCTTTGTTCCATTGTCCACAGATGAGATATAAGATAAAGCTCGAGAAGCTAAGTCTCTATTTGTTTCTCTATTGAGGCCACCAAAAGTTGGAGCTTTGTTTGTCACTCTTAAACCTAAAGGTGCTCCTTGTGTAATCTTGTCAGAAGAAAGGTTTCCAGAAGAACCTACTTCAAGAGCCTCTACTAAGACCTTTATTTCATACCTTTTTGTTAAAGGATTATAATAGCTAGCAGAGCTGTCTGAAGGGATAGTCACAGAGTCTACAGTCCTGAAAGAAACAGAACCAGAGGAGATAATCTCACCTCTTGAAACTTCAAGATCAAAAGTAGGGGTAGAAGAAGTATAGAACGTGACCTCGCCCCTTGACTTTGTACCCTCTCTTCTCTTAATCCCTAAGTTAGAAGCAAGACGTTCAAAACATTGGTCTATCAAAGTTTGAACCTGAAAATCATTATCTAAAAATAGAGCTTCCTTTAAAGTTTGCTTGTAGCTAGAAGAAGCTACACTTATTGAAATCCCTGTATTCAAAGGGTCATCTATACCTAAAAGGCTTATAAAGTTAGTAGACCTATAAGAAAAGTCTACCATAAATCGGACTCTGGATATTTCAGACACCACAGGGTCTACAAAGAGATCTCTTACCGCAGAGCCTGCATGAACACTCGCAGAGGGGTCTGCCTCGTAAATAGATGCAATCAACTCATTTGTTAAAACTTCATCTGACACTGTGGGCAAACCTAAGTTAGATGCTTCAATGTCTATGGGCAAACCTGGAACTTCCACACTAAAAACAGACTCTCTTTCAACACCATCAATAAAGTTGACTGAGGTCACAACATAATAAAGAGGTTCAGTTCTGGGGAGAATGTTAAAAGCACCTAAAGGGATCGTAGGGGGAGTAGAAGTCAGGTCTGCACTTCTGTTGTGAGAAAAAGAAACCCTTGTCTCTAACTCAGTAGAACTAACATTACTTTCTACCCTTAACCTCTTTACATTCTCTGGAATCTCTAAAGAACCTATTGTGGTTGTTGAGCTATCATTCTGACTAAGGTTAAGTTCAACTATTAAAGGGTCTTCTTCAATAGTATTAACATCTGAAACTACTTGAGAGATCAAGCTTACTTTTTCTTTACTCTCTCCATAAGAGACAACATCTATGGGCAAGGCATTTACTCTAACATAACCCAATTCTCCACCACCAGAAGATGTAGAGGCATATAGATTATAGTAGTTGACATTAGAGTCTGAATGAACCCAAGACACATCAACCTTATCACCCCCTCTTTCTACTCTAATGTCAGTAGGAGAGCTTGGTGATTCAGCTAAGTCATCATTTGCTAAAACAAGAATAAGCTCAAGTCGAGTACTGTTGCCCGAGTTGTCGGAAGCTATGAAAGTAAAAGAGTTAGATCCTTGGCTTATATCTAAACCTTCTGTGGTATTAGGAAATACCCAAGTACCATCTTGATTGATATCTATATCGGCTTCAGCACCTTCAGAGGTAAACTCTATGGACTCATAAGAAGCTTCTATTTTAGAGTATCCATCAATCAGACCATATATCTTAACTTCATCTTCTGTGACAGAGTAGGTTAAGTTTGTCGAAATTGAAACACCATCAGGTCTTGTTATTTTAAAAGAACTCATCTTTATAAGTCTCCATTAAGAGATGTTGAACCAGGAACAGAGAAGATTACATTTACACTAACAGGCTGGCCTGCACCACTTCTAACTACAACATTGCAAAGTAGGGAAGTCTGATCATTGTCAATTTGTGAGACTGTTATAGACTCAACACCCAAAATCTTTTCCTCTGCTGAAAGATCTTGAGACTCTCTTTGAAGCCTCTGAACACTGATTAACTTATTTAAAGAGCTATTCACACTCTCCCTTAAAGACATGGCTGTTCCAGAGTTGACTTTACGACCTATAAGGCTTAAAGCGTTTGACCCATAAAAGCTGTGGTATGGGTTTGAACCTATCTCTGTTAGTATTGACTTAGCAACATTCTGATAAAGTAAGTCAGTACCGCCTAGAATACCCATCTCTCCTTGATCATTCCACCTTATGTCGTTCTCTACTCCTGTGCTGTTGCAGCGTCTACAGAACTCTTTAAGTGTTGTGTAAGAAATGTCTAAAAGACCCTCTGGAGATAGGTCTTTTGAAAAAAGAACGTCATAGCCATTCAGTCTTTTAACTAATGACCAAGGTGGTGTGATTCTTTTACTTTTAACAACTTCTTTTTCTTTAGCATATCCTAAAGATTTAAGTACGCTGCCATATAGAGTAAAATTAAAGCCCACAAGGTTATCTGAAAACTTTAAGCTTTTTCTTTCCAGGCTAACTATAACATCTTTCAGCTTTGGTTTGAGATATGTGGCAAGAGCTTCTGCCTGATATATCTTAGAAGGGATAGTGATTTGGTAGTCATCCCCATTTGAAGTCCTTATACCAAGAACATTCTTACCTTGCCTTATCCTATAGGGAGAGGATTGAGGGGCAACAGTAAAAGCTTCTCTCAAGTTGCCCTCTTTATTAAGAAGAACACCATCTCTTCTTATCTCAAGAAGACCAACACCTCCAATAGGTGATCTGGGAGAAACTAATCTGCCGTTTGTTATCCCAACTCGCTCATACCTAATATGGTGAGGGCAAGCGTGGGCTATGTGTAAATCATAGCTCATAAAAAAAACCTCAATGTTCTGTAAATATTATCTCACAGACATTGAGGTTAATAGAAGATATATAAATCTCCCTAAGCAAAAAAAAGACCCATATCATAAACAATATGAGTCTTTTTTTTATTTGATGTCCTCTGGTTTTAGATTTAAGCGAGGAAACAGTTGCAAAGAGTCTTTGATTTCGGTGTTGGGCTTTAATACAAACCACTTAATAGAAGATTGGAAATCTCTATTGACCACTCCAAGACTATCTAAAAGCTTCTTTGAAGAAGTTGGCAAGAAAGGAGAAGTCCAAATACCAATGACTCTTAAGAGCTCTACAAGAGTGTATAAAACCCTATCTAGGTCTTTATCTTTACCCTCTTTGTAGAGAACCCAAGGTGCTGTGTCGTTCACATACTTATTGCCTGCCTTAACCACTTTCCAGATTGCTTTCAAAGCATCATTTAAGCGGTAGTTGTCAAAGGCAAGCTCTAATTCACTCTTTGAAGAGTTAATCACCTTGAGCAATTCTACCTCATCTAGCCCTAGCTCATAGGACTCTGGTATCTTAGAGGCTCTATACTTCTTAAGTAAGCCTAGCGTTCTACTAACAAGATTCCCATATTCATTAGAGAGGTCAGAGTTTATTCTAGAAACTAATGAGTTATAGCTAAAGTCTCCATCAGAACCTAATGAGATCTCTCGTAGTAAGAAATACCTAAAGGAATCACTTCCTATTGCATCAATTACTTTATTAGGGTCAATGGCATTCCCCTTGCTCTTGCTAATCTTTTCACCCTCTGCTGTCCACCAGCCATGTGCAATAATCTTCTTTGGAAGATCTTCACCAACGCTAAGTAAGAAGCAGGGGAGATACACAGCATGGAATCGGAGAATATCTTTCCCAATGATATGGTGTGAGTTTCCCCAATACTTCTCGAAAAGAGAACCCTCGAAACCACCCAAACCACTAATGTAGTTAGCTAAAGCATCAAGCCACACATAGATTACATGCTCAGGGTCTTCTGGAACTTCTATACCCCAAGAAAATGTGCTTCTTGATATAGAAATGTCTTTTAACCCTTGCTTAACAAAACTTCTAACTTCATTCAGTCTTTTCTTTGGCTGGATAAAGTCTGGGTTCTCATCAAAGTGATTGAGAAGCAAATCCGTGTACTTAGAAAGTCTAAAGAAATAAGATTTTTCTACTAACCATTCAACTTTGTGACCAGAGGGTGCTTTACCATCAACTATTTCATCTTCTGTGAAATAAGCCTCATCATTAACGCTATACCAACCTGAATACTCTCCTAAGTAAATGTCACCTGATTCTACTAGCTTAAGCCAGAGATCTTTAACAACTTCTTTGTGTCGAGATTCAGTTGTACGGATAAAGTCATTAGGAGAACTATCTACTTTTAAACAAAGATCTCGAAAGCTCTGTGAGACATCATCTACTAATTCTTGTGGAGACACACCTTTATTTTTAGCAGACTGTTCAATCTTTAAACCATGCTCATCAGTTCCTGTTAAAAAGTAAGTATCATTACCTTTAATCTTTTCCCAACGAGCTAATGTGTCTGCTATTATTGTTGTATAAGCATGACCTATATGAGGTGTGTCGTTCACATAATATATAGGTGTTGTAACATAATAGTTGTTCATAGTAACCCCCTTTCTTTATTAGACTAATTACTCTTATTATCAATAACTAGTCAGGGGGTTTTAAAAAAAAACTAACTTAATAAGCTCCATGTATCATATGCTTTAACACTTGTGACTTTGTATTTATTATAATCCACATACTCAGCGTAGTAAGTAGTGTTATCACCTACTCGAACAAGACCCAATTTCCTCTTCTTCCTATAAGTCTTAATGCCTAGATCCCCTAAATTGAGAGCTACTAAAAGCATCTTTGGAGTTACTTTAATAACATCCAACTCAGTGTCTCTCATGTTAGGGTGTTGACTAGTAAGAACATCACCAGCTTTGATTTTCTGTGCTTCCACTTTTGAGAAGGTAGCAGATTTTTCTCCTGTTGCTTTGTAGAAGTCAGAGTATCTTAAATCAACATTCTTGAAAGTTGCACCTTTAATCTCAGTATTAACAAACCCACAAAAGATAAGATCTCCACCATCAAAGGAGACACCAGTTAAGTCTGATCCATGAAAGCCTGATCTATTCAGATTACACTTTGTGAAGCTAGCACCTTTAACTTTTGCATTCATAAAACTACAACCGCTAATTTTACTATATAAAAAGATAGCTTCTTCTAAAATAGACCCATGAAAGAGAGCCCGATTAGCTTCTGTGCTCTCAAACAAACAACCTCTGAGAATAGAACCAGACAAATCTGCACCAAAGAGGTCTACACCTGTGAAATCTACATTGGAAAGATCCATGTCTTTGAGTTTAGCATGAGGCATCTTAGCATTAACAAACGTAGCACCAGAAAAGGAAGCTGCTGTACTTAAATCAACTTTCCTGAAAAATACACCACTAAGATCAGCCTTAGTGAAGTCTGCATCTGTTATGTTAGCACCTCCTAGGCTAGCGAGTTTAAGATTTGCTCTTACAAACTTAGCCTTTGAAAGATTAGCTTCTGTAAAGTCTGTATCCTTCAGAGTAGCACCTGTAAAGTCTGCACCTGTAAAGTTAGCTTTTTCTGATTTGAAAATATCTATTGTACACCCCACAAAACTAGCACCAGAAAAATCAGACCTTACTGTGACAAGATAAAAGAGAGTTAAACCATTGAAGTTAACACCTCTAAAGTCTGAATCGCTTAACCGAGCCATAATTAGCTTAGTATTTTTGTCAAAGGTGCAACCTCTGAAATCAGAGCCTGCCAATTCAGCATTTTTAAGGTTAGTTCCTTTAAGGTTAGAACCTCTTAGGTCAACTCCTGTAAGTTCAGCTCCTTTTAAATTAGCACCAGACAGGTCTAGGTTTCTTAGATCCTTCTCACCACTTAAGGCTTTTTCTACATGTATTGGATTAGCCATTTTATTTCTTCTTCTCTATGTAATGGATTAATCCATCAACTGTAATATCTAACACACCATTGCCATGATAGTTTGCGTTTACAAGGTCATAACTACTTATTATCGAAGTAAAACCTGGCAGGTGTCTCTCAATACTTTTCCCAAAGGCATCAGATAGCTTTGAAAAGAAATCGTCTTGGTCAAAGCCATTAGGCAATACCTTTGTCCTGACATGCCTATTTGGATAGACAGCAAAGATATAGTGTGCAAAGTCATAAGGCTTAAAAATAAACTTGACTCTGAATTTTCTATTGTCGAACACACCATTATTTTGACCATTCTCTGTCTTTTCTACATGGATACCAGGACTTAACTTCTTCCCATTATAAGTCAAAGTAGTCTGCTTAATAGCAGAGGTAAGTTTCTCTACTATCAGATCCATTTTGTCAGAATAGGCTAATGCTACTGTTTCTTTCTCTGTTCTAGAGAGACCCTTAATTAAACGAGAAAGATCTAGTCTCTTATCACGAAGCTCAAAATATTTAGCTTGAGTTTTAACATAACTTCTAATCGCTGCTTTCAACTCTTTAGAGATTCTTCTATCTTTAACTATTCTAGTTAGCTCAGAGGCACTAAGATTATCTGGGTGTGCAGATCTTAGGAACTCTAGGTCCTTAACTGTATCTCCGATAGTCTTTCTCTTACGAGCAGACTTCTTCTCTAGGTTTGATACTCTTTCTTCAAGGTTATTTAAATTCTTCATAACTTACTTCCTCTTAAAGTTATAGTAGATGTTTCTACGATTATCTATCACTGAAATCATAACTTTGCCCTGATGCCCAGAGTTATCAAAAACAGCTTTCCTAATATATTTACGACCTGTTCTTATGTTTCTCATTTTAATCTTGTCGCCTTTAACAGCAATCACTACATATTGTTCTGTGGAGGTTGTCGATTTTAAAATATCTCCTATTTCAATATCTATGAACCCAGACTTTACTTTTCTAAGTTGCTCTATGGTCAAGTTTTTACATTTCTTAAAGATAGCACCTTTTACATCAGCACCTGTGAAGTCTACATCTTTAAGGTCACAGTAAGCAAAGTAGACTTCTCTAAGATCACACCCCGTAAAGTTAGCAGAAGCCATTCCACAATTCATAAATGAGGAAGACTTAATATCAGACCCTGTAAAAACAGCACCCTTAAAGTGAACATCTTTGAAAGTAACATGCATTTCAGACTTACTTAGCCTTAACCCATCTAGGTTTAAAGATGCGAAGCTGTCTTCCAAGTCTCCGACATAGACATTTCTAAATTCCATATCTTTCAGAGCTTTTTCTTCCATAACAACCCAGCCAAAATGGGTGTAGCCATAAGTGTCTGACAAATAATCCGAAAGAAGGAATTCTCTATCATCTTTTGGAGTGAGAGCCATCTCTAGAAGTATGTTTCTTGGAATTTCGATTTCTCTTTCAAGACCCAGCTCTTCCAGCTTCTCTTCTACTGTTAGATTCTCAATCTCTTCTTCTTCGAGAATTTCGTATAGGCTGTCTTGATAGTCCCAATAAACTGATATTTTTGTAGGTAGTTTAGTCATTTATTTCTCCTTTTTACTATCTATTATCGAATATAGAAGTATAGAAGAAATAAAAAAACTATTTCAAAACACCCGTAAGATCAGCATCTGTGAAGTCTGCTTTACTCATGTCACAACCCTTAAAGCTAGTCCCCTCAGAATAAAAGTCACAACAGCCCCAACCTGTGAGATCTACAAGCTCTGAACTTAAGTCACACCCTCTAAAGCTAGCACCATCCAAAATAGCACCCTCAAATTGTGCATGGTTTAAAGAAAACCCATCAAACTTAGCCCCAGAGAGATCAGCACCTTGAAACAATAAGCGAGGGTCATGGTTATATCCATTGAAATGCTGATCTTGAGCTTCTTGGTAGTTATATGTAATGCCTGTAAAGTCTACCCCTTTACAGTTGCTGCCTTGAAAACTTGCACAGGCAAAGTCACAATCTTTAAAAGTCGCACCTTCTAGGTTGCAGTTGTCAAAAACAGCATCCCCATCTACCAGAAGTGATATAGTAGCACCTTTAAAGCTACAACCTCTAAAATAGACCTGCTTTGTGTACACAGAGACATCACTATCCTTAAGTACAGCCCCATCAAAGTTACACCTACTAAAGATAGTGTAGTCAAAAGTACAGTCCTCTAAAATAGACCCTTTGAAAGAAGTCTTCTTAAACCTTGAAGCATAGAAATGACACTTCACTAAATGTACATTTAGATCAAGGATAGGGAAGTCTTCGTTGTGGAAAAATAAATCCTCATATTTTTCTCTAGGCTTCATACCCAAACTCATTTCTTCAAAAACCCAAAAGTATATACTCCATGCTCTAGGTTTTTACCAAGTTGTCTGTGCTTTACTTTCAAAGCTTCCCACTTTTTATTCAAAATAGGTAATTGCTTCCAAATCTTATTAAGCTGGTAGATGCCAGCATCCCATGAGCCTAAGTGTAAGTCTAAGCCTTTTTCATGTGTTATCTGCGACCTATAAGGTATAGTCTCAATAAAGAGCTTTTGAAGATCACTCAAGATTTCTCTTGAGAGTGAAGAAAGAGTTAGCTTAGGGAGAATATATGAGAAGTAAGGATCTCCATTTTTTCTCCACTCTTTAACTTGCCCAGAACTCTTATTATAAGAGATTGGGTTGTTTCTAGCATCTCGATAAAGAGACTTAGCTTCCTTGCTCTCTCCATACAACTCCATAGCCTCTGCTCTACTCATCCAAAAGAAGTGATTATAAATATCCCACTTCTTAGATTTGTAATCGAGGCTTCTCATTGAAACTATGTTATTAGAAGAGTGTAAAAGAGCATATACATGGCAATCATCAACCCAATCTTCATAACCCTCTTTGCTTACATCAGGTATTAGGTATTCATCTTTCTGGTTAACCCAATTAGATGAAACAAGCTTTCTAGCTGAGAATAAGGAAATAGCCCTTCTCCACCCTTCTCCTTCAACCAAAGGGAAATTACAGCATCCTTTATGAGAGGGCTTTCCAGATATAAAATAAACATCTGTAGCAGACTTCATTAAACTATTGCCCATATTGCACATGACCCCCAAAGCATCTTGATCAATACCTTTGTCATTGCTTACAGATTCTTTAACTTTAAGACCACTAGAAAACTTTGGTGTGTCTATATTAGAAGAAGCAGGTGAAAGAGCTGAAACCCAAGAAGATGCCGAAGATGCTGAGGGTGAATATAAATTCTTATCCCCAATAACACTAACTTTCTCAGCTTGACATGTGTCTTTTAATAAAAGAGGAAGATTGCTTTCTAATGCTGTATTACCTTCACTCCAAAGTGTAAAGGAAATACCCCAAGACCCTTTAACGTCAGCAAAGTGTGATGCCTGAAACAAAAACCCTGACTTGTATGAATACTTTGCATACCACCATTCTCTAAACTTACTAAAAGACCCAGAGGACATAAATATGGAAGGGCAGAAAATCCCTATGGTCTTTTTGTCAAAACCATAATCTCTACTTACCTTTTCACATTGGTATAGGAATTGGGCATATAATTGTCTATTTGCTCTGCCTAACTTTGGCATCTCACTGTTCACAAGAGTGTTACTTGCAACCCCTTTACGAGTATTTCCTTTAGCCCCTGCAACACCATCCTCTGCATAAGGAGGGTTTATTAAAAATACTATCCTCTTATCTTCCTCAGCAGCCTTTTTTAACATCTTTTTTACCTTTAAAGGTAATACGTTGTCAGAGTCACCTGTAAAGAAAGGACTTTCATCTTCTGGATTCAAGAAGTCATATTGGAATACAAATGCACCCTCGTTGTAACACTCTCTTTTAATAACATCAACATCTGGCTTCTCTGCTGTGGAAAGAATTAGATTTTGAAAATCATAGTCTCGAGTAATATTCCCTGTCCCAGAGCAACAATCCCAGACAACACATTCATCCCTCCAATCTTCCCCTAACTCTTTCTCCATTTCTTTATGAGCTTCTGCTACCCATAGAGTAGGGGTATAAAAAGCACCTTGCCTGCGTCTTGTATCATCTTCTATAATTCGGTCTCTCATGGAAACAAGTTCATCCACATCTTTTTTAGAAAGACCTCTTTCCCTACGCTGGAAAAAACCTCTCATAGCTGAAACATTGATGTTGTACTCTTTACCACTCATCATGATAGTATTCTTTTTAACCCTGTGTTCTTGAACATAATGTTCGTCAATCTCTGAGTAGAACACACAACCAAAAAAAATGTCTGTCATCTCAACAGGTGTGTATGAGTGACCCTCTAAGAATATTTGATCTACCCAATATTGATACATTGCAGAGATGTTTTGAGGTGAAGGCTTTACCTTTTGAAGACAAGCACTAGCCAATCCCTCACAAAGTTGCTTTAAATGCTCACCATCTACTCCAAGAGTACTTTCTAAATGAGTATCTACATTAACTTCTAAAGAAGGATCTGGATTTGATGGTGCTCTTGACCAATCTACCTCTGCTTCTAAAAAAGATTTAAGGGAAGACATAGGAACTGCGAAACAGTATTCCTCATCTCCAATAAATATTACATTTGGTAAGTCATCTCCCTGTTCCTCAAAACGCTTACAGTAAAACAAAGCTTGAGCTAAAACCGAACTTCTTGAAGTTGCTTTCTTAAAGTCAGCACCAAATTTGGCTTCTAAAAGAACTCTAACAGGTGTTTTTGAAGGTGTTTGCCATTCTATTACACCATCTGTTTCCCAATGTCTTCCTTTTGAGTTTTTTACCTTACGAAGTGTTTTAAAATGTTCTCCTGTTGCATCTTCTAAAACCTTGCGAAAATGAACCTCAACATCTTTCTCGGAATAAAAAATCATATCTTCCTCTCTTTAGTTAAATAGTAAGACCCATTATAGAACTAAGAGAGCAAGATAGAAGTTTTTCAGATCCCCAAAAGAGCCTCAAGGCCATACCAAGACAGGTCAAAAAGAAAAGACTCTAATTTTTTCCTGTCTTTTCTTGAAGCCCTCTTATTAGCTTGTCCTATATGTTCCCACATAGCTGTTGCAAGAGCCCCCAGAGTTGTAATCAAAAGACCAAAAACTGACCAGCCAATTAAATTCCACAAACTTAGTCCGAAAACTGCCATAACAAGCTTTACAAGCAACCCACCCATACCAACAGCAGCAATTATTTTTAAAATTTTAGCTGCCACTGAAGACTTACGCTCAAGGTCTTTCCAGAACTTCTGCTCAAAATCTTTTCTAGTCTTCGAATCCAAATCATCAATCAAACTAGTGAGGTCTCCTTTTAATAACCCCCAAAATAAGGGATTACCATAATAAAGATGTCTGTGTATGACAGCTCTTATATGCCTAAGTGGTCTAACATTTGCTGAAGTCGTTTCCTTAAGATTAAGCTCCCGAACTGAAAGGATGTCTTCTCTATCCCTAAGACTAAAATTCAATTCCTTAATCCCAGAACTAGTTTCAAAAACAATGTTAAAGAAAACAGATTCTCCTTTAAGAGATATAGTTGACTCCATCGAACTATAAGAATAACTGTTAATGTCAGACTCAAGGTTTGATAAAACTTCTTTAACCATTGATCTGACTTCACTCTTACCAGGCACTTTTCTCTTAAAGGCAACATAAGCATCTGCAATCTTGTCCTTTAACTTACTGACATAAGATGCCTTGTCTTTTATTTTCTCTAGTTTGGCTATCCTCAGTTCAAGACTGCGAATATCGGATGCTAGCTTTCTCATACAGACCCTCTTTTTTTTACAATGGTTTGTTGAAGAAGCAATATAAGCGAACTATTATTTCAGAGTTAAAACCCAACCATTCTTACCCGTTCTTGGTGACACTACTTGCTTCACAATGAGCTTAGACCTCTTGTATTTTTCATACCTTTTACGAGCACCAGAAGCCACCCAATCATCCATCTCATCATACATGACCTCACCGAACTCATTTCTCTCTCCAGCCCTACCACCATAGCCCATTTTTCTCCACTCAATCAAAATCAACTCATCAAGAATGAGCTGAGGTCGCTTCATGATTTTACTAGCGAATAACCTATCATCCTCAATATAAGCAACCCCCCTAGAATTAAACTCAAGGTAATCTGCGATTGCTTCTGGGTCAGTAGGTCCTATAATTTTGAGGAAAGGATCGTTGAGGGCACTTTGAACCTCTAGCTTGGCGATGCGATTCTCAAGGTTTTCTATCTTATTGTTTATTTTCATTTTCTTCTCCTTGATATACTTATCTAAAAAAATATATAAAGACAAAAAAAGGCACACACCCCAAAGATGGAGTATGTGCCTAATAGTAGAAGAAAGTCAGGTTAAAGCAACAGCTTTTCTTAGAAGCTAAGGTTTTTAAGGTATTCAATAGACTGAAGAACAGCTTCTTGATTTGAATATAGAAGATAGGAACTAAGTCCAATAAGGATAAGCCCAAGAATATTTTTTCTCAGCTTCTTCCGAAAGGCTTTCTTTTCCCTTGCGTCTTTCTCATCAAGAAGTTTTAGTTTTTCGTGAAGATGTAACCCCTGTGGGGCGGCTAATCTGGCTTTCTCATATAATCTTTTTAAGGTAGTTGCATAAAAATAAGAATATGTCCTATGTTGCTGAAAAGCAACATATTGGTTATATGCACCCTTCCCTGCAAAGACATGGCTTTGGTTATCTGTTGCATCCAGCAGCTCTAACTTAGGGCTAACAATCTTCTGTTTAGAATTGCTTCGTGTATTTAGAAACTCAATTGTGGCTGGCTTATGTTTGTTTGCAGTAGTCTTACAGGCAACAAAAGAAACTTTTTCTCCACTTGAAACCAAGAGGTTCTTAACAAAACAGCTTACAAACTTCACATTCTTTAAGGTTGAAGTCTCAAAATCAACTGCTTCAAAACATGAAGATATGATTGCGATGTTCTCTAAACTGCAATTATCAAATCTTACACCAGCCAGACTTACTTTTTTAAAAGTTGTGTTTACAAACTTGCAGTTGATAAAGAGACTTCTCCTATCTTCTTCATTATCTTTCTTATAGCGTTCTTCACTGATGTATTTAAAAGAAACATCAGTGAAAGTGCAGTCCACAAACTTGAAAAAAGAAGTAAGATTGAAAGTACAACCTTTAAAATGCACACCTTTATAATAAGTGTTTAACGCAGTAATACCTTCAAAGTCACTTTCTTCAAAGTCAATATCCTCAACAGTTCCTCTAAAAGCCAATGGCTCACATTTTAATGGGTTTTGACCTTCAAGGGGGAATGCCTCAGATAAATGATTTTTAGAAATGTTCATATAAAATCCTTTTAATAATAGTTATTGTAATACACCTCTTATCAATAGGATTCTGGGGGGGGTTTTTTATTTAGGTCTCTCTTTAGAGAATCTATTTCTCTCTGAAGCTCATCAAGCATCTGACTAGCAGAACCTCTCCACCTTCTCAATCACTGAACCCTCATCTGAACGAATGTCTCCCTCCCAAATCACAAGGCAATCAAGCCCTACCTCCGCATAAGCCTCTATCGTATTACGCTCATGCTCCTCTTTACTCATCCCTGTTAACGCTTGTGAGTGCCAATACTGACCAAAACACTCCACTACCTTTGTGGCACCCATGTAAGGATGTTCGGGATCATCACTCACACAAACTACAAAGTCTGGATTCTTGTAGCCACCAATCGAGCCATCAAAGTTCTTCTTGCTTGGAAGAAATCTCCAATATGCACCATTACCTGTAAAGGTGAGCGAGTCGCTATATGAGGCTACCCTTGACTCAAACTTGTTCATCTCTTTCTGATTCATAAGCAAGATAGGGAACTCCACACCATACCTATCTTTCAATGTCTCTTGCACCTTATCCCAATGACCATCAATAGCACCAGGAAACTCAACACCATAACGATCCACCATCGTAGCCCTAATCTCCCCCTTGCCTTGCTCAGACGCAAAGTAGTGGCTTCCATAGTTCTCAATCATCGTCTTGAGTTGCTTCTGTCTAAACTCCCCCACTGCACTCGTATAAGGTACACCATATCGCTCCATATTAGTCGCTACAACCCTATCCATGACTTCTTTACTCATGCTAGGGATAGGCACACCATAACGCTCTATATTCGTTGCCTCAATCTTAGCCCTAAGCTCTGGTGATCCCAATAGCGTTCCACCATACCTCTCAAGATTAGTAGCCTCTGTCTTAGCCTTGACCACATCATTCTGTTGAGGGTTGACCACACCATATCTCTCAAGGTTCGTCTGCTTGATCTTATCCTGTACGCTCTCCCAAGCAAAAGGGTTATCCTTACCCTTTAAGACTGGTCGCTTACCATCAAGAGCATCTTGCACCTTTTCAAAAAGGCTACTCTCCTTTGAGAAAGGGTTCTCTGCACCATAACGCTTGAGGTTAGTCTGTTTACGCTTCTCTACAGACTCTTTGCTATGGGCTGGATTCTCAACCCCATAACGATTCTTCATCGTTTGTTTGCGTCTGAACTTTGAGATCGCTTTCTTATCTCGACCTTGCCATACCTCGCATTCTTTCTTATGTCTTTTCATCTGTGTGTTTGATGTGGATTCATGTCCACAGATACATGGTGTAATTGGTTGGGGCTTCCAATCTGGCCAACACACCTTGCGGTGTCTACCACTAATTATTGCTGTTTTGAAATCTCTTTTACAGTGAGGGCAAGTAGCCATAAGTTAATCCTTTATTCTTGAGTTGAGATTAACTTATATGAAAAGCAAGCAAGTGGTCAAGATTTTTTTCTCACCCCTCTGCCCACATAGGGTTCAAAGTACTCACTCAAAGTACAGATACCAACACCATACTTTCGTTGCTTACCTCAATACTCCTCTGCCTACATAGGGTTCAAATAAAGTTTCTCGGACTCAATACACCACGACCCACCGCAGGCCCAAAACTCGATCTTATTCCCACACCATATTTCGGTTGCCTCAAACCCCTTATGAACTTTGTTGTTCTAGCCTTGGCTTCTACAGAAGTAGACCACATCTGCTCTGCTGAGGATTTCAAACCCTCGTACTTACTAGACCTGTCTATGTCGAGAGAAATACCTCCAATAGAGTATGAGTTGTGTGCTAGTATGCCATTAGCAAGTACGAAGTTCTCGTTTATAGGCACACAAAGATCATAAGTGTATTCACAGTCTTCCTCTTGAGAGATGTTAGTGATAATACACCCTTTAACTTCACCACCCTCAACGATAGCGAGGGTGTCTCCAACAGAAAAGTTTTCTGTTTCAATGGATTTGATCTTGCCCTCTTCAATGGTGAAGAGGGAATGGTCTTGAGTAGCAATAACGAACTGCCCATTATCGAGTTCTACTTTTAGTATCTTTTTATGTGGAGTATGGTGCTTCATCACATCAGAAATCACTTGGTAGCCTACTTGGCTGGTTTCATTATCAACGGAAAGAACCTTAAGCTCTCCTTGTAAGAAAGCCTGTTTGATTGCTTGTTTGGTCAAATTATCCATCATACGCTCCTCTTTTATAATCTCATGTAGCTCCTCAATAGTGAGCTTGACCTTTTCTCCACTAGGAAGTAAAACCTCCAAGTCAGTATCTCCTCTAACCGAGAATTCATCTACAATCCAATTTGCCTGTAATGCCATTGCTGCAAACTGAATAGCACCCTGTAAAATAGGTGTTCTCCATGCAGGCTTCTGAGCAACAAGCTGATCTAATGTGTGAAGATCCTCTGTCTCTGGCGGTTGCATGTTCCACCAGTCGAGTGCTCGCTCAAGGTACTCAAGAAACTCTTCATCTTCCCAAACTTGACCAAAGACTTGATTATAAGAACCGATGTTAGCCTCATGCTCTGGTGGCCTAAAATGGTAATACTTGTCTGGGCAGTTATGAACGACCACATCAGAACCTTCGAGTACAAGGTTATGGTTCTCCTCAACAGTAAGGTCGAACATAAAGGGTCTGTTTTCGATGACCTCGATATTGGAAATCTTAGTTGCTCCTTGTGATGTCTGTAAGCTAAGTCCTACGGACAGCTCCTCTGCTGGAACACAAAGGTTAGGAGACATATAGACTCGGTGTCCACCTGTGATAGTGAGATGTTTACCTTGCTCTGTGGTGATTTTATAAATGGGTTCAATAGGTGTCGGGTTCTTATGAGCTTTAGAGATTTGCTTCCAAGAGAAATCACCTTGAGTGTCCATAGATTTGATTGATAGCTTCCTTTTTTTGAAAGCGTCTTTAATCTTCTGTGCTTGTTCTTGAGATGTCATAGTCCCAACTCCTTTTCAGTCCATGTTTGGTAAGACCAACCATTATCATCAGCAACTTTTTGAGATAGGGCTAACCTGGCGATAACATCTTCTCGGTTTAAAGCCCATTGTGGTTTAACTTCAACAAGAGTAGTAGATCCATCTTGATAGTGGACAACAAAGTCGGGGAGTATTGTTCTTCCAGCAACTTTGTATATTGGCTCATAGGTATAGCTTTTGACATTAGGGTCGGACTCTAAGATGGAGATTGTCTTTGCTTCATAGCTTGAGCGAACACGAACCTCATCTTTAGTACCTTTAGGTGTAGCCTCTATTGAGGTTTTGCCTCTAAGGTAAGGTGTCGGGTTCTCTTTCATCCTAATCGCTTGAGCGTTCGATCTCCTTGCTCTTTCTTCGGGATCGTGGTGAAAGTCCATGAGCTTCTGTTTCACATCTGAATTTCCCCACACATACTTCTTAGCGTTCTCGGAGGCTAACAATCTAAGTTTGGGATCTTCCCAAGCCTTTTTAAGTTTATCACGCTCATGTTGTGGTCGAACTCTCCCCCGATGGAAATCAAAGTCTCCTTTAGCCCATTGTTTTTTTAGTTGCTCAGACCTATCCATACCTTTGGTGGATCGACCAGCGTTAGCACCTAACTTCTTGCGTTTGTCTTGAACAGCTTTACAGCCTTTCGCTTTGGTCAGCCTCTGAATAGACCCGTTGGAAAGACCTGTGATTTCGGTCATCTCTTTCCAAGAGAACCCTTGCTTATGGAGATGTGAAACAAGAGCAGAACGCTTTTCTACAATCTCTTTAGCTACTCGACCTTTTTTGTTCAGTTGCTCTATTGTGAGGTCAAACTTAACTAGCAGTTCTTCAAGCATTTCCATCTCCTATGATGTCATATAGTTCTTCGATAGGGAGTGTGATCTTTTCACCGTCAGCATCAACAGTGACGAGTTCTTCTCCAGCAAGACACTGATCTCTTAAAAGCATACGCAACTTATAGACCATAGACTTCTGAGCTTCTGTAAGCTGAAGACCCAAAACAGCATTTTCTGCAACAACACCAAACTCTTGTACTACTGTCTGTGAGTTACTATTAACAAACTCTTTAAGAGTCCACCTTATCCTGTATCTACCATAAGTAGCTGTTGTAGGAATCCTAACAGAAGCATAGTATTCCCCAACAGATGGGTTCTCTGGAATACGCTGTGGATCACCGATAAGAACATCTGCTTCTGGTGGTCCAGGCTCTACAAAGTAAAGGGCATAAGTAATCTCGGCAGCATTTGAGACATTGCCATTTGAATTAGTGAGGAAGATATCTAAGTCTCCCCTGCCTAGTATTTGGTTTCTTTTAAAAGCTACAGCCATTTTACCCTCCTTGTGTCTTTGTCAAAAGAGGGCTGATTATAAACAGCTTATTAGATAACTCCTGGCCTGTATGCAATGATCTCTTTCTATGTGATCTGCTCTATATCCTGTATAAAAGACTAGCGAGAGGTAAGAATAAGTTATGAAGTTAGGTTTCTGATCATATAAAAAGGGAAAATACTTTAAAAATTAAAAGGAGATTAAAATGATCAGATATATCAAAAAACTTATGAGCACCCCCCGAAATAACTTAAAGAGACTGACATCTCTAATTCAAGACCCAGACTTCTTAGATTCAAATTACGAAGTAGATGGGTTCAATATGGTTCTCCGACTTTCTGTACCCTTTAATATCAACCTCAAAGATTTGGAGAACAGCAGTAATGTCCATATTTGTGGTGATGAGGTGATTGAACAAGTCCAAGCAAAACTAAAAGCCAGAAACCTCACTGACTTTGAAGTGATCTCTACGAAAGTTGATGACCTTGTTATCCAAAATGGCTCTAAAAGAGGTGTGGCTCATTTAAAAGTCATTGTTAGAGGATAAAAAAAAGCCCCACTTCCCAAATGGAAAGCAGGGCTAAGAGCCTATTGGCTCAAGGCATCAACTTTTAAATTAACGTTTAAAATTAAGTTGAATAGCAGATTCCTCACAAGAATTTAAATCATCTTGTAGAGAGATGTTCTGCTCTTGAAGTCTATTAATGCTCTCATGCTGGCTTGAAATATTGCCATTTTGAGTAGCTACCATAGACTGCAAGATGTTAATTTGTCGGCTTTGCTTTACAATCTTTACTTGTTGCATAATCATTGTGCCAAGTGAAAAAAGTGCAAGAGCAGCCCAAACCATCTTTGTTCTATTCATGGAATTTCCTTTCTTTGTTTATAGTGTTATCGAATCTCAGAGTCTTCATCAGAATCTTTTTGTTGTCCTAGACCGAAAAGATTCCAACGAACACTATGTCGAGGAACTCTACGCATCTTGAAGCTTAAGTGCCAACCACACCGCCTTTTACCTAGCAGCATATACAACACCCGAAAGAAGCCATTGTGCTTGATTACAATGCTCATAAACAATGAGTCTAAATCTCGCTTATACAACTTTGAGTAGTAAGGATCTGCCTCAAGCTCTCCAAGTCGCTTATCCAGCTCTCGAAGGCTTTTAAAGTCCTTTTCCTCTGCTTCTTCAACATCCAACACTAACTGATCAAGAGCTTCTTTGAATTTAGCCCCACGAGTAGAATCTGGTTCAAACATTTTAAGTTGATTGTTAATATCTTCTCGAAGAGACTCAAGCTCTTCCTTTGATAGTAAGTAAATCATAGTTTTCTCCTTATAATCTATACAGTTTTTGATAAGGTTAGTTATCAAAGATAATAAGGGGGGTATCTTTTTATCTCTTTATGACCAACAAAAGTAAAAAAGATTAGGAGAAAATATGAACTACTCTGGAATGAACTTGTCAGGAAGAATCTTGAACGAAATACAGTTGTCTGAACAAGATCTGAAAAACACCAACTTCTCAGGCTCAAGACTCATAGGAGCGGATCTTTCTTATGCCAACTTAGAGAACGCAGATCTCTCTAATGCTGATTTGACAAGTGCCGATTTGACAGGTGCTAATCTTTCAGGTGCTGTTCTCAGTAATACTATTTTACTGAGAACAGTTGTAGTAGGCACTATCTTAGAAGAAGTTGGCAATGACTCTGGAAAAGAAAACAGGATACAAACTGTAAGAAGGAAGCTACCGAGGATAATGATCTTGTTAAAGAGACAGCTTTCGAGTCTCAGACCTCAAAGAATAGAACACACTTTCCAAGAGCTAAGAGAAGTCCAAAAGAGGATTTTAGGAAAGACCTCTAAAGAAATGCTTGTGGGTGAGTACTTCATATTACCTAACAATCAAGAACTTAGAATAGTTAAACTAGAATCGAAGAATGGGAAAGCATATTACTTGGTAATTACTTCTTTGACTGACTATTATAAGAGTACAATCGAAGTAAGTAAGGGCAAGAAGTTCTTAAAGTTTAAAGATGCTTTCAGATACTACAGAAAAACTAAAAGAGAGATTGAAGAGAGTTAAGGTATAGTTGAGCCACCTTCTGAGAGCTTGCTTTCTTACCAGAGTCAACAAAACCCTTTATACTGTCCATGACATCTTTAGGAAGCTCTTCTTTTCCAGAAAGTAGTTTCTGTGCTTCTTTTGAGATGTCTTTTGAGTCACTCTTTAAAGTTTCCAAGATTATATCTTCAGACTCATAAGATTGCTTAAGATGTTTGAGTTGCAAGTAAACAGGAAGATCATCTTCAGCACCTCTTTTTAAGTAATCTCCAGAAGCTGCACCCTCTGACTCACCTAAAAGATATAGACCTTTATCTATTGAGGGTCTGACATCTTTGTCAAACTTCTCATAGAGTTTAAGAATCTTCTTTTTCTTTGCTTTAGGGTCACCTTTAGAGTTTAGTATCTCTTCCATCTTTGCCTTATACTCTTTTTCTATTTTCTCTGGAGTTGCATAACCTGCATAGATGTCAGCAGCAAGGGACTCATAACCTCTCTTACCACCTTCCATTTTATTTAATTGCTTGACAGTCTTTTTAAACACTTGACCCATCACAATGGAAGAAACTGCGACTCCAGCCAGCAAAGGAATCCATGCAGGCATAGTAGCCACAGCAGCAGAGCCACCTACTGCTGTCGAGACAGAGGCTGCTACAGCAGAGCCTATGCTTAACTTGCCCCCAACACCTAAAAGCAAACCTACTTTTGGAATAATTGTAGATTGAGTCCAATTTGCAGCAAGTAGCTTTGAAGTCCTATGTAGCTCTGGGTTACTTTCTAAGTTTTCCTTAATTTTAGATTCTAGGCTTAAATCCTTCTCATCCTTTTCTTTCTTAAAGAATTGATGTGTCTGTTTGTAAAACTGACTCATCATTTTAGCATTTCGCTTTAAGAAAAACTTTTGACCTCTAACGAAAGACCCTATTAAACCTTTCTGGTGACCTGGTGTCTTAAAAAGCTCTCCTATTTCAGAAGCTAACTTCTTAACATCTTCTTCAGAGGGGTTAACATCTTTGATCATCAATTTGTTTTTACTGTAGAACTTCTTAGGTAATCCATAGTTTTCCTTACTAAGAAGCTTTACTACTTGGCTCTCTTCCAAAGAACCATCTTGAGACTCTTGCTTTTTTCCCTCATCTTTCAAAATAGCTTCTTCGAATTTTTTAAAAACTCTCTTTGCGTATTCTTTCCTCTTTCTCTTCAAAGGGTCTTTAGAAATATCTTTCTTCGAAAAGTTCTTCCAAGACTTAAGTGTCCAATAGCCAATTTCTTGATTACTAAGAGAACTCTTGCCTTTCCATGTTTTAAAGGCATCATCTATTTTCCTGTTTAATGACTTTTTAGCATATTTTCTAAGGACTCTATCAATCATACTGTCCATTTTTTAACTCCTTCAAAGAGATCACTTCATATAAGTAACAATAAAAGGATTAGTGGATGAATTTAGGATATGCTTGCATTAACAAGACTTTGAATGAGTCGAAAGAAAGAGTAACTACAAACAGGTCGATGATTAAAAGGACATTTACTCAAAAAGGTATAAGTTATGCTTCAGAGTTGGCCGTGAAAAATTGTAGAGACTTATCTTCCATTTTAGAGTGGAATGAAAAAGAGAACATACGCTTCTTTAGACTATCTTCTAATCTTTTTCCTTGGTCGAGTGAGTATAACTTAGAAGACTTACCTGATTATGAGCTAATCTGCTCTTTGTTAAAAAAGTCTGGAGACTATGCAAAAAGTAAAGGGCATAGGATAACAACACACCCAGGACATTTTAATGTGCTTGGTTCACCAAATGAGAAAGTCGTAGAATCAACTATAAAAGAACTTTCTACTCATGCTGATGTCTTTGACCTTATGGGTCTTGAAATGTCCACATACGCTAAAATAAACATTCATGTGGGTGGTATGTATGGAGATGCGGAGGCTACAGCTCAAAGGTGGATCAAAAACTTTAAGTTATTGCCTGAATCAGTGAAGTCAAGACTCACTCTGGAAAACGATGATAAAGCATCTATGTGGAGTGTGTTTGACCTATACAACCTTATCTACAAGAAAACAAAGACCCCTATAGTCTTTGACTACCACCACCATAAGTTTTGTGCTGGAAACCTCTCTGAAAGAGAAGCCTTAGAAATGGCATTATCTACTTGGGGTTCTATTAAACCTGTTGTTCACTACTCCCAGAGCAGAAGTGAAGAAAAGAAGGACAGTAAAATTAAGCCCCAAGCACACTCTGATTCATATTGGGAGGCTTTTGACCTGTATAGTAATGATGCAGATGTAATGCTTGAGTGTAAGCATAAGGAACAGGGCTTATTTCAAATGAGAGAGTTATTAAGGCATTGAGTACCTATTTCTGCCTCTTCCAGCAGGTACTGGTTTAAGTGCAGGCAACTTCTTCTTTGCTTTCTCTACTTCTTGTACTATAACTTTCTTAGCTTTAGAGTCCATCTTGTAGACACCATTTGTGACTAAATCCCAAAGCTTTTTGAGCATTGCTTTAGGGAAGTCCCAGAATATAACTTTTGGTAATTCAGTAAGTTTATAGTTACCCCATGCCATAAATAGGTATATTTGATAAGCAACAACAGTTACTAAGAGGAACTTGACAATAAAAGCAGGACCTAAGAACCCTGCTGTTAAAACAAGACCCGTTGAGAGAACATTAAAGCAAAGCTTTATCCCATGAGAAAGGATAACCCAACCTATTTGTAACACTTCTCTAACTGTTGACCAGACATAGGGCAGGACATCTCCCTTTTCAACATCTACAAGCATAGTGAAAACATAGCCCAAAGCCCAAACAGCCCCACCTAAAGCCCACTCAACCCAAGAAGCCACAGATCCAACAACACCGAAAAAGCCTTTCATGATGGCAGCAGACATCTCATGCTCAATGGGCACTTTAGCCACAATGCCATCTAACATATCTTTTATGATATTGTCGTTAAGATATGTCAATAGAGTATCTACGAATTTAGAGGCATCTCCTGAATTCTGCCAAAGGTCTTTGCAAAATTGAGCAAATTCCTTTGACCAGATAGCATCACTACCACGTTTTTGGTTTGGGTTTTGCCGAGCCTTTTCTTCAACATATAGCTGATAAGTTTCTTGCACTCTGTCATATAAAGCCTTGTTAAGTCTGTCCTCTCCTTTTTTAACCAAAGAATTGATCTTGGGGCTGTCTTTCATGTAGTGCATACAAGTGATCATCATCACCTTTTCATCAACTCCTACAACATCTGCCATCCCCTCGATGTCTTTTTTATAGTAAGCTGAGAAGAACCTACCACCAATATCGCCAACCTCACCTACAGATTTTCCCTTACACACTCTATGAAGAAGCTTTGAAAAAGGGTCTTTGAGGTCAACTTTACCGCTTGCCATATAATCTGTAAACTTCTTAGGGCTGTTTATACCAGAGTCATTAAAGAACATCCTCATGCCTTTTCGAGCTTCAGAGGACATTTCTTTACTCTGTCTTTTTGCTTCTGTAGTCAATGTGCCTAATAGCAGCTTCTCTTTTATGGCTTCAAGAAGAAAAGCTTCTTTTTCCATTTTTGCAATATGCAAAGAGGCAACTCTTTGTGATGCTGTTAGATTTCTCATCTTATACTCCAAGTTTTTTATTAAGAGTAATGTATAAGAAAACTATTGAAGATCGCTATGCCTTTTAACTTCCCTCTCAAGATACCAGATCGCTTTTTTTAAATCTTCAATAGAAGACTCTCCAGGTTTCTTGCCTGCTCTGAGTATATATTTGACAGCAGAGCCTAAAGAGAAATTGAGGTTATAAGCTTCAATCACCTCTATCGCTTCCATCTTTTCGGATTGGTAGTGATTAGGGTGATTGATTTTTTCGTACTTATCTTTACTCATTGGTAGCTCCTATGTTGATACAGGATTCTACCAATGATTTTTAGATTTGCTCTAGTTGAGCCAAAGCTACTCTGATGTTTGGATAAGAAGCACCAGCAGAAGCCATCTTACTAGCTCTCTCATCAAAGGCATCTACATTTACACCAAATTTAATGAATGCCTTCTCAATTAGATTTAAGAGAGCAGGAATAAAGCCTCCTTGTAGATTAGAGAAAAGCTCGAAAAAGCCTCTAGAAGCTGTACCCAAAGGAATTGCGTTTGTGGTTGTCAAGTCAATAAGTGTTCCTGCTACAACAATAAGACTAGTCCAATCAAAAGAGATAAAAAATGTAAAACCGAATACAGCAAGCACAGTCTTCATCAATCTATATAAAAGCTTACTTGTTCTTTTTAAGAAGTTTAAGAAATTGTTAAAAGCGGTTTTCAATACACCAGAGCTTGGTTTCTTCCCTTGAAGAGCATCCAAAAGAGGACCGAAGTCCTTTTCCCAACTTAAATATGCTGCTTTGATTGACTTACCTGAAAGACCACCATAATAATCTGCAAGGTCTTTGACATCCATCTTCTTAGGTCTACCACTCACAACCTGTATGAACTCTGATTTCATAGGATTTGAAACAACCAACTTTGAAATAGAGGGCATGTCTTTGAATGAAGAAATAGCTCCTTGTAGAGCTGTACGGATTCGGATCTCTAACTGAGTTGCCAAAGACTCTCTAAGAATCTTTTTACCACCAAGAGAACCCCAAAGAAGAATCTCGGTTTGAGAACCAACATCCTTAAGAGCATCAGTGACTCTCTTTATGAAGTTTCTTGGGTAATTCACAAGCTTGTTTCCAATATTAGAAATAAACTCTGTAATACCAGCTTCTTTTTCAAGCCTAGCAATTCTCATTTCAAGAGACCTGATTTGTTGTGCAGATACCTTTGTGTGCATGATACACTCCTTTGTAAGTTATTTATCAAGTGCATGAGGAGAGCTATAAACAACTTACAAAGGGAAAAAGACATGAATAAGAAAATAAGAAGCCTAGAAATGAGGATTGCCAGACTTGAAAGCAAAGTTGCAGGGAGCTGGATAGAAGAGAAGATTGAAGAGTTCGAAAAAAGCTTAAACCTAACCAGAAAGCAAAACAGAAAAGAACTCAAGAATATGAAAGAACTTTTGGAAGAGAGTGACCTAGACAGTCTGGGATCTATCGGAAGAGAGATTGATAGAGTAGGAAAGAATCCTTCTGAATTGGAAAAAGAAGTCCTTTCAAATGTCAACCGCCTGCCTACTTTCAAGGCTAGGGTAAAATACCTCTCTGATTTGTGGGAAAGTAGATTCGACAGAGCTTCTAAAAAAGCAAAGCAAAGCATAATTCATGCGGATGACTATTTCTGGGTCGCTTTATCACATGGCCTTTTTTATGCTTGTAAGCTATCTATGGGATCTCTCTTTGTTATTAATGTAGGATTGTTCCTAACAAAGCTCATGCTCATAGGTATGGTGGCTTATTTAGTTCTTGTAGATTTTGGTATTTACAAGAAAATAAAAAGCATGTTCTTCAGCAAGTCAGATGGGATCAAGCAGGCTTCTTTTAGAAATCCTGAACCTATTCTAGTTGACTTATATTAAAGGAACATTCTCCTTAGTGCTTGATCCCCACCTTTTGACCAGACTTCATTAGGGTCTTTCCCTCTGTATTTCCAGACTACTGCCCTAATACCCTTTGCTTGCATCTCTTTCTGCAACCACTTAGCTTTCTTTTGACCTGTCTCATCATTATCATAACAGATGTAAATGGTACTGGCCTTAGAATAGTATCTTGAGATCATTTCAAGAGTTAGACTATCCATACCAGCCCTTAAGGTTGCTATGACAGAATCATACTTTGAGACAACCTTATCTAAAGAAACCTTATCAAAGATGCCCTCTACTACCCATAGGTCACCACCTTCATGTAAGGTTTTAAAACAATCTTCTGCACCAAGTATATATGGATTCCATTGAGCAGAGAGAGTTCTGTACTGTATCACTTTTTTAGAACCATCTGGCATTATTTTTCTAGACTCCATACCTATGATAACACCTCTAGGTGAGGTGATAGGTATAACTAGATGAGAGGAGATACCTCGACCCCCATTGCCATATTGACTCAAGAATCTCGTACACTTGATATTTTCATGAGTCTGCCAAGAATGGAAGCTGACTTTACAGCTTTCATCCACACCTCTTGATACTAAGTAATTTAAGTATTCTGATAGAGGGTCAGCTAAACCCTCCCTTATCCACAAATCATTCATTTTTCTCCATAGCCCAAGCTGGGGGATCTGCCTTACCTTCTTTAACTAGCTTTGCTAAGTCATAACCTGACATATAAACAGCAGAGTCAGAGGTAGCCTCTTTACCATTAGTACAATCAAGATACCCTTGTATCATTTCAGCAGGTGCTGTTGGGATTGGATTCCCTGTTTTTACCATAGCCATTTCTTTAACCTTTCACGATCACAAACAAACTTAGATAACTCAAAATAAGACATCCAGAAATCTGCTCTCTTCTTATACCAAGAATTACATTTTCCATAGAGTCCAGAGTTGTGATGACAAACATGTAGATCTTTCTCATCCATAAACTTAAGCAACTTCTTAACAGTTTCAATAGAATACTTAGTGCTAGAAAGTTTCCTACACTCAGACTCAATCTGCTTCTTAGACTCTTCTTCCTTATAGCCTACATATCCTTTTTTTCTATGGAATAGCGGATATGAATGCCTCGCATGAATCTGGAAAATACCACAAGCTTTGCCCCTATCCCCTCTTTTAGTAGGTCGGAGTCTACTCTCTAACCATGCTAATGTATAGATTCGGGTGTCTTTCTCATCCCATGTATACTTGAGTATTCTTTTTAAATGCCTTCTCTTAGAAGCTCGTGTCTTGATTAAAGACCACCCACTCTTTTTAGAGTGTGATTTTACCTCATAAGAAGAAGCAACCTCTAAAGAATTCAGCATACACTGAAAAGACAACATAGTGATAATAACAAAATTCAAATTTACTGACCTTTCTGAATCATTTCATGCACAAAGTGCAAGGCAAGAACTGCTTGCCAACCAAATATATTTTCTTCCTTGAAATCCAAAACCTTTGAATTCAAGTAAACCTTCTTCATGTTATATGAAATAGCATCCAAAAACGTAGATAATAATTCGCTCACAAAGTCGTCAGATAACCCCTCATGCCCCATTCCAACCTTAACCCACTCCTCTAAAGGCATGGGCTGGAATATGTCTCTGAAGGCTAAATGGCAAAGCAATTCTGTTTCGGGAGTCATCTTATACTGCCCTCTTGTTTGCCCCTTGAGTAAATAAGGTAACTCGCTTTGCTCAAAAAGATATATGAACCTCTGAGTGAAATGGGCTTTCCACCTACCATTCAAGGTCAAGTTTATACTGCCATCTTCGTTCTCAAAATCAATCTTTGGGTCATCTAACCAAGTATTAATATCTTTGGTAGGATAGCACTTAGAAGTGAAAGACTTTAAACCTGTATCTGGCAGCTTTAATTCGTAATCCTCACGAATCTTGACCTTAGGCTCTTTGTAGAAGCTCACACTATCTATTGGCACTCCCCAACTGATCTCATATCCTTGATCTTTCAATACCCTCTTCAAAGACCTTACATTAGATCTGATTGGTTTTCTGCCTGAACCCAGAAGCAAGTGTCTAAAATAGACTTCTACTTCACCATCTTCCTCTGGGTGTGTATTCTTAAACAGAAAAAAGTCTACGCTGTCACCATAAGTTTTGAGTGGCTTATATTCAATCCCTTTTTTTTGGATGAATTCTTGTATGACATCCTTTGCATCATAAACCCCACCAATTTCCTTTAAGTAAGATAGATATTTAACAAGTTCTTCAAACTCTTGCTCTTTTAACTTACGCTTGACAAGGTTTATGTTAATCTTATATTTAGTTTTGACCCAACGAAGCACAGAAATCTTTTCTAATAAGTCCAAAATTCTCTCCTTTTTGAATAAACACTTTGTAAGGACACTTTATGTTTGACTATACCCAACTCCAACCACAAAAAATATGGCACAAAGGAATGGTATCTATTTTTTCTTTTACATTCAAACCCAAGAAACCTAAAAAACTAGGGGTTGATATAGAGAAGCATAGTGAAGATATCAAGCTAATCTTCTATAAGAGACAAGCTCAAAGTATGATTAGAGAGGGGTTAGACCCAGAAGAAGTTCTACATGAAGTATATAAAGGCATCCTCATAAGAAACAAAGGTAAATGCCCTTTCGACTCTGATAAGTCGGCTCTCTCTACTTATGTTGTTCTTGTGATGGACTGTGTTATTATGAACATCATTAACAAACACAGGAAAGAAAGGGAAAGATACTTTGTAGGAGTGGATGATGATGTAGCAACCTCATACGATTCCTCTTATGAAGAAGACCCTTCTGACAAGATCTTTATGAACGAAATTAGGCTTTCATTCAAAGAAGACCACCTAAAAGTCTTTGATGCTATCATGCAAGGATTTAAAATGTCACATATTGCAAGAATGTTTGGCTGGGAGGCTAGGAAAGTCTCTAATATAAAAAAAGATATTCAAAAAACTATTGCAATTAAACTAGACAGAAGAGATCTGATCCCATGCTAAAATATATATACAGTACTGTCAACGCAGGTAAGTCTGCAAACTTACTAATGAGAACGCACTCTTGCCACGAAAGAAGTATCACTTACCTTACTTTTGTACCCGAAGTAGCAAAAGCCAGAGATGGTAAAGCTCTCATCAGCTCAAGAATAGGCTTCAAATTAGAAGCCATTTCTCTTAGTAAAGAAGATTGCCCCCTAAAGATCATACTTGAAAAGGGCATGCAAGGCTTCTCTTTCCAAGTCGTGTTTGTAGATGAAGCACAGTTTTTAACAAAAGAACAGGTCAGGTCTTTATGCAGAATCGCAGACGAACTTGAAGTGCCTGTTTTTGCATACGGACTTAGAACAGACTTTAAAGGAGAACCTTTTGAGGGTAGTCAGTATTTGTTATCTTGGGCTGATATGATTGAAGAAATCGCAACCTTCGAACCAGGTTCTGTAAGGAAAGCAACCTTTAACTTAAAAGTTGACGAAGAAGGTAATCCTGTCAAAACAGGAGACCCCATCTCACCTGGATTCCACTACCTACCTGTATCAAGGAGAACATTTAACAGAAGCTAGTCTTCTGAATTAGGCTCTTCATCTGTTGAAGACTCTTCTTCAGATACAGGATCTGCCTCATCTGTCTCTGCTACAGATCCCCCTGTTGGAGATTCGTCAGAAAAAAGACTTTCTGGGTCTAGGTTATCAAATAAACCCTCTGGCAGATCTCCACCCATTAAAGCAGAAAGAAGATTTGTAAACTGCTCCATTTCTTCAGGAGACAAGTCTTCTTCCTCGCCCTCGCCTAAACTCTCTGGTGGCATCTCATCTCCACCAAGTGAAGAAAGAGCTTCTGGATCTAAACCCATACCTTTAAAGACATCCATCATTTGAACAAGAAAGTCTAATGACTTCTCTTTCTCTTTTAGGCTTTCATACTTCTTATTGAGTTTCCTCTGCTTTCTTCTTTTTCGAATTGCAGACTTCTTCTTCATTGCTCTTTTTTGCTTTTTGCTCAAAACAAAAACTCCTTATAAAAATAGATACTCTCAGAGTACCAAACACAAGACAAAAAAAAGGACACTGTATGCAGATAATGTGCAATACAGTGTCCTTTTCTTAATTAGGGAAAGATCTGAAAGTTAATCTCTGATAACAGATGGTTTAATAGAATCCCTGCTGCAATTGTTGGGGCTAACCAGAAGATTCTATGTGACTTCTTGTATTTACTCTCTATGACATTGTAGAGAGAGAAGCCTAGAAATGCGATCAATAACATTGATACAAATGCAGAGGGCTGACCCTTGAAGAAATGCAGATCTAAAGTCTCTCTTACAAGATTGCCAGAGACTAGCAAGCTAGATAAAGCAATCAACCAGCCATTCCACACAGTTCGCCCATAAGCTCTCGCCTTTTTAGGCTCTGCTCTCTTCTTATAGAGAGTTTTTAGCTTAGAGCCAAACTCCACCTTAGAAAGCCCTAGACCCAGAATTAGGGATGTTAAAGCTAGTGTGGGAAAGGTGAAGCGTGGGTCTTCTTTTAGTCCTGTATCAGTTAAAAACCAGATAGCTGTGAGCCATGTGTAATAATTAAAGACTACGCTCTTTAAGAGACTCTTAGACTTGCCTTTATAGTCAATAGACTTGATCTTGGTTTTGATACCCATATATCCTACTCCTTATTTTTTTTAAAAAAACCTTATTAATGGTTTTCTTATCAAATAAGGAGTGGGGGGGGTGGATTTTCAGCTATTATTTTTTAGTATCTCTCGAGTACCCTTTACCAGCTCTCTCAACTCTAACAAAAGCTCCTTAGACTTCCTAAGCTCTTCTTTAATAAGAAGGAGATCTTCAGTCTCTAGCTGGATTTCTTTTTCCTTAGGTGGTTCGTCTTTTGGCTGGTTCATCTCGACTATTTTTTCTAAGTGCCACATAGCTCTCTCCTTTTCTGCAACTCTAAGAGAAAACTTAACAGAAAGCTACTTAAAAACCAAAGTTAGCAGATTTTGAAGCTTCCTCTTGGATTTCTTTCTCAAGTGCTTCACAATCAATTCTTAGGTCAACCCCATCATTACTAGCAGAGACTTGCATAGTAGCTCCACCATTGTTTGCCCAAAAGAAAATGGCTTTGTCTTCAGATTCAATCATATTTTGATCATCATGCTGGCCATATTTCTCTTGCAGCTTTTTAACCATAGCTACAAACATCTGAGCAGGACCACCAAACTTTCTTTGAAAGCTTTCTGAGTATCGGAATAGTTGACGAGTGATCTTTCCATTCTGTGCAAGATAAATTGCTCGTTCTATATTCTTCTGAGGGCGAGTAAAGTCAACAACTAGAAAGCCCTCTTTAGGGTTAATAATAGTTGCCTTAGAGCCATACTTCTTTTTAAGTGCTTTCTTTGCTTGAGGAATAGTCATACCAAATCTTACAGTATCAATGACTTTTGTGTATTTGGTAGCTTTACAAGTTTCCTTTGCAAAAGCTGGAGTTGCCATAAAGGTAAAAGTAAGGGCAAGTAAAAGATTCTTGATTCTCATTAGAAATCCTCGTTTGTGCTTGGTTCAGCGAAAATAAAAAAATGCCCAGAATAAGACTCGTACTCACAGATTTTTAAGTTTCTGTGCCTACAAGCTTCATCTGGGCTCATAGTGAGTGTTTTTTTATACCACTCAAATTTAGAACACAAGCGTTTTTTTAACTCTGTTGTTCTTCTTCACTAAGAGGAAGAGTACCATCATGGATTTTATTCCCAAGCTCTGTAAAGCCAAGAACATGGCATACTTCCATCAGTGGGTGAGCAATAACATTATGGATGAAAAAATTAAAACGACCTAGTTTTGATACAAATTTTCGCATAGTAAATACCTTTCTTTAATAAGTTTAGTTGTAGCTCTACTTATCAAAAAAAAGGGGGGTAGAAATAATTTTTCTTGCCCCTAAATCTCATCAGTCATCCTCATCAAAATATCTATGCCTAGAGCTTTTTATCTCTGCGTATACATCATAAATAGCTTCGTATCTTACCTTTGCAAAAAGAATCTCTCCTCTAAAGAACAGAGCCTCAACTTGATAGTCATACTCATACAACTCTTTCTGCTTAACCTCATAACCATAAGGTGCTTCAATAAGGTTTTGAACAGGTGCATATACATCACTTAAGCTAAATATATTACTTGCCTTAAGAAAGTTATGGTTGATGTTCTTAGTTAAAGAAGAAGCAATACCCCTTAATCCAGATGTATCTTCACTGTATTCTTCTATCTCAAAGCTCAAGTCATCTTCAAGCTCATCTAAGTCAATTCTGACTAACCCAGAGAGAACACCACCTATAACACCCTCTCTCTCATAGTCTTCTCGCCTAGGACTTGAAGGATGTACATAAGGTGTATCTGAGACTGTCATATCTCCTTCGATCTTCTCAAACCTTATTTTTTCTAAGGGTAAAGTATAGATAAACCCTGCAAGAGCATGAAGTAGCTCGTTTGCTTGTCTATCTGTTAGTCCTGGAAAGACTTTCTGAACTGACTTAAGTCCTATACCTGCATATTTCATAGTTGCCTGCCTTTTTCAAGTTTAACAACTTTGAAATATAAAAAAGGTATTACTTAGAAGTCTCCCACTTACCTGCTGATAAGAAAAGACACTTGGCAATCCTTGCCTTTGTCTTTATTTCTTTCCTCGCTTTGCGAGCAGTGGCTCTGGTAAAATAGTATTTCCCATAAGATGTTTTAATCACCTCATTCTCTGGGGAAACTATAGCATACAGCGTTATGTCATCTTTCATTAGTCTTCATCCTTTGATTAAATATCCTATAATACCAACTAACAAATCTATTTGAGAGGGAATAAGATGAGTGAATGGACTGTATATGTTATCCAGAGTCAACAAGTAAGAAAGTCTGCTAAGACCTCATTGCTTTGGTGGCTTCCAACCAGAGGAATCCGAAACCCAAGGGTGTGCCTCACCTAAACCCACACATAAAGGCGAGTCCTTAGATGACCACTTGCACCTAGAAGCACCTCGCTTAGTTCTTTTCAGTTTGTACTCAGCTTTTAAGGCTTCGGATCTACTAGCATAAGGTCCAAAGCAAGCCCTTGCGACCCAAGGTCTATGTTTAGATGTGTACTTACCACCCTTTGGGTTTCCCTCTTTACCGTTAGCATACAGCCCGTTGTGTTCTCTTAATCTTCTTGTAGGGTCTGTTGTCATCCCTACATAGAAGAAACCTGGTAGCTCCTTACCATTCTTACCATATCTCTTTTGTTCACTCTGTATGACATATACCCAATAGTCCTTGGATCGCTTTTCTGTTTTTTGATTAAGGCAATTAGGGTCATTCATCATCTCTCCTATAAGTTTATTTTCTTCATCTAAGCAATCTGCTTCGCTCTTATGTTGGCTTAGTATTTCATAAGAAGCATCGCTCCAATCTTTCTGATTTAAAACGTTTTGAGCAAGACCTCTCAAGGATAGGCTTTTATGCTTGTTAAATCTCTGGTCTGGTCTGTTAGACATCCCTATGTAATAAGTATTGTCGTTAAAGTTTATCCGATATACAGACCACACTTTCTTTGCCTCTGATTTCAACCTTATCCACTCTTTATTTCTCTCCCTGTACTTTTTACTTTGCTCTTTTATCCGCTCTTTATTTCTCTCCTTGTACTTTTTACTTTGCTCTTTTATCCGCTCTTTATTTCTCTCCCTGTACTTTTTACTTTCACTTTTTTCCAATAGCTCTTTCTCCTCAACACTCAAAGATTGAAGAAAATCTGATCTTATCCAGTGGTCTACTAGTCTTTGTTCTTCTTCATTTAAACACTCACCCCTTTGGTGTTTGGTGAGTAATTCCTCTTTATGTCTTGCTCTTTTCTCTCTTTTCCAGAGCTTTTTCCCTTCTCTTATTTCCTCTTTATTTCTCTCCCGATACTTTCTCTTTTGCTCTTTTATCTGCTCTTGGTTTTCTTTCCGATACCTCACGTTATAGGCTTTAGCCTTATGCTTGTTTGCATCTCGATATGCTTTTAAACAATCCTTACATGAGGGTTGAAGTCCATCTTTACGAGATTTATCCCTATTGAAATCAGATGTGTCTTTAACTTGGTTGCATTTACCACACTTTTTTTGTCCCATGATTTACCTCACATTATGTTTGTTCAAATGTAAGGTACACAAAGTGTGGAGATTTCGCAAGAGGTGGTAAGTATACGCTGACAGATCAGAAGCAATGAAAGCTGAAATGGCTCTTAAAAAGAAAAGAGGGAAAGCTAGACTCCATTGGACACCAGAAGAATCAAAGTGGTGTCGAGGTCGAAAACCTAGATTTTAACAACCCT